TTGAGTTAGAAGATTTAAGATATAAGTTAGGTATATATGATGATAATAAATATAAACAATTAGTGATTTTTAAAAAAATATATATTAAACCCTTCAATTGAATCTATTATCAATCTACTAGTCTAGATATAAATTTTAAAGAATTAAGATATGGTAGAAAAGTTGGAGCTATTGAATTCTATATCTCCCAAAAAACTCTGATTTCACAAAAATAGATGATGATATAGATGTTGTAGATCAATCACAAGTAGAAGAAATGGAGAAAAGAGTAGGTTGTACATTAACAGCAGGTACAGTAGCAACATTAACCAATATGGCTATAGAATCAATTAAAAAACATAAAATTGATATGAGTTTTTATCAATATATTGAATATGAGATGGAAAGAGTAAGAGAATACTCAAAACAAACTACTATAAAAAATGTTGTTAGCTGTCTTAAAACCGCACTAAGAGAAAATTGGGGAGAAGAAATTTCTATCCCAAAAAATTCTGACTTTAATAACTTTGATGGTAGGGATTATAATTATGATGCTTTAGAAGAAATGGCGTTGGGTATAAAGATTATAATCCAGATGAGTTATATAACAAATAGTCTTACATCAAATTCATTTATTAAAACACAAAATAACGTCTAAATTTGCCCTTTAACAGCTTAAGAGGTATTATGTGTCGCCTAACTACTAAAATTGAAATTTGAGCCTTTAAAACGCATTTTAAGCCTATATAGAATTATATGTGAGTGTAGTATTAATTATTACACTCTTTTTTGTTATTTAAAATAAAAAATTCTGAATATTAATGAGTCAAGTATAATAAAAACAAAATATAACTAAGTTGACAAATATATAACCATGGTGTAATATGGTAAAATAGGATAGGAGGTGAGAGAGTTGAAAAATAGAAAACAACAGTACATTCGTAATGATAGACGATAAATATATAAAAGATGGAGACTATATACTAACCAGTGAACAACTAACTATATTAACTTTAGCAAGTATGAATTTATCATGTAAAGGGAACTTGTACTATTTCAATAACTTGGATAATGGACATGCTTAATTATTCTAGGAATAACAATAGAAAAGTAAATGATATAAAATTAATACTACAACAACTGATAGATGATAATGTTATTGAACTATATAAAAATGTACTCAATGATTATAAAGAAAACAAAATAAATAATATAGAATCTATTGATAGAAATGATTTTTTGTATTGCTATATTCCAGATGTTGTTGATTACACAATAATATACGATCTTGAAATATTAGAACTACTAAAAATAGCTAATACATATAAATTAGATACATATTCATTAATTAATTTTGTATTGTATATATACTCATTTATAAATAATAGCGAAACTGATGAAGATTATAAATTGTGCTATCCATCATTCAACAATATATCAGATACAATTGGAATAGGTGAATCAACTATAGTAAAATATACAGACATATTACAAGCTAATGAGATTTTATATTGTGATTATGCTGGTTATAAGGAAACAACTAAAGGACAAATCAAGAATTCTAAAATGTTCTATAGCAGATATATGGATATTGAACTACTAACTAATAGAGTAAATAGATATAGAGAACAAAATGGATTTATAAAATTAAATAAACTAAGCAAGAACAAATCCAATATAAAAAGAAGCCTAAAGCAAATGATAAATACATTAGAAAATAAAATAAATGAAAATACAATAACAAATTTAGAACAAGAAAGATTGAAATTACTACAAGAAGAATATAACAAACTAGAAAAACAAGACAAAGAAAACAAAAGTCAAAGTGAGTAGCGTTTCAGCTACGAAGATTCTATCTTGTTATTAATTTATATTGATAGTTAATTTATATATTTAATTAATCTATATGGTTATTTAATTTATATATTTACACTCCTATCATGATTAAAAAATGGGGGTGCAGTTTTTCAAAAGTGTCATTTGCGTGTGCAAGTTTAGGTATAAATATACCTTTATCGGGTGCAAGGTTTAAGGGTAATACCCCATAATCGGGTGCAAGAAAAGACAAAAAAAGTGCTTTATCGGGTGCAAATGAATTTAAGAGTGCAATAAAGATAAAATATACATAAGTGAAAGGAAGATAATTAAATGAATAAATACAAAATAAGAGGAATATATAAAATAACAAACTTAATTAATGGTGAAGTTTATATAGGAGAATCTCTGGACATATACAGGCGTTGGGAAGAACATAAGGAGGATTTAGAAAATAATAAACATCATAGTTATAAGTTGCAAACTGATTGGAATACTTATGGAGCAGATAACTTTAAGTTTGAAGTAGTGACAATACTTAGTGAAGATATTGATAATTTTATAGATAAATACATTTTGCTTGTTTATGAGGATAAATATATACAAGAATATAATAGTATTAATAATGGATATAATATTGAAAATACTTTAGAACAAGTTTAAATGGAGATAAAATAATAATAAATGAAAAGATAATTTATTATTAGAAGGTTGGATGTTAAAAGAAAGACTAGGAAAATTAATTAATGAAAACAAAGTCATTAGAAAATAAATAAAAAGATTAAATATTTTAGCACAGCAGATATAGAAAGAAAACTTAAAATCAATTATCAAAATTTAATTGATATACTATTAAATGAAAATATAATATATCAAATTAGAAGAAAACAAAAGTTAAATTGTGAGTATCAGAATGAGAATATGCTGTAAATTATGATGAATATTTACCAAGGATAAAATTTACTAGAGAAGGTTTTGATTTATTGTATAATACTGTTAAGGATAAAATATAATTAAGTTAAAGTAAAGAATATAAATATTATGAAAAATCCAATAAATCTGTGATTTTATATAGATGTAAACAAATATAAATAAGTATTTGACAGATAAAATAAATTATGGTAATATAGTATTTGTAAGGAGGTGAAAAACATGGTAATTGAGTTTGGTATAAGCATAAATGAATTATACAATAATAAATTACATATAAAATTAGGCTAGGTAACTGCCAAGCTTTAGCTTGTGCAGAGGAATAGCCCTTTGAGGAGAATAAAATGAAACAATATAGAGAAAATGATAAATATTATTCGAGTGAACATTTAGTTTTTCGTTGTAGTTATCATATAGTATTTTGTCCTAAATATAGACATAAAATATTAGTAGGTAAAGTTTCAGATAGATTAAAAGAAATTTGTATAGAAGTTTCTAAAGCTTATGATTTTATCATAGAAGATATTGAAACAGATAGAGACCATATTCACATGATAATAACTTGTAATCCTAGATTTGGTATTTGTAAATGTGTCTCTTTAATAAAACAAATTTCTGCTCATAGATTATTTGAAGAATTTCCATATATAAAACGTAATAAATTATGGGGAGGAAAGTTTTGGAGTAGGTCAACTTTTATTGCTACTGTAGGAAGCGTAAGCCTAGAAGTAGTAAAGAAATATATTGAAAATCAAGGTAAGTAATATTTGACAAATTATACTAAAAAGAGTATAATTATATTAGTAACAAAATATATTATATAAAACGAAAGGAAGTGAATATTTATGGCGAAAACAGATAGTTATGTATTAACTTTAAAGCTTAAAACAAATAAATCAGAAATAGTGGCATTAGATAAATACTTTGAATTATCAAGAAAACTATACAATGCTTTACTAGATGAAGGATTAAGAAGATTTAGACTAATGAGAGAATCTAAATTATATCAACAAGCAAGAATAGAAACTGATAAGAAAACTAAATCTAGTTTATTTAAACAAGCAGAAGAATATGCTAACTATGATAAATTTGCTTTAAATAAATATTCAACTTCTTTAAGAGTTAATGAATTTAAAGATATAGATGCAAATACAGTTCAAGCATTATCTGCTAGAGTTATAAAAACAATAGATAGAATGAGATTTGGAAATGCTAAACGAGTTAATTTTATTAGATACAATGAAATGTATTCTATCGAAGGATTAACTAATAGACAAGGAATTAGATATAGAGATGGTAGAATATATTTCAATGATTTAATTTTAGAATGCGTTGTTAGAAATAATGATGAATATGCACAATTAGCATTACAGGATAAAATTAAATATTGTAGAATAATAAGAAAACAAAAGGGAAATAGAAATTTATATTATGTTCAATTAGTTTTAACAGGAATACCACCTAAAAAAAGAGATATTGGACAAGGTGAAGTTGGGCTAGATATTGGAACTAGAACAGTAGCTATTGTATCAGATAATGAAACTAAGTTATTAGAATTAGCTGAGGGAATTAATAATATTCAAAAAGTTAAAACTAGATTATCTAGAAAATTAGATAGACAAAGACGTGCTAACAATCCTAATAAATATAATGAAGATGAAACAATTAATATTCATAATAGAGATAAATGGATTAAATCCAAGAATTATATTAAAACTCAAAATAAACTAAGAGATATTCAAGGAAAAATGGCTAGGATTAGAAAACAATCTCATGAAGAACTAGCTAATTATGTTTTATCTTTAGGAAATATAATAAAAGTCGAAACTATGAATTATAGTGGATTACAAGCTAGAAGTAAAAATACAACTATAAATGAGAAGACAGGCAAATTTAATAAAAAGAAAAGATTTGGAAAGAGTCTAGCAAACAAAGCGCCGAGTATGTTTTTAGAAATACTAAATAGAAAATTAAAATATGAAAGTTTATGGTTATTTAAAGTTAATACTTATAAAGTTAAGGCTAGTCAATATAATCCATTTACTGATGAATATATTAAAAAGAAATTATCTCAAAGATGGAATGAGTTTGAGAATTGCAAAATACAAAGAGATTTAATGAGTGGTTTAATAATAAAGAATGTAATAATAGATGATAAAATGAAATTAGATACAATAGATAGAGATAAATTACTAAGTGAATTTGATAGTTTTAAAACATTGCATGATATTGAAATAATAAGAATTAAAAATAGTGATAATAGATTAATTTCAAGTATGGGAATATAATTAATAATAAAAATTGCAAATAAAAAAGGTATTAGAATCGTGCCTTTGTCGTTAATTTTCTAAATATAGAAATTGGCAAGAAAGTCTAATGATAATTAATATAATAGACTAAATGTTGTAAGATATAGATGATAACAATGCTATAAATGAGAGTTAGTAAGAGTATTAATTAATTTAGAACCGTCCAACCTTTAGGTTGTGACGAGTATTCAGAGATTTTAGGATATAATAATTAATAATAGTAGAATAAAAGGAGTAGTGAGAATATGAAAAAGGTAAAAGCAATAAGTTTAGATAATTTAGCATGGAGTGATCATGAAATGCCTATATATGAATATAGTGAAGAAAGAGGATTATTTGTTAATAATAAATATGAACCAGAAGCTATCACAATAGAGTCAATAGTAGTAGATAGAAACTGGCTTGTATTTGAAACAGAAATAATAGTAGATGAGAATGCAAGTATACTAAATAGAAATAAAGCAAAAATTACACCAATCTCTCCGGAAATGTATGAAGCCTATTTTGGTGAAAATTTAGATGTGGATGTTGTTAGATTTATGAATGGTGAAGAGTCAATCTACAATGAAGACTAATTAAAATGTAGGAAGAATTTTCTTCCTCGTAATTATAAAACTATATTTTAATAAAATTTAGGAGGAATGAAAAATGGATATGATAGAAAAAGTAAAAGAATTTTTCAGATTAGAGGATGAGAAAACAAAGGCTAAAGTGGAAGTATTAGATGTAATAAATATAGAGGGAAAATATCAAATTGCTAAAGTTAGATACAATGAAAATTTTTCTTTATATTTCCCATTTATTGAAGGTAAAAAATGTTTTTATAACTTTGGTGTAAATAACTTTGAAACTGCAATGTTTAGTGCTATAGCAGAAAATAATAAAAGTTCTCAAGATCATGTTTCTAGTTGTTTGAAATTATTGGATTTGAAATAATCCAAAGTCTTAATCAAATATATCTTTTAAATGAAGTGAGGTGAAATTATGATAATCCAATATGATATTAAATTACTTATAAATGAAAAAGATGATAACGAAAATCGTATATTAAATATAATAAAACAAGCATTAAATGATTATCAAATTAGTAATGAAGTTATATTAAATCAAAAAACATTAAAATAATAATAATGAATTTAGAAAGAAATGGAGGTAAAATAATTATGTTGGATACTAAAGGCTTAGAAACAAGAAGTTTGCAATCAATAAAGTTTAAATATGATGTTATTCAGGATTTAATTAAACTTGGAACATTACAAAAAGATGAAAATGTAATTAATTGCATTAATATACTTATAGAGGCGTTTAATATAAAAAAAGAATTAAATAAGCAAATTGAAAGAAATAAAGAAGAAGTTGAATAATATTTATAAAACAATAATTTTATGATGAAAGGAACGTGCTTATAATGACATTGAAAGAAAAAATATTATTAAAAGGCTTTAAAGACGTTTATATTGAAAGCCCAAATGATAAAGAAGGTAATATTGAGTATTGTGTAATTATTTATTTTGATTTTATATGGAATAAAGACAATAGATTAGATTCGGGTAAACAAGAAATTGAAGGAGATACAGAGGATGAAATAATGAAAAATATAGATAAATTTATAGAAACTTATAGTGATAAAAATGATGATTGGATGCTGAAATTAATATAAGGTAGTTCATTTAAAAGAGCCATTTTAAGCAGAAATTAGGAGGATAAAATGATTAAAATAGAACAAAAAAGAATTGAAATGCCTGTAACAATTGCTTCAGACCATGAAGTGAGTGAGAAATATCCAAACCAAGGAAATCAATATTGTTTTAAAGATGATGAAGGTATAAGTTATTATTATGATACTATGACAGAACTTGAAGTATATACTGGTCAAAGATGGCTTATCAGAATGACAATTGTAGGTGAAGACGAATTTAAATATAAAATTGTTCAAAGAATTAAATTAATAGAAAAATTAGAAAATGAAACTTTAGAAGAACAATGTAAGAGAATGCTAGGAATAAAACGATTAGACAACTATTATGACTCGTATGAAGAAGCTATAAGAGATTCTGACGAAAGATATATTATACATAAAGGTAATGTATATGAAGTTATAGAGGACAGAGAGTGTTGTGGTGACGATATATTTGAGGCAAAAGAAAATTCAGATGGAACTATTTCTTATGTACTAAGTTATTATAATGGTGGTTGTGGATATACTGAAGCTATAGGAGAGAGTTTAAACAGATTGAAAGTTAATAATTAAAGGAGATAAATAATATGGTAGTTAGTGAGCCAGTCAAAATTGAGTTAGAAATCGAAGATAAACAAACGTGTTGTACTTACATATATAAAGGCGAAAATATAAATGACTGTATAAAGTATTTTCAATCAATGTTCTTTGGTGAAAGAGAATATGGATATAGGATTTTATGGTATGATGATAGCATATTACAAGTCTAAATAAAAATTTAATTTTATAAGGATGAAGGAGTTGAAGAAATAATGATAGAATACTGTATATTTGGACAAAAAGTTAAATTTAAATACAATGTATGTGTTCCAGATATTAACCCTTTATGGATTAGGAATATTGCTGTTTTACCTTGTTCTTTTGAAGAATATTTAAAAAAACCGTATATTTATATTTATAAACGAATTCATATGATGATATAAAAGAACTAGAACTTTTGAAACGTAATATATTACATAATCCAATATTTAAAACAGAAAAGAAAGTACTTGAAAATAAAAAAGTTAAAATTATAAAAACAGAAAGGGAGCTTAAAAGTAATGATAAAATCACAATAGATGGAACAGATTATAATATTCTTCAATATAAATATAATATAAAATTAAGCAGACATGAATTATACACAGATTATATTTTTACAAATGAAGATGATAAAAATTTTTATAATGAGTGTTGGAATAGTTTTAATGAACTAAATAATAATATAATATTTAATAATAAAGAAATTGAACTAAAAATAGAAGGAACTAGAGAGAATTTAAAAAATAAAAAAAGAACTATATTTCAAAAATTATTTTATAAAAATAAATCACAAAATTAAATAATATAAAGGAGAATTATTTATGGGAGAAGAATTAAAATTTAACAATTGTACATTATGGTCAAATGGAATTAAAGTATGTACATTTGATTTAAAAGATATTCAAATTAATAAATTAAAGATTAATGATATAGAAACTAAAACCGTGGATGCTCCATTTAAATCTTTTACTGGTGAGATACAAATTACAAAATTTAAGAAATCAAAAGGATTAAGAAAATTATTTTTAGAAATGGGAAGAATGATTGATCACAATAAATACAGATTTTACAAAAAGCATTTAAAACGTGTCGATAATAGGAACAAATTATATAATAAACTAAAACTGAAAGGTAGAGGATTATAATGTTTAAGATTTATATAGTTGCATTTACTTTAGTTTGGATATGTAGTTTACCAATATGGAAGTTAAGCGAAATAATATTGAAAAAATATACAAATATTAATACAAATTTAGTTTGGGTTCAAGTGTTAATAGATATTCCTGCTATTATCATAGGGTATAATGCGGCTTATTACTTAGTAAGTGTGTATGCAAATTATTTAGGAATAAAATAAAGGAGAGATAAAAATGATATTAGATATTAATAAATTTAAACCAAATGATATTAAAATAAGTGATAAATATTCTAGTAATTTATATAAGTTCTTAAAGAAATATATTAAACAAGGATATAATAAAGTTTACTTTGATCCTGTAGATAATTATGATGGACATTTAATAGAGTTAGATATGAATTTTCTACCACTTGCAAATATTTATATAGGTAATATGAATGATGCTGATGTGATAGGTAATTCATTGTCTAAAATAGTAACTGGTCAAAATATATATAAATTAAGTTGTAGGATTAATATTAAAGATGAATACATAGATATTACAGATGAGTTTTGGAAAAGATACGAAGAAATAGGCAGATGTTTATTTATAGATCATGATGGATGGTATCAAGATGTTAATAATACTAGATTTACATATACAGATGGCACTACAAGAGTATGTAATTGGTGTGGTAAACGTGAGAGTAAAAGAATTGAAGAGATAATTAAACATAAAGAAATTTGGGAATAAAAATAAATTATAAATAATTGTTGACTTTAGAATATTATGGTAGTAAGATTATATCAAGAAGCAAATAAAATATATATAATTAAAGAAAGGAAAGATTTAAAATGATTAAAGCAAATCAATTTAATAGTTTACTAAATGAAATACATAAGAAAGATGAAGAAAAGAAACGACAAGAAATTAGATTGCAGAGAGAAATACAATTACAAATGAGATTAGTTGAAAATGCACTCTATGATATGGAAAATAAATTTAAACAGGCTATAGATGGTAAGTGTGAGTATCCTAAATTTGCATTGGTTAAATTTCCACTTCATGATGAAGTAAAGAAAGAATTAATAATGAATCAAGGATATTTACTTGATGAAAGTTTTGGACAAACGAAAATATTTTACAATAAAGAAATATTTGATAATTACAGAAAGAATACAAAACAAGAACCCAAAGTTGAAAATAAATCTAATGAAAAGATACCTCATAACAAAGAGGAATTTGAAGAAAGTATAACTAAATTATTAAAGAATATTCTTGGAGATGAAGCAAAAATTAAATGTTATAGAGGGGGATTTTAATATTGAAAGCAGAATACTTAATTACCCTAGTAGAACAGTTTTGTAAGCAAAATAACCTTGACATATCAAATATATACACCAAAATGTCAGAGATATATCAAGATACATATGGAATTAATATTAATTACTCAAAAGATAAATATTGTAAAAACAATAATATAGGTTATATAGGGATGCCAGAATACTTAGAACGGATCGGAACTGTGGAGCGTTATTTACATATATTGAATGGTTTAAAGAATTGTGTTAGAGAAGGTTGGAGTTATTAAAATAAAATATAGGTAATTAAAAAAGGAGTGAATTATAAATGGTTATTTATTTAGAAAATTTATCTAATGGCAATATGCAAACATTGAATAATGTTATATCTGTTGCAGAAAAAGATAAATTAGTAGAGATTATTACAACAAATGAAGCTTTTAAGATTGATACAAATAAAGTTAAATTTACATTAACTGTTTCTACTAATTCAAGAGAAAAATTAATGGATGAATTAAATATTAAAATGGATGAGTTATTAAAACTACAAGCTCAAAATAAAATAACTAATGGCTTACAAGATATTGAAACCCTTAAAGAGTTTGTAAGAAAATATATAGGTGTAAGCGAAAAAGATAAAAAAGAACTAATTGAGCAAATGGATTTATTGGCATTTGAAGTATTTATGAAAAAGAAACTTAGCAAAGAATAATAGTCATTTTTTAAAATGGAAAGTTTAAAAGGTTAGGAGGTAGTAAACTTATGTTAGTACCTAAAGGAACATTTAAAAATCTTATAGAGGCAAGTAAAATTCCAACTGTAAAAGTAAATTGCAATGAATGCAAATATCAAAAACAATGTTTAGAAAATGATATTATACATATGGTTAAATATATTGATGATACAATGGGATACACTAAAACAGGATCACATTGGTTAGATAATACATGCTATTTTGAAGTTGGTAAATATTAAATTAAAAGGAGAGAAGTTTATGAATTGTGTAAATTTTAAATGCGATCATAATAAAAATGATCAATGTACTAATCCAAGAGTTATATATTTAAATGTAAAATGTGCAGAAATTCAAGTAGAAATGGATTGTTTAGCTTGTAATTTAAATGAAACTAATAAATGCCCTGATTGTTGCAAAGATTGGGATGAAGAATTAGGAGAGTGATAAGTATGGAAGAATTAAATATAATTGAAGCAAGTAATATGCCTTATGGAACGGAATTTAAAGTAAAAATAGATTGCTATTATAAACATGATGATGCTTGTAGAATAAGAGATAATACAAAATTAATAGCTGTTAATTTGCAAAGTGGAATTAAGTTTAAAGAATATGCTGATATAGAAAGAGCATCAAAAACACTTATCAATGCTAAATTTATTCCATTACAAAAACCTGTAAGTTTTATGGAGGCAATAAATGCTGGATTAGAAGGAAAAATGATTAAAGTTGATGTTACTGAATTAAATGAGAAATATAGAGATATTGAAAATTGTACATGTGTATTAAATAGTTATTGGAATAATTGTTGGAGTTCTATAAAATGTATTTTTGAGATGTTAGGGAAAACAGAAAAGCATACTAGTAAAATTATTAACGAAGGTAAATGGTATATAAAAGAAGACTAAGAAGTTGATTAAATAAAATATATATTAAAGGAGTTGAGTTTTTATAAGTGGGAGTATATACAGTAACAAATGAATATAAAGATTTGGAGGACGGGACAACCATATTATTAATTAATAGTCCAACGCATGGACTAAAAGAAGTATACATAGATTCAGAAGATAAAGAGAAGGTATAAAAATATCATTGGAATGTAAGCAAAAGAAAGCGACCCGAAAACACATTTAATGTAGTGACACCTAAGAATGATGAATTAGATTCTACATTATTATATAGATACATAATGAATGCACCAAAAGGATTAACAGTTGATCATATTGATGGCAATGAATTAAATAATAGAAAAATTAATTTAAGAATTTGTACTCAAGCTGATAATAATAAAAATTTAGGTATGAAGAAAAGTAATAAGAGTGGTTATAAAGGTATCTTTTGGTATTACTTCAAAAATGTAAACAAGTGGTCAGTAACAATTAAATATAATAAGAAAACAATCAACCTAGGGTATTATGACGACATAGAAGAAGCACTGCGAGTAAGAAATGAGGCAGAATTGAAATACTTTGGTGAGTATGCTAGATTACAAGAATTTAAAGGTTAAATACATATAATATGAATAAATTATACATAAATAAAGAATAAATAAATGGAGAGTGAGTTAAAATGAGTTGTAATTGTTGCGGAGAAGATAATAAATTATTATATTGCAGTGAAAATGACTGTGATATATGTGTAGAGTGTATTGAGTCTGGAAATTTAGAAAGTTATAATTGTGATACATGCGATGAAAAAGAAGATTGCGAAGCTTATGAATATGGAATTCAAGCAAATGAAAGTGAGGAAAATTAAGAATGGATAATATAATCAATAGAATTGGAACAGATAATTTTAGTGTTAAGAAAATTGACAATATAGATGTATTTTTAAATTGTGAACAAGCTGATTGTGGTTTTTATTTAAAGTTTACTGAAATAGATGAGTTGATTTGTTTATTAATTAAAGCCAAAATAGAATTTAAATCTGTCTAAAATGAGATTTTTAAGGCGAAATAAATTATAGGAGGTAAACTTATGGCACATTATGATTGGGTAGATGATAAATATGGTACTTGTAAAGATTGTGGTAGGGATTTTAGTTATGGTGAAGGTGAGAAAGTTTTTATAAATGATAAGAACAATAATCATGCTGAAGATGAATTAGTTGAACTTTGTAATGTTTGTGTACATAAACATAAGGTAAGAGACTACACCTATGATGGTATGAAATATATTGATTATAGAGAAGCTAGTCAATATTGGTTTGGAGTAAAAGATAATTTAGATTGTTGGCATTATGGAGATTTACATGTAGATACTTTGGATTTAGTAGATAAATATTATATCAATTCAAGAATAAGTGTTGCTGATACTGATTTTATAGAAGTTCAAGAAAATAGCGTAGGTCAATATACAGGAATAAATGATATCAATGGAAATATGATTTTTGAAGGAATGGAAGTTCATCAACTAGAAACTGTAACTGGAGACGATACAGACTTTACTGGAATAGTAGTATTTGATGAAGGTTGTTGGTGGATTGACAATGGTAAAGATGCAGTTAGATTATGGAGTGAAACAGCAGAGAATGAAATTATCAAAGAATACTAGATTTTAAAATATTAGTTTTAAGTGAATGTGAACAAAATATAAAAATGAGAGGAAATGAATTGATATGTTAAAAGTTTTAGCAAATAAAAGTTTTTCAAATGGTAATGTATATGCCTTAAAAACAGAAGATGGTTATCCATTAGAAGTGACAGATACATTTTTACCTTACTATACAAAGGATGCAATAGGTAGAAAGCAAAATGGACTAGATAATAATGAATTAGGTAGTAGAAAAGAAAGATGGATGATAGGAGTTTCATGTATGAGTGGATGTCCTGTAAGATGTAAATTCTGTGCAACTGGTCAATTAAAAAGATATAGAAATTTAACTGCCGAAGAAATAGTAGAACAAGTAGAATTTATTATTTCTAAGAATAAAGATTATAGTCCATTAAATAGTCAAGAATTTAAGATCAATTATACTAGAATGGGCGAACCATTTTTAAACATTGAAGAAGTTAAAAAGGCTATTTCAATTATCAATGAAAAATATCCTAATACACATCATTACATATCTACTATAGGGGTTAAAGGTTCAGATTTTAGTTTTATAAAAGATAATATAACATTGCAAATATCATTACATTCTTTTGACGATGATAGAAGAAATGATTTAATACCATTTGTAAATAAATTAACCATTAGAGAATTAGGACAAATCAGAACTCAAAGTAATCTTAAAACAACAATTAATTTAACTTTAGTTGATGAAGCGGACTTTGATATGTGTAAACTTAAAGAATACTTTAATAAAGATTTTTTCTTTGTAAAGTTATCACCTATCAATGTAAATGAAGTTTCTGAGAAGAATCATATGGGAAAGGGTATTATAACTGGAATTAATCTAGTTTAAAGGTAATTAAAAATGAGTGTGAAAGATGGAATTTTTAGATATAGAATAATTACGAATTTAGATTGTAATATGAGCCCTAATTGTTATTTCTGTTATCAGCCAGATAAAAGAAAATTAAGATTAGATATTGAGAAAGCAAAAGAAACAATGGCTAAAGTAGGAAAGTTAAAAAGAGCAACTATTATGGGTGGAGAATCAACATTAATTGATAATTTACCTGAATTCATCAGACTCACAAGAGATAATGTTGAAAATGATGTTTGTTTAGTTACTAATGGAATATTACTAAATGAAGAACGAATGAAAAGTTATTCTGAAGCTGGATTAACAGAAGTTGCAATATCAATATCTTCATTAGAGCAATATAAACAAAGAAGAGAACAAGCTTTAATTTGTAAAAAGTATGTACCAAACACAAGAATTAATATACCTAAGTGTTGGGAATCAACAGGAGATAAATTAGTTGAAATACTAAAAGTAATTCTTGAAGATGATTTTTATGTTGTAGTATGTGAAGATTTAATGGGTAGATATGGAGAATTTGATTTTGAAAAAAAGTTACCTGCTACATTTATAAAAGATGATGGACATAATTTTTTAAGTTACACATGGAATGGTCATGAATTTGGAGTGTTTGCACATTATAGTAAATATGACGATACAGATATTATAATTTCTCCAGTGGGTAATTTTTGTAAGTGGGAATCTTATTGTGATAAAGTAGGTAATACATGCTTAAGATAGATTTTGGAAGTGGTTATAATCCAAAAGAAGGATATAAAACTTGTGATATAACAAAAGCTCCATATTTAAATTATTATTATGATGTTAGTAATAATGAAATAATTGGATTAAAAGAAAACACAGTAGATAAATTTCATTTAAGAAATGTAATACACCATATAAAAGATATAGATATTGTAATAAATAAATTATATACATATTTAAAAATGGATGGAACTATTAAAATAATTGAATGCAGAAAAGAATATTATAAATCTAATTTCTTTTTAGATAGACTTTGGTATAGATTTATAATTCCTAGAAATGAAATATGGTTTAGTGAAACATATAGGGATTATTTTAAAATATTAAATCAACTAGGTTTCACATTAATACATAAAGAATATCAAAATGAAAAGGAGGTATCATTATGGAAGAAATCAAAAACCAATTAGAAGCTGAAGGTTATGATTATGCTGTAGCAATTGCTACAAAAGCAGAAGTTGAATCTGGTTCAGCATGTGGACAACTTAGTATTATTATAGAAAATCAACAATAAGACTAAAAACATATACAACATATAGTGTTTAGATGTTTGGTATAAACTATATGTTGTATATAAGAGTACATAAAAAATGTATTTTATTGGAATGTAAATAAATTATAAATAATTTCAAAGGAGAATGATATGAATGAGAGAAATTAAGTGCTATCAATGTGAGATATGTAACAAAGTACATAGACATGAAAAGAAGGCAAAGCAATGTGAATCAAAAGGGAAAGAAACGCCATTGGCTAAAGTAGGAGATATTCTTATTTATAAACATAGTATTAGTGGATTTGAATGTGAAGATGAAATTAAAATTTCTAAGATTATTGATAAGGGACATTATTTGATTTATAAGTTTATGAGCAGATTAAATAATGGTTGGGAAAAAGGTTTGTATTTCAATGATGAAATTTGTGGCAATGATGAATTTAAAAGAAGAATTAAAGTAATGGAGGAAAATTAAAATGTTTTTATTAACAATGCATATAACATTAATTAAAATAGCTGTAACTTTATACATATTAAACAAAATTAAATTATTTATTCAAAGAAAAGTATTAAAACGTGATAAAACACCAACAAAGAAAGATGTTATGGATATAGTCAATGTTATTAATCCAGATGAATCAAAACGATATATAGCAAGTAGTATGCTTGATGTTTTTGATAATAATAAATTATTAGTTGAACTAATGTGTTTTGTAATGTGTTTTGTACCTATAGTAAATATTTTTATGATAATTATGCATTTTATTGGACTAGTTAGCAAGCCAAATAACACTAAATAAAACAAAATATAATTAAATATGTGTTGACTTTGGATAATATTAGTAGTAATATATAAATACAAGCTAAGTTACCAAGTCAGCACAATATAAATAAAATATACATAACTAACTATTGACAGAGTATAAATATAGGAATATAATAGTAAATGTAGTAAATAAATAAAATATAAAAGAAATGGAGGTGTATTACAATGTTAGAAAAACGATGTATTAAATTCTATTTAGATGAATCAGTAAATGACATTAAGAAAGATAGAATCCTGTTCTTTTTAAATGAATGTAGAGAAATGGAAAATAATCTACTAGAACATTATTGGAGCAATGACAATTATCATTTACTTATAGATAATCCTAAATGGATGGACTTTTATAAGAATAGAGTAATGCTTGATAATCCTAAGATGAGATTTCAACATTATATGCAAGTTTTACACTTGACCTATATGGAGTTAATGAGTATTCATTCAAGAATTAAAAACAGTATTCACTTTAAATTTGATGACAAGGAACAACAAGCTATATATAATTATTGCTCTAAGTTCGTATTTGAGTGGACGGGGTTAGAAAAATATATATCTAAACAAATTAAATTATATAAGAAGAAAGATACAAAATATTATGATTTTATTTCTAAAGTTCAAGTTCTTATAAATAACAAAGAAGAATATGAATTACTTAAAACTGATATAGAAAATAGATTCTATGAGATTAAAGATAAGTTCAAGCAACCAGTTAAAAAGGAACTTCAAGTTCATTGTAATACAGCTCACACCACTAAGGTTGAGACAAAAGAGTTTCAATGGATATTTACTATAGATAGTAATACTGTTTTGAGTGGTAGAAGAAATAAGGCTATATTTGAAAAGCTTATTATTCCAGTTAAATTTTCTAACTATCATAAACAAGTTTTAGAAGGTAGTAAATTAGCAAATACATTTACACTAAGATTAAATAAATATAATAGAATAGAAATAATTGGATGCTATGAAATTGAGACAGATAAACAGGATAAGAATGAGGTAAAAGACATTATAGGAATTGATATAGGATTAAAGAAACTTATTACTTGTTCAGACGGTGAAATAGTGGAGCAGAATGAAGCTATATTAAATAAGTTAGATAGAATAGTTAAAAAGCAAGCTAATAGACAAAGGTTAGAAGAACATTTAAAAATCAAATTACAAGATGAAAACTATAAACTATCAGACAATAGATATTTAAGATCACAAACAAAGTTATCTACCTTTGTTAAGACTGATAACAGATACAGAATAAAACAATTTTTAAAAGGTAGAGAAAATGATTTAATTGTTATGGAAAACTTAGAAATAGGTTATTCTAAAACACATAGCAAACAAGTTAATTATCTATTGAAGAGATTAAAAATACAAAATATTAAAACAGATTTATTAAAGTATTGTGATGATTTTGGAATCAATACTGCTAAGATAAATCCAGCGTTTACAAGTCAACAATGTCCAGTTTGTGGAAGTATTAGTAAAGAAAACAGGAAAACTCAAGAGACGTTCTGTTGTGTTAACTGTGGTCATACTAATAATGCTGACTTAAATGCAAGTGAAAATATTAAAAATAGATATGGTGATAATAGAATAAATCTAAATACGCCATTCTGGATGGTTAAGAGTATATTAGAACAATAATAGTTGAGTAAATAATTATTTATATTTTGTTTATTGACAATAAAACATATGTAGAGAAGGCTTTTATTTAACGCCTGTGGTTAAGCCTGACTTGATTCAGAGATACCATTGAATGGGAATTTAAAAACCCAATAAATAGTCTGTTTTATGTTGATTTAAACAAAATATAAAATAGTTTAAAATAATAGTTGACAGGCATATCCAAACAATGGTATGATTAACAAGAACTAAGGAATAACTTAACAGAAATACATAAAGAAATAAAATATAATTAAGTATTGACACGAAAGTTAAATAATGTTAAGATTAAGAAGTGGTAAAGATAAAATATAAATAATATTAATAAAATTAAATAGTTTGTTCATATGGGTAGATAACCTACTCAATAGTTTTCATAAATACATCAAAGATTCCTTGAGGATAGGCTGATAAAAAGTCAGCTATCCATATGAGCAAATTAACTGTTCAAGAAATGTAATATAAAAGGAGGTAAATTGATATGAATTATCCATCAGATAAATACAAAACACCAAAAAGGAAATTGTATTATGGAAGAAATGAATATTTGATATATGATATCGGATATGGAGAACAGGGTTCAGAAATGAGATATAGTATCTATAGATATTACATATGCAAAGGAAATACAGAGGAAGAAGCGGTTCAAGATTGGATTAGACAATCACCTTTTAAAGAACAAGATATTAAAAAATCAGAGAAAACTGGAAATTGGCTAGTAAGTGATGGTAGGTCTTGGCTTAGAATTATACCTTTGGTTGGGTGTAGTGATGAATCAGAAGAACCTATATTAAAATGGTAAGTTGATAAATGGAGGATTTTATGCGAATCCAGATATGAAAGGAAGTGAAAAAATAATGTATAATGTTTCTAAAAACTTTGATATGAATATATCATTTGATGAATTAATCAAATACAACAAAACTTGTAAAATTGATTTAAACTCAACACATCATTTTGATACATATAATGGTATATTAATATACTTATCACATCCAAATAATGAAGAAAAGTTTTCAATAGAACTTGGTGTTACTGAAGATGGATTTATGTATGAAGGTGATTATGGATGTGAGGATAAATTCAAAGAAATACCGATAGAAGAAGGTTTAAAAATACTAGAAACTTATAAAGAGCTAGTTAACAAAGCTGGTGAATTAGAAGGTTTATTTCTAAAAAATAAGCTAGACAAAGATATTGTAATAATTAATTTAAAGTAAACAAATTATAAATAATTAATTGACAATATTGGAATGATATGTTAAACTAAACAAGTAATAAAGATAAAATATAAGTAAGTTTGAAAGGAAGTGGAAAAGAATAAAAATACCAAAGTTTGAACAAGCAGATGTAAAACAACCAAAGATAGTAGGGTTACTTCAACTAATAAAGCTGTTAAATGAAAATCAAGCTAATCCATTATTAGTAGACGAGTTCTTCGCTTTTGCTGATTATGATGAAAAGATTGAAACAATAGATGATCTGATTGAAGTAATAAAGACAGAAATTAGTTACTGGGATTAAGATAAGGAGGGTTAAATGAGGAAAGAATACATAGAAGATCTCGAAAGTGAAATTTGGGTTAAAAACAATGGATATGAAATAAGCAACAAAGGAAGAATAATTGGTAAGAAAGGTAAACTACTAAACTGTAGAGAAAATCATTGTGGTTATCTACAATGTAGTGTTAAGTTTGAGGACGGGTTCTTTGCTAGATCAGTTCACAGAGCAGTAGCATATACCTTCCTAGGTAAACCACCAAATGAAGATGATGAAGTAAATCATAAAGATGGAAATAAGAAAAACAATTGTCCAGAAAATTTAGAATGGTGTACTCACAATTATAATATGAAACACAGAACAGAAGTTTTAGGTTGTATGATTGGAACAGATAATCCTACAAATAAATTAACCGAAGAACAAGTAATTGAAATATATAATCTATGTAAAGAAGGTGAATTACTTTATAAAGAAATAGCAGAAATATATGGAGTAATTCCTGAAGAAGTAAATCGAATTGCATTTGGTGTGGTTTGGAAACATCTTGGATTAGAACCATTACCAAAGTTAGTTAGAGGTTCACGAAGAAGAGCTGGACGAAAAGTTTTATGGATAAATGAAGACAAAGAATATAAATCCATTAATCTGTGCAGTGATGATTTAAGAAACAAACATAATATAATAGTAACAAATAATTACATAAGAGATATTTGCAATAATAAATTAGAATCATGGAAAGGTCAACAATTCAAATGGGTGGTATAAAAAAAGACAGTCAAAGAATAATTTTATGTTCTTTTAAGAAAGTAAAAACAAATTATAATTAAGTTTAAAATTGCATTAAGTGGGTATCGAGAATGTCCAATGCATTATTAATAAGATATAAATAAAAAAAATTAATGGGTGACGAACCAACGTCAGAAGGAGAGAAAAATTATGGCAAACACAGAAATGAAAACAGGAATCAACAAAATAGACTTACTAGGGTACATAAAGGAACAAAAATTGAATAAGATTGTAGCAAAAGATAAAGAAGGAAATGAATATAATGCAATATCAGGGAAAATGGTTTTAAAGTGTGGGGAGTACAAAGAAATAGATGTTCATGTTGCTCCATTTGCATCAAAAGAACTTACTTCAAAAGGGGAAGTTTCTAAAAAATATTTAACATTAGTGGATATTGCTGATGGAAAATTACCTACGATGGCAAGTGCAAAAGAAGATGAATTACCAACAGTTGTAAATATATGGGGAAACACAAGTGACGATCCAGAAAAGCAATTTACTCCAAACATTGGTGAAAATATGTACAAGGATAAAAGAACAAATGAAGTAAGAACAAATTTACAACTTAATTTAGGATTTGGTAATATAACAGTTAAAGATAATGTAAAAGAAGAAGATTTCAAAGCTGAATTTGATGTGGAAATTTATGTTGAATCTATTGCAGAGGAAATTAAACCAGAAACTAATGAGGCAACTGGAAGAACAATAGTTAGTGGGTATTTACCTTTGTTTGGAGGATTAGTAGCTCCAATTGAATTGGTAGCTGGAATTATCAAAGATGATAATGGTGACGATTTTGATATGGGACAAGCAATATTTGATAATTTAAGAGAAGGAGACACTTTCTCAGCTAATGGTGATATTAACTTTGAAAAACGTATTACCGAAACTAAGACAAGTGGAAAGGGATTCGGAAGGGCAAAGGTTGAAACAAAAACAGATTACATAAATGAATTTAATATTTTATATGGCGAATTAGTTGAAGATCCACAAAGAATGTTTGAAGAAGAAGATATTAAACAAGCATTAGTTCAAAGAGATAATAAAAAAGAAGAAGTAAAGAACAAGGAAGATAAAGAAGAAACTAAAGAGAAAAAGCCTAGAGGAATGGGAGGCTCAAGTAGAACCACTGAAGGAACAGAGAAGAGACAAAGAAGAGGTTTCTAATACATAAGAACATAATAACAGGAGTTAATTCTCCTGTTAAGTAAATAAATTATAAGTAAGTATAAAACATAAAAATATTAATTTTAAATATAAAGGAGAAATGTATAAATGTTAGATAGCAATATAATGGACTTATTTGGTAAGGAATTTAAAAACGATGTGAAAGTATCAAGAATCTCAGAGGATATAAGAGGAAAAGCAATTGTAATTTACGGTGGTAATAATTTAGGTAAATCATTACAAGCTTCAAGATTACCTAACCCAGTATTTATGCCTTGTGAAAAAGGACTTAATGCAATAAATGGAGCAATGGTTTTAAAAACAACTTGTTGGGCTGATTTAGAAAGAAACGGAAGAAAGTTAACTAGTAGAAATTTTGTTGAGGCACTAGATAAGGGGGCACAAATTACATTAATTATTGATGGTTTTGAAAACATAGGTAAGTATTGTAAAGCCATGTTATGCCAAAAATATAAAGTTCCAACTATCGGAAAAGCCAATGACGGATTTGGTTGCTGGGAAGAATATGAAAACTTGGTATGGGGATTTGTTGATAATCTTTTAGGAGTTGGTTATACAGTAGTATTTATAGGACATGAATCATGGGATGGAAAGAAAAAGAAATTCTTAATTAGTGGTGATGAAAGAAACATTAAACCTATTAGAGATAACGCTGATATAGTTTGCTACTTAGAAAGTAATGGATTAGATGAAAATGGGAAACCAATTCATTCAAGTGCATATTTAGCAGAAAGTAAGGATTTCTTTGCAAGAACAAGATTTAGCTATATGGATACATATATTGAAGATTTCACAGCAGAAAATTTAGTTTCTACAATAGTAGAAGGAATTAAAAGACAAAACAAAGCAGAAGGTTTTGACAATGTGGACTTTAAAGAGCAACAAGATATTTACAAAGAAGAAAAAGTTGATTTCAAAGATGTAATAGAAACTATCAAAGGACAATATGATCAACTATTAGATAAAGACGATGATTCACATGCTTTAGAAGATTTCTTCTTAGATACGGTAGAAAAATACTTAGGAGATATTCCTGTTAGTGAAGCTACTGAAACTCAACTTGAATCATTAATTTGTATTAAGAACAATTTGGAAGAAAAATTAGAAACTATTTAATGTTATAAGGTAAGCATTTAATGTGCTTACCTTTAATTAAAAATAGAGGTAGGTGAATTTATGGCTAGAGTGAAAGATAAAATACATATTTGTGAGAATTGTAAAAAAGAAATAACTGGAGAAATAATTAAAAAGGGAAGAAAAGAATACTGTGAAGATTGTATGTATGAAATTGATCCTGATTGGACAGACTGGTGTAAATTGTTTGAATACATAAAAAGATTATATAACGTTGAAAATGTATCTGTACAGATTATAACTCAACTAAAGAAGTACAATAATGAAAATAAAATGAGTTATTATGGAATGTTCCATACTTTAAGATATGTGTATGAAATTTTAGAAATGGAATTAGATACAGATAAAGGAGTAGGAATAATACCATATTTCTATACTAAAGCTGAACAATTTATGAATAAAAAATTTGATATTGAAGATAAAGCCGAAGAATACAACATAGAAGCAGTTACTCACACAGTAACAACTAAAAGGCAAGACAATTATAGAAATCAAAAGAAGAATATAAATTTAGATAAGTGGAAGGAGCAAACAGAATAATGAGATTTTTAGCTTCAAGGAATCAAGTGGATAAGTATTATAATGCTCAAGCTTCAGTTCAAATTCTAGGAACTCTAATGAATAATCCTAAATTACTAAACAGAAATGAATACCAACTTGATATAGAAGATTTTATAGGTAAAAAACATTGTTGTTTATTTAGTTGTATTGTTAACTTATTAAATCAAGGATTAGAAATAATAAAAGTAGCAGATATAGAGAATTATTTAAGTAAAAATGATTTGGCAGGACATAATTTATTCTTTGAAAAAGAGAATGACATAGAATGGATTAATGATGTTTTTAATGAGTCTAATGTTAATAATTTTGATTATTATTACTCATTGGTAAGAAAACTTTCATTGTTAAGAAATTACTTAAAACAAGGGATAAACGTAACTGATCTATTGGATGTGGATGAATTAGATAATAATTTATTAAAAATACAACAAGAAAAATTTGATTTAATGACAATAGAAGATATAAAGAGATACTATGATAAAAAAATACTGAGCATAAAAAGTAAATTTTGTACAAGAGAGGAAGGTAAATCAAGGAAGTCTGGAGAAAATGCCAAAGAACTGAGAGAGAGATTGAGAAAAAACCCGTCTTTTGGATTAAATCTAGAAAGCGAATTTTTGAATACTATAACTAGAGGTGCTTTGCCTAAAAAGTTTTTCTTAGAAACTAGAGATAGCGGATGTGGTAAATCGAGAAATGCAATAAAAAGATTAATAAATATATGTTCTCCTTATGTATGGGACTATAAGAAGAGTAAATACATAGTAAATCCGAATAAAATGGGAAATACAGGGTTATACATAGGAACAGAAATGGACTTGGAAGAAGAAATAGAACCAATGATATGGGCTTTTATATCAGGAATCGAACAAGATAGAATAATGACAAATGATTTAACTGAGGAAGAAGAAAAAAGATTAGATTTGGCTATGCAATATAGTGATGAGATGCAATTATTTCTAGAGGATGAAGACAACTATGACTTGGTTTATCTTTGGAATACAATAGAGAAATATAAGAATGACTATAATATTTGTGCTGTTGCAATTGATTATTTAGAATTAACAACAGCATTGAGTGGTGAATACATTCAAATGACAAGAGGAATGACAGCTAGAGAAGACCAAGTATTATTAAATCTATCTAAAGAAATTAAAAGTATTTGTAAGAATTTTGATTTAACTATCTTTGGATACACTCAAACGACAGATGAAGCAAGAACAATGGGATATAGAGATCAAAGGGCAGTTAAGGGTGCTAGGTCCTTGCCTAATAAAGTGGATGTTGGTATTACTGTATTTGAACCAACCAATAAAGAATTAGAACTATTAGAAAGTATCATAAGAAAATATCAACGTGGTTTTAATAATAAAATAGTACCTAATACTTGTTATACAATTTATAAAAACCGTGGTGGTCGTTATAAAGATATTAAGATATGGGGAGTAAATGATTTGGGAACAGGAAGGTTTATAGATATGTTTGTTACTGACAAGTATTACAATCCAATAGAAATTGAGAAAACAATAATAGAAATGAAAGAGTGATAATTATGATTGATAGAGACGAGGTAATTGAACTATTTTCAGATGAAGATATAGTAGATATAATGAAACAACTTGGGGCAGATAAAAAAAGAGGGAATAATGACAACGAAATAATATTTACAAGTATATGCCATCATAGTAGTAGTTTTAAATTGTATTATTACAAAGATTCAAAAACATTTATGTGTTACTCTTCATGTGGGTGTATGTCTCTATTTGACGTAGTTATTGGTGCGTTGGATTTACAAAACAATTCTGAAGGCTTTAAAGAAGCTTTTAAATATGTATGTGAATTTAAGAATATTTCTATAATGGGACAAAGAAAAAAGGGATTTAAAATAAATGAAAGAGAAGATAAAGATTTAGATTTTTTAAAATTACATAGAACGATAACTAGAGAGAAATCAATTAAATTATTACCTTCTTATAATGATAAAATATTAAAAATTTTTGATAATTATTTCCCTGTTGAATGGGAAGAAGACGGAATAGATAAAAGAGTAGGAGAAAGATTTGAAATTAAAATTTATTTTTCACAAATGCAAGCTATAATACCACATAGAGATATAAGAGGCGAGTTAATAGGAATTAGATGTAGAAATTTTAAGAATAGTTTGGTTGAAAATGGTTTAAAGTATGTCCCAATAGAAATAGAAGGTTTAACTTATAAATATCCTATATCTTTTAATTTATATGGCATTTATCAAAATAAAGAGAATATTAAAAGAACTAAAAAAGCCATTATTGCAGAAAGTGAGAAATCTACTTTAATTTCAGATACATTTTTTGGAAAAGAAAATAATACAACTTTAGCTACATGTAGTATGAACTTTACAAAATATCAAAGAGATTTATTATTATCTTTAGGTGTAGTAGATTTGATTATTGCCTATGATAAGCAATATGAATTGGACAAACTTGATTATTATGAGAATATTCCTTTAAAATCTTTAACTATAGAACAGAAAATGGAAAGAAAAAAGAAAATAAATGAATTTAATAATTATATTAAAAAGTTAATTAAGATATTTAATTTAGTAAATGGATATATGAATATGTATGTAATTAGTTGTTGGGATGATAGATTGGACTATAAGGATTCACCTTTTGATAAAGGGAAAGAAATCTTCAATGAATTATATAGTGAAAGATTGTTAGTAGAGAGTGTTCAACAATTAGAGGAGGAGTTAATAAAATGAATTATAAAGTGTTAAACAAAGGGTATGCTGACATTAGAGAAAAAGACTTATTAACTAAATTATTACATAATAGAGGAATTGCAGATGTAGAACATTTTTTAAATGTTAGTGAAAAAGATATTCATGACGGAATGTTATTTGAAAATATGGATAGAGGTTTAAATATGTTGAAATATCATATTGATAATAATAGTAAAATACATATACTATATGATGTGGACAATGATGGAATTACAAGTGGGACATATACTTATAATTATTTAAATAGACTAAATAAAGACTTAAATATTACTTACTCAATGAACAAGGGAAAAACACATGGAATAAAAATAGATAATATACCTAAAGATATACAATTATTAATAGTTCCTGACGCTGGAAGTAATGATAAAGAAGAACAAAATATATTGTGTGACAAATATGAGATGGATATTCTAGTATTGGATCATCATAATTTTGAGAAACATGAAAATCCTAATTGTATTATTATTAATAATCAAGATGGTAGATATCCTAATAAACATTTATCTGGGGTTGGTGTTTGTTATAAGTTTTTTAAGGAGTTTGATAAAAAATATGGATATAATTATGCTGATATTGATTTAGATTTGGTTGCTATTGGAATGATAGGCGATAACATGGACATGTCTGATTATGAAACTAGATATCTTGCTTTAAGTGGTTTAAGTCAAATTAATAATGAAACAGTAAAAGAAATTCTAATAAAAAAGAAAGTATTAAAAGATTTAGATGATAAGGATTCTACAGTTAATATAACAAATGTAGAGTGGGATATTTCACCTTGTTTTAATGCAACTATTAGAAGTGGAACTGATGAAGAAAGAAATGATATGCTAAGAGCAATAAATGGAGAACAGGAGTTAATAGAATATAAACCTAGAAAAAGTAAAACTAATCCTAATCCAGAAATTGAGCAACAAACATTACAAAAAACAATGGCTAGAGTTTTTCAAAATATAAGAAGTAGACAAAACAGGTCAGCAGAGAAAAGTATGAAAGAACTGTTGAAAACAATAGAAGAACAACAACTTGATAAAAACAAAATAATAGTAGTTGATTCAACCAATGTAATCGAAGAATCTACTTTCACAGGATTGGTAGCAAATAAATTAGCAGAACATTTTAAAAGACCAGCTTTAGTATTAAGAGAAAGAGACAAGGACACATATGGTGGAAGTGGCAGAAACTATAAGTTGTGTTCTATTAAAAATCTTAATAAAGATTTAATGGAAACTAATTGTTTCGTAAGTGTTGATGGGCATGATAATAGTTTTGGTATAAAAATCAAAAAAGATAAAATACAAGAAATGATAAAAACTTTTAATGAACAACATAAGGATATGATAATTGAAGATGTCTACTTGGTTGATTATGAAATTCCCATAGGAAGATTAAAACCTTCAGATATTCTACAGGTTGGAAAATGGAAAGATATTTGGGGTGGAGAAATAAGCGAACCTTTATTTGCAATAACAAATATTAATTTAGAAACTAAAGATATTAAATTAGTTGGAGAAAAAAAGAACTTTATTATTATTAATAAAGATATAGGCAGTAATACTATAAAGTTTGTTAAAGGATTCTCCAGTGAGGAAGAATATAAAAAGATGATATTCAAAAATAATAAAGGATTAGGAAAAGCAGTTGAGAGAGTAAGAATGGATATTGTAGGTAAATTCACTATTAATGAATTTAATGGAAATGAGTACCCTCAAATAGAAATAATAGATTACAATGTTTCTCAAGGAACAAGAAGTAGATTCTAATAAAAACAAAATATAAATAAGTATAATATATTTGCAATTTTAAAAGAGTAGTGATACAATTATAATTGTAAATATATTTTATTGAAGGGAGGAATATGTAATGTTGGCAAATGAAAATTTTGTACATACACATTTACATACTGACAGAGGTTCTAATGTAAGATTAAAAGATTCTATTGCTAAAATAGAAGATATTCTCTTATATGCTAATGAGTTAGGAAATAAAGGTGTTGCAATAACAGATCACGAAAGTTTGACAGCTCATGTTAAAGCAATTAATACACTGAATGAATTAAAACAAAATAAAAAGATAAGTGATGATTTTAAATTATTACTGGGAAATGAGATATACTTAGTTTCTCAAAAAGATATGGAGGTAGAAGGTAAAAAGACTTTCTATCATTTTATACTAATTGCGAAAGATTCTATTGGTCATGAGCAACTAAGAAAATTAAGTTCTAGGGCATGGAAAGATAATTTTTTCAACTATAAAGGAATGCAAAGAGTACCTACATATTATTCAGACATTGAAGAAATTATTGGAGAAGACAAAGGACATATAATTGCACAAACAGCATGCTTGGGTTCATTATTAGGTCACTATAGCCAAATGATAGATGAGACAGAAGATGAAAATTTAATAGAACTTTATAAAGATAAGATGGCAGATTTTATTGAATGGTGCATTGACATATTTGGTGAGGAAGATTTTTATTTAGAGATGCAACCAAATATGTGCTTAAACCAAATAAATTATAACGAACTTATTATATCTATAGCAAAAGCTTATAATTTAAAAACAACTATTACTACTGATGTTCATTTTGTAAGAGAGGCGGATAGAAGGGCACATAAGGCTTTTTTAACAAGTGAAGATAAAGATGCTAATAGAGAAGTTGATGATTTCTATGAAACAACTAGGTTTTTTGATACCAAAGAAATATATGCAAGCATGAACTATTTAGATGAAAATACTATAGATGATTCTATTGCTAATACATTGGAGATTATGAATAAATGTATTGTTGGAGAAAACAATGACTATGGATTATTTAAGCCTATTAAAATTCCTTTAACTCCTTTACCTCCACAAAATGAATGGTATCCTGTAAATAAAGAATTAATTAATAAATATGAGAATATAAAAAATATATATGAAGATGAGTATATATATCATACCTATTTAATTCATTTAATATTTGAAGGGTTAGATAAACGAAATATATCAAAAACAAATTACAAAAGATATTTTGAAAGAATTAATATTGAACTTGAAGAAATTTACTGTTTATCTGTTGCAATGAAAGAGCCTATTGGTGCTTACTTAACAACAATGAAAGATAATTTGGATATAATGTGGCAGACAACAATAATTGGAGTTGGAAGGGGTTCAAGTGTTTGTTATTTGACTGACTATTTATTAGAAATAACAGATATTGATCCTTTAACAATGGAAGATATGGGTATGTCATTACCTCATTGGAGATTTATACACAAATCAAAATTAGAAATGCCCGACGTTGATACAGATTATAGTAGTAATTTGAAAAATGAAGTGTTCTTTAATACTAGAAATTATTATAGAAGTTTTGATGGAGACATGATTAGAATAATTACTTTTAAAACTGAGACATCTAAATCAGCTATTAGTACTGCTTGTAGGGGATTGGGAATAAACAATGACATATATCAATATATATCTTCTTTAATTCCTATAGAAAGAGGAAAAGTATGGAGTATTTCTGATACTTACTATGGAAATCCTAAAAAAAATAGAAAGGCAGTAAAAGAATTTGTTGATATAATTGATAAATATTCTGATTTAAACTTGCTAGAAAATATATTTAAAATAGAAGGTCTTGTAAGTGGAATAGGTTCACATGCTTCAGGAGTTTTACCAATTAATAAAAACATAGAATATTATAGTTCAATCATGAGAACTCCTAGTGGAGAATTAGTTACATCTTTTGATCTTCATGAAATAGAAAAGTGTGGAGCAATTAAATATGACTTTCTACTTACCACAGGAATGGCAATAATTCAACTAACAATAGAATTGCTTTGTAAATATGGTTTTATGAAGTGGCAAGGAAATTTAAAAGATACATATAAGAAATATCTAAGTCCTTCAGTTATTGACTTGGAGGATAAAGAAGTTTGGAACAATATAAAACAGAACAAAGTAATGAATCTTTTTCAATTTGGTGAAACACCTGTTGGACGTGAGGCAATTAAGAAATTACAACCTAATAATTTAATTGATATGGCGAATGCCAATGCATTGATGCGTTTAATGTCTGATAGTGGAGACGAACAACCTTTAGATAAATATATCAAATTTAAAAACAATCCTCATTTGTGGGAAGAAGAGATGATACAATATGGACTTTCTGAAGAAGATAGAAAAATATTACATGAGTTATTAGATGACCAATGTGGAGTTTGCTCTAACCAAGAGTCAATGATGGAAATGTTTATGGATAAAAGAGTGGCTGATTATGGAGTAAAAGAAGTTAATCTTATAAAAAAAGGAATTGCTAAAAAAATAGAAGCAATACAGAAAGAAGCTGAAAAGTTACTGATATCAAGACAACAAGAAATTGGGACAAGTAAAAGATTAGTTGACTACTGTTGGAATGTTCAAACTTCCTACCAAAAAGGATACGCATTTTCGAAGCCACATTGCGTAGCTTATTCAGTCATTGGATATCAAGAAGCTTATTTGTATACTAAGTATCCTCCAATATTTTGGTACGTAGCGAATTTAATTGCAATGACGGATAGTTTTGAAGAAACAGAAGAAGAATATGAATTTGATTTTGATATTAAAGACAAGCCTACAAAGTATGGTAAAGTAGCTAAGGCAATTTCAGATATACAAAATCAAGGAGTTATTGTTGATTTTCCTGATATAAATAAATCAGAATTAGGATTTATCCCAAACTTAGATAATAATTCAATATTGTTTGGCTTAAAAGGTATAACTGGGATTAATGAAGATACTTGCCAAACTATAATTGAAAATAGACCATATAATAATATGAAAGACTTTTATAATAGATTAGTTGCTACAAAAAGACAAGTTGAGCTATCAACTGGAAAAACCCAAATGAAGTCATATGTAACAAATAAACAAATGGAGAATCTAATAAAAAGTGGAAGTTTTGACAAGATTGAAAAGAAACCAAGAGAAGAAATATTAATAGATTTTATTAAAATAATTAATCCAGCAAAATCAAAAATGTCAGCAAAAGATATTGAAGAGATGGACACGAGAGGAATCGTACCAATAGAATTTAATACAGAAATAAAATATATTAACTTTAGAAAGTTTTTAACTACATTACCAAAACAAAAAGATGAAAATGTGAAAGCAATTACTTGGTATAAGATAGATTGTGGAGAAGATACTGATTATACAACAGAGTTCTTTTTAAATAATTTTGCTAATGACATGGAAGAAGATAGGGATTACTACTATGACGAGGATGGTTTAATAAACGTAGCTTTAGGAACAAAAAGGAAAGGTAGCTTTGATAATATTTATAGTAATAAAATTGAACCCTTATCAAACTGGTTAGAAACTGAGGATTGTATAAGCTACTATAATAAAATAAAGTTAGATGAAAAGAAAAAGGAATATATGCAAGGCGGTATTTCTAAATGGGAAATGGACTCAATTTCATATTATTATCATGAACATGAATTAACTAATGTAAATAAAATAAAATATGAAATAAGTAATTTTTTTGAAATGCCAGAGCAACCAAATATTGAAGGATACAACGAGTTTATTAATAAAAGCACTAAAGAGGTTGTAAGATACCCTATCTACAAGTTAACTAATATAGTAGGAACAATACTTGATAAAGATAAAAACAAGCATACGGTTACTATTTTAACTCCTGAAGGAGTAACAAATATAAAATTCTATGCTGGTCAGTTTAGTTTTTATGATAAAAATATATCAGTTGATGGTGAAGTTGATCCGAAAACTGGAAAGTCTAAAAAGGTTACATTAGAAGAGGGATGGTTCAAAAAAGGCAATTTAATCTTTGTTACTGGATTTAGAAGAAATGACAACTTCTATCCTAAGAGATATAAAAACAGTATATACCAACATACGGTTCAATTAATTAAAGAGATAAAAGATAATGGTGACATGATTTTTCAATCAGACAGGACTAGAATCGACAATTAAAATAAAATAAATATGAGGTGAAAAAATGGAAGATGAAAAGATATTAAAATGCACAATAGCTATAAATAAAATATTATTTCCTAAAAATGGTTGTGTTGAAGATGGTAATTTTGCCATCTTTTCAGCCACAGTTGAAGATGTTGAAGAAGGAGAACCACATTTAAATAAATATAATTCAATTTCTGTTAAAGGTGGTTGTTGTGCTTTGAGTTATGCTAAAAAATATAATCTATTAGCAAAAGAAAAGTATGATGACAAATGGGGGTATCAATACGAAATATGCTATATAAATGAGAAGATTAAATTAAATAGTATTGAGGACAAAAGAACATTCTTATTAACTATACTAACTGAAAAACAAGTTGATAGTTTATTTGAAACTTTCAAAGATCCAATAAAAATATTAGAAGAAGGAGATATTAAGAAGTTAACAGAAGCTAAAGGAATAGGTGAAAAAAATGCATCAGGTATACTTGAAAAATATGAGAATTCTAAAATGAATGCACAAGCGTATATAGAATTAAATGACTATGGTTTAACTAGAAATGCAATAGACAAGTTAATTGAGAATTATGGTGGAGCAACAACAACTTGTAAAAAAATAAAAAGCAATCCATATATTCTTATGGATGAAATTGAAGGATATGGGTGGGAAAAGGCTGATAAAATAGCTTTAGCTGGAGGAATAGGAGAATATTCAGAGAAAAGAATAACAGCTTATATTAAACATTTTCTAAAACAAGAAGCAATGAATGGTAACTCTTGGGTGTACTCAGATGATGTATGGAATGGATTAGATAATGGTATTGGTAATGGGCTAGATGAAGATAAAATAATTAAGATAATACATTCATTAGAAGAAGATAATTTTTTATGGTTTAGTCAAGATAGAGAAAGGCTAGGTTTAAAAAGATATTATAATCTTGAATACTCTATTTGCAAGGAACTTATAAGATTATCTACTAGTGAAAATAACTTTGTTTATGAAGATTATGAAGAAAAAATTGCTAACTTAGAGAAAAGACAAGGTTGGGATTTTACAGATGAACAAAAAGAAGGAATTAAAGCAATTTTAGAAAATCAAGTTATATTAGTAGTCGGTTCAGGAGGAACAGGTAAAACTTCAACAGTATCAGGAATGCTAGAAGTCTTTCAAGATGATTATACCTATGCACAAACAGCCTTATCTGGAAGAGCAAGTGGTAATTTAACTGATGTTACAGGAAGAGAAGGCTTTACAATTCATAGATTATTAGGAGTTGATCCTGAGACATCAAGATTTATACATAGCAGAAAAAATCCACTATCTCCAGATGTGGTTATATTAGATGAAATATCAATGGTTGGTGAAGAAATATTCTATAGTCTTATTCAATCAATTGCAAATGGTTGTAAATTAATTATGTTAGGAGATATAAAACAATTAGAATCCATTGGTCTTGGAAATTTAACTAAAGATATGTTAGAAAGTGGAGTTATAAAAGTTGTAGAATTAACTAAAATACATAGACAAGCTGAAGCTAGTGGAATTATTTCTGAAAGTTTAAAAGCTAGTAGGAAAGAACAGTTAGTTGAAAAAGATTTTGTTGGCAAGATGGTCAAAGGCAAACTTCAAGATATGGAATATGACATATATAGTAGTAAAGATAAGACAGTTGAAAGAATGTTATTCCATCTTAAAGAATTGCTAGATAAAGGCATAGATATGGATGATATTCAATTAATTGTACCAATGAAAGATAGAGGTTCAGCTTCAGCATACAATATAAACAATTTAGTTCAAGATATTGTAACTAATAAAAAACTCAACCATGTTACAATAGGTAAAGAGAGTAAAAAGAAAGAAAAAAATACCATAAGAACAATATATGTTGGTGATAGGATTATAAATATGAAGAATAACTATCAAATATCATCTGCTGAAAATAAAAGTGTTGAAGTTCCTATTTTTAATGGTGATTTGGGAATAGTAACATCAATAAATTCAGATGGAACAATTAATGTAAAATTCAATAACAAAGAAGAAGTTGTAATTCCTCAAATGCATTTAAATGAAATACAATTGGGATATTGTATTACAACACATAAAATACAAGGTAGTTCAGCTAAATATGTTATATGTGGTTTAGATTATTCTCATTACTCTTTATTAACAAAAGAATTAGTTTATACAATGCTAACCAGAGCTAAAATCTATTGCATTTTATGTGCTGAAAATAAGGCTTTAAGATATGCAGTAACAAATAGTAATATCAAAAAGAAGCAAACATTCTTATGTAATTTATTAATAAAAGCCAATGAAAATCTAAAAGAATTTATAAAGGATATTAAACCAGTCATAAGAAGGGTAGAATTATTTGATGAAGTCATTGATTTTTAATTAATGAAAATAAAATATAATTAAGTTGACAAAAAGAAATATTAAGAGTATATTATAGATACAGGGTTTATTAGAAAATCTTGTATCTATTTTTTAATACATAAACAATCAAAGTAAAACCAAATAAAATTTTACACTTATTGGGAAATTAATAAATGAAGATAAAATATATAATAAAATTGAGGTGATAAAATGTTTATAGGAAATGAAGACCGTTATGAAAAAGTTAAAGCTGAAAGACAAAGGTTAGGTTTGCCAAAAGGAATAAATCAAGTAGATATTAAAGATAGCAAATATTTAAATACATACATAACAGACAAAATCAATGGTAGAACTTATTTAGTTGAAAGAGATTATAAAGAATATTGGTATATTGGATTTGGATGGTTTAAAGTCATGCTATTAAATTGTAATGGAAGTCATAGAGTTATATGGTATGAAAATATCAATAATGATGATGAAATAGTAATTAATAATACATTTAAAAATAGAGAAATATTTAGTTTGAATTAAAGGAGAGTTGTTAATATGAATGAAAAATTTGAACAATTTAAAAAAGAACTTGAAAATAAAACACCAGAAGAATTAGAACAAGGATATAATAATTTCATTAAAGCAGTACATAACTTACCAATAGATTATGAAGAGTCAATGAAAGAACTAGCTAAGGTGAGAGGAAAAGACGAGAATCATTATCTAAATAATGATAAGATAGAATTTGAAAATGGCTCAGTTATTCAACCAATAAAAATTAAAGGTAAGATAACTAGAAGTTGCAAAGCAAATGAGATTATATATGAAAAAGAATTATTTATAGTAAATTATAAATATAGATTATTAGAAATATTAGATAGCGAATATGAAATAGACACAATATTAGTTAAAGCATGGGATAATAAAGACGTTCATAAGTACATGGATAATTTTAGACAAGAATTTATAGATTGTGGCTATGATATGCAATATTCATTTCAAAAAGTTGGAGATGGTAATTTTGTAGAAGTGTAAAAATAAAATATAAGTAAATTTAAAATTAAGGAGAGATAAGATGAAGAGAGATTATAGTGAACATATTGGAGAACAGAATGTTAATAAAAATGGGACAACAATGACAATAATTGAATTTAAGAATACAGAGCATATAAAGATACAGTTTGAAGATGAACATAAATACACAAAAGATACTACATATAGCAATTTTAATCGAGGTGTAATTAAAAATCCATATGATAAAACAATTTGTGGCGTTGCCTGTACTGGTGACGGAAGATGGAAAATTAGTGAAAACAATAAATTATTTAAAGAATATAAAACTTGGCACAATATGATAGGAAGGTGCTATACCCCTAAATGGAATGCTAGACAAAATTCATATAAAGGTTGTACTGTTTGCGAAGAGTGGCATAATTATCAAACTTTTAGAGACTGGTGGGAAGATAATTATTATGATATAGGTACAGAGAGAATGGATTTAGATAAAGATATTTTACATAAAGGCAATAAAGAATATAGTCCAAGCAATTGTATTTTTGTACCACATAGAATTAATTTATTATTAATAAATAGAAAATTGAATCGAGGAGATTTCCCATTAGGAGTTCATGAAAATAAAAAGGGTAGTAATACATATACAGTTAGTACAAATAATAAGAATGGAAAACCAGTTAAATTAGGTAAAGTATTCTATGATGAAAACGAAGCATTTGAAGTGTACAAGACATATAGAGAGAAAGTAATTAAAGAAGTAGCAGATGATTATAAAGATAGAATACCTATTGAATTATATAATGCATTATATACATATGAAATAGACATAAATGATTAAAAACAGATTATACATAAGTCAATAAATTAGATAATTTATTGTCATATTATGGAATCAAAAGGAGGTGTCACTCATGTATATAGATGATAAAATTAAATCCGATATTGAACTATTAGAAAAGAAGAAAATAGACTTAATAAATAAACTAGTTAAAGCTATTGACGAACAAGATAAATTATTTCATAAAGATAAAACAGTAATGAAAGATATTGATAAATGTATTAAAAAGTATGGTAATCCAAGAACAATAGAATCAGAATTAAAGAGTTTGGATAAAATTTTAAATGATTTAAAAAAAGATAGAAAGGAGTAACGATAATGGAAGATAATAATATAATATGATTCAATTTAAGTTTAAATTTTGGATTTGCTGATGATTGTAAGGAGCGAAATGAAATAATTAATAAGATAGAAAACTTAATAGATGATACATTCAAGAATAGGCAAGATACTGGAGCAATATTATTAGGTGGTAGAGCTGAGTTTATAAGAGAAAATAATGATTTAGGGATTGAGAAATTATAAATCCCATTAAAGCTTGAATTTTATGGTAATATTAGAAATTTAAATTGACAAATAATCTAAATAAAGATAAAATATAAATAAGTTAAGAAATGAAAGGATTGATAATTAATGAATTATAATGGATTAGAAATGTCGACAGAAGATAAAAACAATATTGATTTTGCAACTGGATTATTAAAAATGAATGATATTTTATGTACGAAACTTGGACAAAGGGTACTAGATAAAGTCATTTGTAAACTTGTAAATAGCTTGGATAAAAATAATTGCATTGAAAATTATAGAGAAACAATACTACCTATAAACTATGCAAGCATGAGATTGAGTCATTTAAATTTAATAAGAGAATGTGAAAATATAAAATTATAAGGGAGTGATAATTAATGGTTATACAATTAGACAACGGACAAACAGTTACAATATTTGAAGATAGTAATTTATTAAAACAAATTGAACCATACATAGATAAAGAAATATATGATTTGCTTGAAGATAAATTCGATGGAGCTGACAAAATAGTTATAGAAAATGAATCATTAGCTGGAGATTTAGCAGATGCAAATGAGTATATTGGTGAACTTCAAGAAAAATATGATAGACTTGATAATGATTATGATGATTTATATGAAGAAAATAAAGCATTAGAAAATCAAAAAGATAAAATATTATCTCAAATAAAAGATATTGTAAATAAATCAAGAAATAATAAAATAGCATTTCATGAGGTTGAAAATATGCTTGAAGAAATATGGGAGGAAAATTAAATGAGTAGAGAACATAAATACAAAGCATATATAAATAATCCTATACATGGAACTGGTATATTTAAAGTCAAGTCAATTAATTTTAATCCATTAGTAGTTACAGTAATTATACCAAATGGTAAATACATAGATGATATTGAATTAACTGATGAAGTGCAATTCTTTGAAGACGAAGTTAAATTATTAGAATACATAGGAATTAAAGATTGTAATGAAAAAGAAATTTATGAAGGATATATAGTAAAAGTTACATGGGCAAATAAAAGAAATTCAATTGATTATATTGTGAAATATACTGAGGATTGTGGATATTATAGGCTTGAATCTGTAACTGATAAATTTGAATTAGATACTTTCTGTGGATATGATACAGATCAGTTAGAAGTAATAGGTAATATCTATCAAAATCTTGAATTGTTAGAAAATTAATAATGGCTATTCTAGGGCATTTAGAGAGTTGGACAACTAGTTAAAAAGCTTGTTTTATAAGGAAATAAATAAATTATAATTAAGTTTAAAAGAGGTGACATTATGAATAAATCATTAGAAGATTTACAACTAGATTTAATTGAAGTACAAGCATATAGAACCCTCCAAGATGATGAATTTGAATATTGGTGTTTTGGAGTTGAAGATTTATATAATGAACCAAAAGAATTAATAGGCTCAGAAGATGAATATTTTAGTATTATACAACAAAACTTAGAAGAAGCTATAGAATACTATGATGAGAATAATCCTAAACTAGTTAAAAAGAAAAGAAATCCTAGATTAAATCAATATGAACGTAAGAAGATAACACAACAAAAATTACAAAACATAAAAGATATTTGTTCTTACTATGTTGTATCAGAAAGAGATGGATATTTAGAAAGAAACTATTTAACCAATCATAGTAATAAATATAGCAGAACAGTTTATTATAAGAAATTTAGTAATGTTAAAGTCAGAAGAAATAAAGACTTTAAATTAAAAGGTAATTCCTATAGAAAAGTCTTTGATTATTGGTGGCAAATTTGTTAAATGAGGTGATAAATAATGCAAATGACAACACAGAATATTAAACTGATAAATCTAATCAATAAAAATACTCAGCTAGAAGTATATTCACAATATAATAATAGAAAAATAGATTATTCTAGGTCAACTATTAAAGTTGGAGAACCATTAAGAATAGTAGATACTGATGGTACTTTCTTTCCACATGAATTAGTAACTTATATTCAAGATTGATATTATGGTTTCAGTGTTTTTACTACTAATAAAATTTGGTTCTTTGAATATTGCGACAAAGATTGGAAATGTATTGGAGGTGAATAAAATGAGATATAACATAAAAATTCTAAGTAAAGATGAAGCTATTAATTTTTATAATACATATAACAATGATGAACAAATTCAATTAATATCAATAATAGATACTGGAGAAGAAATAGATTTTAAAACAAATCCTAGTATTTCGTTACTAAAACTTTATTTTGATGATATAACACCTAGAGTTATAGAAAAAGGTTCTAAATGTAAATTAATGAGTAAATCACAAGCAGATATTATAAAAGAGGTAATAGATGATTGCATTGAAGATGAAATAACAAATATTTATATTCATTGTACTATGGGAATATCAAGAAGTGGAGCAGTAGGTTGTGTATTAGCTAGATATTTAAATGGAGATGATATGTATTTATTTAAAACTGGTAAGTATTTGCCTAATGAATATGTATATGAATTAATGTGTGAAACTTTTGGATTAACTTTCAATAAAGAAGAATTTAAAAGAAAGAAACAAATATCAAGTAAAAAATGTCATAAAGATTTAAAAGGGTATGGTGATTTTGGAATTAATTTAGATGATATGTTTGGAGGAAAACACGAATAATATAAATTAAAACAACTGAAAAATGATAAAAATTACGGGATAATACATCAGCAATACGAACATTGATAAATATTATCCCAATCAAATTTGTATTTTATAAGAATATAGATAAATTATAATTAAGTTAAAAATAAAAGAAAGAGAGTGATGTTAAAATGACATGTATTATAGGAGTAATTGATAAAAAGAATAGTAAGGTTTATATGGGGTGCGACAGTCTAGGTTCAAATGGAAGCACAAAAACATATAGAAAAGATAAAAAGATATTTAAGCCAGAAAAGAATAAAAATTTCTTATTAGGGTTTACAAGTTCTTACAGAATGGGACAACTATTAATGTATTCAGATATATTCCCAACAGAAGAAGAAATAACATTTAAGAAATGGGAAATGAATCACAAATATATGGTTACTGAATTAATACCTAAAATTAAAAAACTATTTGAAGATGGCAATTATGGAACAAAAGATGAAGGTGGATTTTTCTTAATAGCTTATAAAGATAAATTGTTTTATGTACAATGTGATTTTCAGGTCAGTGAGAGTTTTGAAGAATATGAGACTTGTGGTTGTGGCGAATATCATGCTAACGGTAGTTTATTTGCATTACAGGATAGTAATAAATCTATAACTGATAAAATACATATTGCTTTACAAGGAGCTTCACATTTTAGTTGTGGAGTAGATAAACCTTTTTATATTATGAATACTATTGATGATGAAATCTTAGAGTTTCAAGAATAAGGAGTTGATTAAATTGTTTAGAAGATTAAAAAGTAAAATAAGATTAAAATTAATTCATTGGCTAGAAATAGACAAGCTTAATTCGAATCTTATTAATGTAAGCAAAGACTTTAATACATATAAAACTAAAAATAATCAAGATATTATAAGTCTAACCGAAAAAGACAAAGATAATTTTAAGACTCTTAATAAATCAATTGAATCTACTAATGATGATATTTCTACATTAAGGAAAGATTATAGAAATAACTATAATGAACTAGATAACAAATATGATTCATTACATAGAACAATTCAAGCGTGTGTTAAAATGGGTGCTGATATTCAACAATCAGGTGGATATAAAGGTGGAACTGGTAGTTGGGCGGTAGTATGTTTTAGACGAGGGAATCAAGATATAGTTAAATTTATAGACTTAGATACTTATGGAAGAAGTGGTATGGATATGTTTAATTATTTAAGACAATTTGATGCTAGTAGACATGTTATAGATGCACCTTGGGGATGTGGATTACATAAAGATTTATTTTATACATGGGATAGGGAGGATAATTAATATGAAAAGATATTTAGTTTCAGTTTATGAATTAGAACAAGTTGGCGACAGAGATATTGAAGTAAAAGCAAAGAAATATGCTACATATTTATGCTGTGCTTTTGATGAAAATGATGCTAAACAACATATATTAAAGTATTTTGATATACCAAACAATGTTACCTTTGAAACAACAGAAGTACAAGATTATATTTATTACGAAATAAATGGTTTTTAATGCGAATTTTTTAAAAGAGAAATTTTATTTAGAAATAAATTATATAAATATTAAGGAGTGAATATTGATGAAAAAGATAGAAGGATATTTTCATATAAGTAATACTGAATTTGAGAAATTTAATGATGATTTAAAGCAATCAATAAATAATTTACAAAATGATGGTCAAGAAGTTGAAGTACAATATAAAACCAATACACTTGATAATGGGCAATTAGTATTTTCAGCATTAATTTTAGGAAGGGTGGAAGTATAAATGTTTAATACAAATAATACATATTCAACAAGTAATAATAATTTAAATATTAATGCTATTACTGGAACAATATTAAAGAATTATAAAGATAGTTTCTTTTTAAGGTTTCATTTAGAAAGTCCATTAGGAAAACAAATTTTAAATAGAAATCCAAAAATTAGTGAAACCAATACTTCTTACGCAAAAAATAAAGAAATAGTAGTGATTCAAATGATGATGTGTGGTGATATGGATGTAATAGCCGAATTAATGTGGAAAGAAGATTTTGATAAATTATATGCAAATGGAGGGACATTATAATGATAGATTACATAGTAACTTATAAATATTATATAAATGATATAGAATTAAATGGTGATAAAATACTTACAATAGAGGATGATATTTATATAAAACCAGATAAAAATGATTTAGAACAAGATCTAGAATTTGAAAGAACTCAAATTATAGAGGAAATATTAATTCAACAACTAAAAGATTATTTTGAATCAGATACAATTCAATTAGTTGATTTTATTCCAGTCAATGTATCAGAAAATCTTTATAGATTTACAGAAGATGATATTTATTTTGATAAAGAAACTTATATATAAATAAAATATAACTAGGTAACGGTGGTACAATGGAAAGAATAGATAGAGTTGGAGAAACAAAAATTAATAATTTCGGAAGTAAAATGACAATAATAGAATATTTAAATGCAATGAATATAAAAATAAGATTTGATAATGGATATGAAACAATTAGTACATATGATAATTTTAAAAACAATCGTATTAAATCACCATATTGTAAAACTGTATATGGTATTGGCTATCTAGGAGAAGGTAAATATAATCCATACATAAATAAAAAAGAAACACTGTGTTACAGATACTGGAATGACATAATAAAACGTTGTTACAACGACAAAGATTTAAGCAAAAGACCACGTTATAAAGAGGTTACTATTTGCAAAGAGTGGTTAAATTTTCAGAACTTTGCACAGTGGTTTTATAATAACTGGTATGAAGTAGATAACGAAAAGATGTGTATAGACAAAGATATCTTACATAAAAATAATAAAATATATTCGCCAGAAACATGTTTGATAGTCCCTGAAAGAATAAATACTTTGTTTTGTAAATGTAATAAAGTTAGAGGCGAATATCCTATAGGTGTCAGTTGTAAAAATAATGGATATCAGTCTTATTGTAGTACATTAAATAATAAAAAAAGAAAAACTATATATTTAGGTATATATTCTAATGTTGAAGATGCTTTTTATTTAGGCTATAAACCATTTAAAGAAAAATATATAAAACAAGTGGCTGATGAGTACAAGGGCATAATACCTAAAAAACTATACAATGCACTATATAACTATATAGTAGAAATAACAGATTAGGAGTGATTACATAATGGTAGAAGAATTTTTAATAAATGAAGAAGTAGATGAATTGTCAGACAAAGAACAGGCTAGAACAAGAATAAATCTATGGCATGGATCATCTAATAATTACATAAATATGATTAAAGAAAACATAGGAAATAGTTTAGATGTGTTTAATATTAAAGAATTAAATCATATTGAAATAGAAATTATAAATTCTAATAAGATACGATATAGGGATTCAGGACGTGGAATTCCAGTCGAAGGAATATCTAAAAAGGGAAATAACAATTATGAAGCTATATTTGAACATCCATTTGGTGGAACTAAATATGGAGCTACTGCAAAAACTGTAGGACAAAATGGTATATTCTTATGGTCTTTAGCTATGACAAGTGAAGATATTGAAATAAATATAGGAAGACCAAATGGAAATATATATAACCTATCATATCATAAAGGGGATAGAATAAAAGATTTAAATATAATAGGACAAACTGAAGAAACATTTACTGAAATAATATTCACTTTAGATAGAGAAGTTTGGAATAATCCTCATTTTAACTTTGATGAAGTATGTCAAATAGCACAAGGACAATCCAGTTTAGGTAATGTAATTATTAATGTAATAGATGTTATTAATAATTTAGAAAATACATATCAATATCAAGATGGAATCATTGGATACTTTAATGATTTAACAAGCAATAAAAATTTTATATCTGATTTAATTAGAAATACTAAAACTTTTGAAGAAACTTTCAAAATCAAAGATGAAGAATATACAGATGAATTTGATATTGATTTTATATTTAGATATTCTAATGATTCTAATGATGATATACAAAAAGATTTCTTAAATACTGCTGATTTAATTAAGCATGGAACAATTCAAGATGGTATTATTTTAGGATTAAAAAATTCCATACATAAATGGCTTAAAAATAATAATAAATATAATAAAAATGAAAAAAATATAACTCTTGAAGATACTATGACTGGATTAAATTATATATGCAATGTTAAAAATAAATTGGTAGAATATGAAAATCAAATAAAACAAAAAACTGAAGCAGAATATTACAAACCAATACTACAAAAATTTGTTGAAAATTATATGGAAATATTTTTTATCGAAAATCCAATACAAAGTGAGTTAATTTGTAATCAAGTTTTAATTAATTCAAGAGCTAGATTAAGTGCTGATAAAACAAGACAAAATATTAAAAAGAAATTAGAAGATTCAAATAAAGGTGGAAGAGTAAAAATTGATGGATTAACCGATTGTGATATGAAGAAGAGTAAATTAGATGATAGATTTTTACTTGTTGTGGAAGGATTATCTCCAAAAGAAACTGTAGTAGAAGCATACGATAATAATACTATGGGAGCACTAGGATTAAGAGGTAGATTTATTTCATGCCTAAAGAAAAGTGTAGAAGAAGTTCTAAATAATGTTCCAGCATATACATTAATTCAAGCATTAGGGTGTGGAATTGAAATACCTTATGAAGAAAGAAAAATGTTTAAAGATATAAAGACATTTGATAAAGATAATTTGAGATATGGAAATATAGGAATACTTACGGATGCAGATTGTTGGGGATCAGGTATAAGGTTAGCATTACTCACTTTTATATATAAATATTTACCAACATTATTAAAAGAGAATAGAATTTATATAATTATCTCTCCTCGTTATGAAATTAAAATGAAAAGTGGAGAAATGGTATATGTATATAATGACAGAGAAAAAGAACAATTTATGAAAATAATAAATGAAGATGATATCTATAATATAGGTATTGTGAAAGGAATCGGAGAAATAAATAAAGATGACTTTTGGGAAAAAGTATTATGTCCAGAAGCAAGAGAAAAAACATTTATTAGAGTTAATTATGATAATATTGATGAAGTGATTGCTCAATGTTTTGAAGATTATATGGGTGAGGATAGCAGTCCCCGAAAGGATTTTGTTAAAAAATTTATTACAAATATAAACTTGGAAGAAATAAATTAAAAGGAGATATAATGAAAGAAATTAACAGAATAGGTGAAATAAATTTTAATAAGTTTAATAATAAAATGGAAATCATTCAATATAAAGATGCAAATAATATAACTGTACAATTTGAAAGTGGATATAAAACTGAAACTACATATCATCATTTTATTAATGGAGATACAAAATATCCATATGACAGAGGAGTACATAACATAGGATATTTAGGTGAAGGAGATTATACTTTTTTCAAAGGGATTAAAGCAAGAACAATTCATTATAAGTATTGGACAAGTATGTTAGATAGATGTTATAATCCAAATAAATTAAAAATATATCCTACATATAAAAATTGTATTGTTTGTGAAGAATGGCATAATTTTCAAAACTTTGCAAAATGGTTTGATGATAATTATTATGAAATTGAAGGAGAGCGAATGTCTCTCGATAAAGACATATTGGTTAAGGGAAATAAAATATATTCTCCTGATAATTGTGTATTTGTTTCAAGAAGAATAAATAATTTATTTGTTAAATGTGACAAAGCTAGAGGTAATTTCCCATTAGGGGTAAGCTATAATAAATTAAATAATAACTATCGAGCGTGTTGTAGTGTATATAATTTAGATATTAACTCCTCATATAATAAAAAATTAGGTAGCTTTGAAACTCCAGAAGATGCTTTTTATAAAGGATATAAACCTTTTAAAGAGCAATATATCAAAGAAGTTGCTGATAAATATAAGGATAAAATTCCAATTAAACTTTACAATGCTATGTATAATTGGAAAGTAGAAATAACTGATTAAGGAGAAGTGAAAATGGAAAAGGGAATAATAGAAGTATTACAAACAGAAATGCTAGATTTTACTGCACCAGTATTAATAAATAATCTTCCATCAATAGACGGATTATTAGTATCTCAAAGACAAGTAATTTGGGGAATGAAAAAAGCTGGAATGACTAGTGACAAACAATTTTACAAGATGTTAAAAGCAAGTGGTAGAATATTTGATTATTATGTTCTAGGGGATATGCCTCTTTGTGGAGTTATGAAAAATATGGGTAATAATTATATTTTACATAAATATTTAATGCCAAAAGGAAGCTTTGGCAACAAGAATTTTAAAAAAAGCAAAGGTTCAGCTCCTAGATATATAGAGTGTAAATTAGATGCCTATTCTGAATATATGTTAGAGGGAATAAATAAAAATGCAGTTACTATGAAATGGAACTATGACGCTACTGAAAAAGAGCCTATATTATTACCATCTAAAATTCCTAATATATTAGTAAATTTAAGAATGAGTATTGCCGTAGCAGAAGCAAATAAAATGCCTTCGCATAATTTAGAAGATGTATGTACTAGTTTGAAATCATATATAAAAACAAAAGATATAGATAAATCAATTGAGTTAATTAAAGTTCCTGATTTACCAAGTGGAGGGGCTATAATTTATAATAAAAACGACTTTGAAAAGATATATAAAGAGGGCAATGGATCATTTACCATAATCGGAAAATATAAATATGACAAGAGCACTAATACAATTACTATTTATGAAATACCATATACAACATATTTAGAAAATATAGAAGAAGAATTAGAATCTAAATTAGATAAATTTTCAAAAGAAATAATTGACTATCATAATGGCTCAGATAAGGATGGATTAAAGTTTGAATTGTATTTAAAAAAAGGTGCAGATGTTAATGCTGTAATTCAAAAATTAAGAAAATTCACATCTTTTGAAAGCAAATTTGCTTGTAATTTTACTATACTTGATTTAGATGGGAAAACACCAAAATGTATGTCTTTAGAGGATATTTACGTTAGATGGATAAAACATAGACAAACTTGTATAGAAAACGAATTGAAATTTGATAAAGATAGATATGAAAAAAAATTACATCAATTAAAAGGCCTAGAAAAAATATTAAATGGTTTAGATAAAGCTATATCAATAATTCAAAATTCTGAAACAGAAGAAGACGCTAAAAATAACATTATAGAAATATTTTCATTAGACAAGGAACAAGCTGAATATTTTTTAACAATAAAACTTATTAATATAAACAAGGGATTTATAGGAAATAAAATAAAAGAAATAAGCAATTTAGAATCATTCATAAAAGATATAGAAAATACACTTAGTTCCGAGGATAATATAAACAATATAATAATAGAACAACTTGAAGAAGTTAAAAAGAAATTTAGTAAACCTAGATTAACAGACATAATTTATAATGATAAAGTTGAAAAAATATCTAATGATATGCTGATTGAGGACTTTACATGCACATTAATTTTAAGTAAAGAAGGATACTTTAAGAAAACTCGTAGATATAGCGAAACACAAAAATTGAAAGAAGGAGATCAAATTCGAACAATTATCCAATGTAGCAATAAAGATAAAGCAATATTCATATCTAATCAAGGTAACGCTTATTTATTAAATCTATGGGAAGTAAATGAAAAACAACCATCTGTGATTGGTGACTATTTGTTGAATATTCTGCCACTAGAAAGAGATGAAACTATTATAGGTATGCTATCAACCAATCAATATAAAGGTTATTGCGTATATTGTTTTGAAAATGGTAAGATTTTAAAAACACCATTAAAATCATTCGAAACTAAAACAAATAGAACCAAATTGTCAAATTCTTTAACTGATGAAAATGGATTAGTATTATTAATAACTCAGATAGAAAATGATACTGATATAGAGTTAACTGATTGCTTTGGAAAGACTAAAGTAATAAACACTAAAGATATTAATGAGAAGGCTTCTAGAAAGAGTATAGGGGTTACTGTATTCAAATCAAGTAAGAAAGATTGGAAAGTTGTTTCAGCACAAGTTATTAAACAATAAAAAACAAAATATAATTAATAATGCTTGACTATGGTATAAAATAGTAGTAATATATAGCTATAGAGGATAAACAAACCAATAAATCCTTTATAGCTATTAATTTTATACAAAAGAAAACAATATAAATAAAATATAATTAAGTATAGACAAACTAAATTTAATATGGTAATATTAGTTATGAAAGGAAGTGATATAAATGCCAGTAAGTAAATACGATCTTATACAAATGATAAACCGAAGCAATTTTGATGTTAAAGACACAATACAATATGCGAATGAATTAGCTAATGATATCGATAGTAATTTTAAAAATTTTACATATGAATTGCGAGAAGAAAATTATAGTTTGGCTGATAGAACTGGACGATGTAGAAAATGTGGAGAATCTTTAGAGATAATAGACCAATGGAATGAATCTAGAGGGGAAATGTGTGGTAGAGAAGTCCATGAAAAAATGTATAAGTTTGGATGTACAAGTTGTGGATACATAAAAGAATAAAAACAAAATATAAATAAGTTGAGAGGTGAAACCAATGAAATTAAGTGATATTAGAAATGAAGTTGAGAAGTATATTAATATTAATGGAGATAAAGAAATTGATAATATAAGTATTACAAATGATAAGAGTAATATTATAGTTACAAGAATCAATACAATACTTATAGCAGATATTGATGTTGGAAAAGTTGGTGTTAATTTTTATCAATTACAGAATAAGTAAATTGCAGATTTTAACCAGAGATTTACTAATATAACATCTACCAAATGTCGAAAGAATTTTATACTAATAATACAAAAAATGTGATATTATTTATACAACTAATAATAATTATTACATAATAAAATTAATTAATATCATGACATTCCGACAATTTAGAGTTGACAGAATACTAAGCCAACCCAAATTAAAATAATAAAGGAGTGTTAAATATGAGAGGGTTATTTAAAAATGAAAAAGGTTTAAAGGAACTTGAGAAAGCAATAAGATTAGAAATGAATCAAAGATTAGAAGAACTTAGAAAAGAAAAGGATAATGAAATTAAAAAATTAGAAACTATAAATAATGATCTACATAATGAACTTGATAAAGAAAAAGCAATATCTAAAAATATTGAAACTTATAATAAAAAACTATTAACCGATATATTAAAAGATATTGATGAAATGAATATTTCACTTTCAACACATGCTTCAATGTCAGAAGAATACAATGCTACGGTTGAAGAGTTAAATGCTTCAATATCTCATATATCTGAAAAAGTTAATTTAGCTTCAGAAAATGCTAAGAATAGCAGAGAATCAATGAAAAACTTTGTTAATAATATTTCTAATGCATATAACAATACAAATGATTTAAATGAGGAAATGAAAAAGATATCTAAAGCAACACAAGCTATAAATGCTATTGCTGAACAAACTAATTTATTATCATTAAATGCAAGTATAGAAAGTGCTAGAGCTGGTGAAGCTGGTAGAGGATTTGCTGTTGTTGCAAGTGAGATAAGAAAATTAGCTGAACAAGCAAAATCATCAAGTATTGAAATTCAAAACATTGTAAAAGACTTATTAACTAAAGCTAATGAAACTAGTTCAAAAGCATTTGAAGGTAAGCAAGAAGCAGAAAAATTCTATAAAGAAAATGAAGCTAGAAGTGAGAACATTAATATAATTAATGAAAGTATACTAGATACTAATTCAGCAGTTGATCAAATAGCTGAAACTACACAACAATTAACTACTAATGCAATTGAATATTCTGAAAAAACTGAGGACATAAAATTAATTATCGAAAAAGAATTAATAAAATAGTGAACATAAGACAGGAGTGATCGAATGCTTACAAACAGGATTATGTGTTTACTAAGTACAACATTGTTATTTACAACTTGTAATGTAAATGCACAAACACCGTGGAGAGCAACAGAAGTTGTTGAAAGTAGTAATAAAACGGTATTTCAAACAAATAAACTAGGAATGATAAAAACTGATTTCGAAATACAAACAGAAAAAGATAAAATTGAATTTGAAAAACAAAAGATGGAAGAAAAAATGAGAAAAGAAAAGGAGTTAGAGGAACAAAAGAAAAATGAACCTGAATGGCAAGAGTTTGAATTAACCTTTTATTCAAATTTAGATATTGAAAATTATTCGGGATGTGGAGGTATTACAAGTACAGGAAGTAAATTGTTTGATGGTGTAGTGGCTTCAAATTATTATAAAATCAATACAAAAATAAAATTACAAGGTTGGGGAGAAGTTACTGTTTTAGATCGAGGTTCTGATAAATATTTTAATAATGATTATAGGTTAGATGTTTTCGTACCAAAAGAAAATGGAGAAAGTGATAGCACATACTATAATCGGGTAAATAAGATGGGTAAAATTAAAGTTAAAGGTCAAATAATAAAATAAAAAGAAGGTGAATATAAATAATGAAATTATCTACAAAGATATCATTGATATTAGATGTGCTAGTTATTATTTGCATACTAATTACTAATGATATATCTTATTTAAAGTTTATAGCTATAATAGGGATATTAAATTTTATGTATGAAGAATGCAAGAAACAATAAAAGAATAGATTTAAATAAAATATAAAAATAAATTAATAAAGGAGTTATAAAATATGAAAGCAATAGATAAAGCTTGGAGTGAAAATTTACAAGAACCCAAGTGTAACCAATGGGAGAGTAAAGAAGATTTAATTGAAAATTGTTGCCCTTATGGAGAATATAGTTTGAAAATTAAAGGGTTTGAAGATGATGAACAACTGTGTGAACATTTCAACGAGAATTGTACAAAATGTTGGGATTCAGGTATTCAAGAAGATGAAAAAGAAGAAAATACTTATAATAATAAATCAGAATTAACTTTTGAGAAATTAAAAGAATCTCCAATTAATGAGATGTATTTTTCAGATATTACAGAAAATAATTTTATTAAAAATTTAAAAACAAATGAATATATTATTAATTGTGAAGATGGTGTTCTTACATACGATGATATTCATAAAACAATTAAGTGGCTTCAAGAAGTATATGACTATTGTACAGAATTGAAAAATAAAACCGAATATGTTGACTTTATGACAGCAAAAGAACATATGCGTAAAGGAGGAGATGCAAAATTCGAAGAATATACATATTATATTGTAAGAGATAAAATATATTGCCATGAAGATAGCGAAGAATGTGCTTTTAGTTTAAAAACTATAGAATCAGATAAATGGATCTTATTATAAAGGATGGTGAATACATATGGGAAATCAAATGCAAGATCTATTAGATAAAGAAAAAATTACAAATGATAGGAATAGTTTGGTTGGATTTATTAATAAACAAATTAAGAAAGATAATGATAAATTACTTTGGGAATACTATTCTGAATTTGCTAAACTAGAAGAATATGATAAATATAATTTAGGAGCTTTCAAGTTTATTCAGTGGATTATAGATAATAAATAAAGTCGTCTATAATTATATAGAATTGTTAAAAACAGAATTTTTGAGAAAAATTGATTTCTAAGCGATTATAGAGCAAATTCTTAAAATTAGTCAATTTTTATAAAAATTAAATTTAAGAATGGCTTGTTTACTAGCTTACAGAGGTCAGATAACCTGTTAAAATGTTAATTTTAAGGGAAAGTAAATAAAATATATGATATATAAAAGGAGAGATAATTATGATAACAACAATTAAGAAAATGGATGAATCAATTGAAACATTACAAAAAGAAATAAAAGAAAGACAAATTATTATTAATAACTTAAACAAGTCTAAAGAAGATTTATGTAAAATATCAAATGCGTGTCCCTCATGTTATGGAAAAGGAGAAATTTATCAACCTTGTAATGATGGTGGCGATCCTTATCATAAGTCATCTGATGATTGGGTGACTTGTCCTCGTTGTAATGGTAGTGGAAAATATAATTAATTAAAAAGGAGAAATAATATTATGAAAAATAATGATATAGAAATGGAATTAAAGGGATTATATTTAAAAAGAAAAACTTTATTAGATGAGGTAAATAAAGAGATAACTGAAAAGATAAAAGATTTACAAGATGATTGTGACCATAAAGATGAAAAGGGAGAATACACAATAGAGTATGATAGTACATATGAAATGAGAAGTAGTGAAATGCATTGTACTCAATGTGGGAAGAGTGGAAGTAGAGAAGAAATAAAGAATAAATTATGATTACCTATTTACAAATTATTCTTATGATGGTAATATAATAAATGTAAATAAAATATAATTAAGTTTATAAAGGAGCAATTTAAAATGCAAAGACTATGGAAAGTTTTTAATTTAATATGTGGTGCTTATTGGTTGTATTTAATATATGATTCATTTGTAAGTCAAAGCATTACAAATTTAAGAAGTACTGCAATTTGTGGGTCAATCGTAACAGCTATATGGTTTTTTGAACAAACAATGAAAGATTAAATACATAAAACAAAATATAACTAAGTAGAAAGAATGTGATAAGTTGAAATTAAATCAAAATAAATGGATTAATGGGGCAATACCTGCCCTTCTAATTCATTGTTCAATCGGTACAGTTTATTGTTGGTCTTTACTTAAAGGTAATATAGCAAATTACATAGGACAAAGTGTTAATTCAGTAGAATGGGCATTTAGTATAGCAATATTTTTCTTAGGTATGTCAGCTAGTTTTGGTGGTAAATTTGTAGAAAAAGATATTCATAAATCTTCACTACTAGCAACTATATTATTTACACTAGGAATGTTTGGAACAGGTTTATCAATATATTTTAAATCGTTAATAGGCATTTACATTTCATATGGCGTGATAATGGGAATTGGATTAGGTATTGGATATTTAACACCAGTAAAAACACTAATGATTTGGTTTAAAGAAAATAAAGGATTAGCCACAGGAATAGCAGTAATGGGATTTGGTTTAGCAAAAGTTATAGCAAGTCCAATAATGCAATACTTACAACAAATAACAACCATATATAATATGTTTTATATATTAGGTGGAATGTACTTTATATCAATGTTTATAGGACATTTATTATTAAAGAAGCCTAAAAAATATCAAGATAATGATACATATATTCCAATTAACAAACTATCAATTATTAAGAATAAAACTTTCATAGGAATATGGATCATGTTTTATATAAACATTACATGTGGACTAGCTTTAATTGCACAAGAAAAAGACATTTATACATATATGGGATTTACAGCAATAGCATTTGCAAGTTCATTATCAGCTATATTTAATGCTGGAGGTAGACTAGTTTTCTCATCTATAGGTGACAAGCTAAAAGATAGAAATACTATATATAAATTAATATTTGGCTTATCAATAGGTTTCATATTAGCAACTATACTAACAAATGCAATAAGTAATTCAATAATAATTTTAGTTATAATTCTACTTTGTGTAGTTAATGCTGGATATGGCGGTGGGTTTAGTAATCTGCCAACCTTACTATCAGATAGATATGGTATGCAAAATATAAGTACAATTCATGGTTTAGAGTTATCAGCATGGGCTATAGCAGGAATAACAGGAAATCAATTAAGTGCTTATATAATATCAAAAACACATAATTACAATGATGTTTTATATATTTTATTAATACTTTATACAATAGCAATGATTATTAGTTTTGTGTTGGTTAAACCTAATACAAAATATGATAAATAAATTATAAAATAGAAAGAGAGTGGTCAAATGCAAATTACAAAAAGGACAGGAGAAAAACAAGACTTCAATAAACAAAGAATAGTTGAAGCTATTCAAAAAGCTGGAGGAACAGACAAGATTGCTGAAAAAGTAGCAAATAGAATCCAAGAGAAATTAATCAATAACGAAATTGAACCATCTGTAGTAAATATAGAAAAGAATGTAGTGTTATTACTTATAGAAAATAAAAATAAAGATATTGCATTATCTTATGAAGGATATAGAGCAATACAAGAATACAAAAGAAATAAAGAATTAAGAAGTGAATTTTACAACATATTAACAAAACCTAATAGAGAAAATGCAAATAAAAATTCATATTTAATATCTACCAAAAAAGGACATATATTAGACTCATTTATTCAAAATGAAATGTTAACCCATGTATTACCTAGAAAATTAGCAGATGCACATATAGATAATAAAATGAAATTTCATGATTTAGCAGATCGTTATTTTGGAAGTATAAATTGTTGCTTATTTGATATGAAAAATGTTATAGACAATAATCCAGTAATAAATGGTTTATTATATGATGATGCTGATAGCATAGAAGCTTACTTAGGTGTTTTATCAGATGTTTTGCTTGAAGCTAGCTCTCAAGAATATGGTGGCTTTACAATAAATGAAATTGACCATGTATTAGAAGATGTTCTTGAGAAATCTTATGAAAAATCAATTACATATTATAAAAATCAACTAGGAGATAAAGTAGATGAAGAAACTATTAAAGATTTAGCAATGAAATTTGTAGAACGTGCCTTTAGAAAAAGATGGAATGGAATAGAAACTAGATTAAATTCTATATCGAATTCTAATATGCAAGTTCCATTTGAAACAATAGCATTTGGAAATAGAACTTCATTTTGGGCTAAATTTGTTACTAGAATAATATTGGAAACTAGATTAAAAGGTTGTGGTAAACTCCATCAAACTGCAATATTTCCTAAAATAGTATTCTTTTATAGAGATGAAATACATGGAGAAGGTGGAATTAATGAAGATTTATACAACTTAGCAATTAAATGTAGAAGTAAAAGAAACTATCCTGACTTTCTTTCTCTTGATGAAGGCTATTGTGGAGAGATATGGAAAAAGTATGGATATGCATTAGCACCTATGGGTAGAATATAATCTACTGCCCATACAAAACCTCACTCAAATCGGTGAAGCCTAAGTCTTATGATAAGGTAATACCGAGCCTAAAGGCTTTAGTAATAAAGCAACGGTGTAGAGACTTCACAGAAGGTTTTGTAGACCAATATGTGTAAGTTAATTATATTTAAATTAGCTTAATGTGAGGTATATATCTTTAGAGTAACTACAAATAAACTCTTGTTAAAAGGTATATAAAGGTATAGTCCACGCTATTAGAAATAATAGAATGAAGTGTGTAGAGCTTATTTATCAGTATGGTTTGATGAAAATGGCAACCCAGTATTTAATGGAAGGGCAAATTGTGGTGCAATAACTTTAAATACAGTAAGACCAGCATTAATGTTTAGAGAAACAAGAGATGAAAAAGCTTATTTCAAAGAACTTAAAAAGTATTTTGACTTAGCAACTGAAGGACATTTATGGCAATTTAATAGAATGAAAAATGTTTTAGCTAGTTCAAATCCATTGTTCTTTTGTGAGGGTGGATGTCATATGAAACTTAAACCTGATGAAACTATTGAAAAAGCAATAAGAACTTTTACTTGGTCATATGGATATATAGGGTTAAATGAAGTGAATTTATTAATGACTGGAAAAGAAGAACATGAAGATAACAGTTTTTCTATCAAAGTTTTAGAACATTTAAACAAGTGGAAAGATGAAGCCATCAAAAAACATGGATTATTATTTGCAATTTACGGAACACCTGCCGAAAAGTATGCTGAAACTTGTAGAGATAAAGAATTTGAACATTTTGGTGAAGTTAAAGGAATAACTGACAAAAAATATTTTATGAATAGTTTTCATGTAAATGTTACTGCTAAAATTGATCCATTTGAAAAAATGAAAATAGAAAAACCTATGTTTGATTTAAGCAATGGTGGTCACATTTTTTATAGCGAGTACCCTATAAATCACAATATAAAAGCTATAAGTCAAGTTACAAGACATGCTATGAAAATGGGATTATATGAAGGAGTAAACTTCGATTCAGCTATTTGTGAGAATTGTGGCAAAGAAATACTTGATTATGATAAAACAAATCCTCATTGTTCTCATTGTGGTAGTAAAAAAATAATAGTTACTGACAGAGTTTGTGGATATCTTTCTTATTATGTTATTGATGGTGATACAAGAGTAAATGAAGGAAAAGAACAAGAAAATCAAGATAGAGAAGTTCATTATGGACGAGAAGTTGAACGAGGAATTCACGATTTTGAAATACTAAATGGTGAAGGATTAAGAGTATCAGTATGGTTTACAGGATGCCCACACCATTGTGAAGATTGTCATAATCAATTTTTATGGAAACATGATACAGAATTTAAATTAAATAAACAAAAAATAATAGAATTATGTAAAGAAAGAAAGGCTTTATCAGTTTTAGGTGGTGAACCATTCGCACCATATAATAGAGAAGAATTATTAGATTTATTAAAATCAGTAAAAGAAGAAATTCCTGATTGTAGTATTTTTGTTTGGACTGGATATGAATACAATGATATAAAAAATTTAGAACAAACAAAATATATTGATAAGTTAATATGTGGAAAGTTTGAAAAAGATAAGAAATGTGAAAATTCGATGTATGGTTCAAGCAATCAATATGAAGTTGATTTAAATTAAGCTAATAGATAGGGGATTTATTCCCTTATCTTAAAACAAAAAAGTCAATCAAAAGAATATTTTATGACATTACAAATAAATTAAATAATAAAAGAAAGAGGAGAGATGTAAAATGTCAGTAGATTATTATAGTTGTGATTGTTGTGGAGATGCAAGGTATGAAGAGTATGTATCAGAATGTGAGGAATGTGGAAGAAGCTTGTGTGACGAATGCATAGAAAATACAGAAGGTAAAGATTGGTTTGATATTATAAATGGGAATGGTGGTAGTGTACCTAAACATATGTGTCCATTTTGTAATGGTAGTAAAATTGACAATGATGAATTATTAGATTATATAGTTAAAAAGTATAAATTAAATTTAAATGAAGAAAAGAAATTATTTTTAAACAAGGAGGAAAATTAGTTATGGGATATTGTATAAGTCATGAAGAAGGAACTATAAAAATTAAAAAGGAAAATATGAAGATAATACTACAAACACTATCAGATTATTTTAAATCAAATACTTTACGTTGGGTAGATGGATTTGATATTAATGAAATTGACTTAGGGACAGATAAAGAAGACCATTCATGGGACGATGATTATGAAGAAGATGAATTAATGTCAATAGAAGATGTTTGGTCAGATTTAAGATATGAAATTAAAGAAGAAGATAATTTCTACATAATAACAGATTTCTTAGGTGAAAAATATGGTGATGATGACACATTCTTTAAAATAATAGCTCCATATTGTGAGGATGGATTTTTACAATTTAGTGGTGAAGACGGAGAACATTTTAGATTTATCATTAAAGATGGTGAGTTTGAAGAGAAAACTGCTAGTTTAGATTGGGAATAAAAAGACAATAAAAACTACAATTTAAAGCATTGGGAAAGGAGTTAATATAAATGGAAGATGCAATGACAGTAGCAGAATTAATAGAATATCTTAAAACATTAAATCAAGATTATACTATAGAACTTGGGGACTCTGAATACCCAAATGAAAAATTATCAAGAGATTCTATTACCGAAGGTTCAAATAAAAATTATATATTTTACTAAAAGGAGATTAATATAATGGAATCTAAAATACTAACAGAACTTACAGAATTAAAAGACACCATAACTAAGGTAAAAGATATTTTCAAAACAGACTTAGCTATAACAGGCCAAAAGATATTAGATAAAGTAGATATTAATACATATCAGCCAACAGATGAAGAAAAGAAAGTTAAACAAGCAATAGAAGATATATTTGGATTTATTGGTCATATAGTAGATGAATTTTATAACTATGATGAAGAAGATTTAGATAAGTTAATTATAAAATAAAGTAAAATATCAATTAACTTACGAACTTGTTCACAAGTGCAGTTAGTTAGACGAATAAAAATAAAATATAAAACAAATTAAAATTAAAGGAGAGAAATAAATGATAAATATAGGAGACAACAACACAATAGTAAATACTAAAATTAATGGAGGAATTGACATGGAAGTAGGATACACAATGGATTTCAATAATAAAGAAACATTAGAACACATGAAGACAGAAATTTTAAATCAAGGATTAGGAAATACTTTGATATTTGCAAAAACAAGTGAAACTGCTAAAATACCAACTAAAGATGAAGAAAACATGGGTTATGATATATATGCAGATTTTCATGAAGAATATATGTTAATTAATCCTCATGAAACTAAAATGATACCTACAGGAATTTGTAGTGCTTGTAGTGAAGATTATGCAATTGTATTAAAAGAGAGGGGTTCTACAGGAACAAAAGGTATTGCTCAAAGATGTGGTGTTATTGATTCAGGATATAGAGGAGAGTGGTTCGTTCCTATAACAAATACAACTAATAATCCTATAGCAATAATTAAAAAAGAGAATGAAGAATTAATTGATGACTTATCCTTAGATCATATTATATATCCATATGAAAAAGCTATATGTCAAGCTGTTGTTTTACCTGTCCCTAAAATGAATGTTAAAGAAATTTCATTAGAAGAATTAAAATCAATACCATCTAAAAGAGGAGAAGGTAATAGAGGTTCTAGTGGCAAATAAGAATGGGGCTATTACTAGCCTCCCAAACTATAAAAACTAGTTAAAATCATACATTTAACTACTTATAGATAAATTATAACTAAGTTATAGAAAGGAGTAGATTATGAATAAGTTTATTACTATGCTTAAATTAATGTATACAAGCATAAAAACTCACAAAAGAATAATGAAATTAATCAAAATACAATCTAAATTATTGGAAGAAATGAACACTCAGTTAAAATCATATGAAAAAGATAAAGATTTATATATTGGAACACATCTATTTGATTCTACAAATTTAATAACTCAATACATTGAAACACTAGAGAAAAACATAGAGATAATGGAAACAAAAATGAAAGATTTATTAAAAGATTAATAATAAAATAAAACAATAACAAAAGAGTAGAAAGTGGGTAAATTTCAATTAATAAAATATGGGGAGAGATTTAAAATGATAATAATATTATATATAATTCTAATTTACTCACTTTTAGGTTCATTTACTTTTTTAATAGGACAAAAACTACATACTAAAAATAGAAAAATTCTTATGACATACTACTGGATAGTATTTGTATTTTCACCTATAGTAGATTTAATTATAAAAATTGACAATATGTCTAGCAATTCAAATGAAAGTGAGCTAGATCATAATGAGTAAGATGATTAAAATTATAATAATAGGATTAACAATTATTTTAATTACACTTAGTTTATTCACATGTAAATCCTACAAGAACATACATAAAGCCAGTTCGAATACAAATAATCAAACAACATTAGAACAACAAACCTATAGAGTGATAGATAAGGAATCAGTAATAAAAGCACTAAGTAAAGAAAATAGTCTTAATGTATTAAAAGGTATAGTTAATACTAGATGTGCTTTTACCAATAAAAATATAACTGAAAATGATGTAACAATGAAATGGTTAAGAGATAAAATAGATACTTGGAATAGTAAAGATATAACTGTAGATTCACAATTCTCTTTTATGTTTAGCTATAATATGTCTAATCCTCAAGTTACTATCAAGAATGATACTATTTATATTGATTTATCTTATAATAAACTATCTCTAAATAAATGTGAATTATCAGATGTTCAGACTAATGAAAGAGTAGGATGGTTACAAAATAACTTTTCATCTTCAGAAATTAATTCAATTAATTCTAGAATTAGAGATTATGCTAGAAATACAATATTATCTAATGAAAGTTTTAGAAAAGAAGGCATAGAAAATTTAAAAGAAAATATTACAGATCAAATACATACTTATGTTTCAGATAAAGTAAATATAGGATTTTCAGTAAATAACTATGATGTAGTGTCACAGGACGATGTTTCTATAATTAAATAAATACATATATTAAAAGGTGGAAATTATTTTTCTACCTTTTTTAAATAATGTAAATAAAATATAAATAAGTTGTTGACAATAATATGCAATAGTAGTATTATTATATCAAGGGTAGGAACTAAATAGTAAATAGTCCAAGCCTTATATGAAATACATAAATTATATTATAAAATTAGGAGGGGTTGTATTATGCCAAATAACATTGTTGATTTATTTGATTCTATTCCAGATGTTACAGATATTTATAGCAAATGGTTTGATGAAAATGATATGAGTGAATATGAACAAGCTTTCAAGAACGCAAACATTGAATAAATAAAATATACAAAATTATAAAACTTAAAGGAGAGAGTTTAATGAAAGAAGTAATAGAAATTGTACAAAAATTAAGAAATGAGTCTTCAACAAATGGAAAAATAGCAATATTACAAAAGAATAAGGACAATGAATTATTAAAGAAAGTTTTGTTGTATACATATGATCCATTTAAAAAATATGGAATGAGTGAGAAATCAATTAATCCAATTAATAGTGCTAATTTTACTATTGATATATTTGAATTGTTAGATATATTATCAAGTTCAAACATTAATGATTCTTTAAGGGCTACTGCAAATTCATTTCTTGGAAGTATTCAAAATGAAAATGAAATGGAACTATATAAATGTATCTTACTGAAAGATTTAAGAATGGGTATTAATGCAAAAGGTATTAATAAAGTATGGAAAGATTTAATTCCACAGTTCAATGTGATGTTAGCTGATAAATACTTTGAGAAGCCACAAAAAGTAAAAGGTAAAGAATTTATTATTACTCAAAAGTTAGATGGATGCAGATTTGTTTTAATTAAAGATGAGAATGGGCAAGTTAAATATTTTACAAGACAAGGGCAAGAAATAGAAGGATTAGTAGAGTTCGAAGAAGATTCTAAAAAGATACCTAATAATACTGTAATAGACGGAGAATTACTTTTAAATATAGAGGGGCTACATTCGAAGGATTTATATAGAGAAACAATGAAAGAATCAAGAAAGAAAGGTGTTAAACACGGATTAGCATTACATGCATTTGATATTTTAACATTTGAAGAATTTAAACAAGGTATTTCAAAAACAAAATGTAAAGAGAGAAAAGAACAATTAAGCAATTTAATATCTGTACATGGATTTACAAATATAATTGAGGTACCAATTCGATACATAGGTAAAGATGAAAGTGTAATAATTAAGTTATTAGATGAAGCTATAGCTAATGATGAAGAAGGAGTAATGGTTAATCTTTCGAATGCTCCATATGAATGTAAAAGAACGTCAAATATACTAAAAGTAAAGAAGTTTCAAGATGCTGACCTTAAAGTACTATCAATCGAGGAAGGCGAAGGAAAAAATAAAGGAACACTGGGTCGAATAAATGTTGAATATAAAAATAATACTATTGGAGTTGGTTCTGGATTTTCAGATGAAATGAGAAATGAAGTCTATAATAATCCAAATAAATATATAGGGAAAATAGCAAAAATACAATATTTTGAAGAAACAACCAATAGTAAAGATAATAAACCTAGTTTAAGATTCCCTGTATTTCTCGAATGGAGATTTGATAAATGTGAGCCAAGTTATTATTAAAAGGAGATTTTAAATGAAAGATAGAATAGGAGAAATAAGAGAAAATACAAATGGTACTAAAATGAAAATTATAAAATATATAAGAAGTGATAATATGTATGTAGAATTCCAAGATAGTTTTAAATATGTGGTTAATTGCCAATATAAAGAATTTAAACTAGGGAAAATCAAGAATCCTTATGATAAAAAAGTGTTTGGTGTTGGTTATTTAGGTGTGGGAGATTATTTGCCATACAAAGATAAGGAAAAGACAAAAGCATATTGTTATTGGGTTAGAATGTTACAGCGTTGCTATAGTGAAGAATATCAAACACAAAAACCAACTTATAAAAACAAATATGTATGTGATGATTGGTTGTGTTTTCAAAACTTTGCCAAATGGTTTGAAAAAAATTATTATGAAATAAATGAATTAGGTAAAACTGAATTAGATAAAGATATACTTTATAAAGGCAATACAGTTTACAGTCCTGAAACATGTATATTTGTGCCAAAAAGAATCAATCAATTATTTTTAAAATCAAATGCGTCAAGAGGTAATTTGCCAATAGGTGTAAGTGAAAATTCAGATAGTAATTCATTTAGAAGTAGATTACATACATTAAAAGGGGAAGTATATTTGGGAAGTTTCAGTGATAAATTTGAAGCACATAAAAAATATAAAATAGCAAAAGAAAAATATATTAAAGAGGTTGCTAATGAATACAAAAATATAATTCCTAATGCGTTATATAACTCCATGTATAAATATGAAGTGGATATTAATGACTAAACATGGAAAGGAATTATTAGACATGATAAAACTGAAATAAGCATGTATTAAATTAAATATAAATAAATAATAAAGAGGTGGTGTTACATATGCTCAAGGTAGTAATTATAAGTTTAATAATTTGGACAATAATGATATTAGGAATAATTGCATTCTTTAAGGGTGCGAATAATCACAATAAGGAGGATTTAAAGTGAAAGATAATTATAAATTATATAAAATTTCATTTAGAGAATGGTGGAGTGATGAAGATAAAGACTATAGCTACCCAAATACAACAGTTCAAATAATACCTGCAATAAATAAAGATAAAGCATTAAATATACTTATAGATTCTAAGTTAAAATCAAAAGAATACTCAATATATAGTATTGAAGAAATAAAATTCAAAGACTATGAAATTATAGTAAATAGATTATAATAAAGTATATATAAAACTGAAATTTTATGTGGTTAGGAGGTGATTATATTTTATATGATTTATGCAATTATAATATTAACAATATTTTTTATATCCTATATTATTTGGTGTTTTATGCCCTCAAATAATATAGAAGAACCTAATAAATATCAGGTTGGAGATATAGTTGAATTTCTACTTTATTCTTCTAATAAAACAATGAAAGGAAGTGGAGAAATATTAAAAGTAAAAGATCCTTTTCATTATGGGAAGGCATATGTAGTTGAATCAACTGCAACATATGAAAGCTTTTTATTTCAAAGAGAATGGGAAGAAACAAAATGTTTTGATGTGAAAGAAGAAGACATTATAAGAAAAATAGATATTTAAAAATTAGAAGAGGAGTGAAGCAAATTGTTAAAAGCATTTTTATTTTCAGTTTGGAATGAAACAACTGACAAAGAAGTTTTAGTTATAGCAACTGACAAAGAAACTGCAACTACTAAGTTAAGCTATATAATTAGCGAGAATGAAGACTATGAATTAGATGAAGAGTTTAATTACGATAAAGTATTAATCTAATTAGTAATATAAAGTTGCAAATAGTAAATGAAATATAGATAATAGTGTTGACTTGTCCAAATATATGCTCTATAATAATATTATGGTAACTAAGAGATATTAAATAATAAAAAGATAAATTATAAGGGAGAGAATAAATTATGTTAAATGATATGGAAATTAAACAAAGCAAAGAAAAAAATACAGACGAACTATTATTAGAAATAGAAACCTTAAAAAAGGAAAAAGAAGAGTGGAAATCAAATAGTAGATTTTTATTAAATTTAGTCGAACAATTACAAGCTGACAATGAATTATTACATAATATAATTGAAAATCCAGAACAAAATGATAATGAATTATTAGGATATGATAAAACATTATTTGAAAGAAAATCATCTGAACAAGATGAAGATTATAATGAGGATGAATTAATAAATGCTTATACCTCAGCAGAAAGAGATTTTAAAATATCTTAGTAAAACAAAATATAATCAAGTTTAAGGAGAACGAGAATGGCAAATAATTATGAAAAACAATACATGACTATAGTAGAGAATATTTTAAATAATGGTTATTATGATAATAATAGAACCGGTGTTCCAACATATAAATTACCACACCAAATAATCCAAGTGAATTTACAAAAAGAATTCCCAATATTAAAAACAAAACAAGTAGCATTCAAAACAGCAACGAAAGAAATGTTGTGGATATGGCAATCACAATCAAATGATGTTACCTTATTGCAAAATCAAAATGTTCATATTTGGGATGAATGGGTTGATTCAAACAACACTATAGGTAAAGCTTATGGATATCAAATTGCAAAATATAAACAACTTGATAAGCTAATAGAAACTCTTAAAAATAACCCTCAAGATAGACGCATGATTGTATCTTTGTGGAATATAGAAGACTTACCTGATATGCAATTACAACCTTGTTGTTATCAAACTATTTGGGATGTAACAGATGGCAGACTTAATTGTATGCTTGTACAACGTTCTGGAGATATTCCATTAGGTGTGCCATTTAATACAACTCAATATGCAGTTTTAGTCCATATGATAGCTCAAATAACAGAACTGAAAGTGGGACAACTTACGCATGTAATAAATAATGCTCATATATATGAGAATCAAATAGATGGTATGAAGGAACAAGTTAAAAGATATAATATATTAAACACATATAATCATATTAAGGATGATTTATCATTACTTAAAAATAAAGAACTGATGAGTGTTTTTGTGTCAAATCCCAAACTTAAATTAAATACCAATATAACAAATTTCTATGATTTTACTATAGATGATATTAAATTAGAGGATTATGAGAATATGGGAAAAATTAGTATGAAAGTGAGTGTTTAATTATGTTATCAATAATAGTCGCATGTGACATTAATGGTGGTATTGGGAAAGACAATAATCTGTTATTTAAAATTAAAGAAGATCTAAAAAGATTTAAAGAACTTACCACAGAACACACCATAATAATGGGCAGAAAAACTTATGACAGTTTGCCTAATGGAGCATTGCCAAACAGACATAATATAGTAATAACTACATCAAATAGAATAAACACTATGAGTCCAAAAGAATCTTTAATATTTAAAAATAATATAAATGAATTAATAGAAGAATATAAGAACTCATCAGAGGAAGTATTTATTATTGGTGGAGGGTTAATATATGAACAATTCTTACCTTATTGTAATAAAATATATTTAACTACCGTCAAAGGTAACTATGATGCTGATACATTCTTTAAAATAAATTCTAATGAATGGAGAAAAGAGTGGGAAAGTGGGATACTTGAGTCTGATGGATATTCTTATAATTTTATAAATTTAACAAGAAAAGATTTAATATAATATGTATATAATTACCAATATATGACTATAATTTAAATGAAGAAAATCAATTACCTCATAATAATATATAGAAATAAAACAAAAAAAAATAGGGAAATAAATGATATTTCTACATTAAATCTTTCGATTCTTGTAAATCTATCATTTATTTCCCTATTTCATGAACTTTTTTCTTGATTTTTCTATCCGAAAATCGTATAATGATTATAAGATAAGTATTTAAATTACGTGTGGCGCGTATTGGCATACCTTATCTTATAATACCATTCACAGAAGATAGCTTTTAATCTCATAGGCTATCTTCTCCATTTTTAATTTATTTTTATTTTGAATAATTGTTAAATTTTTCTTGACTTGTAAATAATATTAATGTATTATTATAGTTAAGAGTTATATTTTTGTTGGATAATATAATTTCTTATTGGGAGGTAGTGTAATGCTATCTCTTTTTTATTTTAACATCACATCTATCTTTGTATTAATCTTCTCGACTGTTTTTCCAATATCATCTGTAGTATCTTCAAGAGTAGATATTCTATTATCTAATGATTCTAATAATTTGCTATTACTTTTTGCTAATAGCTCATTTGTAGCTGAAATCTGTTGATTTGTAATGTTAATACTTTTTAACTCTAACATAAATTGTTTATTCATATCTTTCGTTTCTTTTGTCATTTTGAAATATTCTTTATGTATATTATCTTCCAGTTTATCATCATTTTCTATACTTTTGTTTAATTTCTTTTTGACATATGGAGAAATTGTTGAATAACCTCCCCAACATAAACACAGTAACAATACAACTGCTAGACCATTTTGATTTATTAAAGTGCTTAGTCCTGCAAAATCCATCATAGATCATTCCTTTCTAAGTTAATTTTTGAATACAATCAAGTCCTTTCTTTAAATATTAATTTAGTTGGTTTTATTTTATTATCATTATTAAATTACCTATTAGTAAAATGCTTAATATACCTACTAATACTTTGATGGTGTATTTTTTCTTATTTAACTCTTCATTCATAACTAAAACTTCTTTCTCAAGTTCACTTATCTTATGATCTCTTGCTCTTATTTGCTGTAAAATTATTTCAGAAGTATTTTGTATCTTTAGTTTATTATTCATTATTACAACACCATCCTTTCAAGTTATTTTAAATTTTGTACATATTTATTTCTACAATACATATAATACTAACAGAATGAGAATTCATTCTAATGTAAAATCATTTTACATTTCACTTTAAGTAATAAAATTCTACAGGATAATCTCATGGTTGAATTCGATTTGTTTGGCTGATTAATTCGACTATGAGATTATTTTATATACGATTTACGTATAATATATTTAAGATTGTTTATAATATAAATGAGATAGGATTACTGCTAATATTTTCAGACATGTTACCCAATCCAAACATTCCGATTATTTGATTGTAACCTATCTCATTGTGTGGTTATTTATAAAAGTGGGAGAGTAGTATTTATTATTCTCCTGTCCTTTTTACTTAGTTATAATTTGTTTATGCAGGTGTTTGGTATACAATATATAGTATTGGTATATATTTTAATATACTATATGTAGTTTAAATTCCTTTTAAAAACATAGTTTTATGTGGTTAATCAAATAACTCATCAACACCCTCATCCTTACGTAAATCGTAGAATGATTGAGTGGTTGAAATATCGTTGTGCTGGGCAACAAATTTAGAGACTGTCTTTATATCTTTTCCTTTTTCAAGAAGATAAGTTATAGCACTGGCTTTAAATAAATGTGGGTTTATTCTACGTCCTAAGATGTCTGATAATACATTAGTACAAAAATCATCAGCCCATTCTTTAGATATCATATTTATTTCACCTCTATATTTTGATGTAAATATATACTCAGATTCATATCCTCTATGTTCTAACCATAAATTTATATATTTTACACATTCACTATTCATCATGTACCTAACTTGCTTACCATCAATTGACTTGCCTTTTTCTCTCACCATATTAGAATATACAAAAGTTTTTCCTTCAGGAATACCATCTTTAATACACTCAACTTTAAATTGTCTAATTCCTCCACGTCTAGCACCACTATTAAAAGCACAAGCGACCCATGCTAACCCCATATAATTTTCATCATCAAGTAATGCTTCTTTTAATTTATTGTATTCATCTTCAGATATAGGTATTTTTTCATATACATAATTTAAAGCTTCAACTTTATATACAGTTGTAAAGTTTCTAAATGTAGCATATTCTTTCATATCTTCATCTTCCACTATGTAATCCTCTATATATTTGCATAAAGATGAAATTGTTGACTTTTTAAATTTCAGACCACTTGATGACATTCCTCTATTAACTAGATATGACATAAACCTACTAAAGTCACGCTTTTTAATTTTGTATAGAGGTTTATCAGAACAAGAAGTATTTACCCAATATACAAACTGTCTTAAAGCTGACCAATATTGAGTTTTTGTATCTGGAGATAGTTGTGCTTTATTATCGAAATATTCTTGTATCATCTCTCTAGTTTCTGAGTTACATTGATTATACATTTCATCTGTTACTTCGGGAAGTTTTAAGGCTCTATCTCTAACCATATTTTTATTTATTACTGACATATTAAATCAAGTCCTTTCTGCATATATTTAATTTGTTTTCAAATAAAAAATCTAAATCATTTTCACTCAAATCACTAGGGAAGAGAATAAAATAATTTAGACCGTTTTGAATAAGCATATTTTCTTTTAATTTAAGTTTTTCTGCATACAATTGTTTAGACTTACTACTTATATCTATATTTTGTTTGTATTTTGTTTCATTTTTACCACTTAACATTCCAGCTAATTCAATATAAATAGCCTTGTTATCAATATGTATAACATAATCACAATTCATCATATCATTATAATAATTTATAAATTCTTTATATCTAACATCTCTAAAATAATCTTTATTATATAAGTATCCATATTCTCTAAGTTTATTACTAAAATTCAGTTCATATTGAGATACAGTTCTTTCTCCATCGTTAAAACTATAGACTAAACCATTTCCTTCTTTTTGTAATTCAAACCCATAATTATCTATAACACTTCTAACTGATGTGTTGTTCTCTAAACATCTTTTTTGAAAACTTTGATAATTTATGTTTAATCTATTTATAGAATTTATATCTTTGGAGGTGACAATATTTCTGTCATCTTTTTCTACTATATCACATACAAATTGTAATTCTCTCACCAATATATCAAAATCATCAACATGTTTAGATATCATATCTTCTTGATTTATTTCTAAACCTAGTTCCTCCTTCATTTGATTCATAGTGCCGAAATGTTTTCGTATTGATAATATTCCTATTTCATCAAAATTATCTGAGTCTCTAAAATCATTATACATTAATGGTCTATCTAATTTTGATTGCATTTTATAGATAATTTTAATAACTTCTTTTTTATTTAAATCACATTCCTTTTTAAAACCAAAACTACTATAAAAATCATAATAGCTTTTAATATTTGTATTTCTATTACTTATCCACCTTAAATCATGTCCTATCTTTTCTTGTAGTAACTTAACAGATATTACTTTGTTTTCTTTAATACAAATATCTTTAAAGTTATTAATGGTTTTATTATATTCATATTCTTCAATGCTCATATTTGTATTTGAAATATGTTTAAATAAATCTTCATAAGTCATTTTATTCTCTCTTAAAATTTGAACAGTTTTTTCTTTTGGTACTAACATATTAACTTTATTATTATAATCACTGTTTACAGGGAATCTGTCATATTTATTAAAGAATTCTCTATGAGAAATCAATATATCACCATAACTGTATTTACATCTCTTAATTTTATTTATACTATTTCTATTTTGTAAATCTGTTATACTTTCGTAACCTATATATTTACATCCAGAAGTAAGTATTTTTTGACTAAATCCATAATATTTTCTTTGCATATTAGTTAATTGTACGCCTTTTTGTTTACATATCTTTAAATACTTCTTGACTTTAGATATATCTTTTATCATATCTATTGTATTTGTTATTTTACAAGCCATTAAGCCACTAGTATAAATGGTTCTTTTTATATTATAAATATTACATGTTATTTCCAATAATTGTTCAGGTTTAGTATAACATCCTATAGTAAAATAACCAGTAATACTATCATATATAAATTTAACTTTATGCCCATATGCTGATTCCCAATCAATACATTCCTTATTTTTATAAATTTTTCTTGGTAGATTTTCTAAAAATACTTTTTTCATTTCTAAATTCCTTCTTTCTATAAACTATTTTTATAAACATAAAATTGAACATAATAAAAGAGCTGATAAATTACTTACCAACTCCATCTGTCCATTTTATTAATATCTTTTTTACTTGTTCTGTCTTTGGATAAATCCAAAATGTTTTATTAGACACTTCATTTTTACCTTTAATAAAATACCTAATATGATTGTTTTTAAATTGATTATATAAATTTACTGAATAGCAGACATAAGCATATTCATTTAAATCAAAGTTTTCGTTCATCTCAATTCACCCCATCATAATTTATTTCCTTTTAACACTCTTTTTCTTAGTAGTTAGCTTTTCAGACTTTGCTTTTTCTCTAGCTTCTTTCTTGGCTTTCTTTTCAAGTTTTTTCTGTTTAATTAATTCTGTGTACTCTTTCTTTTGAATTTTATCTTCTAAATTGAACCATCTACCATCATATGTAACAATCAATTCAAACCTAATATCTTGATTTAGATATTTAAACATTTTTATCTTTACCTTGGATTCATTTGTAATATTATATAAACTGCCTTTTACATCAACAACGACTAGTTGACCATCTCTGATAAAACTCATATCTGAGACATATTCCATTTTACGAATTGCTTTATTTTCGTAGTGGGAATCTTTAAAGGCTGGTACTAATAAAAATGGTTTTTGTCTTTCTAAATTAGCTATCTCTCCTTTTTCTTGTTGTTTTAATAATTCAAGCCAAAATTTATGTTCAGTAGTGCTATCGAACTCTCCCCATTGTGGATCATTAACCTTTTTACTTGAGTATTTTCCCATATCATCATTCCTTTCTGATTCTAAATTTTTATATAATAAAAAGAGCCTGTACAATTACAAACTCCATATATAGCCATGCATATATTCAATTTTATTATGTATTAATATTCATATATTTTGTATATTTATTCTTCAAAGATTCTATAATTTATAAACATATGTCTTTAACCTGTTTAAATCACTTGCATTACATAACTTTTATACTATTAACATATGTAAGACATATTTTCGCTTAAACATTATTTATTACAAATATGTTGTCCATATTATTAACATATGTTATAATTATGTATATAAGGAGTGAATATTATGGGTTTTACATATAAAGACAAATATTATAAAGATAAAGATTACCTTGAATACAATAGAGTAGATATTTATACATCAATTCGCGAAGATTATTATAAAGACTTCAAACAAATGTATACTGATCTTAAAGTTCCACGTACAAAATGTCTAGACATACTAGTAGAACTACTATATGATGACGAAATAATGAAACGTTTTTTAAAAAGATTGCGTGAATATTAAAAGTAGGAGAGAATCCTACTTATTTTTATGAATTTCAATTTCACGAACCCAGATATAGAGCCATTCATGTTCTTATAAAATCTTTCTTTTAACTTAACTTTGACTTTGTCTGACCAAAATCCTTTGTGTTAAAAATATCGATGAAACTTTTATTAAAGGCTAGTATTTTATAATCCAAACACCTTTTCAAATCCAAAATAAAATTTCAGCTATATTTACAAACAACTGATATTATGTTATAATTATTTTTATATCCGTTTAGATACGATATACACATAATACACCAAAGTAGGGAAGTAGAATTTAATTTCACTTCCTTATTTTTATATTTACAATTTATACGAACATATGTTAAGATTATATTGGCAATAGAAGATTTTTCAACCATCATTTTTTATTGTTATTTAAGGTAAAAATAGAGTAATTAGTTTTAATTTCTTATTACTAATTACTCTATTTCATTAGTCATTTATAAATATATATTGTTTTTAAACTGTTACAATGACTTGACTATATCCGTCTGTAGTTAAGATTGTGTCGCAATCTGCTTTATATGCTAAATATAATTTAGTTGATATAAAATATCCCCTATATTTAGCTTGTCCAGCTTCTAGTCCATTAGTATCATAAGCTTTCATAATTTGTAATGCTATAAATGTACTCATATGGTTTTCCACCTCCTTTCACCTCCATTTATTCTGTTGTATTTGTTTCTGTCGTTACAATATTAGGTAATATATCAAACATTAATAAATCAATAGTTTGACTATAAGTGTCTGTAAGCTGACTTAAATTATTAATTGTTTCGTTTAATTTATTATTCTTATCTTCTAAATCACTAATTCTATTATCTTTTTCTTGTCTTAATTGTTCCTCAATATCCTTATATTCAATTGGATTATAAAAATTTTTTGTATATGTATACCCTTCATCGGTTTTAACTATATCTGAAATAACAATCACCTCATAACTTTTATAAATATTACTAGGCATATTAATACTTGTACAATTTTCAATTTTCAACATTAATTATCACCTCACTAAGTAATTATATTGGCTTTGACTTTTGTTATATTTCTTGTTGGTGTTAATTGTATAAAGTCTTCATTTAAACTAACTTTAACATCACTATTGTTTAGTAATACATAATTATCTTTTCCTATGTAATTCCACTGTAAATCTTTTAAAACTGCTGTATCATTATAAGTTGGTTTTATTAATACAAAAGCAAATCTCAAATTCTGACCTATAAATTGATTAAAATCAGCACTTTGTAATATTGTATCGGTCATTCCCACACTAGCTATTTCATTTTTAAATGTATCCCATTGAGTTTTCTCAGTCGTTGACATACTTGTATATGATTTATTAACTATTGTATTAGTTAAAGATATCCATGATGTGCCATTCCAAGTTTTCCAAGTCAGCATATCATCATTACTTACAACGACTTTAATATTCCCATTACCACTTAATGTTTTATCAGTAAAATATTTTGTTATAGATGTAGCTAATTTAGTATTAATACTTTGATTTAATACTATTAATTCTGATATTGTAGTCGTGGCATTTACTGATATTTTTGTATAAGCATCATTAGTGGTATTAAAACTGATAAGTTTAAAGGGGCTTAATGATTTTAATGTGTTTGACGTTAATATAGTAGATGTTAAATCATTAATTGAGAATCCAGCAATAAATTTATCAGAAGTTGTTGTAGCTGATGTTTGAACTATTGCTCCAGATGCTATTGTATATAATTTATTATCAATACTTGAATTTATTAAATATTTTGATTCAACTGATTCAATATACCATTCACTATCTAATCTAGCATTCACGCCAACAAATTTATATCTGCCAGATGGTAAATTTGCTATAGTTTTCTCCCATTGCGTTTCTGTTATTGAATTTAATGTTTGAGCATATGTCGTTGTTACATCAATATATGCAGACCCATTCCATTGTAAAATTTGAAGAGGCGCTTTACTTCCAATCCATGATGTAGTCCCACATCTCCATATATTAACTTTGCTTGATATTATATTGATTTCTAAATAAGTACTACTTCCACTCCAATACATTACATGAGATGTATTCCACTCATTAACTGTTGTTCCATCGAATAAACCACAATTTGAAACTGTACCACCACTTCCTTGTGAACCAACAACTCCTATTACTGTATATTGTGCTTGACTTCCTAATCCTGCTACTGACGGTTTTGCACTTCCTGCCATCTTATTTTACCTCCTAGCTATTTGAAATAGATGATATATTTATATATTGATTTACATCTATCATCTGTGATTCTTTTACTACATATGTAGTATTATCAGTTATTGTTAGTGTATAATTAAAATTATCTTGAATCTTTAATCCATTAGATGTAGTTATTGTATTATCAGTTTTATTTATAGTTAGTATGTTTGTAAAGTCTGCAACTAATCCTGTTAAAGATGTGCCACCTATAAATTCATATATTTGAGTGATGCCTTTTATATCAGTTAGTGCAGGGTAAAAATCTTGGATTTGTGGAATATTAGTTGTCAGGTTCTGGAATTCTAATTGTCTAATAGAAGAGGTTTCTGGAGGTGTTATTGGTGGCTGAAACCATCCTACGACTCCACTATTATTCTTATAATATACAGTTCCATTACTTGCAGTTAATTCACTAGATAACTTATCTGACATTGAAACTGAGCCATCTTTGTTTGGATCATATACAGACATTAACATAGTATCTGAGTTAATTGTACTTGAACCTATTGGACTCCCATTATAGGTAGGTTTTCCATTTGCATCTTCTCCTAATTTATCTATATATGATTTATTTGGATGAGAATGACTTAAATTTACTGAATTATCAACTTGAGATATTGTACTTGCCATTCCTTGTAATGCCTTTGCTACATTTACAGATGTTGTCCCTGTTCCCGTATAATCACTTGTTTTCATATATGCATTTAAATCCGTTGTTTTAGCAATTCCAGTTAAATCCATATTAGCTTGTGGTAAAATATTTTTTACCTCAGTTGTAAGACTAACTTTATTAACTGTTAAATCTCTCTGTGTTGCACTTGATAAACCACAATAATAAGGCAATTGAGTACTATTATTTGTAGTATTATTACACATATAAGTTGTTCCATTATTGCTATGATTTTCATCTGAAGAAACATACATTAAATATGTTTTTCCGCTAGTTAATGTTGAAAAATTAAACGCTAATAAATTAGCATACGAACTAAATACTCCATTATACACTTGAACTCCACCATTTGCAAAGTTTGAAAACTTAGTCATAATATTTTCATTTAATCCACTGATATTATTTAGCTCTGATAATGTTACATTTAATCCATCTAGTGTTTTTGCAACTATTTTATTATTAGCTATCTGTATGGTTGTATTATCAATTAGATTACTTAAATAATCTGAACTAGTACTACTTGCTGTTAACTTTACTTTTTCATCAGTAGTCCCACTAATTGTTGCATTTTTAAAAATACTATTTGTAGCATCATATATGATGGATTGCCCATCTAATAAAGTACTAACTTGTACATCTGCAAGATTTGATATTTTAGTTTGATGAGGATTCCTGCTATCAACATGACTATTAAAAGTTGAATTATTAACAACATTATCAGCACTTGCTTTTGAATTTATATCTGTTTTTGCAGTCTCTAATGAACTATTTAAATAGTTTATTGCTGGTGTAATTTGCTTTATTGGAGTGGTTAAATTATTATCTGAAATATTTTGTTTATATTGTATATTTGATATTTGAGTTTCTTGCTCTGGTGTCAATCCTCCACCTGCATTAGTTCCACCATAATTGTTCCATGTAGTTCCATTATAAACATTGATAGAATTATCACTAGATAATAAATACATTTTATTTGTATTTATATTTTCTGTTGGCAATGTACTTACTACTTCAAATTGATTATCTGTGCCTGATGAACTTCCTATTTGTATATAATCTGTTCCATTACTTCTTAATAATTTATAAGATGTGTTGGAAGAAATATCTAACCAAAAATTATTTATAGTTAAATCAGTTGGTTTTGTAGTTGATACTATTATTTTATTTTGTTTATTAGCTAATAATGATACTATTTTATCTATTGAATAAGTATTCGAAGTAGATGTAGTTAAATTATCATTTATATTATTACTTCCATTTGCCGTAGAGCTTATAGTTCCATCTGCTGATATTGTTATATTTGTACCAGCTTTAACGCCACCTATAGTTGTACTTGTTGCTACAGGTAATTGTGCTGGAGGTAATGTACCATTTGTAATGCTTGAAGCATTAGTAGTGTCAATATTGGGAACATTTCCTAAACCAATATCAGATTTATTTAATGTTATATTTGAATTTAAAGTTTTACCATTAATAGTAGTAGTATTAAGCACTAAATCTGATATCTTTTTACCGCTATCTACTAAATTTCCATTCGTGTCAAGAGTAGCAATATCTCCACTAACTGAATTTAATACTTTATCAGCTTTTGATGTTATAGTTGGAATTTTATTGTCTACATAATTCTCTGTTGCAACTTTTTTTAAAACACTATCTGTTCCGATTTTTAAAGAGTCATTATCTGTTTCATCAAATATAATTAAATAATCATCAGCATCTCCTCTATCAATTTTAAGACCTGCTCTACCAGCAGTAACACCATAGCCAACTTCACCTTTATTAAGTTCGATTATATTATCTTCAACCGGTACTATTGTAGATTGAATTGTGGTTGCTCCACCATTAATTGTTACATCTCCACGAATAGTAAGACTATCAACGGCCATAGCACCCTTAACTTCTGTTGAAGTTCCTTGGATATTTATGTTTGGAGCATTTAGATTAACTTGATTTGTAGCACTTAAATTGGCATTAGCTCCTTGTCCAGTTGCTTGAACATTAACATTAGCATTCATACCAGAAGTAGATAATGTTACATTCCCCTCAGATATAAGATTCGTTGTTCCTATCCCAGTTGTTTTTACTGCTATACTTTGATCTTTATCACCTTTAATTACAATTGTGTCTTGATTTGTTCCCATTACAGGTGTATCTCCAAGATACAAAGTATTAACACTTAGTTTTGCTTCATTAACATATATTTCTTTGAACCTATTAGTTGGTGAACCAATACTTTGAGTGCCATTTGCTGAAGGCATGATATTGCCTTTTACAGTTACATTGTTGGCTAAAAAATCATTATTTACATCACCATTTTTTAATGCATAATTGCTAAAATCTCCTCCATTCCCTATAGGTTGACCATCAAACAATAATTTATTATTAACATCTAAACTAAGTTTTTCTAAAATATTATTCAGATTACTATGTGTATGTAGATTTGGAATTGTAAATGGTAAAGTCGTACCACTTGTTGTTATTAATTCAAAACCTGTAGGAGTTGGATTCAATCCAGATATACCACTACCTACTTCATCCGTATATCCATTCGCAAGAACCCAAGCCATAAGTCCATCCATTGATACCATATATTATCACTCCTTTCTTTAAGATAAATAAGTTCTCTTACCTAAGCATTTCCATGTACCTTCTAAATATCCAGTTTCGCTATTTTTAGTTCCTGTTTCTGAAAGAAAAACACATACAAACATTGTATTAGGGGTTAATATTGTAGCTTTACTGTTACTTGGAATTAAACTTATATAATCAACTGTGTTAAATCTTGTACCATTGTTAGGTAAATAATTATTTATTTCTGCTACTGTAATATCTGCATCTAACTCAACTGAAATTGATTTTACTTCAACTTTTTGGTTAAATCCATTATTTTCTAATGATACTTTTAATATATTTGCCATTATAAATCATTCCTTTCTGTTATATATTTTCTATGAGTATCTAGCTAACATACTCACTTAGTTAGTTCTAAAAACCTACTAATTAATAGGCTTTATTGAAGTAACTTTAACTTAAATCTATAATTTTAAGCAGATATTAATTTTCATTTAATTATATAAGACTAAAGAAATTAATCCTTAATCTTATACAACTTATTTATATTTTATTTGTAATCTGCTAAGTTTATCATAAATAACTTCTCATTCAGCTTGTTCTCACTTAACTTAAAATATTCTCCAAGTTGGCGAAAATGATTTAATAAAATATGTATATGTTTCTCAAGCTTCATATATTGTTTTACTGGTATTATTTGAATTAATTCCAATTTATCATCTATTCCATTAAATCTGTAACTAGCTTGTATTTCTTTGTAACGCTTTAGACAATGTTTGCTACATCCAACTTTTATATATAATTCATTATCAGAATTTTTACTAACATTATTTATAATATAGACACCTGAAACCTCTTTATTCATATTCATTTTAATCACTCCATAACTTGTTAAATTAAAATATTGTTGGTAAAGGTTGGGGTTTGGGGAGGGAACTCCAAAAGGAGGAAACTACGGCTTCCGACTTGTTCCCTATCCCCATATTATTGTGTTAACTCATAATGTTGTGTTATCCACTAACGCCTTATCAGTTGTTGTCATTCCGAAGCCATGACAGGCTTTTTGTCTTGTTCGTTCCTCACAATCCAAATTATAAACTTAATTATATTTTATTGGACGTTCAGAATGCATTAAATTACTTCTTAATATAATTATTTCTGAACGTCCAACTTTTTAGTTTTCTTAACTTTATCCTTAATATTTTTTGCATATACATTTACTACACTATTGTTTAATTGATTATAATTTATCAAATAATAATCTTGTGTTCTTATGTACTTTTTATCATCTTTCAATAATTCTCCAAAATCAGGAGTAGCTTTTTCTTGTCTCTTTTCTGCATTTGATATTATTCTATCCATAGCACCGAAGTTAACTATATTTTGTTGTTGTTCTTTTAATTCTTTACTCCAATCATCGTAACCACGTTTTTCTAATTCATTTGCTAATATATTAAAATCAAATATTATATCATAAGCTTGAAAATAGAAATTAATATCTTTTATTTCCTTTCTAATTGCTTTATAACATTTATTATAATATTCCTTTAATTTATTTCTTAAAAATACATCAGTTAATTTTTCAAATCCCATTTCAATAAGGACTTTACTTTCTGTAGCAAGTATTAATTTTCTTTCATCATCGGTTGCTTGAGTATAAATAACATCAGATTGAACAACTGGTTTAACTATTTCAATTTCTTCATCAAACTCATCTATTTTAGTTATATGTTCATATGTAACATCTGTAATAACATTCTTACAAATTAATAATGTACTATTTAATTGAATCAATTTTCTATTAGATAGATTCTTTAGAGCCTTTTCTAAATTACCTACTAGCATAGAATCAACACAATTATAATAATCATTAACCACTTCTTTTTTAATTTCTAGATATGATGCCAATTTATCTTGTCTTCTTTTGCAATAAGAATAATTAGTATTAGTCAAACCAACATTTCTAAGTAATACACCACGACCAACAACATATTTACCATCAGTACCTTTAGTAAGTAACTCGCCAATAATATTTAATTCAATACTTTCAACATATTTAGGTGTATTATTATCTTGCTTTCCTCTCATATCCATACACACTTCCTTATTATCATATATTTCTTTTATAATAAATTTGTTTCCTTGTTTTTCATAATTACATATTTCACTCAATATCCTTAATTGTTTTTTCTTTGTGTTTCCATCACTAACATTCCACTCTAATACATTACATAATTCTTTATAGTTTTTATAAGTTTTTAATTCTAAATTTTCTAAATTCATTATTTAGCACCTTCTATCCTGGTGCGATACTTCTTTATTAATTGTTCATATTCTTCTGGAAATTCTAATATTATATTATTCATTAATTTATTTACAATTTGTTCCACAATATAATTTCTTATTATTTCTTGTATTCCTAATATTCTAACAAATAATTCATAATCCTTATTTTCAATTAAAATTTGTTTTGCAAAAGAATCTTCTTGTAAATCATTAATATAATCCATACAATACTCTTGAATGGACTCCCTAACCTTTATATTGTTTTTTATATTTTCTCTATATTTATATAAATATTGATTAAAGTCTTCAGCATCATTTCCAGTTTCTTTTATATTATAATTTATATTTTCTTCTATCATATTTTTAATTTTATTAACATCATCTACATTATTATCCCATTTTGATAAATCATATTTAAATGAAAGTTCATTATATTCTTTATATTTAAATTCTTCCAAATATGACTTTACAAAACTAATTGCTTTAAATTCTTCCTCACATCTATCTAATGCCGATTTGTTTTTTATTTTTATTGTTTTATAATTTTTAAGTTGTTCTTCTGCCTTTTGAAAGGAACAATTAAACCATTCTCCTTCTAATCTATATTTTTTGAACTTTTTATGCATATCCTTTTCTATTTCCATATAATTTGAACATGGATTACTTATGCAATAATCATTTATTGATTTTCCTGATGCATTTTCAATTTGTCTAACTCTTGTAATTGGATGTACTGTTATACCAATTTTTACTGTATTATCATTAGCTAATAATACATAAACATATCCTCCATCTGAGTTTTTAACATTTTTAAATTGTTTTAATTCTTCTTTGTTCATTTTTATATTACTCCTTACACTAATATATTTCCTTACTTTATTTAACAACAGAAGAAAGGGTAAGGATTTCCTTTCTTATCAATAGGCTCATGACTTCCTATCTATCTGTTATTTTATTTTTTATAAATCCACCCAAAGGGATGAACTTAATTAAAAATAAACATAATAAAAAGACCATAACCGAATTCCTAGAACCCAGTCATAGTCTCATTCTTAAAATTAAAAATCCCAATAAATTTCAGATTTTAAGTTCTATTCTTAATTATATTTTATTCCTATTGTGTTACTGTTGTTTGATTATCTGTTGGTTGAATTTGAGTTGTATCAACTGTAGCATTTGTATTATCTACAGCTTGAGTTACTGGAGCTGTTACTATTGGTTGTACAACTTGTGTTATTGAATCTAATTTAGCTTTTAAATTTTGATTGTCAGTAGATAATGAACTTACTTGATTAGCTAAATCTTGCCATGATTGTTCTGATAGTCTTTTAGCTTCTTGTAACTCTGATAATTGTTGAGATAAACTATCTTTTTCTGTTTGAGATTGTTGTAACTGACTTGTTAATTCAGCATTTTGTGCTTTTAAAGTTTCAGTATCTTTTACTTCTTGAGGTATTTCTGGAATTATAGTTTTAGTTACACTTGAAGTTTCATCAACTTTCAAATCTGCTAATAATTTTTCCATTCGATTAGATATATAACCATTAACATCACCTAAAGATTCATTTAATACATTGAGACTATCATTTCCTAATTGTTTTAATGTATTATTTTTAACTGTATCAGCCAAAGAATTTAATTCATCTTTAGTAACTTTTCCATCAGCAACATCTTTTAATATAATTGGTTTTAAAGTTGAATCTGCTGATGTGATATTAGTTATTAATATTTTATCTAGATTGTCTAATGTTTTCTGAACTATTGCTCTTGCATCTGAATCCTGAATAGAATTAGCTTTTAGTTTTAAATAAGCAAATCCTTTTTTTGCATATACTAGTCCAAATGCTAATAATGCACTGAATAGACCTCCTATAATAATTTCTAACATTTGTGAAGTTTGTTGTTGTAAAATTTCCATAAAATTTTCCTCCTTAAAATTGCCTTTACGTTTTGGCATAACTTTATATTATTTATATTTTATTTTTATAATTTATTTGGATGTCCATCTTTATCAAAATGATATCTATAGATGTCTATATTAGTTATTAATTCACCAGTAGAATATGTAAGATAACTATTTCCTTTAGTATCTTTAAACCAACCAACTGCCATAGTTCCATCTTCATAAAAATAATACCAATTATTTTTTATCTTTTGCCAACCAACTAACATTTGACCATTATCAGCAAGATAGAACCATTTAGAATTTTTTAATAACCATCCTGATTTCATTGAACCGTCTTGAGAATCCCCAAGATAATACCAATATCCGTTACCATCCTGTTTCCAATCATAAAGCATCCAACCTTGTGAATCGAACATATACCATTTACCGTTAATATATTCCCATCCATTAGTTGTATAACTTCCATCGTCATGTTTATACCACCATTGTCCTTTATCATTTGTTATCCATTGACCAGACTTTGAAGTATTATTTAATAGAACTCCTTCAGTAAAAGAATTAACATCACAATTACAATTAACTCCACTAATAACACCTGTTTCAGTATATTGATGACCTATTCTATTTGTAAAGAAATTATCTTTTAATGACCAAGGATTATTATTATAATTAGCTTCCCAGAAAGGCATACCTTTAATTGTCTCACTAATATCTGAGATATAATCAATAAAACCTGTATAACTGTATATACCTAATTGTAATGGACTTAATTGTTTAAATGCATTTATAAATCTTACAACATAATCAGATAATCCATCAAAATTCGTTTCAATATCCATCATAGGTACTAGATCCCAACTATAGTCTTTAATTTTAATATAAAAATTCTGTGCTTGTTCTTCGGGACTGCTAGTACCAACCAAAAAATGATATGAACCTAGCTTTAAACCTTGTGCTTTAGCTCCATTATAAAAGCCATCCATATAACTATCTTTAAATGATTTGCCTTCTGTGGCCTTCAAGTACACATATTGAACACCATCATTAGCAATTTTACTAAAATCTACTTGTCCATCATTATTTGATATATCAATCCCTTTAATATATCCCATATTATCGTCTCCTTTTTTATTTATTTAACCAATACTTGAACTATATTATTAGATACTCTTTTCATAACCCTATATCCACTCTCCGATTTTGTTGCAATTCCATTATCACCAGATTTACAATAACCATTAACCTCACAAGTGCCATCATCATAAACAATTAATTTTCCCATCATTCCTACACAACTCCATTCTTTTCGTTGGCTTCTAGGAATATATTCTTTTGATGAATCATATTCTGGATTTAGCTTTATTCTATGCTCTATTCCTGCTGGCTTAATAACTATTTTTTCTTCAGGTTTTATTATTACTTTTTCACCATCAATTATTTCTGAAATTTCTGGGATGACTTTAGTTACTGCTTCAACTTCAACGTCTTCATATTGTAATCGTCCAAACTCATCTCTTACATACATATCTACCCAACTATCATCTTGCGCATCTCCAATAACAGAAGGATTTCCTGAAACTATTCCCAATATATAATCATCAGTTGAATTTGCTATTCTGATTCTATCTCCAATTAATGTTACAAACTTACCAACTCTATCTTCACTTAATTCGTTATCATCTAACCATTCAAACCATTCAGCATAATCCGCGCCTGTTGAAGAATATGCTTGCAAACAGTATAATTTACCAGCAAATGTAGCTCTAAAAGCATTAGCTCTTGACGTATCAGATGTTCCACAGCCAATAGTTAGGGCATCGGCAGATGAACTAAAAGATGTCCCATTGTTATATTGAACTGGAGTTTTACAATACTGTCCCATTACAGTCGATCCTAGATTATTGGTTATGTTATAGTAACCATATGCTGATGAATAAGATGAGTTTATCAAATTGTATGCCCCTTCTGCATTTGAATATGCTCCTGTCACCTGATTACTTGTACCCTCAATGTGAATAGACTCTCCATTAGCAATATTATTATTTCCTTCAAGATGAGAATTTGAACCAGATTGTATCAAATTTCCATACCCTTCTATATGTGAAAATTGTGTTAGTGCTTTATTATTAAAACCTTTTACATGCACATAATCAGCAGTAACTGTATTATTGTATCCTCCAATTTCAGTGTATAATGCTTTACCATAATTTTGATACCCTGAAATTTTTGAATATTTACCAATAAGTAAATTTTGTCCACCATCTATCGTATTTATCATTGCATCATTATTGTTTGTTATTCCAATTATATATTTTAAATATACTAAGGAACTATCTAAGGTTATTTTTTTAGTAGTAGTATCAATTGCTGTTATAGATGCCTTGTTATGACCATTTCCTGCTAAAGAAAAAGTCCAAACCTGTTGTCCAACTGTAAAACCACTAACAGTATTGACAATAAAAATACTTGTTGCTGTAGCAGATGGAGTGTCAACTACTGCTATTGGAGAACTAATATCAGGGGTAATTAAATTATAAGTTCCTGATATATGAGAATTCGGTGCGTTTATTACATTATTTTTCCCTTCCACATGTGATACATCACCATTAATTATATTATGTGTACCTTCTGCATGAGAATATTGTCCACTTATCGTATTATTTACATAGTCATTAAAAATTTCTGAACCAATTCCACCAGTGCTTTGTCCAACTCCACTTGCACCTGAACTAGATCCGCCTCCTATTTCATCCCATTTACTAGAATCAAAATTCGTATCTGAATTTGCTACTTTACATCTAAAAAGATTTAAGTTATTGATCACAAAATCTTTTAGGTTATAATTTTGTCCACTTATCCAGTCATCAATACTTATACCTCCACCAGAAGAACCAATTTGTTTAAAACTTGTAGTAGATGAATCATATTCCCAAAACAATAATGGAGTAATTCCTGTTTGTATCCATAATAATTTATCAACTAAATCAGTCGGTTGAGTATTTTGTAAATATATTTTATTTTGTTTATTAGCTAATAATGATACTATTTTATCTATTGAATATGTGTCATTTATTGAAGTTGATAAAATATCATTAACTTTAGCTTTATTATTAAAAGTATTCCAATCAGTAGATGTTAAATAACCATCACTAGAATTTGAAGCACTTCCAAGCTTTGTCTTTATTGTATTTTGTGTTTCGTCTCCTGTGTTTGTTCCTGTAATAGAATCAACTTTTATTTTATCTTGTTTTGACATTTTGCCATCAACGCTAGATGAAGCTAAAGGAATAGAATTTGCACTAATAGGAATCCAAGTCCCGTCACTATATTTATAAGTAATATTATCATCGTCTACACTTACTGTCCAACCTTCTTGAGCGTTTGTATAGATAGTATTTAAATCATCAAATGTCGCCACATGCTCCTTGTAATCTAGACTGGTTACTACTGCACTTATTTTATTGTCAACTTCATTTTTTGTATATTTATCAGAATATAAATCTTTGTCAGCTTGAGTAACATGTATTATTGTGTTAGCCATATGATTATCGACATTTGTATGATCATAATTAAATAAGTTAGCTAGTTTATTCTTTTCAATAGTTGTATAATCCTCAGTTGATAATTGTTTACCTACAATTTTATCTACTTTTTCATCTAAAGCATTTTGTGTTGATGTTGAAATTGGTTTAGATAAATCACTTGTATTATCCACATTACCTAATCCAACATCAGTTTTAGTTGTACCATGCGGATTGGTTCCACTAGGATGAACATAAACTTGTGTTTCAACACCATCTACAACTATATTCCCATTAATTTCACTAGATATCACTTCTTTTACTGCTGATGTTGGTAAAGTGTTAACCATGTCTTGAATCATCTGCATATTTATATCTATTTTATTTACATCATTTTCAGTAAAAAGTTCACCATTTTTTTTATTTATCTTATTTAAGGATAATGTCATTATTTAACCTCCTTTATTGTTAAATTTTAATTTGTTGTAACCGTATAAACTAATCCGTTGCTTTTTAGTACTTCTAAATCTTTAGCATTGTTTACTTCGGTAAAAGCCATAGTATAATCATAAATACCAAATGCTACTTCTTCATCAAAAGCTGGATTTTTCTTTGGCTCTTGAATTGTTCCTAAAATATACATTGAGTGATTTCTAATTAAAATTGGATGTCCACTAGAAATAAATGTCTCGAAAGATTCTCGATATGCTTTTTCTGCTTTCATATCAATTCTCCCTTGATTATCCTCAGTTGTAGGACTAACTAATTTTACTGCAATACTTCCACTCAAATATTGACTTTCACCACAGAGAATTGCTGGATACTTGCTTGAAAGAGTTTTTTGTATAGTTTTATCCATATTTATTGTTATATCACTTGCTTTTTCATCAAATCGTAAAGGATAATTCTGTAATATATTGCTTTCATCTCTTCCAGTTAAAAACAAGCTTTTATAATCTGTTGTTACTATACTTGATACCCCTTGTCCTTCAATAAACTGAACAAGAGGTACTAAGCAATATTCAATATCTACAGCATTTTCTATCAAGTAATCTATAATATCATAATTTTCAATATTTTTATCAAATGGAACATCCACCATCACTTCCCAGTTTAATTCACCAACTTTTCTACGTTTAAATCTAATGTATTGAATTGGCAGTCCACTTCCTATATTGCCAGCTTCTAAATTATTTTGGAATTTAGCATCAAAGGCTGTGTCCAAAGTCCATACATCTTTTTCTATAGAATTTTCTATATCTAAAGTTTCATCTATTTTTATTTCATCATATATACCATTTGAAACTCTTATAGCATCTACTTTTGGTACAGTATAACAATTCCATAGAAAAGGAGAACCGTCATTAAATCCTTCCATATTCAGAAACATAAACTATTTCACCTCCTAATATAATGTATAATTCATTGTTTTTAATTATATAAATATAGATTTCCCGAAGAACATATAATAAAATTTTTACTAAAAGCTAAATATGTTTCACCTAGACTTGTTTTCATTGTCGAACTTCTTAATGTAAACATATCTTTATCTATATATGTTTCAATATTGTTATTATATACGATTTTGGCTAATTTCCCGATTTCAACCGCATCACCATAATCATTATAAATTGGTGACCTGAAACTATAATATCCATTTCCATAATCATTATATACTGTATATGCCATATATATAACATTATCATGTGTATTTGTTCCTGTTGTATCTTCTTTAGACCATGCTAATTCAACTAGTCTCTTTGAGTTTGTACATGTGTAATATTTTGTATGTAATTGATTTTGTTGGGTATGCCTACTATTAATCCATTGATCTGTTTTTAGTGTAATAGTGTCGCCTGTATCTATATCCCGCGCAGTATATATAATTTTATATACATCACTATCACTATCACTTACATCATTTCCAACTATAACTCTGTTTTTGAATACAGTTGAAACAGATCCCCATCCACTTCCAGTACCAACTGATGCTATCGATCTAGATGTATTCGTATCAATATCATATGATATTATTGATTCAGAATTATACTGATATCCCGATCCACTATATATAAAATATATTTTTATATAAATCCTATTATTCAAATTATCATATGGATCTATTATAACGTCATATTTAAAATTCTTTAAATTACTATTAATATCAGCTAAATTACGAATTAGATTAAAATTTTTATCTAAAATAAGAGTGCCAATTATATAATAATCTTTAGTTACCCCTTTCAATACACCAGAATCAATAAAACTTCCACTATAGGGGTTAAGTACAGATACGTTTGAAACTGTAGTGATTTTTCTGGGTTTATAATCAAAGTACTTTATAGAATAATTTTTATCAACATAATAAAAATTATTATCTTCTATTTTTATAACATCCAATATTGTTTCCCCAATATTTAAAGATGGTATCCCAACCAACACTCCACCTTTGTTTATATCTAATACAAGCAACTCACCAACAATGTTTCCTATCCTTTTACCTTCAGCTACGTTTTGTGGTATCAAATCTGGATACCCTTTTATTATTTGATTACCTGAAAGTATTTTCCCTGAAGCAATAATCTGATCGCTCGTTCCAACAATATAAGTTGCAGAAGGTTGTTCTGGAGCTGTCCCTACAATATCTCCATTGTCTGTTGAAGCTATTTTCCCAGAGCGAAGATCTGATGGCATGGCATTTCCACTTCCACCCTCACCCTGCAAGATAAAATTTGTTCCATTGTACCTCATTGTATATATTGATCCAGCAATTAAATTAGTAACATTATTGCCATTAGCCTTTTTAATAGCTTTTGCGCCTAGATTATTAACATTTATTGTGCTCGCTCCTGTACTAGATACATTTATTTTTACACATATAGGCATTCCATCAAAATAAAAACTTGGAGCTGGATTCAATGTTATCGAATAATTATTAGTTAAACCAGTTGTTACAGCATAAGGAATACTATTGGTCGCCAATTGACTTAATGCTCCTTCAACATTTTTATTCACAAATTTATTTCCATTATCTATCAAGGATACATTCATGCCTTTTATACTTTGTTCTGTCCATATATTTGTATTATTATTATATCTTTTAAAAGTATTATTACCAGAACTTGTATCCCACCAAACAACATATTGGTCTGTTGGTTCTTTTGCGTCTACTACTACTTTGTCTGCACATGCCCATTTTGTATTATCTGTAGGCGTAATTCCAATAATTCCATTCACTAAAGCATAATATAATCTGTGTTCATATATGCAAGCATCACCTGTATTGTAAAGAACTGTATTATCATAATTTGCAGAACCATCAGTACCTTTTTTTATAGATATATTTAAGCTAGGATCACCTTTATCTCCTTTAATTGTTAACTTTAACCAATAATCATCTTCAGTAGCTTCTATATTTGGGGGATTATTTAAGTTATTCCCTATCTTACTTAAAAATGAATATCCACTATAGGTAACTACATTTCCAATTTTATATGATATTTCACTGCTCCATATGCCAACTTTTTTATAACTTTGCATTAGTTCTATTAATTCTGATTTTTGTTGATCTATAAAAATTACTATACCATCTCTCATAAACATTTGCATTGTTCTAACACATGCGCATAACTTGTTAAATGCATCACTTGTAATCATATATTCTTCTAAATTAGTCAATAGTTGTGTCATTTCCAATTTTTCTGTATCAGTAATAAAAGTTTTATCCTTAAGGGTATAATATCTTTTTATCATATCTTTATGATCTTTATCTATATCTTTATATAAAATGAAATCATCAGGTGTTAGATTTTCGTCAGTTGTAAAACTTGAATATCTTAATGCATCTGTGTCTGTCATATTTGTTGCCATTCTCATTTCCTCCTCTATATTTATATATAAAAATAGACTAAGATTTTTTCGCCTAGCCTATTTTTATATTAGAATTTAACCATTGTTTTATGTTACTTAAATTCCAATCTGTATTCCCATGTATATAATTTGATTCAGATATATCAAATTCTTTTAAAGTATTAATTACATCTGACAATAAAGAAACTGTACCATTTTCTTTAGCTAATACAGTAAACTTTATCAATTGATTATTATATTTTATTGAGTACGATTTTATCTTATCTCCAATATTTAACTCACCTATATTTCGAATTGTAAATAGATTCAAAACATTTATAGATATAAAGTAGCAATTATCAATAGAATCTTTAAAATTTGTTACTTTTACAGTATTAGGGATTTTTATAACGAATCTAACACCCAATTTTTCATTTGGAAACGCACTTCCAATAGTTCCATCTATATTAAATATTTTTAATTTTGAATTATCAACATTGTCTATAGTTCTTGTAAAATATGGTTTATCTGCTTTTAACTCTATGTAACTTGAAGAGTTTAACAACATAGTTCCTATTGTTGCTTTGCCTAATGCCGATGTTGTATTTGCATTTAACATTTCATCAATTGTAGGAATATATACTTTCATGTTTTCTTCATTAATTTTGTTATCAACAAATAAATTTTTTAAATCATCTTGAAAATTAGTTAAAAATCCACCTTCAGTATAATATGGTGGTTGATTATCCTCTATATGACTAGGTATAAACCATGTTGTTCTACCAGCAGTTATTCTTTTTGCATCGAAATTCATTAACCCTAAATTAATATCATTTTGAATATAAAAGTATAATTCATCTGTAGACAATATATCACCTTGAATTGTAGAATGTAATTCGTATAGCTTTATACCTGCTACATATTTTGATAAGTAAAATGTATTTGACCATCTAGTTAACTCAACATATGTTTCATCATCAAAAGTAAATTTAATCAACATTACTCCATTATCTTCTAAATCTCTTGCCCATATTTTACAAGTCCAATTTCCTGTTAATCTAAATGCAGATTCTGCATCCCAAATAGCAACCGAATTGTGCATGTCTGCCCATTCTCCATCTATATATGTTATTTTATCTCCACTTTCTAATCTACCAAGTATTTGTCTAACATATGTTGTTATTTTTACAGAACCAGTCCTATAATCATTACTTGTCTTCATTACTGCTGGTAATTTTGATTGTAGATAAATACAATAGAATTCTTGGAAAATTGAATATTCCATATTACTACTAGTTTCTACTTTTAACTCTACAACATATGTTGTTTTGTTTTCTAAATTAGTAAATTGATATTGTAAGAGATTATCAAATAAGACACCACTACTATCAATCAAAGCACCATCTTTATATAAATTATATGTATATTTATATAGGCTATCATTTTCTTCTTGATGATAAGTAGCAATAATTAATGGATTAGGACTTTCAACTTTACCATTTATAATAGAAGTTATTATTAACTCTGGTGGTGTTAAAGTTTTTACTAATACTGAATCTGACCAAGCACTATATTGACCTAATGAATTATATGTACGTATTTTAATTTGATATACATTACCATTAGTTAAAACATTTTTGGGCACTGTAATAGAAGATTCGAAACTTTCTGTTTTTTTACTATAAACTAAAGATTGAGAACTATTTAATATTATATTTATTTCATTTGAGTAGAATAGTTCTCCTCCTGTTACAGTAAAATTAACTATGTTATCTATTGTTGCATCTATTGGCCTTAATGATGAAGAGTTAATTGGTAATATTATGACAGGTCTTGTCAAGTTCGCGGATGTTCCACTATCTACTGCAATTTTATTAAATATTAATTGTCTGGTTACATTATTATCATAGCTATCAGTGACAGATATATTTATAACATGTCTACCTACTGATAGATTACTCCATTGATTAGCTAGTGTTAATGTAAATTCAGTTTTACTAGTTTGATTATTAAGTTCTTTAATAGTAATACCATCTAATTGTTCTACCACATTAAATAAATCATTCTCAGGATCAGTTACTGTATATGGAAGTGTAAAATTTTGCGAAAAACTTCCTAGTGTTGAATTTGAAATGCTGATTGTAGGTGGTGAATTATATTTTTCTAAAAGCAAACGCAAACCCACATTTGCGTTTTTATTGCTTTTATCAATTGTATTTGTTCCATTAATTGTTGAACTACCACGTATAACCACATTATTTCCAGATAAAGTTTGAGTTAAACTAGATATTTTCCACCAATGCCATAACGTATTACTGTCACTAGACACTATTGTATTATCTGTATATGCTCCTGTTGTTTTGTCCTGTGTAGTAGGCGATAATAAATTTGTAAAATTAGCTGAATTACAAATATATTTATCCCATTCGTCTGTGCTTAATAGTCTCACCTTATACTTTATAGAATTTAATGTCACTATTGTATTTCCAGAAATAAAAGCACGGATGTTAAGTGTATCATAATTTATATTTGTTAATATATTTCTAGTTGATAATAAAAATTCTTTTACTCCATCTGAAAAAGATACCCATTCTATATTGTATGCAGAATTAGTAACTTCATTTTTTAATTCTAATGTTGCATTATCTATATATTGAACTGGAGTTTCCGTATCAAAAAGTACAGCGGAGTTATTCATAAATAGACTTCCAAGTTTAATTTTTGTAATTGACATTCTTCCACTCCTTTCTTTATATTTTAATATATTTTATTCTTTTAAAAGTCATATTTTATAGTCTTTTTATCCTAAGTTGTTGGATATAATTTATGACAAGTTACTGTTGATAAGTCACTTGGTTTCAATCCAAAAGTAACTGAATCTATTAAATATCTACCCTTTTCAATAATTAAATTATCATCACTATACTCTACAATAATTACTCTATTTGGAACTAGTCTAAAATCTGGTAAGATTGATAATTCTAATACTTCAGCCAAATTACTATACTTTAATAAATTATATTGTGCTTCAGATAAACAAGTCTCATTAGATTGATTTTTGTCATTTTTTATAACCTTTCTTTTAATACCTATATTAACAGTGCTAATAGGACAAGTTGCTCTATCTTCTGTAGCTGTTGCTTTGTATTGATATGGAATATCCACACTGTTTGCCGTTTCTTGAACAGCTCCTAAAACTGTAACAACATTTCTAATATTAGTTGAATTATCTTTCCTATCATAACTTATTATATTTGGACTATTAAAAAACTCTTGTATAGGACTGTCTGTTTCATATTGTTTAATTTTTTGGTAAATTAAAACTCCATTTTGATCAAAGAAAAGTTCATATCCTTTATATAAGTCCATAAGTAATTTTAATAAATCAGTTATTTTACTTCCTGATTCACATGTAATATCATAGGGTATTTGAAAAGTATTTGTTTCAAATTTAACTTTACTAGCATCCAAATTCATTAAATCAGCATTTAAAGCAATTGATAAAAGACTTTGAGATAAATTCAAACTAGAAGTTGAGCTTGATGGTAATGTAACTGTGTGATCTAAGTCTCCTGAAAAATCTCCATTATAATTACTAAATAAATCATTTAAACTTATTGATATTTTACTGTTACCATCTATACCTTTAGTTATTTGAGGAGAATTTAAAATCGCTATTCCTAAATTATATTCAGCAGAGATACCACTAATATTATCTGTTATTTTCATAATTATTCTTACTAAATGTCTTAAATCTAATTTGTAATAAGCAATAGATAGATCATTAGTTAGAATCATATCCAAGCTTCCTGATAATCTTGAAAAATTACTATTATCATTTGAATTATTTGTTAGTGTTATTGATCCTCCTATGATTTTTCCTTGAATGGTATCAACAACATTATAATTTGTATTAAGTAATTCTATTCTACAACCTAAAGTTCTATTTCGACTTCTAGCACAAATTTGTTGATTATTTGTTTCCAATTCTCAAATTCACCTCCAAATATTAAAGTTTATATATATTAATTCACCAACAACTCCATGTTTTTTTATCAATTATCCATGGTCTATTAAGATCTCCATTAAATAACATAACAATAACAATGTCTTTTTCATTTAATAATAGACCAGTTCTTGCCCCCATTTTATATTCTTCATCATCTATAACTACTATATATAAGTTATTCCCTAAGTTTTCTTTTACATATCCTAATTTATTCATATTTAATATTGCTTTATTTTTTACTTCTTTTTCCGAATGAGTTTGCATTGCTTTGATAAGCATATCTGCTTCCTTATTTAAATCTAAATCCATATATGAATCACCTCAATATAAAATAGCTAGGATATATTCATCCTAGCTTAATTTTGTTTTATTTTCTACAAGTGTTAATAACTGATTAAGAAGGCTTTGTGCATCTTTTGTATTAACATCAAGTTGATTAATTGTAACTTGTGTAGTTTTTGACGTAGTAGTATTCTTATTGTTAACAACAGAATTATTACTTGTGTTAATAGAATTTCCAGATGGCAATGAATAATTACCAAGTTGTGTTAGTATATTATCAGTAATTCCATTTTTAATTTGTTTATAATACTGTTCAAAAACGTCAGCATTATACAATGACAGTTTGCTATTCTGATAATCAATTACAGATTTTTGATAGGTTGAATTATCTGATTGTACTTGTGCAGTATCAATACTAGAAGGAATTTTATCATCTGGATGCATTTTATTCCATGCTTTTGCATATGATTCATAAGCTTCGGATATTACATTTAATCCTGCAACAATTTCATTAACAGCTCCTGCAACATTTGTAGTTATATTATTAAATCTATAATCATATACAACTTGTAATAACTCTAAGAATTTATTAGATAATGTTAAATAAGATTCAGAAAATTTTTGTAAACTTTCAAGTTCCTCTTGCTGTGCTCTTTTTTGTCTTGATAATTGTTTATTATAATGAGAATCTAATTCCATCTCTAACTTCTCATTTGCATCTTGAAGATTTTTAATTTGTTTTTGTAATCCATCAAAATCTATATTTACTACCTTATTCGCCTGAACTTGTCTGGTTTTTATGTCAGATTCAGTTATCTCGTTATTATCTTTAATAGATAATATATTATCATAAGTTTCACTTAAATCTTGTGCAGAATCATCAATTGATTTAATATAACTATCAATTCCTTGTAAGTCTAATTTAGTTGATTTATCAATTTGGTCTCTTTTATTTGTTAAATAAGTAGTAATATCACCACTATTTAATGCCTCTTGAACTGCCTTTGTTCCAAAATTTAATTTTATAGTAGTTAATTGTTCGAACGAGGATTCAGTTTCTGATAATTTTGATTGAATAGTTTTAGCTATTTCATCCCAATTTTGACCATATTGTTGCTCCAATTCTTGCAATCTATTAAAAGATAACTTATCCATATCTGAGTAATATTGATCAAGTCGTTGTTTTTCTAAGTCTTGTTGTTCCTTAAGACTATCAGCATATTTCTTTAAATAATCTTCTTTTTTCTTATATAAATCCTCTTCTGACTTTTTTTGATCTTCAATGGCTTGTTTTTCTGCTTCGTACTCTTGTTTTCGTCTAGTATCTTCTAACTCCTTTTTAGCTTCATCAACTTCCTTTTGTTTATCTTCAACTGCTAATTTGTCATAAGTATAAACAAATTGATATGTTCCATCTGCCTGTTTTTGAAGTGTTTGAATAGTTTGCTGTCCTTTGAGTCTTTCCAAATCCATTTCTTTTTGTTTTAAATCATTTCTTTTCTCTTGAAGTTCATTAGATTTTTCTTCTTCTTCATTTTGTTTTTCTAAAGCATCTAATTCATCATCTAATGATTGTATTCTAGCATTATGTGCATTTTCTTGTTGTTTAGTATAGTCTTCTAAGGCTTTGGTATCATACTCTTGTTTTCCTTCTAATTCAATTTCAGCAACATTTTTTTCTTGTTCAATTACTTGTTTCATTTGTTGTTGTAATAAGTCTTGTAATGCTTGTTTAGCTTCTTCTACAGCAATTTTTTGATTTATAATTTCAGTATTAGCCTTCTCTATAGCATCAGCTAATGCCTTTTGTCCTTCTTCTGTATTATAAGACTGTGTTTCTAAATCCATCAACTGATTTGTGGAGGAATCTAGTAAACTTTGTTGTTCTTTTATTTTCTTATTAGTTAAATCTACTCTCTGAGGAAAATTATCATTTGTAGCTTTACCTAGCATTTTTTCATTTAATTCAATCTCTTTTAAGTCATTTGATATTGTATTCTTAGATTTATCATATGCATCAGTAATTTCTTTCAAGGCATCTTTTTCAGCTTTTATTGCTTCTTGTTGTGCTTTTTTAGCTTCTGCCTCTTCTGATTTACCTGATCCAGATGAACCTTTTTTTCCTCCTCCACTTTCTCCTGATGGCATATAGTCTCCTCCACCACCAACAGTATGTGCATTATTAACAGGAGCTTTTATAGATCCATATATTGAATCTATTTTAGATTTAGCACTTTCTAATTCACTAGCATCAGCTTCCAAGCCAGATTTAGTAACTTGTAAAGTTGCATCAATTGCAGAATCAGTTATTGTTCCTGAAGCTGTAGAGCTTTGAGCGCTTTGACTTCTAGCTTCCATTAACTTCCCAATAGCATCAATTTCAGCCTTATAATTTTCTATATTGTTAGAAACTTCTTGATAAGTCATTTGCTGATTACCAATAGACCATTCACTACAAGCTTTTGCATCACTAAGACGTATACTAGTTAAAGTCTCAATAGTCATTCCCTCGCTAGTTAGATAAGAAATATTGTCTTCTATAAGTGGGGTATTATTTATATGTGCAACACCATTTTCATCAACACTAACATTTAAATCTGTAAATTTAGATTGTAGCTCTGAACACACTTCACTTAAACGTGTCTTTTGATCAGCACTTAAACTCTCTTGATCTGATAGAGTTTGATATTCTGTATATAACCCTTGAACAGTTCCTATAAAATTATTATATTCCCCCTGAGCTTCTTCTAAATTCATTCTATCTTCTAATTGTGCTTTTGTCTGTTCCTTAATAGTATCTACTGTTTTAGCATTTGCGACTTGTTCTTGTGCTTCAACATATTCCTTAATAGTTCCAGTTTCTTCATTAACCGTTAATCCATTTTCCTTTATAGAATTTGTTAATTCATCGATTTGATGTTGAACTAAAGCAATTGATTGTGCTTTATCTGCCCCACCCATTTTACCATAAAATTGATCTTCAGACATTCCCTCTAATCTTTTTCTAGTTTCATAAAGCTTTTGTAATTGTACCTGTTCTTCTTTAGCTTTATCCAATTGCTTGCTAGCGCCTTTTGTATCTCCATTTTTAAGACTTTCATTGACTCCATCAATAGCATCTTTTAAGTTCTTTGATTGTTGTTCTAATTGTGCTTGATGTTCTTTATAACTTGTAAATGCTGAAATGGCAACACCTATAGCAACTGCAATTCCTGCAATAACTAAACCTAAAGAACTACTAATGAATGCAATAGATGCTTGTGTTGCACTAACTATTCCACCTTTCAATAGTCCAAATGCTGTTGCAACGCCTGTAGCACCTGTTTCTAATTTAGTCATTCCACTTGCCAATCCAATAAATTTACTTAATCCTGTTACTGCTTCACCAGCAAGTAAAGTTTTATTCAATGCTGACAATTTTGACATTACTAAAACTAATCCACCAATAGTGGCAGTAAAAGCTATAGTTTTTCCATCTACATTTGATAATACAGTTATTAATTGTGTAAATTCTGAAACTAGCCATTTTAATTGTTCTGAATTTGTTATTTTTTCATATAATTCTTCAAATGCTCTTTTTAAATCCTGAATACGTGCATCTAACGATTGATTATATGCTTCATCCATCATTTTTTTAGCAGAACCAGCCGATTGTGCTACTTCTTTTTGATGTTGATTTAATGTGTCCATATTTTCCATTAATGCCATCAACGTTTCTCTTTGCCTAGTTCCGGCTAATGCTTGAATTCCTGCTAGATAGTCAACTTGACTTAGCTGTCCACTTTTAAATTTTTGCATAAATTCTTGTAATACAGTATCAAATTCTTTAAACTGTCCTTTGTTATTTCTTATAGCTATCCCGATTCTGTTCATGGCCGTTTCGGTGTCGTTAATTGTTTTACCATCTTCATCAAGATTACCCAATTTTATATTACTATATCGTGCGTAAATTGTTTTAAAACTTTCACCTATAGTTTCTGCTGATTTTCTAGTTTTTTCTGAAACTGTTGTTATATATGTAATAAGATTGCTAAGTGGGGTTCCTGCTTCTTGCGCTGAGAAAGCTGTTCTTTGTATTGCTGAAGCTATTTCTTTACATTCTGTTACTTTCATCTATTAAAATAGATTACTGACTATATAATTATTTATTATATAGCGAAAATGGTTCTTCCAAAAGTGTCTTTACACTTGACCATTTTTCACACGTTTCATTTTTAGATTATAGCGTGTGTTCAGACTGTTGCATCTACATAATAAATGTAGTTCTCTCGCTCAGTCGTTGTTCCCGATAATTGATTAATTAATAATCCGAAATGGTGTGTTAATTAATTTCGGAAGTCTTTATAAATTTTTTATTATAATCTTCAACATTCATCCAAATATATCCCAAATATGTTTTTCTCATTCCCGAACAAACTCTTGAAATGGATACATGATTTATTTTTAATATTCTTGAAGCTTCTTTTGAACTAATATATTTTTCAATAATATTGTAGTCTTCATCTAATTTATAAACTTCTTTTGAATTTTTTCTTTTAGGAATATGTTTATATGTTTTATTGATATCATATTCATCTTCATACACCCATAAAAATCCACTAGCTGAATAATGTTTATTTTTACAAGACTTTATCATACTTGCTTTATCTACATTTAATTCATTGATAGCTTGTGTCATGTAATCCCATGTTTTTATATAGTTTCCACTTAAATCTAATTGAATAACACTTCTAGAAGTTGGATTTTCTTTGCCTTTTAATGCTTTATGGCCAAAAGTTCCTTCTCCACCAATTGTTTGATTATATCCATTTTTATATGAATCATAATAATTTATCCAACATTTTTCTTTTATATTTAATTCATCTTGACTAAATGCAATATCAAATATTTTTACTATTTCAAAAGATTCAAACCCATATTTTAATATAGAGTTATATAAATGAGAGTTAAAAGATTTATTATTAGATTCTTTTAACTTTTTATGATATTTATAAACACGTTCTATTTCAGTTCCTTTACAACAATATCTACTATTAAAACCATTTTTCTTAGTAGTTTGTCCAATGTAAATGTTGTTATTTATTTTATTTGTTATTTTATAAATAATTCCATATACTTTTATATTACCTATCTTCAATATTACACCTCCATTTTCTACAAAATAAAAAGACAAGAATATTGTTCTTATCTTAAATAACACATTATATTTTATTATTAATTAATCAATTATCTTGGAAGGCGTTGTCCATCTCTGGATTTTCGCCGTATATAAGAGAGAATTTTTTATTAGTGGTTTATCTATTATACCACTAAGTCGTCAAAATCTAACGACGTTGCTGAAACATTATCCATCTTGCTCATCATATCTACAACATTTTGCATTTGTTCACCAGTCATATTAAACGCATTTTTAATTGCAATTAATTGTTGAGTAACTTGTTCTGTAGTTTGACCAGAAAGCTTAGAACCCATGATAGAAGCAGACATTAATGATTCTCCTTCTTTTCCATCAAATCCTGCTCTTGTTACCTCTTCCATGCCCCTCATCATTTCAGAATTAGTAGTATGTAATTGTTCACCTAATTGTTTATAATTATTAACTATATCTCCAACATCTGATTTTGATTTTCCAGTAATCATTTGCATATTGGTCATAGACTTATCCATATCAATAGTATAACTTGCCGCATTTTTTAACTGTTGAGAGATTTCTTGAGTTACTTGTTGTATTCCATAAAACACACCAATTTTGCCAAGAAAACTACTCATACTACCAAAGAAACTATTGTTATTAGTTTCTTTTAAAGAATTTACTAATTCTTTAGTTTCATTATTTGTAACTTTCATTCCAGTATTAATATCATTTAAACTGTTTTTGATGCCATTAAAATTCATACCATCAACTTTAGTTAGATCTTCTTTTAACTTGTTTATTTGGCTTTCAGTTGATTGAATAAATCCATCTGGTAACTTATTACCAAAAGTGGATTTCATTTTATCTAATTTTACTTGAGCTTCATCTAATTGTTTTGATAATGTTACTATAGATGATTCTTTCATCATTGATGTTGTCATAATTTCACTCAAAGCTTTATTCATATCTTTTAATGAATTAGCTTTTTGTACCATTGATTCAAGCTTGGCAATATCTGAATTGCTTATAATCCCATTTGCTTTCATAACATCAATTTGCTTATATGCTTCAGCTTGACGTTCTATCAACATTTGTTCTTGTAGTAATTCTTTTTCTCTTTGCTGTTCTAGTTGTTGTAATTGTTTTAAATCATCTTGTTGAAGCTTATACATAGCTTCTAATTCTCTATTATTTATATCTTGTATTTCTTTTAAATTTTTTTCTTCATTTTCTAATGCTTTAACTTGATTTAAATAATTCTTTAGTTCATTATCTGAAAATTTAATACCATTTTCTTTATTAGATTCTGAAAAAACAGTATTTAAATCAGTTTTCAATTTTTCAATAGAATTTGTATCAACTAAACCATTAAGTTTCATTGATTCTAAAGACAACATAGCTTTTTGAATATCATTCATTGATTGTTTAAATCTTTCAGAATTTTCAGTTACTGTTGTAATTGTTTCACCAATTTTTTGCAGTTGCCCACTTTCGTTAATAAATTTTTCTGTTTGCCTAGTAACTTCTCCAATATTAGTAGAAATGCTTTTAGTAACAATGTCGTTAAAAGTTTTTATATTAGTTTTTAATAGTTCTCCATTAAGACTTCCCATAGCTGATATAGTCTTATTTATTACTTGATCTACATTGCCAAGAGATATGTTTCCACCAAAACTGCTTTTAAAATTATCAGCCATTTTTGTTATATTTTCTAATTTTTTAACCAAATCAGTGTTATTTAAGTTTATGTCTAAATTAATTTTAGTGTTATTCAAGCTTTTTATTAAAGAATCTAATTGCCCTTGTATATCTTTTTGTTTATCAAAAGCTATTCCAATTTTTATATTATTCTTATATTCTGCCATTTATTAATTTCTCTCCTTTCTATTTGCAATAAAAAAAGAGAGTGTAATAAACGCTCTCTTACTTGTTGATTTTCTTTGTATATTTTCTTTTTGGTTTATTTATTTTATTTGTTATAATTTCTTGAAACTTTTTAACTGCATCGGTATCACCATTTTGAATTTTTATAAACAATTCTCTGTCTAATCCAAATTTATCTAACAGATTATCTATATCTGAGTTAAAGTTAAATACTTCAACAAATTCATTTAATTTGTTTTTTAATATATTTAATTTTCTAATCTCTTGAATTCTTATATCTTGTGCTAATTCTAACATTATATCCATTAACATTTGTATAACCAATTTAAAATCACCATCTGCTAGATTTAACATTGTGTCTAAGTCACAATCACTAATGTTCCTCCAATAATCTTCATCCTCAATATTTGATAGTCCAATCAACATTTCTCTCATGATATTTATTGTATCAATTTGAATATCTGCTTCATTGTTTTCTAATTCAGTTTGCTTAGAATTCTCTTTAATTCGTTCAATTAAGTTATTATAAATTTCTATATTAAATTCAGGATTATATATCTCATATTCATTGAATTTTGCTCTAATTTTCTTTTTAATATCGTTATCTTTTAATTTAGCCATTATAAATCATCTCTCCTTTAAAATAATAAAAGAACCAGATATTAAACTGATTCTTAAAGTTTTCTTATTTATTACATTTTATCTAAATTCCTCAATATTTGCTTGTACAGTATCATATTTAATATCATTACTTTCCATTTTTTTAATTGTTTGTTTTGCATTTGGTTTTATTGTTGAACTATCATTAGTCCAATCACTTTGAATAATATTACCATCTTTATCTTTAAAATCTAATCCTATTTTTACATAATTAATATTTTTATCACTATTATTTTGAATTGTAACTTCTATATTATGATAATTACTATTATATTTTTCTTTTTTAATATCTACTTTTATTATTTTTAACGCATCAACTTTTTTCTTTACATCATTATATTGATTCGTAGCCTCTTCTAGATTTTTTGTTTGTGTCTGTTCACATAAATTTATAGTAGCTACAAACAGATTATTCAATGCTTTATTTTTTTCATCATTTTCATTAAAATAAATATTATTCAATTCTCTTGCTTTATTATAATTTTTATCAGCTATTAATGCATTTATTCTAGTTGTTTTTTGCTTTTCAGACATTCCTATTCCATAATTAAAATATAAAATATATGAAATTGACAAAATCATAATAAATATAGCGAAAATTATCATACTTATTTTCTTATGATTCAATATTGAAAATTTTATTTTTAGTATTATTAAATTCATTATAATCACCCCTTATAAGATGATTATAACAAATAATAGTTAATTATTCCATTGTATATTTGTATATAATTGTATTTAAATTAATAATATGGTATAATATCCTTACTGTATTATATAGATATAAGGATTTGAAAAATGAATTAAAATGAAAAGTGTTTTAACCAAAAAAACTATAGACGAAAATCTATATAAATATAGTAAATTACCTCACTGTTACGGGTGGACAGTAATTGTACGGGGTTGTACGTTATCCAGCCTTGGGAGTTAGAGTTGTTGAAATTCAAACTAACAAGGGGGTGTTGGGTATGTCTATATATACTATGCTTTTATTAGGTTTTATAACCATTTGTTTAGTCGCAGTTATAGCATTGAGTCCTTTTAGCAAAACTTGCAAATTTGATACCAAGTTCAATACTACTGGATTTAATTTTACATTTGAGACAAATGAAAAAGGCACTCCATCCGACGAAAGATAAGTGCCAACTCATTAATTAATACATACTAATTTTACTCAACAACTTTAAACCAAAAACGTTCATAAGATAGGCTTAGTGTTACCAGCACTAAGCTTCCTTATTTGTATTATAGCACAATCCTTGTTTGAATTTCAATATTAAGTTTTAATTTAACATGGTTGCCAAATTTCTTCTTTGTCTTGATCCTTAAATCTAACTAAAAGGCAATCCCAGTTCATATTATAATGTTCGCTATCTTCTGAAACTTTTCTTATATTAATTACATTTTTACATCTATTTAATAATTCTAGGTCAATGTCTTTAATATTTTCATCTCTAAACTCTATTTGAGTTAAAGAATCTTTAATAATTATATGATCATAACTTTTATCTAAGAATTCTCTTAATATAATTTCGCCCTCCGATATTTCTTCTAACCCTTCAAAGAAGATTTCAGAATCATCTAATTTAATTATTTTAATAGTATCATAACCAATTTCTAAACTTTTTAATCTATATAAAGCTTCACTTACCCAAAATTGAATATTTCTTTCATCATTTAATATTGGCGTAATTTCGTTTGCGATTATTGCTTTATATACACCTGTTCTAATCCTATTAAAAAATACATATATTTGATTTTCTTCTAATGACTCATATTTGATATGATTAATATTCCAATTTGCCATATCACATTCTAAATATTTATCATATATACTTAAATCACCAGAATTTAAATTATGGTACTCACAGAATCTACCGAACTCAATAAAGTTGATTTCATATTCCGAATAACTGCTTTTATCGTATGTAATTTTCTCTTTTTCATATCTTTTACCAAGTTTTATACATTCTCGTTTTTTATTATTTAATTCTAATACTTGAAGATAAGTTAAATCACACATTATCTAATACCTCCAGCTATAGAATTATTTATATTTTTACAGATATCATGTAAAACAGTCATAGTATTTGTATTTCTGATTTTATCTAATGGAATATCTTCATATATTGTATATTCTCCATTCCCTAATATCATAATTAACATATCTTTTGCCTTTTTACAGTTCTCTTTTGTAGCATTATCACCAAGACAATCTTTAATAAATCTATTAAAAGCCAATTTAGTTTTATGCTTAGGCCTAAAATATTCACCTAATTCACCTGTTTTAGAATTTAGTTCTTCAAATAGTTCAATAGCTTTTTGTTCCAATTTAGTTGGTTCAATTCTCAAATATTTGTTTGTATTTTCTTCTTCATTATCGTTATGTAGTTCATATTTTCCTGTTTTTCTTAATGAAGGTAATACTTCATCTGTTACCCAATCTTGAAATTCTTCAGCTTCTTCTTTTTTAGATTTAAAAATTAGCTTGTACACTCCTGATTCAGTAAGAAAATTTTCACCTGCATTATTTAATTTTTAGATATGCATTCCATGCATATCTAAATTTTTTAACTTAACTACTTGCTTTTCCTTAAAATTCCTAATACTACTATTTACATCTGCAATTTCTAAACATTCTGCAACATCTTTAGGGTTAAATAAAATCTTCCCATTCCACTCAAAAACCTCAACTTTTCTTCCTTTAAATAACATTAATTCATTTTCCATTTAACACATCTCCCTTGATTTAGGCTGAACAATGTGCTATACTAACTTTGCGAGAGTTGGTGGTAGCATTCATGTTACTGCCTTATTTTTATTTGGATAAGTTGGATTAACTTACCTTATGTGAACATTATAATACCATTAAATACAGTATGTCAACATATATTTTGAATATTTTTTATTGCTACATACAGTATGTTGAAGTATAATATAATTAAATAAGGAGGTAGTTTAAATGAAAGTAAAGTTACAAGAAATATTAGATAATAGAAACATATCAATTTATTCATTATCTAAAGAAATAGGTGTAGCTCAAAATAATCTAAGTAAATTAGTTAAAGGCGAGACTACATCTATTAAATACGATATACTTGAAAAATTATGCAATATATTAGATATAACTCCAAATGACATTTTTGAAGTTGAACCACAATTAACTCTTTTTAATTATAATAACTTTAACATAAAACAAACTTTATTAAGCCAAGATACTTTAGAATCTATAAAGAATATAAGTATAGATCGAAATTATACCATTATAAACAACGAAAAAAACCTTAAAAATAAAGAATTAGATGTAGAATTAGATCAAATACAGAAACGTATAGATAAAGAATATGATCTTAACGAAAATTTAAAAGTAATAGTTAACTATATTTTAAAAAAGGCTAATTTAAATAGTTTAAAAAGTAAAATACAATCGGAGCTTAATGCTCTACAAGCTGTAAATGATGATATACCATTTACATTTAGATTTCTTTTAGCATTTCATTCTTTATATTATATAGTTATGAAACAAATGTATAATAAACAATTGGTAGATTTCTTACAACATATGAAAAGAATATATATAGATAATTCTGGATCATTAATTATAAATAATGATGATTTAAATGATTTATTAAATGAATCAAATGAATTATTAAAATTATATGAATTGAGAAAAAACTAGCAAAATTAGCTAGTTTTACATATTTCAAAATAAAATTTTTATTTTTCCTAAAACTGCTAAAAATATGTTATAATATTGATATCAAACATATTTTTATAAAGAGAGGAATAATATGAGAAAATTCAAAATAAATTTACTTTCAAAACAAAAAATTATAGTTTTAATATTATCTTTAATATTTATAATAATAATTGTACTAGGCATTAAATCTAATTTAAATTATATTCAAAAAGAGCAACTTCAAAAAGTTGAAAATGATGAATTATTAAAAAAGACTAAAGACAAAAAAATTGTAGATGAATTTATTGATAATTTAAACCATGACAACATTAAAGAATGTAATACATTACTACGTAATAATGATATAGATGCTAATTATAAATTAGATGACAATCAATTACTTTATAATAAAGTTTTAAATATAGTTTTAGAAAAAACATCTGACACAAAGAATTCCCCTGCTAAATATTTTGAACTATTTAATGGAATGAAACCAACTATTAATAAGAGTTTAATAAAATTTGATACTGAAAATCTTAACTATAACCAAATATATTTATTAAATTTTATTGGGGCAAAGACTTCAAATACCAAAACTACAACTAATACTCAACCAAAATCTAACTCACAAAGTTTTACTATGAATGGCTTAGAGTTATTGAACCACAATGTAAGTAATGATGGTTATTATATCACAGGGAAAATTAAAAATAATAATAGTTATAATTGTTCTTATGTTGAAGTACAAGCTAAAATTACCAATAATAATGGAGATATTTTAGATACTCCTATTGCTAATATTACAAGTTTAAAAAGTGGCGAAATCTGGTCTTTTAAAATTCCTGTAATCGTTGATACAAATTCTCCTTATAAATATCAAATTATAAATATGAAATGTAATCCCTAATATAAGAAAAACGAGTAGTTAATTATACTCGTTTTTTTCTTATATATTTATTTTAAGAATATTGTTTTACTAATTTCTCATAATAATCAACAAGTTTTTGATAACTATCTACTTGTTTTTCATGATATCTAACTTTCTCTTGATCTACTTCATAAACATATTGCCAAGAACCATCATCTTGTTGTTTAAGTGTCTGAACAGTTTTTTGAGTCTTTATTCTTTCTAGATCTGTTTGAGCTTGTTTTAAATCACTTTTAGCACTATCTAATTGATTTTCATAATATAATTTTAATGTTTCATTACTTTTCTTTTGTTGTTTTTTTAATTCTTTATAATAATCTTCTTTAGCCTTACTTGTGTTATCAACATTAATATCAACATTGTTTGTTGTATTTATTTGTCCATTGTTTATAGCTCCATTATTTGTTATGTTTCCTGTGTTATTTAAACTTGTCGAACTATTTGTATTTGTACTATTATCAATATTATTAGTCAAATTAGTCATATTATTACTATTACTTGTGCTTGAAACTGAATTATTTACAGTACTTGTATTGTTAGAATTCACAGTGGTATTTTGTATCCATACTCCATTATTATCTACTTTATATTGACCATTTACAGTCTCATTAACCGCCATTGAACCATCATCTTTTAAATAATACCATTTGCCATTATCACTTAACCAACCTGTTTTCATATATCCATTTGGATTAAAGTAATACCATTTTGAATTTATATCTTTCCAACCAGTAGAATATGAATTTCCTTCAGTATTCCACCATCCATTATTATCTTGTCTCCATTCAGCATGTGCAGTTACAGAACCAAATCCTAAAACTGTTGTAGTTGCAATAGTCAAAGCCATTAATTTTCTTATAAAAATATTCTTCATTAACTCATCCCCTTTAAACAATGTCTAATTATAGAATATTATACCACAACTAGTAAATTAACTCTATAATAACATTATTATACGAAAATCGGATAAGGTCAAGATATTTTTATAATAAAAAGAACTCAGCAAAGATTGTATTACTTTTACTAAGTTCTATCATCGAATGATTCAGTTAATTCTATGTATTTAGTTAGTATATTTTCAAAATCTTCATCATCTGCAATTCCAACTTTATCAATAAATTGACTTTTAGGTAAAATTATCGTTTTTGAAACTCTTGCCACCGATTCCTTTTTTAAATTAGCTTCTTTCCATTTGACTATTATTGTATCATATTCATCTTCTTTTCGTTCAGTATGACTTGTAATCTTAACACTTAAATAAGCATCTACTTCTAATCCTGCTACAGTTACTTTGTCTTCTGTTTTTCCTAAAACCACAACTGGTCTTCTTTTCTTTATGTTGGGATTCTCCTCAAAAGGAAAATTAACATACCACACTTCTTGCGGTTGTATATCTTTCTTTTTACTCTTCCCACTCATCCTCATCTCTCCACTCATCATCTTTACGTAATACTACATATCCTTGTTCATTTCTGATAGTGTTTTTTTCTGCTAACAATACTGCTTTATTCATATTTAATGATAACTTTTTTTGTAATTCTTGTATTCTAGCATTCATATTAACACCTCCAACTTGATTGATTTGTTCTGTAATGGTTTTTTCTTTTCTGATATTTCTTGTAATAATATTTTTTTTATACCTCTTTATATTCATGAATATACCACCTTTTACCATAATATGCAATAGTTTTGTCGAACGATTTTTTATCTCATTATGTATAAATACAATTCATAATGGATATAATATTCAGTTAATACTTTTTAATCGTATTATCTTATAAATATGTTACCACTTATTTACAATATTATGTATTTAAATCGTTAGTTAAATTTTTACAAAAGGTGATTATAATTTTAAAGACTAGAACCTTATTGAAAAATTCTAGTCTCAAATATTTTAGTCATTAAATTCAATCCGTTCTATGGTTATTATTTTATATTTTGTTTATAATTTGCATGAAAGTTTTATATTTTCACAAATGTTACATACTAAACTCTCTAGATCAGCACTCTTAAATTTATCAATAGGGACTTCTTGAAATGTATAATAGTCTCCTAATAACTGTAATAATATGGTTTCTGCTCTTTTATACTCTTCAATTGGATATCCATCTAGATTGACTTCTATAAGAGTATCTATTTCATTATAATAGTTTACTTTTATTATCTCTTCTTTGAAATCTTCAATAATTTCACTACATATTTTTTCTATAAAAGATTCTTTAACCATTTCTTTATTGATAAATATTTTCATATATAAAACGCAAAAATAGCAAGATATATAAAACTCATTATTTCTTATAATATAAAAAATATCTCTATTATAATAATTCATATTGTCTAAACATTTTTTTAAACTTAATATATTTGATAGCAAATTGCTTTTTCTAAAATATTTTTCATAAAAAGCAATAATGTAATAAGGCGTAACATATAATTGTTGTTTATATGATTTGAATTCCAAAATAGATATTTCATATTTTATATCTTCTATAATATATTTTATTCCATTGCTAAAATCAAAATTTTTCTCTTCTTTTTTGCAAAAATCATTCATATCTAATGTTTCTATATAATCTATTACATTTTTAGGATTTATGCTAAACCATTCATTCTGTACATTAAAATCTTTGAAATGTCTATGTAAATGACGTTCTAGTTTTAAATCATCCTCACATCTTACTGAATATAATAATTCAATTCTAGGTTTTTCTCCAAGCATTTTATATGCTCCATTTAATGACTTTAGTCTTTCATCTACATTTGCACTTTTACCTATTTTTATATTTCTAGTATCTGTATTAACCATAATATAAACATTTCCTTTAGTCATTCTTTCATTCTTATTAATATTGTTTCTTACAACTTTGTTTTGTTCCATTTCTTTCTCTCCTTTAATTTAAATTTATTATATATATTTTATTTATAAAGGTTTATATTTCCTTTACAATGTTTACTATACACTCAACTCAAATTAAAGTCAATACTTATTTATATTTTATTTGTATTAATAATATTTATTTATGGATACCATATAAGATATCCATTATTAATATTATTTCTTATTCAAAATCGTATCCTTTTGATTTTAACATGCCTATGATGTCTTTTAGTGCATTCCCAACTTCCACATAATTTTCATATGTATCTCCAATCACATCCATCTTTCTTCCGTTTCTTTTATAACCTCTACCTTCTGCAAATAATTCGGCTATTTCGGTAATTGGCAAAGGATTTTCATTATATGAATTTGATGGAGATTGCAACATTTGTGGATCAATTTTAATTTCAGCAATATACTCACTTCCACTTATTCTATAATCTATAATTATTGAATTAAGTAGTTCGTAGGTTCTTTCATATATTTCTGGAGCATAAGAAGTATAAATAACGGTAACCATATAGTCTTGAATAATTTCTTTTATTTTTTCTGCTTCGTCTCTTAATGTTTCACCAATGTTAGTTTGTAATTGAGTATAAAAATCTTCAACCGAATTAAATTCACTCATGCTATTTCACTTCCTCTTAATTACTTATATTTTGTTTTTATAAAACTAATGTAAAGACACGCCTAAGCATGTCCTTAATATTAACACTATAAAGTTGTGAATGTTACAACATTGGATTCTCCTTCATGTTCTCCACCTACTACTATTAATTTAGCATTGTATGATGTTGCATCCACTAAACCAGAAACAGTTACGGTTGTAGAAACGTTTGTTAGAGAAATTCCTGAATCAACATATGTGCTATCTGATGACTTTTTAATCATAAGTTTAACACTTGAAGCACCAGTTGGAGCTGTAAATGTAAATGTCGCTGAATCATCTGCTGGTGTAGCTATTAAATCAGTAATTGGAGTTATAGTTCCAACTATATCAGATAAAGATTTTAATTCGAAAAATAATGGGTCTCCATTTTCGTCTTTTAAAATCGCATCAGCCATAACTTTTAATGTCAACTCGAACTTACTAGGAGTATCAGCATCAAAAGTTAAAGTCATTGAATTTTCAAGAACAACATTAGGCACAACTAATTGCATTACTCTCATTGAGCCATCAACTCTATTCTTACATAATACATTTGCAACAAGTCTTCTAGCTTCTGTATTTCCACCTTTCCCACTTACTTTAAATGTATACACCTTTCCAGCAGTTAAAGATTCAATATAATTTACTTCAATAATATCATTAATTTTTAACTTAGAATCTGTAATAGTGAATTTCTTTTTATCTGTAACATCTACTACAGCCGTAAGTTCATCACCAAGTTCCCCATCTAATGTAAGTTTATGAAAACTAACTACAGAACTTACCATAGGCTCATTTGCTAAATTAATAGTAATTGAACCATTGCTTGTTACAGTAAAAGTTTCACTTCTATCATAAGTCTCTGAATCTGTATTTAGCTTCAATCCATTACTACCTAATGCTTCTGCTAGTTGTGCAAAAGAAGTTGTTTCAGTAGATAGTTTCATACTTCCAGTTTTAGCTAAATTCCAAGTAATTGCTTCAACACCCTGCTCTTTAGCACTTTTAGAATCAGATTTCACCTCTAATGATAATGAATTTCCTTGTAATATTTTTAATATTAGTTTATCGGTACTTTTGCTAAATAATTTAATTTCTGAAGCATTCAAAATCCCGAATCTTTCAAAGATATTTGACATATATAAATTCCTCCTTTAATTTGTTTTCAATTTTTATATAATAAAAAAACTCTTATATTTATAAAAGTTTAATCATTCATTTTTATTTTGTTATTCTAGCATCTTCTGGTATCTTAATTTTTATTTTATTTAGCCAATTTAAATCTGGTGTTTTATCAAAACTAAAATTACCTGAAGTAAATTGTGATTTTATAATTTCTATATTTTCTTTTGTAAACATAGAATTAAATTGATAAAATACCTGCCATATAGTTAAATCTTTTATATCACTATATTTATATTTTGAATTCTCATTTATACATATAGCTCCTATAACATCTGAAATTGTAATATTATTTTCTTCTTTTGTTTTTTCTTCATTATTTTTATATTGCTCTAATAAATCTTCATACATCTTCTGAACACTTGGATCAGAGTAAAGTACTTTTTTCATTTTCTTTTCAACCTCAAGAATATCACTACAAGTAATAGTTCTAATTAATTCAGCAAACTCATCAAAATTATTATTATCTAATTTAAAGATAATGACTTTATATAATTCTCCATTGTTTTCTTTAAAATCATAAACTTCGATACTTTGTCTATCTTTTGAAAATCCAATTTTTTTGAAATCTTTTATACCTAAAAAGAAAGATATTGAACAAATTAGTTTTATAATATATGAATTCATTGGATTAAAATCATTCTTTTGTTTGCAATATTCTTCATGAATTAATATAGACTCAAACAAAGATTTTCCATTCAATTTTTCTGATATCTCATCATAAAATTCCAAATGCTCTTTTTGTAATCTAAAAATATATGTATAAGTAAGATATGATAATAAACTTTCATCTATATCGGCTATTTTAGGCTGTTTTATATTTATAATTTGATTATCTTTATCAATATATTGAATATCTAATCCTCTAATCAAATTATATTTAAGAGTTTCTTCATTAATCAAAAATATTCACCTCTAATTCTTTTTTGTATATTTTTATTATTTATAAAATTATAAGAAAAAGAACTTGCTTTATAAGTTAATGAAAAACCTTCGTTTTCTTCGTTGATAGGTATAGAATCATAACTAATTCTCTTAACCTCACCGAGTCCATTAATCATTGATTTGTTAAAATTATTATCAATTAATTCTGCAATGACTGAAATTCGATTATTAATATCGTCTTTATATTGTATATCTTGAATATAACTTCCTTTGCATATTATTCTAAAATTTATATATATATTGTTATATTCTTTATAACTTCCTTTAGGTAAACTTTTGAAATCTATAAGTATAATTGGAATGCTTGCATTTAAAATTTCATCATTTTTTTGCCTAAAAATAACAACTCCATGTATTTCTTTGTCATTTTCATTAGTTGCTGTAGAGCTGTCAAAGATATCATATGGATTTTCTGGATCTTCTCCATCCAAGGGTGATATTTGAGGATAGTAAACTATCTTCCATAAATCCATATCTGTCAAAAAAAATGTCTTAATGAATTTTTTAAAATCTTGATAATTATCTAATTCGTTTCCCATGTATTACTATCCTCCTTTTTATTTATTTTCCATATAAAACATCCGTTTTATTAACTTATAACTTAGTTATATTTTATTTACATTCCTGTTAAAGTTATTTGCTGATTATCTAATATTTTAGTATTATTAACTGAATCTGTAACAGTTAAATAAATATTAGTAGATGTAGTCACAGATACATTCTTTATAGATATAGAACTATCAGATTTTCTAGTAACAACTATTTTGCCAGCATTAATAAGTGTTTGAGCATTTGTATCAAAGCTATAATCTATATGTAATGTTGAATCTGCTACTCCACTAATTGTTTTGATACAACTTAATGTAGATGTAACAAATTGTTTAATATTTGTTCCTTGACTCCAATTTGTACTATAACTAACTACTGGCGATATAGGTTTTTCATTGACATTTAAATTTAATACAGAATTTACAGTTCCAATACTACAAGTAATTATACAACTACCTACTGATAAAGCTGTTACTAATCCTGTGCTATCAACTTTTGCTATATTTTCATCAGATGAAGTATAATTTACTTTTGGATTTGTTACTGTTACACCCTTATCAGTTACATTAGGAACTATTTTATATGTTTCTGTTTCAACTAATGTTTGATTGTTAGAGTTGAGCGATATTGCATATGAATGTTCGAATGCATCACATATACCATTGACTATATCATCTATCTCACTATTCAAACTATCTTTTCCAAGTGTCCATGAAAAAGTATTTTCAGTAGTTATATTATCAATTAATGTAACTTGCCAAGCATTTTTCATAGTATATAATCTTTTACCATAATTAATTTTTCTTGTATCTTCATTATTTTGTATATTTATATTTACCATTGCGTCAATTTCAGTTAAACCGCTAGTTAAAGTTTTTGTACCTCCAGTATTTTTAGTATTATTATAAACGATACATGATTGTTCTTTAAGAACTCCCTCGTCCATCCATTTTAAAACATAGTTACATCTTGTCATTTTAGCAGTATTGAAAAATGGATTATCTTTATCAATAGAGTTATTAGTTAAATAAATATCTCCTAAATATTCTACGTAATCTCCTGCTTTAAATTCATATTTTTTATCAATCATTATTGAACGTTCTTCTTTTGACTCATTAAATTCATTTCCATGATTTCTAACTATAGCTCTTATAGTAGTTTCAATATCATCTAAAACCTGTGATGATTTTCCATTAATTTTTATATCAGTTCCCTCTTGTTTAAGTTGTTCGTTGAAATGGAAAGTTCCACTATACTTTACCATATCAACTTGAACATGTTTTTTATAATTTTGATAATTTTTCATATTAATTTAAATCATGATCATCCATATAACTTAATAATTCTTTAATTTCTTTATCTACCTTTTCTATAGTGGATTGTCTGGCAGAAACTTGTTCTCTGTAAAATTTACTTTTTACTTCTTTTAAATCATATTGATGTAATTGTTCAAAATATTCTAATTTACTTTGTAATATATTTTGTTTAATAAATAATGCGAGTAATTGTAATCTATTATCATCTAAAAACTTATTCAATGTTTCAGTTTCATCTGAATAAGTTAATTTTTCTTCACTATCATCGGTTTTGATATTATACTTTCTTACTGCATTATGAATTTCTAAATATATTCCTTGTTCATCAGAAGGTAATAATTCATCATCTAATCCTGAGATATCTCGAAAGGTTTCCCATATAGTATCATAATCTGTTACAGTCATAATATCTCACCTTCCTATTTATTATTTTGTTTCTTCATCAAATATCCAACCACAATTTTCTACATTAGATAATCCATACCATTCACAGATTACCTTTCTTTTAGCATTAGAATCAACCCCAATATCTATTGCAGTTCTATATATATAACTTTTAACTTCTTTAACTTGGTCTTCATCAGTTATATCTTTTATTAAATTATCTAATTCTTTTTTTAATACTAATTGATTTCCTGTAGTTAACATTTTCTCAATTTCTTCTCTTGTTTTTATTGCACCTTTAATTTCAGATTGTTTTTCTTCAACATCTTCAACTAAATATTTTACATCTTCTTCTAATTCTTCATTATCTTTTTCTTCTACTATTAAGTGACCATTTGTGAATGTTGTTGTAAAATCTTTTAACCATTGAAATACTTCAACTGGTACATCTCTTTTGCTCATAATTCCATTTTTTGTTCCTGTCCAATCAAAATGTGTTAATTTCCCATCAGGTAATGCAAATGGATAATTTACCTCAAATGGATCAGCTTGTTTCCTTATTAATGTTACTGTATTTTTACTCATATTATTTCTCTCCTTAATTTCATAAATATTTTAAACTATTATAAGATTTAAAGTAGGATTATATTTCAAATCCTACTTATATTTTATTTATTATTAAAGAACTACAGATGTATCTTTAATGTATCCAATAGCTCTATTCAATAATAAAGTTACATCAACTTTATAAGCTATCTTTAAGAATGCTTCTTCACTTTCAATATGTTGTTGGATTATATCAGAAAGTAAAGCCATATCTCCAAATTCTGTTACTTTAATTGGACTAGCAGAACCACCAGCAATTAAAATAGCTTCATCTACAGGCAATTCAACTTTAGAATTCATATTATCTATATATGGATTATCTATAGATATTGCAACTGTTTTTGAAATTTGCTCAATTGTAGTATCTGTCAATAATGACTTTCTCATATCATCTGTTAAATACATTGGAACAGTTGTAGAACCAGTAACCATAACACTAGCTTGTTTATCAGCCAATGAACCGATAAGAGCAGTATCAGCGATCATTACAGGCTTAACATTTTTACTATATCTTAATAAAGCTGTTTCTATAGCCTTGAATCCTTGGAATGTAATATTAGCAACTGTACTTTTTTGTTTTGCAGGTATTTTTGAATTAGCAGATGCTTCTCTAACTACTGCAAAGATTTGTGATAATATGTATCTTACCTTTTCCTCATTAACCAAATCTACTGCATTTTTAAATTGGTTAATTGGATCAGAATACATTTCTGAAATAGAATATTTAATACCAAATTGGTGTTTATAAGGAGTTGCATACACTCTGCTTGTGAAAGATGGTACTTTAGTAAAGTTTACTCCTGTACCAGTTGCAGTTAAGGCAGTAGTAACTTTAGTTATTTTATCTTCAACATTATATTGCATAATGTCATTAACTCCTACTTTTTTATAATCTGAAACTAAATCAATATATTGTTGTCTATTTGGTTGTTGTAATTGTTCTGCTGTTGTAACAATTAATTGATTTAAGTCTCTGAATGCTTGTAAATTATTTATTGTTCCATTTGCATTTATTGCTTTATGTGCTAATTCTGTAATAGCTTGTCCATCTTTGCTCTCTGAATTTATATCTTTACTATTATAAACTCTTTTTCCTAATTGTATTGCTTCTGGTTTTAATGTTATTTCCATTATATAATCATCCCTTCTTTTTTATAATTTATTTTATTTGTATTCAATTCTTATAGTTGTAACTCCAGCATTGTAACCAAAGTCTGTATCTAAATCTACTACTGTAGCAATTTGTGTTTGTCCTGCTCCAATAGAAGCAACTACTTTATGAACTTTATTAGTAGCATCCCAAATTACAGGTAAATCTTGTGCTAAAGTTACACCAGTATCAACTGTAAAACCTGATAATTCTTGTGCTAAACCTGTTTCAACTCTTATTAACCTCACTGGTTCTCCAACTTTGTTATAAAAGTTTTTATAATCAGTTTCACCCATATCAATTAATAATTGATCTTCAACATGAGTTTGAAGAATAAAGAATTCTCCTGTTCCATCATATGGTTTACAAAGTCTATTTCCATTTGCGTCTCTTCCGGCAAATTCAACTAAACCACCATTATCCATATTAGAACCACTTAGAATAGCTCCATTAGCTACTGGTTTAGCCCAAATTGTATTTATTTCTGAAATATTATGTGTTCCTGGTAAATATAAAGCGTCTCTTAAAACTGTTGCCATTTTACATTCCTCATTTCTTTTTAAGTATTATTTTAATTTTATATAATTTGTTTTTATTTCAACATATTAATAAAAATATTATCAATGTGTATCATTTCAATTGATAAAAATCTTATTAATAATTAAATCCATATTCTGATAATACACCGTCTTCAACGTCTGTTAATTCTTTTGTATCCTCAGCTTTAGTTATTTGATTAATACTAACATTAGCAGAACCTAAAACTACATCATCTTCATTAATCTTTTCCTCAATTGGTTTAATACTATTTACAATTAATGCATTTAAACTAAATTTAGCTGTATCTGCTTTTTCTTTTACTGAATTAATAGATTCTTTAATTAACTCTTGAGTAGATTCCAACTCAAATACATCTAATGCATTAATACTTGTAAATGTAACTTTATAATCTTCTTTAGCTTTATTAAAAGATTTTTCAAATGCATCTTTATTGTATTTATCTACAATTGGTTGCATTTCTGATACCATAGCGTTTAAGGAAACTAACTTTTCAGTTAATTCATTAAATTTATCAGTATCTACTTTTGAATTATTAGATTTCTCAACTAATTTTTCATTTAGCGATTTCATTTGATCACCAAGTTCTTCTATTTTAGCATTAGCTGATTTTAATTCATTTTGTGACTTTTCTAATTCTAGTTTTGCATTTTGAGAAGATTCAAAATCATCTACAGAAACTAATGTTAAATTATATTCAACCTTTGATTTTGTAGCATAGTCTATAGTTACAGTATCATCAGCGTTTTTAGTATAAGAAACTTTATAATTCACCCATTTTGAGTCTTCTATTGTTTCATATAAAAAATAATCTTCATATACTCCATATTGACTTATCCAAACATTAAAATATTCTTCTGCTACCATAACAGAAGCTAAAGCGTCATATAATAAATCTCTAACATCACCAAATGAAAGTTCATTATTTGACTTCATTGCATTTAAAAATATGTTTTCCATTATTGTTTCATCCTCCTTTTGGATTTTATTTATTTGTTTTAATTTATTAGAATCTAGATTTTCGCTAGATTGTAAACTATTATTTTGTAAATTTTCTTCATTTAATTGATTATTTACTTTATTTTGTTTTGAATTTAATGAATTAATAGCTTTATTCCATTGCTCTTTTAATTCATTAAAACTCACTAAAGTTGCACATTCATATGAAGGCAATACTTCTATTGCATATCCCCTATCTTCACTATTCAAAACAGTATGTGCATTAAATAAAATAGGAGATTGTATATATTCAATTCCATCTTTTACAGTATAGTTAAAATAATAATATTCTACTGACATATGTATTGGTATATTCTTCTCTAACCATTCTTTTAATAATCCAATAATATCCGCATAATGATCATCACACCATAATATTACATCACCATAAACAACTTCTTTAGTATTTCCATTGTTATCTGTATAATTATCTATATAGACATTTTCAATAAATCCAATAGCTTCTGTATCAGTATAGACTACTTCCTTATCATCTCTATTTGTTGTTTCATATTGCTCATGATCTCCTAAAGCATCCAATTCTCCACCATTATCTTCTTTTGATATGTATTTGCAACAAATTCTTTTACCAATAAGAAATTTTATATTTTCTTCGGCTACTGCTTTTTCAATGATTTGATTATTGCCACTTCTTTCAAAATCAAAAAGAATAACTTTTGCTTTCATTATAGTAGGATCATTGGGAACAGTAGTTAATGAATTAAAAGAAATTTGAAATTGACCTATTTTTTTATTTTGTTCTTCCAAGTTATCACCACCTTTCACAATATAATTTATCTATTAAGTATAATAAATAATTAAAATTACTAAATAAATAATTATTTTAATCTAATAAACTATTAAATTTATCCTTTTGATATAATTCTTTAATTTCCTCTTTAGATAAAATAATCAATTTGTTAAATAGCTTATTGTCTTTATTTATTAATAATTTTTTACCATCTAAAGAAATAGTAATCAACTCTTCTGTTTTAGAAATCAATATTTTCATTTTTATCACCTACTATTCTGTTGAAGGTTTTGGGTTAAAATTGCCACCCTGTTCTTTTGTTTGAACTGTACTGTTGTTTTCTCCAGTAGTATCTGTTGGTCTTCCACTATTTACATCTGAACCAGTTGCAGTATAAGTACTTAAAGGTGGAATTATTTTATCTCTTAATTTAAGTTTTTCAATTTCATAGATACTTTCATCAATATAACTTTCAAAATCATATCCCATTTCTTCTATCAATGGTCTTAATGCATATCCTTTATCTACTAAACTTTTAAGATTATCTAATTTTTCTTTTTTAGTTAACGGTTTTTGTTTACTATACTCAAAATAATAATTAGAACCTTTATTCTTCCCTAATACTATAAGAATTAATTGATTATATATTTCTTCAACTTGTTCTAGCATTGCACCTATTTTTTGATAAATCATATCTAAATTTAAGTTTGCTGATGCATAATTACCACCACTACCATTTGCTAAAACAGATCCTACAGTTGTTCCAGTAGTAATATCATTATTTACGCTATCATATTTTTTAGGGTCTAATATATCATCAGCACCTTTAAATTCAGGATAAGAAAAATCAGCAAATGAAGGCATAGCGATACATGTTAATCCATTTTTACTATTGTTATTTTGTTCTAATGCTTTTTTAACTTTAGTAAAAACTTTCTTTTGAACGCTCTCTTTTACTTTATTATCATTATCATCCTTATCTCTCATTTTAACAATTGCTATTGCTCTTATAATTTTATCAGCCATAGCACGTTCTAAGTCTTTCATTTTTTGTTTATGTTGTAAATCAAATATAGATTGAGTTCCCCAAGGCAATCCTAATCTTTGATTACGTGATAATACTCTTGTTCTGGCAACCAATGAAGTCTCTGGTGGTAAAACAACTAGTTGTAATTCTCTTTGTTTATTTGGATCTCTTTCACCTTTCCATTTGTTATAAATGCTTTCAGTAACTAATGGTTTCAATGTATTATATAATGCTATTTTTTGTTCGCTCGTTAATGTATCTATATATGATAAATCAAATACTCCAACCATCTTCCCTTTATAAATTCCATATGGGTATATGTAATCTAAATCATCAAAGACATTAAAATAAGGTTCTTGTTTATTTCCTAACCAAGTTCCTAAAACCGAACCATTAACAGCCATTTGAACTAACAATTCTCTAGTTAATGTTTTATGTTTTACTATTCTCTCTAACGCAATTTTTATAGTTGAAATATCATTTTCATAGCTACTTAATCTTTTGTAAGTTTTTATTTTGTAATTTAGTTCTGGTAGAGAAAATATTAAATCATATAATTGTGATATATTACCGTCTATTATATAATAATAAGTTAGTAGATTATTTATTTCTTGAATATAATTGTCTGGATTACTAAACCATCTTTGCAATGTGGTCATATCAATAGTTTTAATTTGTTGTGTAAGTTCTAATATAAAACCATCAACAAAACTATCTACAACTTGATCATATGAATTATATTGTTTTTCTAATTCTTCAATTTTTAATTGCATTTCTTCAACTTGTTTTTTTGAAAAAGCATTAGTTGAACCTTTTGGCCTTCCTGCCATTATTTCATCTCCTTTCTTTTATAATTTGTTTACCAAAATACATATTGTCTGTCATCGTCATCTGAATCATCTTCAAAGTTATTTTCTATCTCTTTCACATACCATAAAAGGTATTCTAAAGAACTAAATCTATCTTTTTGTATTCCCTTATTTATTCTATCCAAGACTACATCTTTACCTGTTTGTTTTGCTCTTAAGTTAAGCATTTCATCTTTTAAACAAGTAGTATTTAAAAACGGTGCTAAATATTCTCCCATTTCTCTACCACTCATATCTTTAATTTGTGTTTTAGATAATTGAGTTTTTGCTTCCATTTCATCTATTAAAAATTTAACCTTATTAGATGATATTTGCGATAAACAATTAACATGAATTTGCCCTGCAATTCCTTGTGATCTAATTGCATACAATAATGGTAAACTATCATCAGTTTTATACTTATCAAATCTATCATCATTTACTATAGAAAATGGAGGAAATATTTCACCATTTTCATCTATATTTTCTTTTACCAAATAGTCAGCAAGACCAGCTCCTAGACCATTTAAATCACACGGACACATTTCTGCTTTATATTTAAAAACAATCTTTTTTATTTTTATAGCCTGTTCTTCAAAATGTTCTCCATGTAATACAAACATATTTACTATATTTGTTACACAATGTCCATTTGTAAGATTTTGTTTTACTTTACCAACTGTAACTACAGTATTCGCATTTTGATTTCCTTCACTTCTTGCCACATCTGTAGATACTATATATTTTATTTCAAATTTATCATTATCCGAAACTTTAAAATCAGGCTTGTCTTCCGACTTCTTTAATACTCTATTTTTTGTTATCATATCTTCATTAAAGAAACTATCCTCGCCACTTCCAGTCCATATACTTTCGTATTCTCTATCAAAGGATAAAGGATTATATGTACCATCTTCTTTTAATTCTTCAACAAAATTTGGGTCTAATAGTTTATGTAAAACTGGAATTCTCCAACTTCCACCCATAACAAAGGCTTCATCATCTTTTGTTGCCATCCATACTAGTATTTGTTTTAACTTGTCATAAGCAAATGTATTTCTATATCCTGCTGTTGTAACATAAATTTGTTGTTTGTGCGGTTCATTGGGATCAACATCTCCATTTTTAGCACGTCTATTAACATTCATCAGTGGAATTATAACTTCATTTAATAATTTACCGTCAACTAAAATTGCTTCCTCAATTAAACCAGCATTTCTTCTTCCTCCACGAGTACTTTCACGAACAGCAACTATATCTAAACGACTATTATTTTGTAGTGTTACTTTTAAATAATCCTTAGATACTTGATAATCTTTAACTTCTCTTTTTAATATAGGAAACTTCTCCCATATTTCTTCTATTTTTTCTTTTGCGATATTAGTTGCCTGACCTTTTCCCCCAGAACATATAAATAAAGATATATTGGGGTACAGAATAAGTTTTATATATAGTATTAATATACTAAGAAATGATTTAGAAAAAGCTCTTGTAAAAGTTGCATAGAAATATTTATGCCTTATCGCACTTCTTAAAAATACTCTTTGATAGAAAAATAATTTAAATTTACTATCCTTTGGTGTAATAAAATCAATAAATAAATCAGGGCAAGCACGCCATAAGCTTACATATTTAGCAAAATCTTTTTTTACTACATCAAAAGTTGAAGCCATAGGATTAACATCTTTTTCAAAAGAATTACCTGCTGGATTATGAATATCTAAAATCCCTTCTTTTTTATTATCCTTTTCTGATTTAAAGTTAGTTATTGATGCCATTATCTTCACCTTCTAACTCTTCATCTAAAGTATTATTACTTTCATCTTGTTTTTCTTTCATTTTATTCAATTGTTCTACTGCCATAGTGGATATTGAACTATCCCCTAAAACTAATTTTTTTGTATAGTTTTTTACATCTGAGATAGTAGCTTCAACAATATCATAGTCTTCTTCTATTTTTGCTGGTTCAATAAAACCTTCTTTTTCAAGGCTTTCTATAAACTCACAAAACGTTGCGAATCCTCCAGTATCATCTACTGCCGATCTTTGTACTGCTGTAAATTTTGCTGATTTCATTAAATTATCATAAACACCTGATAATTTTTGAAATTCAGTTACGTTGTCATTATCTAATGCTTCATCCATCTTTAATGAAACCTTTGATATTTTTTTTAAATAATCTTTATGAGAAGCAGTTTTAACATCGTAACTATTTTGCATATCATTATAGAAGTTCTCTAGTTTCATAATTTGTTCTGATGTATAATTTTGTCCCCATTTTTTAATTACATCTTGTGAAATATTATAACTAACTGTATTCATTTCAGCTAGTTTATTTGTTTCTTCATTTTCAAATACACTATCCTTATATTTTAAACCTCTATTTTGTGTCATTCCTAAATCTTTGAAATAGAAGCCAATAGCAGATTCTATTTTTTGGGGGTATTTTTTCAAATTATCTTCTAATGTTTGATATAAGAATGGTCTATCTACTTTAGACAGCATATTTTTGAATTTATCTATGTTCAATGTTCCATTATCATTCAAGCTCATATCTATACAACATTGTTTACAATATGGTAATGTCCCAGATTTAGTAGAACCATAACTCTTATAAAAATCGCTAGGTTTTTTATCGTGATCACACCCTGTACAATAAATAATTTCCCTATTTGTTATTTCTGTATTATTTCTTGACTTACCAGCCACGATAATACACCTCCTTTTTATAATTTATTATTTCAAACTACTTATTAATTCAAATAAGCACTATAAAAACAATAAAAAACTGGATATATTTCAACCCAGTTTAATAAATTAAAATTCAACAGATTCACTTTCTGTTTCAAAATTATTTTCTTTTCCTTTTATTGCAGTTATAATATCTTCAACTGCTTTAGTAATTATATTCTTAAACAACAAGCATTTTGCTTCTGCAACTAAGTCTTTTGTCTTTAATATATTTGCTCCTAACTCACTATCTTTAATATCCTTTGTTGCAATACTAAAAGTAGCAATAAAATCTTTATTAATATTAAGCACTTGATTTACTAAAGACAATGTCACTAATTCACCATTTGTTTCATCTACAATTACATTTCCTTGTGGATCAATATTAAATTTACCTGAAAAAATTAAATCTTTATATTGTAATAATGGTGAATAATCATCAATTATTTTCTGTTCATCTGCTTCTGTTAAAGTTGTTGAACCTAAAGATTTTATATAAACTTTCATAGTTCTAACATTATTTAACATAGATGGTATATAACCTAATTTCATATAATAATACCTCCTTATATTTTATTTTTAAGTTAATTGTACAAATATTGATTTCTGAGCAGTTATTATTTTTGCGATTTCATCTTTGTTTACTTCTCCACCTTGATCTACATCCTCAAGTAAAGTATTTATGATACTCATATCCATACAATTCTTATCTTTATTTAATGAATATTTAACTGCAACTGTATCTGTCAATTGAATCATTGCTTCTTTAACTACTTTATTTAAGTAATCACTATAAATAACATTAACTTCACCAGCTTTTAAATTTATTTCCATAATCTCACCACCTGTCTATCATAAAATAATACTGGGCATACCCAACCCAGCAAATACGATTAAATTCTTAATAGACCACACCCTATAGATGTGGTCTATAAAAACTTAATAAAATTGGCTTTTTAATTTAATACTTAGTTATATTTTATTCTTCTATAGCTTTATCAAATCCCTTGAAAAATGCCATATAAATTATTTCATCAATCAATTCATGAAAATCAAAATCTTCATCTTCTCCATGTTCTATTAACATATCTGCAAAATATTTATGAACTTCAAACATTGATTCGTCTAGATAATCGTCCATTTCTCTTTCGTATTCTGAATACGCTTGTTTATTTTTACAAGATTCACAATCACAACAATTCTCATCACATTCTGTAAGAATATAAATATCAGCTATTTTAAACTCTTCAACATCAACACAGTCTAATAAATCATCTTGAATATATAGAACTTGGGTTATCTCATCTAGATATGTTTCACCTTCATCACTCATAATTCTTTGTAAGAAATATTCGGCTTGTCCATCACCATGAACTAACAAAGCTACTCCAAGAATATCATTCTCTTTTAAATCTTTTTCAAATTGGTCTTTTTCTTCTATAAGAAAGTACTTATCTAATTTATAATATAATTCTTTGGTTACGTCATAAGCTAATTCAGAATCTAGAATTACTTCGCAATTTGTTTCCAATTCTTCATTTTCTAATAATAGACCGACAATCTTATCAACTTTATCTTTATAATTCATTATATTTTATCTCCAATCTAAATTTGATTACTTTCAACATTTATCTGTTGAACTTTTGTTACATCTTTATTACTCTTTCCAGTAGATTCATTAAGTATATATTGGAATGCATCAACAGCACTTACGCCTACCGACATTAATCCGACATATTGTCCACATGCAAAACTAATATCTTTTAAACCATCTTTAAATACTTTTAAGTCAAGTTTTAATCCATTTAATTCTTCATTATCAATTTCAATTTTAGGCGTTATTTGATCTATAATATCTAATACTTCATCTTGAGAATAAAATTCTTTTCCTTCAACTTCATCCATTTCTAACTCTTGATTTAGTTCTTCATTCATACTTTTCACCTATCCTTCTACTTAATTATTTCTTCTACAATTCCTAGTTTTAATGCTTCCGAACTATCCATTATATAATCCCAAGATTCTTTATATATAGTATTTAATAAATTATCTGACATACTTGAATGTTTTCTAATTATAACTTTACTTAGTTCCCATAATCTATCTAATTCATCACTAGTTCTTTTTATTTTTATTGCTTCACCAATTTCTCCTCCACTTGGTTGATGACAAAGAAAAGTTGAATACTCATAACACTTTTTAGTTTTACCGCATAAACCTATTAAAAAACTCATTGAAGCACTCATTCCACCTGTAATAGTGACTATGTTATAGCCTTCTTTAACCATAGATTCTATTACACTGCATAAGAATAAGCCTTGATAACAATATCCTCCAGGACTATTGCATATAATGGTTATAGGTTGTCTATCTTTAATAGGAATTTCATTTAAATCATCTAATTTTCTTAGTTTATTTAAACTATAAATTGCTTTTGTAACCGATATTTCATCAACTTGGTCATTAAACCAAATACGTCTATTCTTTAGAAAATCAGTATTAATCATTTCATTATAGATATTATCTATTGGTTGATATATTTCTCCCATATCAATCACCTTAATTATATGCTTTCATATAATCCTTTCATTTACTTATTTATATTTTGTTTATACTATTTGTAAATTAATATCTTTGATACATTCAATATCATTTTCATTAATTACAATTAATGTTTGACTTGCGTTAGTTGTACAACTCATTTTCTTTACAGAATAAGGGTTATATCCAAATAAGCTTCCAGACGTCACTACATAACCACCATTATTTTGTGACTGTATATTGAAATTGTGATCATGTCCTCTTAATACAAGTTTGTATTCAGTTTCATCCATAGTAGATTCAGAATCAAATAATTTTTTCTTATCAGAAACTCTATTATCTCCATGAATTACTTTTACATTCATACCATTAACTTCAAAACTAGCACTATCATCTTTATAGTCTATATCGTTTATATGTACTCTTTTATTATCTGATAACTCAACAAATGTTTTTAAATTTTCATTAATTATTACATTTGCATTATCACCTTCAACATTGGCATCCTTTGAACTTAATCTTGAGTGATTACCACCTACAGAATATACTTCAACATTTCTATTTCTTGATGATATATCAGTTATAAAACTAAACAATAACTTTGAAGCATATGTAATCTGATGAGATAAATCAAACTCACACTCATAACTTTGATTTTGTCTCATATATAAATTTTCAATTGCGTCACCACAATTCACAACAATTACTGAGTTAATATTATATAAATTACAAGTCTTATCTATCTCCATTAATAATTTATTTAATCTTTTCTTAGCAATTTCATAGTTATAATAATTTCCTTTATACCCCTCTATAATATAACCAACATGCCAGTCTGATACTTGCACAATCAATTTATTATTTGAAAGGTCTATTATAGGTTCATATTCAAACTTAGGAAATTCATCTATATTCTCTAATAAACAATCTTTTATATCGTTAGATATTTCAATTGTTTTTACAAATTTTCTTTTTATACTATTGAGTTGATTTGTTTTATTTTTAATTTCCATCTTTTTTACATCAAGTTCACCAATCAATTCAATAACTTCTTCCATTTTATTTTTAGGAAGCTTTTCTATTTCTTCAATATTTAACTGCTCAAAGAATTTTTTAAATATGTAGAATGCTTTTCTGCAATTTTCACTTGAATATTTTCTTTCACCTACTAAAAGCTCTCCCCATTCAGCATAATCTAAATCATATTCATTTTTATTATCAGTAATTCTTTTAAAATAAGCTAATTTACTTTCTCCTTCTTTCATTTTCAATTCATCCATAATAAACTCTCCCTTTATTTATTATATAATTTATTTGTTTAATTTAACTTTATGTTGTAACCCACATACTGGACAATACACATATATCGAACTTTTAGTATTATCACAATAATCGAAGTCTTCATTAAAAATACATAAATCAATATCAATTGACTCATTACAATTATCGGCTTCACATTTTATTGGTCTATATTTTCTATGTACTTTCTTCTTATCTTTATTACTTACTCTACCATCATCTTTTAACATAATTCTCATCCTTTTCTTTTTTATCTTATATTGATATTTACATCTAACTAATTTACAATTATAATGTAATATTATACTTAAATACACTAAAAACCCACATCGTTATCACAACGAGATGAGCTTTATTATATATTTAAAAGAGAGAGCTAGACGCATCTAACCCTCTTAGGTATACTCCAAAGATATATACCGCAATTCCATTTTATACATACCCATATGGTGACCCACTAGCCCGTATGCTATTATAATAACTTGTACTTCGTCATTATAAATAATTGGAGTCTATTTTAGCATAATTATATTCAGTATATAAACTAAATATAAAATCATAGGCTTGACTGGTTCTCTCTGGTAGTAGGTTTTAAGGGATATCCATCCACTTTCAAGAAGATAACCTATGTCAACTCCTTGTGTATTTTGAATGTCAAATGTATCATTCTCAACACTATATTAGTAAAACTATCTCTATATAACATATAGAAATTTACAAATTAGTTGTTTTAAGTCAAATCCTTGCTAAAGGTATCTGCTACTTAGTTATATTTTCACTTCATTTTCATCTTTGTCAAATACTTTAACCTTATTAATTAATTTACTTTCTTCAATTTTGATTCTAAAACTTGAAATTCCATAATGATTTTCTTTCTTTTGAATCTTTAAGACTACTTCTGTATCACAATTATCAGGTAAACTGTACACTATATCATCTAGACTTAAAGTACCTTCTACTAATTTAGGTTTGTCTTTACTCATATTTACACCTTCTATTCCTCTTCTGGTTCAGATTCAACCTTATCTGAAATTGACAACTTAATATAAGCAGAATTAAACTTATCTAAATATTTCTTTAAATCAACTTCCCCAATTTCTTCTACTTCCATCATAAATACACCTTCTGGAAGGTTATCTATTGATAGAGTGCCTTCTGCACTAAATTTGTGATCAGTTATAATCTTTTCATTAATCATTTTCTTTGCCATTTAAAATCTCTCCTTAAACTTAATTATATTTTATTTCATTTTAAAATTTAATTACTTCTCCCATTTTAGGGATAATAATTTCTTTATCATTTAATACTTTTTCTAATTGATCTTTTAGTAATTCTTTTCTATCATCATCTCCATGAATCAAAATAACTTTCTTTAATACTTTTTGATTTACAGATTTTATCAAACCTATTAATTCATCATTTCCAGCATGTCCACTTAAATCAAGTTTTCCTAATGAATTAGCTTTTATTATATATGCTTTTCCTTGTATTGATACTGTTTTGTGTTCTTGACTCATTATTTTATCTCCAACACTACCTATTGCTTGATATCCACTAAATAAGAAATGTACATTCTTTCTATTAACAAAACAACTTGCTAAATAACTTCCATAACCACCTGTAAGCATACCTGAACTTGCACAGATAATCTTTACTTTATTATCTATTAACTTTTCAGATACATCTTTAAATCTTTCAACGTGTTCAACTCTATCCCAATCAAAAACATCATCTAATTCTTGCCACTTTTCGTCATAAAAACATTTATATTTTGGATTACCTAATATTCTATGAGCTTTAGCACTCATAACTCCTGCTGAATATATTGGAATATTTGAATTTCGTAATATTTTATTTTTGTCAAATATTTTCTTTAACATATATTCAACTTCGGTTTGTCTATGTATAGCAAAAGTAGGTATAAACAAAATTTCCTTTTTATTTATACAAACGTCTAAAATAGCATCTTCTAATACTTTAAAATTATCTTGTTTCAAATGACCTTTTCCAGAGTAAGTTGATTCGCTAATTATACAATCCGCTTTTAAACATTTTTCTACCCACTTCTTTGTGAAAGGTTTTTCTCTACCAAAGTTATGATCTCCAGTATATAATAATCTTTTCTTTGTATATTCATCTTTTTGATATGTAATATAAATACTTCCATCTCCACTAAGATGACCATTTGGTAAAAATTCAAAATATACATTATCATTTAGTTTTATTTTTTCATTATGTCCATACCCCTGTATACAAGTTAAAGCATTTTCTGCATCACTTTCATTATATAAAGGTATTAAATTAGCATTATGACTTTTATTATAAGCCTCACATTCACCTCTCATTAGATGTGCTGAATCTCTTACATTTAATCCTATCAATTCTGCTGATAATTCAGTAGCCATAACTCTACCATTGAATTCTACGTCTCTTCTTCCTATAGCACCTAACCCACAACAATGGTCTGCATGCCCACTAGATAATATTATGTAATCTAATTTATCAAAAGGTATTTGTAGTTTCTTATGATTAATCTTGTATATGTCTTCTAATTTATGCGTTTGTGATTGGAACATTCCTAAATCAAGTAATATTTTTAATCCATCTACTTCACAAAGCACACTTGAACCTGTGACTGAATTATTTACATGATATGGCGTAATTCTAAAATCATGTTCTTCACTTCTCTTCTTTTTGCTCATAAGCAAATCTCCCATCTTTTCTATTATATTTTATACCTTTCGGTAAAGTGAATAATAGGCAAAGAGAGATTTAATATAAGCAAAACTCAATTAAATCTCCTTTGTTATATTCATTTTATTTAATTACTTAACTGCTTCTTTAACTGATTTACTTGCTGAATACTTAGCTTTCTTTGATGCTGGATATAATTTCTTACCTTCTTCTGGATGTCCCGGTTTCTTTAAACCTTCTCTTTCAGCAGTCTCAACAATTTTAATCTTTCCTAAATCAAGTAAAGTTACATCTTTACCTTCTTTTAATGCATCAAAAATTAAATCATTCAATACTTGTAATTTTTCTCCTGCTTCTTTTACTGAAACTCCTATTTTTTCTGCAAATGCCTTTACTAATTCTGCTTTGTTCATAATTTTAATCTCCTCTTTCTCTCTTCTAATATTGCTTTATATTTTATTTTAATTTTGCCTATTTAAAGGTTTTTTGAAAATTTATTTAAAACCCCATTGAGGGCTTAAAATCGATATTTTAATAACTTAATTATAATTTATCTGTGATATATTCAGTCATTTCATATTTACCATCAACATATTTTATATATGCACTTCTTATGTAATGACTATTTATAAATATTGGTATAATACCAACTGTTTCACCATTTATATCTTTCCCTTCAAATACTCCATAATCAACTTTTAAATCATTTAAGTTGCTAATTGATACCTTATTCTCTTTTAAAAGTAATTTTTCTTTTAATTCCAAAGCATCTCTCAATGAATTCATCCATTTTCCATGGGCATTTGCGTCATTTTGAAAAGTAGATTGTTTCATATTCTTTTTTATTCTCATAATATCGTCATCTAGAAAATCAATATCCGACTTTTCTTCATTGATTACTTTTTGATTATATCTATATTTTTCAAATTGAGGCATTGTATTTACTCTTTTAAGATATTCACCTAACATATTTCCAGTTTTTAAACCTCTATATTGTTCTAATTCTCCAAAAAATATGTTTACTAACAATTGTTCATTCACAATATAATTAGCTTTTTCTAATAATTCTTTTGTAGTTATAAAAGCTTTTTCAAGTGGTTGACTGTTTAAATAATCTTGTATACAATCTCTGCACTCAGTAAATCCTTTATAAAAATATTGTTCTGATCTTTCATATCCACATTTTTTACATTTCATTATTATTCCTCCTAAATAGCCTTTTCACCTAGCCACGGTTGTATTTTAAAACGGAATTATCCGAATTAATCTAAATAAAAAAGCTTAAGTAATCTCTCACAATATACTTAAGCACATAGAAAAATATATACAATATGGATGGAACTCTCACATAACCACCTCATACACGTTTACAATTATTATCTAAAGTACTGATAAAACAGTAATTTTAACTTAATTATATTTTGTTTTAATTCATTTCTATTTTCTTCTCCTTAAAGTAGGCGTGTTGCTCTGAATAGCTACGCCTACCAAGGAGAGAAAAGTTAAAAATATAAATAAAAGGATTTATGAAAAAAATGAATTAAAAATGAAAAGTTTGTACCACTCCTCAGAGTGGTTGGTATAATAAACTCATAATTGAGTAATACTATCTGTATTTTTAAGTAGTTTGTTATAATTTGTTTTTATTTTTTATGTAGGGTAAATATGTTAGACATAATCTACCCTACTGGATTGTACTTTAATATCAATACAACTCCTTTCGTAGAAAATAGAAACAGATACTTATTCTCTACCATAATTACCACGTTCACATTTAAATAAGAAATGCTTTTAAATGTGATAACCATGCGTGTTTCATATATATTATTAAATCGAACATTATTGAAAATTCCTTATATTTTTCATTCTTTCCTTTGCTTTTTCTTTATCTATTTCTTTTGCACATTTATTACAATACTTTCGTGGTTTCTTAGATTTTTGTTTAAATCTGCTTGCGCATATCTCACAATTATTATATGTTTCATTTAATTTATATTCTAAATAATATGTAATTGGATTTAAGTCATTTAGATTGAATACCGTCAATCTAACTTCTCCTTCTTCATTAATATAATTTATTTTCATTGTTGTTGAGTCACAAATTTTACTAGTTAATATGTATTGAATATCTACTAATTTATGTAATAACTTTTTATCAGAAACCAATTTACTCTCTTTAAATATATAAGCTAAATTTATATTTATTCTTCCATCACTCGTTGGATTTATTATTTTATTTATTTTAGCATATATAAGTAATACAAAAGCTAACTTTTCTAATCTAATATCATTTAAAGATTCAATTATATCTAATTCCTCTTTATATATATCTATTTTTTCAATATTAATTAGATTATAATTATTATATTTTGATACTGTATTTATTGAATCTGAGATTACTTTCTTCCAATATGATTTATTATATTTATCCTTATATATTTCTTTCATAAAGTTATCTACTTTTTCAAATACTTGTTCTTTTGTAAGTTTTTCATTTAAATATTTCTTAATTATTAATCTAATTATCTTCATCGGTTTTCCTTCTATGTATTTATCAGCTAAAGCCTTTTCACATATTATTTTTTCATTTACTATTAATCCTAACATTCACATTCCTCCATTTTAAACCTTAATCCTTGCCACTCTATATCTCCATGCTTACATTTAATAGGATATTTATATTTGTTACCATTATTGCTTAATAAATTAATTATCATTTGTTCTCCACATATATCCCATACAAACTGTCTATTGGCTTTTATGTCATATAAAGTATAAACTATGGCATTACATAAATCTTCACTGTTAGAATATATCTCTATAGCTTTTTGTTTAAAGTTATTTACAAACTCTTCTCTCTTGTTTTTCTTTTCTTCTTTATCTACTGTTTTTCCTTTTTCAACCATATATTGTGATTGTATGCTTTTATATTCATTAAACAATTCTTTAATTTCTTCTTTTTTACCTTCATATTTTTTAGAGGTTGTCATATATATACTTTTATCAAATCCCTTTTCATCTTTATTAGTTTTTAATTTAATATTTCTAAATACGTCTTCTATATACCAACATATTTTATTCATAGCACTAGGATTTTCAAAAACTGGACTTCTATATTTAACTGATTTTAGAAAGTTTATTTCATCTTCATTCTTATTTGGTTTGTTTTTTAACTCATTTAAACTTAACCCAAATCTTATTATACAATTATTCTCAACATTCTTCATAAATACATTGTATTTACTTTGAATATTTTTATAATTATATATAAAGAAATATGGCTTTTTATTTACTACTAATTTTAAATTGAATTCTTTTTGTCTCTTTATATCTTCTGAATCATCTTCTAGTATTTTATTAATTTTGTAATCATACCATGTTTTAGGCATTTGTTTCGCTTGAATTCCTTTAATTTTATCAATTTCTTCCTGTTGTAGTGCTTGGCCACATATTATTCTTCTATTTAATTCTTTATATTCTTTTGAATCTTTTTCTAATGAAGCCAATACATCAAACATTGTAGTTACTCTATTGGTTATTGATCCTACTGCATTTCCAAATCCATTTTTATTTGATAATCTTAATTTATTTTCTGTGACTTTTACTTTTGGAGTAGATTTCTGTTCACAAATTATTGGTAATTCTTTTTTTGTTGTTTTTAATATTATTTTATTATTAGTTTCTATTTCTGCATCACTATCAAACCTTTATACCCTCGGTTTCCCGATATTTATCAGGGGAGTAGACTATTCCTTTACCATCAGCATTATCTGTTAAGGTACACCTTTATAGTCGTTGAAGGATTATCTCATTGAGATAACATCCATGCTACATTACCCATTACAACACCCTTAGCACCTTATATAAGGCTTTTATTTCAGCATAGGATATATTTATACTTTTTTCTGCTTTCGCTACATTCACGCTTGATATCACTATCTACGTTGTAGTGTATAAATCTTTAGGGAATTTGAGCAGTTTAAGGTGTAATACTCCACTATGTTTCCATAATAGACGACCATTTTGTTAATCAGCACCATTCATTGAATCGCAAGTTGTATCCCAAGCATTAAATATTGTCATTGTCTTTATGTATTTAAACCATTTATCAGTTAATTCATTACTTATCAACTTCTTTTTACTTATGTTATTATGTGATGTCATAGGGCTTCTATATGATACTATTTCATAAACTCCTTTGTCTGTCCATGTTTTACTATAGAATTCTCCTTTATTTAATAATCCTGTCACTTCTAAACCAAACATATATTGACATAAAGCATATAAGTCTCCACAGATTATTGAATAACAACCATCTACTTGTATAACTCCTTTTTTAGCTTCTCGTATTCTTTTTTTTATCATATTATATATTTTATTTTTAACATATGAATCTTCTAATACCTTATCACTTATAGTTAATGCTTTTATGAAATCATATCCCCCATTAGATACATTATCTTTTGTTATATCTATTCCTTTTGAAAACAATACTGTTTTTGCTATGTCTAATCCTAATACATCATTTATATTATTTACTGTTTCTGAACATAATTCTTTTATATCTTCATCTGAAAACTCATAACTTTGTAAGTATTGATAATTCATATTTCTTTTTAATTCTAACTTTTTAGGAGTTACTTTTGTCACACTTAGTAAATATCCATATTTTTCACAATTATCTAGATAATCTTCTATGCTATCATAAGCATTCCAAAGTTTTAGCATATTTGTAGTAAATATAATATCTATCTTTCTTATATCCTGTTCATTGCCCCATGCATCTTTAACCATATAATTTTTAGCTATTTCTTCCCCAAACATTTCAAAGTCATATGTACAAAGCATTCCTTTTTCAAAGGCATATCTTGTATTAAATCCACTTGGTATATAATTAGCAACCTTATATCCTTGTTCATCTTCGTGATATAAACCTAAATCTATTGCCCATTGCTCAGATAATGTTGGTCTAATCATCCCACAACCATCACAAAATTCTTTTTCAGATTCATAATCTATTCCATATTCAACTTTATAATCATCACCATTATCACTAACTTTAATTACTTTATCTTTTATATTTGTTACTCCATCTTTTATAACTAAAATCCTTCTAGTTTGTGTTACTGGTGTTGAAACACTGGCACTTAATGCTCTATATGCTTCTAACTTTGCAGGAACTATAGGTATTTCTTTATTTCTTCCACAATCCATTTTTTCATTTAATTGTTCGTATATTTCTTCGCTACAAAAATTAACTGTGTTGTTTTTTACTCCCCCTGTAGTTCCAACTATTCTTTTGAATTTTTTATTATTTATTTTAAATCCATTTTTATTAGTTGCTCTATCGAAATCACCTTTTTTATCAAATACTATAGACACATAGTCTTTTATGTATAACATTTCATCTAAATCTTTATATAGTTCTTTTATTTTTTCTTTATTGGCTTTGCATGACTTTTCTTTTTTTAGTTCATTTATTTTTTCTTTAACTTCTTCTATTTCTTTTTCTGAATAATTCATATTAGTTAATTCTCTTATAAACCTTAATATTTGACTATCTCCCAATTGAATTAATTCTTCTTTGTCTCTTGCTTCCTGTAAATTTATATCCAATGACCAATCATTTTCTTTTAATCTAGATGATTGAATTTTTAATATAAATCTTGGACTATACAATTGCTTAGACATTCTGTCACTCTCCTCTTATTTAAATTTTTTATTTTATATTTTGTTTATATATTAACTGGCTTGTACTAATTTGTGATTATGTAATTCATTTAATTTATTTTCTATATCATATTTTATGTATTCTTCTGGAGTTAAATCTGATATGTACTTCCACTCAAGTTTTGTTCCATCCTCTAACCTACCACAATATTTTCTTTTATTATTACAACAATCACATATATGACTATCACAATTATAAAAAGCTCTTGCCTCTTTTATTGATTTAAATAATTTGTTGGTAGTTGTGCAGATTAAAGACTTAGTGTTCTTACTAATTTTACTTTCTTTTTCTTTTATATATATTTGCTCTATGTCTTCTTTTGTCATATTCAAATACTCTTCATAATAAGCCCAATGCATTCCACCACAACTATATCTTATTTTTCTACATACAGCAGAAATTCCAGTAATATTATTTTCTTCTTCTGCGTCTTTTACACACTCATATACTTTTTTAGTTTCTAAACAAACTACTTTTGAAGCAAATGGATTTTTACCTCTAGTTACGGATTTTGATATATTATTTCTCCATTTATTAAAAGTATTTTCATCCATTCTTTCTTGTGGAGAAATTCCAAACATTGCATTATTTTCACCACTATGTACTTTACTCATCTTTTCTTTCCAATCATCAGTATGTTTATTGCCTAAGTTGTGAGGTATATATCCATTTTTATATTTTTCTTTCCAAGTTTTACTTAATTTTAATCTACTTTTCTTAGATAATTTTCCATTTGAACCTCCTCCCATATTGTTATAACCATTATTAATGCAATCAAAATAATCAATCCAAATGTCTTCTTTTATATCTAATTCTTTCTTAGAAAAAGCAATATCAAATATTTCTATTACTTTAAATGCATCAAATCCATATTTTCTGATAGAATATAATAAATGTTTATTATATATTGACTTTTCTTTATATTTTTCTTTTGGTAAATATGTATAATAAACTTTTCCAATTAAACTATCACATGAGGCATAATTATATCTACCTTTAAATCCTTTTTCATTTGTAGTCTGTCCAATATAAACTTTATCATTGACTATATTTGTTATTTTGTATATAATACCATATACTTCTAAATTCCCTATTTTCATTTATATATTATTTCTCCTTTTCTAGTTAAAATCTACGTTTTATTTTATTAAACTTAATTATATTTTATCTCTATTCAATTCTAACCCACTTATTCGCCCCATATAGATGTTCTATTTCAAGACAATAATTTATACCTTGCTTGTCCTAAAACGTCGCTACGAGCCTAATATGTACCTTTAAATCTATAATATGCACTATATGTATTACTTACTCTTCAAATATGTCATTCAGTACTGTATCTAAGCCCTCATTCTTTAATTTATGTTCTAGTTGCCTCTTTTTCATTTCTTTATCTAATTGTTCTAATTCTTCAAACCTTTTATGTCTCTCAGCCATTTCTTGATCATTTTCATATATGTACGGGTTAGTATACCTCTCACCACTCCAAACATTATAACGCCTTCCTAATTCGGCTTCTTGTCCAAAATATAAGTGAAATTCTTTTCTATCTCCATTAAATTCTCTACCCTTATCTTTACTCATTACTTTATACCATACCTTTCTTCATTTGTTTTAGTTAATTTTTCAATCATTTTAATCTCCTCCTAATTTTAATTTACTTAGTTATATTTTATTTTTGTTACTAGTTATTATGTATTTTAAGCCAGTTTTGTAGCTTATTCAACTCAATTTCTTCTGTTTCAGATATATTCTGTTCAAAATATCTAATTTTTAATTGATTAAATCTCTGAATACTCGTCACAACCTAAAGGTTGGACGGTTCTAAATTAATTAATACTCTTACTAACTCTCATTTATAGCATTGTTATCATCTATATCTTACAACATTTAGTCTATTATATTAATTATCATTAGACTTTCTTGCCAATTTCTATATTTAGAAAATTAACGACAAAGGCACGATTCTAATACCTTTTTTATTTGCAATTTTTATTATTAATTATATTCCCATACTTGAAATTAATCTATTATCACTATTTTTAATTCTTATTATTTCAATATCATGCAATGTTTTAAAACTATCAAATTCACTTAGTAATTTATCTCTATCTATTGTATCTAATTTCATTTTATCATCTATTATTACATTCTTTATTATTAAACCACTCATTAAATCTCTTTGTATTTTGCAATTCTCAAACTCATTCCATCTTTGAGATAATTTCTTTTTAATATATTCATCAGTAAATGGATTATATTGACTAGCCTTAACTTTATAAGTATTAACTTTAAATAACCATAAACTTTCATATTTTAATTTTCTATTTAGTATTTCTAAAAACATACTCGGCGCTTTGTTTGCTAGACTCTTTCCAAATCTTTTCTTTTTATTAAATTTGCCTGTCTTCTCATTTATAGTTGTATTTTTACTTCTAGCTTGTAATCCACTATAATTCATAGTTTCGACTTTTATTATATTTCCTAAAGATAAAACATAATTAGCTAGTTCTTCATGAGATTGTTTTCTAATCCTAGCCATTTTTCCTTGAATATCTCTTAGTTTATTTTGAGTTTTAATATAATTCTTGGATTTAATCCATTTATCTCTATTATGAATATTAATTGTTTCATCTTCATTATATTTATTAGGATTGTTAGCACGTCTTTGTCTATCTAATTTTCTAGATAATCTAGTTTTAACTTTTTGAATATTATTAATTCCCTCAGCTAATTCTAATAACTTAGTTTCATTATCTGATACAATAGCTACTGTTCTAGTTCCAATATCTAGCCCAACTTCACCTTGTCCAATATCTCTTTTTTTAGGTGGTATTCCTGTTAAAACTAATTGAACATAATATAAATTTCTATTTCCCTTTTGTTTTCTTATTATTCTACAATATTTAATTTTATCCTGTAATGCTAATTGTGCATATTCATCATTATTTCTAACAACGCATTCTAAAATTAAATCATTGAAATATATTCTACCATCTCTATATCTAATTCCTTGTCTATTAGTTAATCCTTCGATAGAATACATTTCATTGTATCTAATAAAATTAACTCGTTTAGCATTTCCAAATCTCATTCTATCTATTGTTTTTATAACTCTAGCAGATAATGCTTGAACTGTATTTGCATCTATATCTTTAAATTCATTAACTCTTAAAGAAGTTGAATATTTATTTAAAGCAAATTTATCATAGTTAGCATATTCTTCTGCTTGTTTAAATAAACTAGATTTAGTTTTCTTATCAGTTTCTATTCTTGCTTGTTGATATAATTTAGATTCTCTCATTAGTCTAAATCTTCTTAATCCTTCATCTAGTAAAGCATTGTATAGTTTTCTTGATAATTCAAAGTATTTATCTAATGCCACTATTTCTGATTTATTTGTTTTAAGCTTTAAAGTTAATACATAACTATCTGTTTTCGCCATAAATATTCACTTCCTTTCGTTTTATATAATATATTTTGTTTACTAATATAATTATACTCTTTTTAGTATAATTTGTCAAATATTACTTACCTTGATTTTCAATATATTTCTTTACTACTTCTAGGCTTACGCTTCCTACAGTAGCAATAAAAGTTGACCTACTCCAAAACTTTCCTCCCCATAATTTATTACGTTTTATATATGGAAATTCTTCAAATAATCTATGAGCAGAAATTTGTTTTATTAAAGAGACACATTTACAAATACCAAATCTAGGATTACAAGTTATTATCATGTGAATATGGTCTCTATCTGTTTCAATATCTTCTATGATAAAATCATAAGCTTTAGAAACTTCTATACAAATTTCTTTTAATCTATCTGAAACTTTACCTACTAATATTTTATGTCTATATTTAGGACAAAATACTATATGATAACTACAACGAAAAACTAAATGTTCACTCGAATAATATTTATCATTTTCTCTATATTGTTTCATTTTATTCTCCTCAAAGGGCTATTCCTCTGCACAAGCTAAAGCTTGGCAGTTACCTAGCCTAATTTTATATGTAATTTATTATTGTATAATTCATTTATGCTTATACCAAACTCAATTACCATGTTTTTCACCTCCTTACAAATACTATATTACCATAATTTATTTTATCTGTCAAATACTTATTTATATTTTGTTTACATCTATATAAAATCACAGATTTATTGGATTTTTCATAATATTTATATTCTTTACTTTAACTTAATTATATTTTATCCTTAACAGTATTATACAATAAATCAAAACCTTCTCTAGTAAATTTTATCCTTGGTAAATATTCATCATAATTTACAGCATATTTCTCATTCTGATACTCACAATTTAACTTTTGTTTTCTTCTAATTTGATATATTATATTTTCATTTAATAGTATATCAATTAAATTTTGATAATTGATTTTAAGTTTTCTTTCTATATCTGCTGTGCTAAAATATTTAATCTTTTTATTTATTTTTCTAATGACTTTGTTTTCATTAATTAATTTTCCTAGTCTTTCTTTTAACATCCAACCTTCTAATAATAAATTATCTTTTTCATTTATTATTATTTTATCTCCATTTAAAACTTGTTCTAAAGTATTTTCAATATTATATCCATTATTAATACTATTATATTCTTGTATATATTTATCCTCATAAACAAGCAAAATGTATTTATCTATAAAATTATCAATATCTTCACTAAGTATTGTCACTACTTCAAACTTAAAGTTATCTGCTCCATAAGTATTCCAATCAGTTTGCAACTTATAACTATGATGTTTATTATTTTCTAAATCCTCCTTATGTTCTTCCCAACGCCTGTATATGTCCAGAGATTCTCCTATATAAACTTCACCATTAATTAAGTTTGTTATTTTATATATTCCTCTTATTTTGTATTTATTCATTTAATTATCTTCCTTTCACTTATGTATATTTTATCTTTATTGCACTCTAAATTCATTTGCACCCGATAAAGCACTTTTTTGTCTTTTCTTGCACCCGATTATGGGGTATTACCCTTAAACCTTGCACCCGATAAAGGTATATTTATACCTAAACTTGCACACGCAAATGACACTTTTGAAAAACTGCACCCCCATTTTTTAATCATGATAGGAGTGTAAATATATAAATTAAATAACCATATAGATTAATTAAATATATAAATTAACTATCAATATAAATTAATAACAAGATAGAATCTTCGTAGCTGAAACGCTACTCACTTTGACTTTTGTTTTCTTTGTCTTGTTTTTCTAGTTTGTTATATTCTTCTTGTAGTAATTTCAATCTTTCTTGTTCTAAATTTGTTATTGTATTTTCATTTATTTTATTTTCTAATGTATTTATCATTTGCTTTAGGCTTCTTTTTATATTGGATTTGTTCTTGCTTAGTTTATTTAATTTTATAAATCCATTTTGTTCTCTATATCTATTTACTCTATTAGTTAGTAGTTCAATATCCATATATCTGCTATAGAACATTTTAGAATTCTTGATTTGTCCTTTAGTTGTTTCCTTATAACCAGCATAATCACAATATAAAATCTCATTAGCTTGTAATATGTCTGTATATTTTACTATAGTTGATTCACCTATTCCAATTGTATCTGATATATTGTTGAATGATGGATAGCACAATTTATAATCTTCATCAGTTTCGCTATTATTTATAAATGAGTATATATACAATACAAAATTAATTAATGAATATGTATCTAATTTATATGTATTAGCTATTTTTAGTAGTTCTAATATTTCAAGATCGTATATTATTGTGTAATCAACAACATCTGGAATATAGCAATACAAAAAATCATTTCTATCAATAGATTCTATATTATTTATTTTGTTTTCTTTATAATCATTGAGTACATTTTTATATAGTTCAATAACATTATCATCTATCAGTTGTTGTAGTATTAATTTTATATCATTTACTTTTCTATTGTTATTCCTAGAATAATTAAGCATGTCCATTATCCAAGTTATTGAAATAGTACAAGTTCCCTTACATGATAAATTCATACTTGCTAAAGTTAATATAGTTAGTTGTTCACTGGTTAGTATATAGTCTCCATCTTTTATATATTTATCGTCTATCATTACGAATGTACTGTTGTTTTCTATTTTCAACTCTCTCACCTCCTATCCTATTTACCATATTACACCATGGTTATATATTTGTCAACTTAGTTATATTTTGTTTTTATTATACTTGACTCATTAATATTCAGAATTTTTATTTTAAATAACAAAAAGAGTGTAATAATTAATACTACACTCACATATAATTCTATATAGGCTTAAAATGCGTTTTAAAGGCTCAAATTTCAATTTTAGTAGTTAGGCGACACATAATACCTCTTAAGCTGTTAAAGGGCAAATTTAGACGTTATTTTGTGTTTTAATAAATGAATTTGATGTAAGACTATTTGTTATATAACTCATCTGGATTATAATCTTTATAACCCAACGCCATTTCTTCTAAAGCATCATAATTATAATCCCTACCATCAAAGTTATTAAAGTCAGAATTTTTTGGGATAGAAATTTCTTCTCCCCAATTTTCTCTTAGTGCGGTTTTAAGACAGCTAACAACATTTTTTATAGTAGTTTGTTTTGAGTATTCTCTTACTCTTTCCATCTCATATTCAATATATTGATAAAAACTCATATCAATTTTATGTTTTTTAATTGATTCTATAGCCATATTGGTTAATGTTGCTACTGTACCTGCTGTTAATGTACAACCTACTCTTTTCTCCATTTCTTCTACTTGTGATTGATCTACAACATCTATATCATCATCTATTTTTTGTGAAATCAGAGTTTTTTGGGAGATATAGAATTCAATAGCTCCAACTTTTCTACCATATCTTAATTCTTTAAAATTTATATCTAGACTAGTAGATTGATTAATAGATTCAATTGAAGGGTTTAATATATATTTTTTAAAATCACTAAATTGTTTATATTTATTATCATCATATATACCTAACTTATATCTTAAATCTTCTAACTCAAATCTTCTAAACCCCCTATAAGCATAATTCTGCAATAGCTCATAGATTCTAAATGCATAAGACGTTGTAAATTTCTTAGTCGCATTGTATTCCATCTTTCCAAATCTACCCTTTATAACTAATAAATCAAGTATCAAATCTGGATGGAATGTTAAGTCAACATATTTACCTTCAGGATTGTATTTACTTGTTATAACCCAACTCTTTTCAACAAACACCCCATCATCTTGTAGATATTGAATATTCTTTTGTTTAAGACTATGTGCCGTATCAGCTAAAACTTTATATAGGTTATTACTTTTTAAATCAAATGCATCCTTAAATTCATTTACATAAATTCTTAAATCCTTAAATGTTTCATTTGCTAAAAAAGTCTTCATTTGTGAAGGTTTTATGTTAGACTTTATATATCTTGGTTTTAGTTTTTTACTGGCCAAATATGTCAATCTTTGTTCGTTAAGAGTAAAGTTATACCCACTCTCAATAAGATTATGAGACTTATATACATAGGTATCTGTCTCCATTGGTTGAATATTTAAAGCTAATTGTTCATAAACTTTTTCTTGATGTTCTTTTCCCAAATTACTCTGTCCTCCTCCCAAATCTCTCTGTTTTAAATACCAAATAACTCTGTTTTTATGAAATTACATATTTATATAATATCACCCAAATTTCTCTGTTGCAATCCCAATTTTCTCTTACTTGATTCCCAAATTACTCTGTTTGAAGTCCTAAATTGCACCATATTTAACTTGTGAATAACTACCTTAAAGCATTGTAACTATTAAAATTGAGAAAATCTTGTAATACATAAATACATTCTATGTGTGTTATATATGTAATCTTATATTAATATTACATATATACACATAAAATGCATTTTAAAATAAGTCTCCCAAATTTCTCTGATTATATTTAAAAAATAAAATCAGCACCCATATTGTTGTTCTCAGCCTTATATAGACTTCCTACTTAAAGACGATAATTTGCTCATTAAAACTTTTACAACGTCTAATACGCCCTATCTAGGGCACAGAAATTAATTTCATTTCCGACATAAGATTATCTCTTATTTCTTTTTACCAAATATTCTTTCAAAAAATCCTTGATTTTGATTAGATTTTAATTGTTCAATTTCTAATTCTAAAGCTTTAATTTTAGCATCTTTAGTATCATCTCTTAATTTTTCCACTAATTTTAAATCACGTTCTTCTGATTTTTTGTCTAAATCGTTAAACCTGCTATTTATTTGTTCATATAACCTATCAGATGATTTTTTATTATCACTATTAAATTCTTCAAGATTGCCTTTAATATCATTCTTCAAATCAATCTTAAACGGTTCTAATTTATCAGAAACAACTTCATCTACAGTTAATGCTACTTGTTCTTTTATATCATTTTTTAGAAATTCTCCATGTTCAAGTAACATATTTTTTATATTTTTTTGGAAAACATTTAATTTCTGTTCCAACTCTACAGAAAGTTCACTAGATAATCCATTGTATCCTATTAAATCTTTAGATAAGTCATTCTTATTGTCTAATATATATTCAAATCCATTTTTAGATATATAATCTCGAACTTGTGCATGAGTAAATTGTTTGTCATCAATTAATTTTTGTATAACTTTAAATGCTTTTATCGTTTGTTTAGTATATTTTTTTCTTCCGTCTATCTTATATACACCACATTTTTTTATATCACCAAAAACATCACCCCAGTATCTCACCCTTTTTTCATCATCTGGAATTTCTCTAGCAACATCTGGAGCTGTTAAAAACACTTCTTTTCCGATATCTATAAAATCAACATCAATTATATCTTTACTCAATATTCTAAACCTCCATTTAATTAAACTATAATTATAGTATAACAAATTTAAAGTAAATTACACAATAGAATTTACTTTAAATTTTTAGTGGTAGAGATAGACTTTAGTTTAATTATTCTTTACTATAAATATAGTTTACTTTATAAAAACTCAACTATAACTTTAGTTTACTTGAATTAGTGAGTATATTATGAACACAATATAACTATATACTGTTGGTTTTATAAGTAAATAGTGTAATTATTATAAAAGCATTATATAAGCAGTTTGTAGTTATTGTATAAGCATTATTCAAATACTATGAGTACATTGTATTAGCACTTTGTAATAGAAATACTAATATAACATGCACAAAACTTATATATAGTTAATATATTACTAATATAAAATATAAAAAGAATAATAATACATTATTGACAAGCTATATTGTAAATGGTATTATTTAGTCAACAAGGTGGTGATATTATGTCAGAATTATTTAATAAAAGAGATTACAAAGTATTAGAAGAATTAATAGCCAATAATTGTGTTTCCCCAATGGCTTCTTTAAATAGAGTACAGTTGATGAATTTAACAGAATTATCATCATCGAAGATAAGAAGCGTAATAAAAAGTTTTTTAATAACTGGCTTAATTTTAGAAGGTACAAAAGATGGACAGTTTAAAACGTATTATATTAGTCCTTTAGGTATTGAAAATTTTAAAACAGCACATAACCTAAGTGATGAAGATATTCAAAAATTATTAAAAGAAAATGAAAATGATATTGAGGAGGATTAGAAATGGTAGAAACAGTATTTATAGGTATAGGACAAGGCGGTTCTAATATAGTTAGAGAATTAGAAAAAGAAGGGTTTAACGCATTCTATATAAATAGTTCATTAGAAGATCTTGATACAATTGAAACTAATATTAAAAATAAATATCATATTGATGGTATGAAGGGTATGGCAAAGAACAGACAATATGCCATAGAAGTTATAACGCAAGATGATACTATAGATAAAATTTGCAGAAAAATATATGAAAGATATGCTAATGCAACGATTTACTATTTCATCTACACACTTTCAGGCGGAACTGGTGGAACAATGGGAGGAATTTTAGCTGAAGCATTCTCTGAATTGTATGGTGAGGAAGGTAAAGTAGCAAATGTTGTAACTGTAATTCCTAAATCAAATGAAGACCTAGGAATGCAAGGTAATGCTATTCAAAGTTTAGAACAATTAAAAGAAGCATATAATGATGGTAAAGGATTAATTACTAATATTCAATTACTTGATAATAATTCAAGAGAAAATAAGATGGATATTAATAGAGATTTTGCAATCACGATGTCAAGATTATTAAATTATGATCATATTACTGCTGATGGAAATCTAGACGAAAATGAGTTAGAAGTATTATTAACAACTCCTGGATTTATGACTATATTAGAATTTGCTAATGAAGATTTTGGAAATGGTTTAAGTGATGCAGTAAACAAAAGCATATATGTAGAACCTCTAAAAAATCCTAAATATGATGGTATGATTTTAAACAAAAAACACAAAAAGGATATCAATATTGAATTAGTTAGAGATTTATTTGGATATCCAACCTTTACACATGATTCAGTTTGGGATGAAGAAACAAATATTTTAATCTCATCTGGGACTAGCTTTAATAATAAAGTTATTACAGAATTAAAAAAATCATATAAAGATTTAATGGATAAGAAAGCTGAAGCAGAAAAGCAAAGTATAGAAAATAATGAAGATGATATAGAAATTGATTTCAGTGCAATGAATAAAGTTAATACAAGGACAACTCAAACATCAAAAACAACTAGTTCATCTACAAAGGGAAGAAGAAAATCTTCGTCTATTAGAGATAAATACATGAATTTAGGTAAAAAATAAATGATATTTTTTAAAGCACCTTACTCAAAATAGAGTAGGTGCTATTTTTTATATTGTACAATATTTTAAAACCTCATCTTTATCGTATCCTAGCCATTCTAATAACTCTATTCTATCAATATTCGTACAGAAATTTAACAAATCATCTTTATACCATATCTGGATGTCTACTGAATCACATTTTTCAACTAATTCAATTGAGGAACTAGTATATAATGATGTAGTTATAAAAATACCTCGTCTAATTCCATCTACAGTACAGGCACTAATTAATTTGTGTATTAAATTTACTGTAATTTTATTATTTTCATTATAATGTTTGCATTCAACATAAATCAGCCCATCTTTATCTTTTAAAATTATATCTTTACCACCATCATTTGTTTTTGGTGTTGTCTTAGCCTTAAAATTTCCTAATTGAAACATATATGTACAAAAACTCTCGAATTGAAACCCATCTAAATTATCTATAGCATCTGATATAAGTTTTAATTGTTTATTTAAACTGTATTTTACAGGATTATTTCTATTCTTATAATTACTTCTAGTCATACATTCTGAGGCTATCCAACAAAGCAATATAAAGACTATAAAAAGACCTAAAATAAATACCATAAAAATACCTCCTTATATGCACATTTTAAAAATAGTTGAATATACATATATTATAAACAAACAATAAGGAGTTTATACATGATTAAGAAAGTATTATATGGTGGATTATTAACATTAGCTGGTTCAGAATCAATTATGGTTGGTAGTAGATTTTATGAATTATTTAAAACAAATAGAATGTTTTGTTCAGGTGGTATTCCTATAATGCCTTATTGGTTAGTAATAGAAGGTTCAATACTTATATTTTTACCATTGTTTATAAAGATATTTAAATTAACTAATAGGGGTGGGACTATTGCTGATGATACAGAATTAGTTGAATTAATTAAAGAATACAATAAGGAGAAAGATAGCAATGGAATTAAGTAAAGATTTGTGTAATTGGTATAAAGAATATGAAATTAAGAAATGTATAAAAAATAAATGGAAAATATTAATGGAAAGAGTTAATAATGTTGATGTTACTAAAGATCCTAGTAAGACTGGTTCTAGTGATTTTAATAAAAAAGCTCACTATTTTGTTATAGAAAAAATAATTATAAAACACTATGGATTTGATGCTATAGTTGTTCCTCCTTATGGTAAGAGTTTAAATGATTTTAGAAAATTGTTACCAGCGATTGCAATAATATATAGAGCAGAAGTAATAGCAGAATATGCTTCTACTAAATCAAGCTTTTATATGAGAGTTCATTTAGATAAGATTGATATAAGCGATAAGGATAATTTGAAATTCAAATGGTATAAAATTTTACAAGATGAAAAGTATAGAAACTTTAATGGTGAAACTTATAAAATAAAAAATATAAAGGATATAATAAACAAGAATTCTAATGAAAAAGAAACTATAGGTTATAAGCTTGATGTAAGTATTCCTGAAGGATTGGATTTTAAAACAATAAAGGGATTGGAAGAAACAATTTCACATCAAACTGGAAGATGTTTAATCAAATTAGATAAAGTTAAACAATTAGTTGAAACTGATATTATATTTAAACTTATGCCTGATAATGAAAAATTCAGACCTATAAAGTTAAAAAATCCTTGGGAGTTCTTCTTGGCTGTTAACTATAGTTTTGAGCCAATAATATCTGATCTTAGTAAGAATCCTCATTTATTATATACAGGAAAGACACAAACAGGTAAAACAGTAGCAGTTGTAACTGGATTAACTAACTTGTGTTATCAATTCTCTAGAAAAGATATAAGAATCTTTTGCAGTATGATTTCAGCGAAAAAAGATCTTAGAATATTTAAAAATGTAGAACAATGTGATTATTATGCTGAGAATATAGATGACACACTTAGACTATTAAAATATCTTCATAATGAAATGAAAAGAAGAAATAAGATATTTGAATCAAGTGATAAATTTTGTGGTTCAGTATATGAATGGAACAGATTTTATCCTAATAAAAAAATGCCAATTTTATTAGCGTCATTTGATGAAATGACTTTATATATGCCATTAGCAAGTGATGAAAAGAATTTAAAGAAAAACAAACAAAAATGTATAGATTTATTCAAAACATTAATAACTGAATCGGCTTCATCTGGAATAAATATTCTATTTTGTTTACAAAGACCAGACAAAGATTCTTTTAATCCAACTATTAAAGCTCAAATTGGTACGGTTATTGGATTTTATCAGCCTAATACAGCAAGTAGTTTAGTTGCAATGGATGATGAAAGCCTATGTAATTTGCAACAAAAGCGTGAAGCTATTGTTAGATATGATAAAGGATATGAACTAGTTAAAACCTTGTATCTAACTAATGAAATGGTTGAAGAAATATTAAAAGATAAAATTGATAAAAATCATAAAAGACTTCATTTGGATAGTAATGGACATATAACAAAGGAAATTTCTAATGTTGAAGAAATTAAAGAAGAATCACAAGAAATTACCGAAAATACTATAAAAAATGAAGAAAATGTATCAAAAACTATTGATTTTACTAAAAAAATTGAAGTTAAAAAAGAGTCTAGATGGGCTAAATATCAGAAAGGAAGAAATTTATGATTAGATATACACCTAAAATTAGAAATATTTTAAATTTTATTGATGAATATGGTTTTATAACATCTAGAATATGTGCATATGTATTCTTTAAGAATAGTAAATGTCAGTTAGAAATGGCACGTAAAACCTTAAGGAAACTAGCAAATAACAAAGATATAGTTGCTAATAAAGATAAATATGGTAGGGAGTTAATATATCAGTTTAAAAAGAGTACAGTATCAGATCACAAATATTATTTATTAAACTTTTATGCTGAAATATTTAATCAGGTAACAGAAATAGAGTATTTCAAGCTGGAAGAGAGTTGGGGAAGTAGACGAAGTGATGCTCATATAATATTTAACAATATTATTGATGGACAAGATTCATTTAAATCTTATTTAATAGAGTACGATAAATTTCATAAAACTAATCCAGTTGAAAAATATAACGAGATTTATGATAGTGGCTATGTACAAGAATGGTATAGAGAGCGTGAAGGTCTTGAAAATCATTTCCCTGATATAATTATTATAAATTATAGTGGTAAGTGTGTTGAAAGTAATAGAGATGAATATAAAATCATAGGATTAGATTATAATTTTACTGATTTATTACAAAAGGTAATATTACCATGATCTAGTATAGGGGTTAAAATGTAAAAGCATAGCCCCTTAGTACATATATTTAATATATGAATTCATATTTACTAAGGAGGACATAATTATGCAAAATAGAAAAGGAAAACAAACTACATTTGAAAAGAGTCTCAAACAGGCTATAATATTAAGTTGTGTTTTTACAACTGCAATTCTTATAATATTAGGTTTGTATAAGGCTATGGATACTGTTATAGAAAGATTCTTTGTATTAATAATTGGAGTAATGTTTCTATTTCCTTTAATACCTATCACAATTAGTTTTATGATGAACTTTATTATAAGTTGTGGAAAACATCCAGAAAAGGATTTTGAAAGCAAAAAAGTATCTGTAGGTGTTAAAAGTATAAAACCAACTTCAAAATCTAATACAGAACCAAATAAACATAAACTTAAGATAGTGACAACTGAGGGTTATGAAGAATTCAATAATATACTTAAGGCAAGTATGAAAAGTAAACTTATGAGTAGAGAATGTATTTTAAAATTAAAATCAGAATTGATCTATAAATTAGGTACACATATTGAAGTGTATAAAGATTTTAAATTTGAAAATGATTTACATTGCATATATACTCTAAGTAAAAGTTCTGTATTGACTAAAGATGATTATATTTATTTAGCCCAATTCATAAGCAATAATTTGAATTTTCCAGATGTTGGTTAGCCTTATTGCTTAATTGTAAGTGAGAGATTTATATTTGATTTTCTGCGAAAGCACTAGCTTATAAATTCATTCTCACTTACATATATACTTTTACATAGTTAGTTAAAGATTAGGTATATTAGTATTATATCTAGTCTTTTTTGTTGTACTTTAAATTGTATTGTTAATTGATCCATTTATATAGTATTATTAAGAGTTTTATTTATGTTGTTCTATAAGTATTTATTATATGTATTTTTATTTGGTATGTTTGATTGTATTATTTTTGGTTTTATTTTAATACAGGATTCCTATACAAGAATAGGTTATAAACATAGTAAAAATGGGGTGAAAATTTTTCAATAAGAAATAAAAAGCAATAGAGGGGAGGAATAGAGAGTAATAAATACAACGAAAACAAAACGAAGTGTACTAAGTTGAATTAAAGTCTAAGATATGCCTAAATTAAGTTTTAGATTTGTATACATTGATAGTATTAACATTTATCAAATATTTTATACGAAAATAGTAAATTATTTTTGAATGGTGCATATAGTATATTAAAGATAAATTTAGTGAGGTAGGTTTTATGGAAGATGATGAAGTTAAATTAATAGTTAATGCAAATTTTATCATAGATAATGAAATAGATCTGACAATTAAAAATATAGACATAAATACTTTAAACAAGCTGAATAAAGATGAGATAATTAAAATGTTGTTTTTTAAATGGTATGTTTACGGGAATTACGATAAAGTTGTTATTCTTGATGAAGAATATACTATTTTAAATAAGACCAAAAAGAAAGTAGAGTTGGTTAGAACTAATAAAAAAGCAGATAAGTAGTTTTTAATAACTTATTATATTAGTGAATAATATGGTATTTAATACTTTATTTAAATACTTAAATAATAAATAAGGGAGATTTTATAATGAATATTTTTGATAATACTAAAAAGGAATTAGTAAAAGATAAAAATAACATGACAAAACTTTTATTGGTTGATGGAATTTTTACAAGTGTAGTTTTTAAAAGAGCATTTAATATAGCTACATTGAGTTTTAAATTTGATTTTATAGAGTTGTTTTGTGGAATTTCTAGTATGGCAGTTTTTATTATATTAATAGGTTTATATAGTGCCACTAATACAAAGTTAACTATTGTAGATAAATTAAATAAAATTGAAAATATAGTAGATAAAAATTTAATGTAATTATTAATAGGAGTGAAATGTAGAATGAAAACTGTAATGTCAATAAGTCAATATAAAAAATATTCTAACAGCCAAATAACTTTAATAGATATTAAATTACAAAACATAGGATTAAATAAAAACAAATCAATGAGTTACTTGATCAACCATAGAAAATATATTTATGCCTTAGCTATTTTATTTATTGGTTATTTATCATCTGAAATGTATTTGAATTATAATCTAGATTGCATTAATGCTTATAACTATGGTTTAGATAGTTGCGTTGATTTATTCAAATTAAATAATACAACTATAAGTAATGTATAGACCATAAAAGTTAAATTTGTAAATTATGCCCCTCCTTGTCAGATACCGTTATTTATTCAAAAACATACTTGTAGCAATGTTTGGGACGATTGGATATAATTAAACGTGTAAGTGTATTTTAATATTATTTAATCTTTATTATTATATATTGAGACTATTGGATTTATTTTCAATGGTCTTGTTTTTTTGTATTGATAGTGAAATAGGACAGCTTTTATTAGACGATTTAAAGTGGGTGTAATTAAATTTAGGTAATAGTTATTGAGTGAAAATTTTATTTAATATAGAGTCTGTTAGATAGGTTAAAATTGATTATAAATTTTGGTGGGTTGGATTATATTTTTTTATTAACGAGAACTATGTTTCGTGATTAGTTATTTTGGTAGTTATTGAAATATGTATAAAGCTAGTGTTTTCAATGGTTTAGAGTTATTTTAGATAGGGTAGAGCGATAGTGATTTGATTGTATAGTTATATGTATATCGTTCAATATGGCTTGTTTACTAGGGTTGAGTAGGTTTTTATGTTTAAAATAGGATGATTTTATGATGTTAATATTTTGTGAAGCGTTGGTATGACTAGTGTTTGCGAAAGCTTTTACGAATAGGGTTAGGCTTTAATGTTCGTGTTTTGGGTTAATCGTTAACCTACTATCCCTATAGGTTTCATGATGTGATAGGCCTCAATAGCGTTCAGATATTGAACATAATAATGTATTTTAGCCCCCTATCTATACCTAAATTAAACCATATACAACACCACCGCAAAGAATGGCTCAACCATGCGCTTTTATGTCAATTTCGCTAAATCTCTATTTAACGAAATAACTTGTACTAGATAAATTAAAAAGAATTGATAAAAAGTATATAGATATGTCAGCAGTTTTATCTGGTGAGATTTTCAAGATCAATTTTTTAAAGAAATGAAAATACGAATATTAAAAGTTTATAGTACCAAAACCTTCGTGTGCAAGTTGAGTTTACCTTACAAAGACATCTACTTACTAAAAGTAACCAACTAACAAATAGTAATAAGCTTACAATTAATAACAATGGTGAATGAAGATATTAAACTCTATAAGTATAAGTTGTAATACAACTACTAAGACGTTAGACAGCATACAACTAAACAACCATACTACAACTTAAAGATATAACCACAATGGATAAAAGTATAAGTTAATCACAATCTATTAACATCTTATCTACAAGTTATACACAGACTTATCCACAGTTAACAACCCAATTAAATAACCTTAAACCATTATAAACGCTACATATAACAACTTAACACAAACAAATTATAATAAGTTATCCACATAATAAACATACTTATACACATATATTATAATAGTAACAACTAAATAAACACATATAAATATACTATCACATAGTATTAATAACTACATGTAATAAACATTACTATTAAACGATATAAACTACAAATAAATCAACTCTCATACATGACTTATAATCAATTATAACAGACTTACTAAACATATTACACCTATGAATATGAATCTATTGTATAAGACTAATAATGACCATACAATATAATATATCAATACTAATTGAATATACTTATATATTAATGAAGATAAATTATAAATAATTGACAGACTATAACAATGAGAGTATAATAAGGATTGACAGATAGATATTACTAGAATTATACATAAACAAAATATAATATAAAAGGAAGTGAGATAATGAACCATAATACTGTAAAGATAGTTAATGAACTACAAGCTAAGATGTATGTCAAACATGGATTAAAGCCAATAGAAGTCTTTTGGGGGTTTGATACTTGGGTATTTGTATTTGATAAACAGGCAAGTAAACCATTCTTTGACAAATGGTGTAAACATGAATTGAATTAGTGATTTAAATTAGAAAGGATTAGTGATAATAAATATGGAAGATAACAATAATAAACTATGGCTTAATGAAGCTATGAAAGAATTTAACAAGAAATTAGATAGAAGCGTATTAAATATAATGAATGCCTATGCAGGAAGTGGAAAGAGTACATTTATATTTAATGAATTTTTAAGAGACTCAAAACAATATGTAAATGGATTATCTTATAATTATATTGATAATCTTGATAGAGTTTTATATGTCTGTGATACTACAATGTTAAAATCAAGTATATTAAAAGAAACTGACGGAATAACAAAGGTATTAGAAAAGAATGATCTTAAACAGGCTATGAAGGATAAGACATTAGAAAGCGTACTTGATGGTGATATAGGTTATATAAAAGTAATTACATACAGTACATTAGGATTTCTATTACAAAATAAAGCAAGTAGAATAATATTATTTAAATACTATAACTGTATCATAATGGATGAAATACATAACTTAATTAAATATGCTTATAAATTTGATACTGAAACAAATAAAACTTATAGTATAATATTGGAGTACTTACCAACAATGTTAAACGAAAATAATCTATTAATATTAGCTTTGACTGCAACACCTTCTAATATGTATTATCCATTACAACAATATCCAATAATGTATAGAACTATATTTCATACTAACGAATTAAAGAGAATAAGAAGATATATAGACGAACATCATGGAATATGTAAAAATTCAATTAACTATATAAAAGTAATAGGAATAAATTATAAATGGATAAAAGATAAAGATTACAAAGTGTTGATATACACTAATACAATGACCGTTGCTAAAAAGTATAAACAATTACTATCTAGTTATGGTTATAACGTTGAATGGTTATGCAGTCCAAACAATAGAATAAATAATGAAAGTTTAATGAATAAAAACCAATTGGAATTAAGAGAATATTTATTAAATAATGGACAATATCCTGAAACTTTAGATATATTAATAATCAATGGAGCATATGAAACTGGTTGGAATTTATATGATAATAAAGTGCAATGGGTATTAATAGATACAACTAAATATGATACTCAAGTACAAGCTAGAAATAGAGTAAGACATGATATTAAAATGTTATTAACAAAAGAACCAATTGACTCTGATGGACAACTAATAGATTATGATCAATATAAAAACGAACATCCAACAGGCATATATTATGGTATTCCATTAATAGCACAATTCATAGAGGATAAATATATAAATATTAAACTAACTAAAGAAGATAAGGATTATTTAGTATATAAATATGGCATGACTCCACATGATAAACATAGAGCAACATGGCAGACATTTAAAAAAGATTTAGAACGTGCCAACTTCAAAGTAATTACAAATAATAAAGGAACTTTTATACTACACAAAGATGATGATTTTAAAACCATTATAAAGGAGAGTAAAAAGAAAATGAATGAGAATGAAGAACTATATAATTACTTGAATGATTTAGAAACAATTCCACTTGATAAAAAGCAACAAAAAGAATTAATAGATAAAATAAATGTAAGGGTTAATGGAAGACAACAGAAAAGCTATACCAAAATTAATGAAGGTTTAAAGATGATTAATCTACCATTTGCAATAGATAGTAAGAGATTAACAATCAATGGTCAAAAAGATACTTATTGGATTATTGAAAGAAAAACAAAATAAATATAAGGACGTTTTTTGGTGTCTGAAGTGTGATAAATGATTCAGTCTATTATAATAGAGTTGATGTTTTATTTCATTTTAGACACCAATTTTTGTCCATGTACTTATAGACGTTCTTTTCTTTTGTATAACCAACTAGTACAGTTTAAGTTTCGCTAAAGCTCAACTAAAAAACTCTACTACCTTGCCGACAAAAGAAACCACTAGGGCAAAAGAAAAACGGCATGATGACTTTTAATTAATTTAAATTTACAACCAATTAAAATATCAATTTTAAATGCTGATATATAGCAAAATTCTTTTAAACTTGTGTATATTTTGTTTGAAATCTATTTTTATATATGCTATAATTAGTATAACGACAGACGGAAAACTATAATATTTAAGGGGTTGAGTATTTATGAGAATTGAAAATGTAAGAGTTAAAGCACAAGATATAAGAGAAAGATTAAGCAGCTTAACTGATTTTAAGATCTGCAAGAACAACGGTACAATAGTATTTAGCGTTAACGGTAAAGCATCTTTTTTAAGCAGAAGAACTTCAAGCGTAGTAATTACTTTATTTACAATTAAAGTATTAGATAAAAATAATCAATTGAAATATACATATTGTTTAAATTTTAAAAACAGTGGAAAAGAGATAGAATTAAGCAACTTAGGAAAATCTAATAATACAGCAATGGAAGAGTATATAATAAAAGAAGTTAAAGATAATATATTGGTACAAAAATTAAGACTTAGAAAAAGTAAAGCGGAAGTATTTTTTAATACATGGGAAGAATGTTATTACTTAAACTAAACTAAATTAATGAAATAAAAGGAGTTGTTAAAACATGAAAAATATACAAATTGCAAAAGAGATAATAAATTTTATGAAAGTTAATGACGTATATGAGATCAGCATAAAAGATATTAAAGACTGGGCAACAGAAACATATAAATTATATAATACAACTTATAACAATATGATAATAGCAATTAAACTAGCTTTAAGATATAATAAAATATATAATAAGAGTTTAGCAATGTACAAATAAAAGGAGGTTATAAGAAATGAAAGATTTTAAATTTTCATACGCAAGAAAGATGAAAAAAAAGCTATTTATAACAGCAATTAAAGGAAAGATAGAAGTATCTATAGAACTTAATATAATAGATAATAAACACTCAATAAACTGGATCAATGACACATCTACAGGACACGACAACTTTATAAACACTTTAGGAATTGCAGAAGATCAAGAGTTAGTTAATAAAGCTTTAGAGTATGCAAAAGGATTAAAACAATATAAAGAGATAATTAAAAAGTATAGTATCTAAGAATCTCGAAAGAGGTTCTTTTCTTTTTGCTTTAAAATAGCCTTAATTACACCAGTAAACAATTAAAGGTATAAATATTAATAAATAACCTAAAACCGTTCTATGAGCCTATAAACGTTAATATAATTGAACCTAATAGAGTTCTTTAATATATTTCAATTAAATTAATTATTATTTATTCAATTATTCCAGTAAATAAAACAAATTAACAATTTAATAATACATATAAACTTGTAATATCAACGGTTTAAGGCTAGGCAGCAAAAGAGGTTTTTTAATTTTTATTAATACATAGACAAAATATAGTGTATATTATTAATAAATTTATAAAAGTGTAAATATAAATAAAATATATTGACTATATACATACAGACGTATATAATAATATTAACAGGACAAAACAAATTAAAAATAATTAAAAGGTGGTTGTTAATATGAAATATTTTGTAAATGTTGAATCAATGGAAGAACTTAAAAAGGCTTATAGAAAGTTAGCTTTTCAATTACATCCAGATAGAAATAATGGTATTGATACAGAATTTAAAATGATGGTTAATGAATATGATTTACTTTTCAAACAACTTCAAAACAGCACTAAAAATGAATCAGAAAAGGTTGAAGACATTAATATATATAAAGATATTATAAATGGTTTAATGAGATTTGAAGGATTAGAAATAGATATCATTGGTACTTGGATATGGGTTGGTGGTAATACTAAAGTAATAAGTAAAGAACTTAGTAAATTAGGTTTGCACTGGGCAAAAAAGAAAATTAAATGGTATTATCGTCCTGAAGATCAAAAGTGCAGTCGTAAATCTAATATGACTTATGAAGATATAAAGAATAAATATGGTTGTAAATCTTTTAAAAGTCAAGGATCTTTTTGTTTAGCTTAATAAATACATAAAGATAAAATAAATATAAATTGATAAGGTTTAAGGAGTACCTAAAACTCCTTAATAATTTAATTAGAGGTGTTTAAAAATGAATAATAATAATAATATAGTAGCAATGGAAATATTAAAACAACTAGGAGGAAATAAGTTTTTAGCAATGACTGGAGCAAAACAATTGACTTATGATAATAATTCTTTAAATATGAAGTTACCAAAAAATATGAGTAAATCTAATTATCTAAGAATTACATTAAATTCTATGGATACATACGATTTAAGATTTTATAAAGTAACTGGAGGTAAATTGAATATAAAAACATTTGAAACTAGTCCAATTATTAACAAAGATATAAAAGTTTTAAACGGTATTTATTGTGACCAGCTACAAGAAATATTTACAGAAGTTACTGGAATGTATACAAGTTTATAATTCAATATAGATTTAATTAAGGGGGTTTATAATCCCTTTTTCTATACATTTAATTAATATAATTATCTTTACATTTTATACATACAGATATATACTTTAGTTAAATACTAATAGTAATATAAACAATAATATCATATATAAAGAGGTTGATAATATGGCAACAGATGCACAAATAAGAGCAAAAAAGAAATGGGCTGAGAAGAATAAAGAAAAGGCAACATATACAAAGTACAAAAGTAACTGCAAAACATTTATAAATAATTACTTAAATAATATAGAGGATTTGCAGGAGGTTAAAAACTGGATCAATGAGAAAGAAAAACAGTTAAAAAGCAATGATTAAAAATTTTATACTTAATTATAATTTATTTTTAAAAGTTGTTGACTTTATACGTACAGATGATATATAATAGAATCATGGAAGACAGGAAAACAAATTATAATAATAAAAGTGAGGTAGATTGAAATGTGTAAATTCAATGGAACTAAATTAAATAAAGATCAATATGTATTATTAACAGGATGTAAAGTAAAAGGGGAAAATGCTTTATATAAGGTTACTAGAGATATTGCAAATGATGAAAATTATTCAGGAGACAATGGATATTTACTTGAAAAAGTAAAATTAAATGGAGAAATTAAAACATCTGGATATACACTTTATTTTTACGATAATAATGGAATTAAACACGATCCACAAGTAACTGCAAAGCCTTTAAACAATGTCGCAGAATTAAAAGAAGCTAATAAAGAGTTAAAAGCTTATTTAATATCAAGAGATAATAAAACAATTGTAAATAAAATAAATGAAACAGATATAAAGATTGATTTAAATGCAGTCGGAATTGAATATAAAGTAAAGATGATTAATCAAGTTAAGTTTTCAACAAATGGTTATAATAATAAAGCTTTTAAAAAGGATCAATATTTCAAAATCAAAGTCATTGAAGGTCAAAGAATAAGAACAGAACTTTTAAATAAAACTTGTGAAAGTTATTGCTTTGATACTGCTATGAAATATACACACGGATTAAACAAAAGTTTAACTCAAGAATTTATAAATAATTGTGTTGTAATTGAAATAGATAAGGTAACAAAGGAATCTTTAAAAGAAACTGAAAAGGAAATCAAGAAAGAAGAAGTTAAACCAGTTGAAGTTTTAACAGATGACGTAGAACCACAAGAAGTAAAAAAAGAAATTTTAAATACTCAAGAAAATCAAACAACTAACAATGATTCAATAGAATTTATAGTGTCTGAGGACATACATACAAAAACAGGTGCTAAAATATTTGTAGCTAAGTTAACAAGAACAGTTTCAAAAGCTGAATATATAGATATATCTATAGAAATAAAATCTATTGGAGGATATTACAGCAGATTTAAAAAAGGGTTTATATTTGCAGAAGATCCAACAGAACTATTACAAAAGGAATTTAATACTACTATAGAACAAATTGAAACAACTCAAGAAGTTGAGCCAGTTAAGCAACCTGAAATAATAATCAATGAACAACTTGCAAAAAGAGCTAAAGAAAATATGTCTTTTTATGATTATAAAGAAGGATCAGCGACTCAAGAATATAATAATGTTGTTGAGAATATGACACAAAAAATAAAAGGAGTGATTTAATAATGCAAAAAGAAATAAATTGGAAATATAATATAGGGCAAAGAATTATTGATTGTAATGAGGATGATACTATTAAAAGAGATTTAATTGTTATAGATAGAAAAATAGTTAAGAAGCAAATAAAAGATAAAAGAAAGAAAAATGGATATACAAATAATAATTATAAGTATTATAAATACAAATGTAATATTTGTGGATTTGATTGTGGCGAACATTGGAGTACATTAGATAAAAAACACAAAGATGAATTGTGGATACATGAAAATCATTTATCGAATGGAGTAGGTTGTGCTTGTTGTTGCTCAAATCCGCAAGTTGTAGTAAAAGGAATTAACGATATAGCGACTACGCATCCACATTTAATCAAGTATTTTGTAGAAGTAGAAGATTCTCATACACATACATATTCTAGCAAGGATAAAATATTAATTAAATGCATTGATTGTGGATTTGAAAAAGAAACTACAGTTTGTAATTTATATTCGTATGGTGTTTCTTGTGATAGATGTGGTGATGGAATTAGTTATCCTGAAAAGATAATTAACAATTTGTTCTCTCAATTAAATCTGATTTTTATAGCACAATATTCTAAAACAAATGTTAAGTGGTGTAAAAATTATAAATACGATTTTTATTTTAGATATAATAATGAAGACTATATTATAGAGGCTCATGGTTTACAACATTATAAGAAACAAACTAATTTAAAATTAACTCTAGAACAAAATATTAAAAACGATAAAAACAAATATGAATTGGCAATTCAGAATGGAATTAAAGAAAATAATTATATAATTATCGATTGTAGAAAGTCAGATTTAATATATATAAAAAATAATATATTAAATTCAAGATTAAACAATATATTTGATTTAAATAGTGTAGATTGGATAAAAGTTGGACAAAACTCCGAAAAAAATCTAGTTAAAGAAATTTGTTACTATTGGAAATTACACAATGAAACATTAACAACAAAAGATTTATCTAAAACATTTAAGTTAAACGATGGAACTATTAGAAACTACCTTAAGAAAGGAACAAAATTAGGTTGGTGCTACTATAACGCAACAGAAGAACAGAATAAAAATATTCAAAGAGCATCTTTTAAAATAGAAATGTTTAAAGATAATAAGTCACTAGGTGTATTTAAATCTGCTAAAGAATTAGAAAGACAATCAGAAGAATTGTTTGGAACAAAATTGTTTCATAATTGTATAATTTCCGTGTGTAAAAACGAAAAAAATGAATATAAGGGATATTCATTTAAATACTCAATAGAATAAAAATAATTGATAATTTAGAAGCAAATAGAGTGCAAATGATTTTTCCAGATAAACCAGAAGAAAGCATAAGAAAAATATTAAAATCTAATGGATTTAGATACTCATATACAAACAATGCATGGCAACGTAATAGGAGTAAGCTATCAGTAGATAAAGCTAAAATAATCGCTGAATCTTTAAAAGATAATGGTAATATTGCAATGTAAAAATAAAATTTCTAGGATATAAATAAAATAAACATAACGCATGAAATATTTATATCCTAGAATCTAAAATAAGCTTATTTAAAGAAGAAAATAATCATAGACAACTAATGCTAATTAACTAAATAAAATTTAATACGGAGCATGTAAACGCCATTATATAATATACTAAGAGGAGAATTGAACAATTATGACTAATAAATTAATTAGATACTTTTTTAATAAATCTATAATAAATAATAAAAAAGGTAATATATACATGGATGTTAGAAATTCAGTTTTAAAAAATATAAATGAATGTAATTGTTTGTTAGAGGCTTTTAATAAATGTAAAATTGAATTATTATAAACAAAATATGAATAAGTTTAAAAACAAGTAATTAAATATTAAAAGAATGAAAGAGGTAATGTAAAATGAAAATAACAAGCGTATTAAAATTAATAATAATGACTGGAGCAATTACAATATTAACAAGTATACCAACATTTGCACAATATCACACACCAAATACAGTTAATGCAACAATAATATATGCAGATAACTATATAATAGAGGCTGAATATAATAATAAGATTTATATAGTAGAAAGAGATGCAGATACAAGTGACGAGCAATGGAATAAGGGCGCAATAATAATACTTGACTTAAACGCAGAAGACACACATGAAGCGTTAAATGGTCAATATAATGGAATTATAGTACAAACTTATCCAGATAAAAATAATCTAGTTGTAGTAAATGTAGAGGGTAATCTATATTCATTCTACGCTGATGATAATAACTATAAAGTAAATGACAAAGTACAATTAACATTTAAAAATGATGAAGTAATCAAAAGTAATTTAATAAATATAGACAGCGAGGTAATAGACCATTATACTAATGAAACTAGTGATATTGTTACAGTTTATAAAAATGGAGAAAAATACACTAATTTAGATGTACAAATACAATCAATCAATTATATAGATAAATCAATTACAGTAGACAAACATGGAGATTTGTATAAATTCTATGTAGATGATCCTGACAAATATTATTTATCAGAACAAGTTAATATTACAATGGATTCTAATAATCAAATAATAGATTGCACCGTTGATAGTGAACCACAAGTATATAATACAGAAATAAGTCAAAAACAAGGCGAAGAAACGTTTTTAATTGTTAATGGTAATAAATATATGTATGAAGATATAGAAGGGACTGACGGCTGGCAAGTAGGCGAAAAATGTAAGGTAATTATACAGGATGGAAGACTGTTAGAGATAAGACCAATTCCATTAAATGAAAGATAGTAGAGTTATGAAAATAAATTATAATTAAGTTTGAAATATTTTGAAAAAAAGCATTGTTCACAAATAAAATATATGATATAATTAACTCATAAGTTAAGAGAAAACAAATTATACCACGCACCAAAAAGGGCGTTAAGGTTACATAAAAGGATGGTTGATTATTATGATTAAAATAAAAAATTATAGTGAAACTTGGGAAAATCCAAACATGGGATTAATAAAAGGTGAATATAATGGTAAGAACTTTGTAATGACTCAATGGTTAAGTGGAGAATATAAAATATCTGGAGAATTTACAGAGGCAGAACAAAAAGAAATATATCAAGAAACAATGTGTTGGGAATAACTAAATACATAGGCAGTTAAAAACCCTATTTTAAATACATTTATTATAGTTCAATCCATAGAAATATGGTTTATATAGATTTAGAGTTGCAGTTTCAAAAAATAATTGAGATTGTGACTCTTTAAGTGCATTATAAATTAATTGAAAGGTTGTGATAAGGTGCTGAGTGAATAAAATATATATAAGTTCAATAATCAAACAATCAAAAGGAGTAATGAAAAATGAATAAATATTATTATTGTTATAATCCAGTAAAGAAAGACTTTATTTGCAATATGGGACAAGTTTATTTTGATTCAGGAACACATTACAAAACTAATAAAGAATTTTGGATTTTTGAAAGAGGTGATAAGCTTGATAAAATACTGATTAAATGGAGGATATTCCAAAAGATGCGATTTGAAGACAAATAAAAAATAATTAATAAGAGAGGTATTAAAAAACAATATGAAAGAAATAAGAGAAGATGACACATTTATAATGATTGATAAAAAATATATAAAAGATGGAGATTACATATTGAATAGCCAACAATTAACTATATTAGCATTAATAACAATGAATTTAACTTGTAAAGGTACATGTATATTTTCAATAACATGGTTATTAGATACATTAGGCTATTCTAGAAATAACAGCAGAAAAGTAAATGATATTAAAAATATACTACAAGAGCTAATTAATGATAAAATTATAATATTGTATAAAAATATATTAAATGAAGATGAAAACATAACAGATATAGAAAGTATTGATAGGCACGAAACATTATATTCTTATATTGAAGATGTTGGAGAATTTACAATGTTATATGATAGAGAGATATTAGAATTAATACATATAAAATTAGGCTAGGTAACTGCCAAGCTTTAGCTTGTGCAGAGGAATAGCCCTTTGAGGAGAATAAAATGAAACAATATAGAGAAAATGATAAATATTATTCGAGTGAACATTTAGTTTTTCGTTGTAGTTATCATATAGTATTTTGTCCTAAATATAGACATAAAATATTAGTAGGTAAAGTTTCAGATAGATTAAAAGAAATTTGTATAGAAGTTTCTAAAGCTTATGATTTTATCATAGAAGATATTGAAACAGATAGAGACCATATTCACATGATAATAACTTGTAATCCTAGATTTGGTATTTGTAAATGTGTCTCTTTAATAAAACAAATTTCTGCTCATAGATTATTTGAAGAATTTCCATATATAAAACGTAATAAATTATGGGGAGGAAAGTTTTGGAGTAGGTCAACTTTTATTGCTACTGTAGGAAGCGTAAGCCTAGAAGTAGTAAAGAAATATATTGAAAATCAAGGTAAGTAATATTTGACAAATTATACTAAAAAGAGTATAATTATATTAGTAAACAAAATATATTATATAAAACGAAAGGAAGTGAATATTTATGGCGAAAACAGATAGTTATGTATTAACTTTAAAGCTTAAAACAAATAAATCAGAAATAGTGGCATTAGATAAATACTTTGAATTATCAAGAAAACTATACAATGCTTTACTAGATGAAGGATTAAGAAGATTTAGACTAATGAGAGAATCTAAATTATATCAACAAGCAAGAATAGAAACTGATAAGAAAACTAAATCTAGTTTATTTAAACAAGCAGAAGAATATGCTAACTATGATAAATTTGCTTTAAATAAATATTCAACTTCTTTAAGAGTTAATGAATTTAAAGATATAGATGCAAATACAGTTCAAGCATTATCTGCTAGAGTTATAAAAACAATAGATAGAATGAGATTTGGAAATGCTAAACGAGTTAATTTTATTAGATACAATGAAATGTATTCTATCGAAGGATTAACTAATAGACAAGGAATTAGATATAGAGATGGTAGAATATATTTCAATGATTTAATTTTAGAATGCGTTGTTAGAAATAATGATGAATATGCACAATTAGCATTACAGGATAAAATTAAATATTGTAGAATAATAAGAAAACAAAAGGGAAATAGAAATTTATATTATGTTCAATTAGTTTTAACAGGAATACCACCTAAAAAAAGAGATATTGGACAAGGTGAAGTTGGGCTAGATATTGGAACTAGAACAGTAGCTATTGTATCAGATAATGAAACTAAGTTATTAGAATTAGCTGAGGGAATTAATAATATTCAAAAAGTTAAAACTAGATTATCTAGAAAATTAGATAGACAAAGACGTGCTAACAATCCTAATAAATATAATGAAGATGAAACAATTAATATTCATAATAGAGATAAATGGATTAAATCCAAGAATTATATTAAAACTCAAAATAAACTAAGAGATATTCAAGGAAAAATGGCTAGGATTAGAAAACAATCTCATGAAGAACTAGCTAATTATGTTTTATCTTTAGGAAATATAATAAAAGTCGAAACTATGAATTATAGTGGATTACAAGCTAGAAGTAAAAATACAACTATAAATGAGAAGACAGGCAAATTTAATAAAAAGAAAAGATTTGGAAAGAGTCTAGCAAACAAAGCGCCGAGTATGTTTTTAGAAATACTAAATAGAAAATTAAAATATGAAAGTTTATGGTTATTTAAAGTTAATACTTATAAAGTTAAGGCTAGTCAATATAATCCATTTACTGATGAATATATTAAAAAGAAATTATCTCAAAGATGGAATGAGTTTGAGAATTGCAAAATACAAAGAGATTTAATGAGTGGTTTAATAATAAAGAATGTAATAATAGATGATAAAATGAAATTAGATACAATAGATAGAGATAAATTACTAAGTGAATTTGATAGTTTTAAAACATTGCATGATATTGAAATAATAAGAATTAAAAATAGTGATAATAGATTAATTTCAAGTATGGGAATATAATTAATAATAAAAATTGCAAATAAAAAAGGTATTAGAATCGTGCCTTTGTCGTTAATTTTCTAAATATAGAAATTGGCAAGAAAGTCTAATGATAATTAATATAATAGACTAAATGTTGTAAGATATAGATGATAACAATGCTATAAATGAGAGTTAGTAAGAGTATTAATTAATTTAGAACCGTCCAACCTTTAGGTTGTGACGAGTATTCAGATAGCTAATAAACATAAATTAGATGTATATACTTTAATAAATTATATATTATACATATATTCGTTTATTGATAATAACGAACAAGACGAAGATTATAAACTTTGTTATCCTTCATTTCAAAAAATTAATGATGATATAAGCATTAGTGAACCAACAATAGTAAAATACAATAATGTATTACAAGAATATAATATTATAAGATGTGACTATGCAGGATATAAAGAGACTGCTAAGGGTCAAATAAGAAATACTAAAATGTTTTATTGCAGATATATGGATAAAGAATTATTAATTAAAAGAGTAAATACATATAGAGATAAAGAGGGAATAATAAAACAAAGTAAATTAAGCAAAAATAAATCTAATACTAGAAGGAGCTTGAAACAAATAATAAATAACTTAACTGACAAAGTAAAGAATAATACAATAGTTGAAATTGAAGAAATAAGACTTAAATTATTACAAGAAGAATATAAAAAATTAGAATATACAGAAGAAGACAAACAAGAATAAAAACAAGCCACGTTTTCTGAAAGAAGAGATTCTATCTTGATCTTAATCTTTCTTGATTGTTAATTTATATTATTAATTAATTTATCTTGATAGTTATTCTCTATTGATACACTTTAATCGTGACTTAAATATTAACATTGACACAGTGAATCTTGCACATGAAAAAGGCACTAAGAAATAAATTATATCAACTTCATGTGCAAGGTTGAAGGGTATAACCCTATTTTCATGTGCAAGGTTGAAACAAAAAGTGCATTATCATGTGCAAATGAAATTTAAGTGTAGATAAAATAAAAAATATTATAATAAGTGAGGTATAAAAAATAATGAAGTTAAGAGAATATCAAAAACAATGTATTAAGGCAATTCAAACAATGCAAATTGGAGAAAAGAAAATAGTATATTCAGCTACAGGATCAGGTAAGACAATTATTATGTCAGAGTTGGCAAGAATAACAAAAGGAAGAATTTTGGTTGTTGTATGTTCTACAGAATTGAGAGAGCAAACACTGGATAAAATGAAGCAAGTTTGTGGTGAAAATTTGAACATAGGAAGTGTACAAGCAAATATTAATGAAGTAGATAAAAGAATTGTAGTGGCAACAAGACAATCATTAACTAGTTCAAAAGGTGATAGAATAGAAAATATAATTAAGTATGGTGCATTTGAATATGTATTAATAGATGAATGTCATCAGGCGGTCAAACAACAAATTTCAATATGCAAATTATTTAATGATAATTGTAAAGTAATTGGATTCAGTGCCACACCATTTGTAAAAGAAATGAAAAAATTATATAGCGATTTCATATTTACAAAAGACATTGAGTCATTAATTCAAGAAGGTTATTTATGTGAACCTAGATGTTATAAAGCTTCAACTAATACTGATATAAGTGGAGTAAAAACTGTTGGAGGAGAATTTGTTCAAAGTGAATTAGAAAGAGTTGTTAATAATGAAGATAGAAATTTAATTGTTGTAAAATCATATTTAGAAAAATGCAAAAATAGAAAAGTAATTTGTTTTGCCAGTGGTATAGATCATGCAAATAATTTAGCAGAATGTTTTAGAGTTAATGGTGTAAAAGCTAAAAGTATTGATAGTACATTAGATTCAGACGATAGAAAGAAAGTATTAGAAGAATTTAAAAATGGTGAAATAGATGTAATTTGCAATGTAAATATTTTAACAACAGGATTTGATGAGCCAGCAACGTCATGCATAATACTTGCAAGTCCAACTAATAGTAAAGTGAAATTCATTCAAATGATCGGTAGGGGATTAAGGTTATTTGAAGGAAAAGAAGATTGTTTAATAATAGATATAGTAGACAATACATATAAGCATAATTTATTGAACTGTAAGAGTATTTTTAATATGAATGATGGAGAATCCTTTAAAGAAGCAAAACAAAGAGAAATTAATGAAAAAGAAGATTTAGAAAGACGAATTGAAGAACAAAAGAGACTTGAAGAAGAACAAGAACGTATTAGAATGGAGGAAATACAGCTATTTAATAACAGCTTATCTAATGTATTATATAATAGTAGCCTTGACTGGTTTAAGACATTTGTAAGTGGTCAAGAAGTTATTGTATTGAGTGCTAAGAGTGATCTTGATTATGTGATAACTCATGGAGAAGATAATGAATTGGAATGCTATAAATATAAAAAATTAGATGGTTATAAATATGAGTTTGAATTAATTGAGGAAAGTAATGATTTGTTTGAATTAATGAATATGATTGAAGGTGAAGCACTTAAAGAAGGAAATAGTTTTGTATATAAGAAATCTAAATGGAAAGTTGAGCAGGCTACAGACAATCAAATTAAAGCTACTCAAGGGAAAATAAGAGTTAATAGAATACCTAGTAAGTGGGATGTACATAAATTCTTTGTAGGTAGAAACTTATATTTTGCATTTAAAAATCAAGCTAGTTAAGAGGGATTGAGGATATATTATTTAAATATATCCTTTTTTAATAAATGAGAATAAAATATAATTAATAAATAACAGAAACAAGAGACATTCCAAGAACTAGGCTTAAAAGGTGAAATTAAGGATTTAAAAACTCAAATAGAAAATAATACAGCAGAACTAAAAGAAACTAAAGATAAATTAAAAACATTAATAGATAATTCAACAATCAATAGTAGACAAGCTTCAAAATTACTAATACATGCTAAAGACAGGGTTAATTGTTTGTTAGGTGGTGCAAGTTCTAAGGAGTATAAAAAGAACTCTAGAACATACTTTAAAAACTTATGGTTGGCAGTTTGTGAACGCTTTGAGGTAACTTCCTACAAGGATTTAAACCCACTTAATTTTAATGATGCAGTTACTTTTGTAAGTGGTTGGTCATATAGATAAAAAAAATTTTTAGAACTCTAGAAATAGGGTTCTTTCTATTTAACCAGACTCAAATGAAAACAATAATCAATATCCTTATAAAAACACAATTTTAAATGCTTTTTATAATGGTAAAGTATTTTTAAAACTTAATTATATTTTATTTACAAACTTAAAAATATATGCTATACTTATATTATCAGATGAGGGAATACACAAAATAAATAAAATATAATTATAAAGGATGGTTAATTGATATGAGTAATAAAGAAATGGAATTATTAAAAAAAGCAATGGATAACATGAGTAAAGAAGAACAAATAAGATTAATGCTGACATTACAAGAGTTTCAAAAAATTAATAATAAATATAGCAAATAGAAAAATAAGGGGGTTACAAAAGTAGCTCCTTATTAAATATATAGTAGGAGGTGATCAAAGTGTTTCTAGATAAAAATAATAATGAAATAACATTAGGTTGTAGAATATCTGATGGTTATAAGGACGGAATATATACAGTTATTATATATAAAGAAAAATTATATGCTGATAATGGTGGTCATATGTTCCCTTTAGATTCCGAAAATTATAATTTAAAAAAATATGTAATAATAAATTAAATAAGGAGGTTTATATTATGGAGGAGTATAATTATAAAAAGAATTTAGAAAAATTAAAGGAAAGATATTTGAATAAAATTAAATGGCTAAAAATACATACGATAAATAAAGCGCCAATGTATTTTAAGGAGAATTGAAGTATGAGAATATATGAAGCAAAAACATGGTCAGGTAATATTGAAGTTAGAAGTTATGAAATCGAAAAAGAAACAAATAAACAAATTAAATATAATAAGGGTAATAGACTAAATAAGTCAATGATAGGAAAATGTAATATTGTAAGAACTGGATATGGTTATACCTCGAATGAAGCTATACGGGCTGTTAAAAATGATATTATTGAAGAAATAAAAAATCATGAATTAAGTATTAAAATGTTAAATAATGAATTAAATTTACCAATAAAAATATATTAAAAGGAGGAGTTAAAATGTACGAAATAAATGATTTAGATGAATTTAAAACTTTGAAATTGGGTGATAAAATTTATTGGAAAAATGAAAAGAAAGGATATACAATAAAAGCAAAAGATGAAAGATACATAATTGTAACTAAAAAATTATTTGGGAAATTGTATTATTCAATATTAGATTTAGAAAAGGGTATATGCAGTACTAATGATTATGTATTTAATCCATATGACTATGATAATCAAGAAGAAATAGACAAGTCTTTAATAGATTTAAATAAGGAAGAATATCATTTGTCTAAAAGATATCGAGCATGTATTTTACAAGTGATTGATAGATATAAAATAGCTTAATAAAAGATTTTAATAAAATGGATAATTTAAACATTGATTAATACAATATATAGTGAATATCAGTTTTGATGTATACTATATATTGTGCGGTTTTTGTTGAAAAATAAAATATAAAATAATAAAAATATTTTGAAAAAAAGCATTGTTCACAAATAAAATATATGATATAATTAACTCATAAGTTAAGAGAAAACAAATTATACCACGCACCATTAAGGGCGTTAAGGTTACATAAAAGGATGGTTGATTATTATGAGTAAAATAGATAACGTAGATTTGTATTTCAAATTAAAAGAAGCTTATGATTCAACAACTGCAAGTTGTAACAGATTTAAAAATGAAATAGACAAAATAAAATGGGATAAGATTTTTGAAGCGGATGGAGAAACTTATTTTATACTTGGTAGATTATCTCTAACAGTTGAAAATATTGATCCATTTAAAGCACAATGGAAACCAACAATATTTACTCCAGATAATTCAATATTAGAATTTTAGGACTGGATTTATTCCAGTTCTTTTATACATAAAAAAATTAATGAAAGGAGTTAAATTATGATAAATGCAAATATGGCAAGAAAACAAACAAAAGAACTTATTAATAATAATTCTACAGATGAATTAAAGCATGTCGAGGAATTAATACATAGGGCAATGAAAAAAGGTGAATATGAAACACAACCTATTGGAGGAGTCTTAAAAGATTCAACCATAAAGAAATTAAAAGAACTAGGTTACAAAATAGAACTTGGAGGATTTTATTGTAGGCAGACTATTATTAAATGGTAAAATAATTAAAGTGGAGGGTTGTTAAAATGAATAGGGAAGAAATAACAAACCAATTACAAATAAAAAAGGTTAATGGTTTAAAATTTGGAACTAATAAAGCGTATTGTAAACCAAATGGATATGCTTTATATCATGCAGAATTAGGCTTTGTAGGATTAGGAAATAGAAACAAAGAATATAATATTGATTTACCATATCTACCATGTGGAGGGCGTAAGGTACTAAAAGATATAATACAAGCTGGTGGGCTAACTGATTATAATGAAGTTGTTTGGATTAAACCATTGAATTGAAAATATTGTAATAAAAAAAAGGAGTATGAATATGATAAAATATATAAATATAGAAGATTTAAAAAATAATAAAATAGAATTAGATTCTAATGGTAATATAATCATTAGAGATATGCCAACATATAAAATAATATCTACTGATGGTAATCATATGATATTTTATATAGAAAATTTAAAAACTAAGAAACGATTTAATTCTAGAATAAGTAACTTAATACGTATTTATGACAAGTAACTAACTTAAAAAAATAAATGTTAAACTGGAGCAATCCAGTTTTCTTTTTATCCATAAATAAGTTAATAAATACTATATAAAGAGTTGATAAATTACTAGTTTTAATCTGAAAATATTTTTTAATTATTTATAATTTATTTTCCAAAATCTATATACAAACAAAATATATAGTAGTATAATATAATTAAGATAAAGATAAGACAATAATACATAAAAGAACAAAATAAATTATAAATTAAAGGGAGATTGATTAATATGAGTAAAGAACAATTTGTTATGATGTTACAAGAAGCTGGAAAGAATATGACTAATGAACAAATAGGAGCTATAGGAAAACAAGCAGAACAATTATTTGGAATAAACAAAGATGAATTAATGTTATTATTAATAAGTGGTAAAGAAGATTTTAAAGAAATGATATTCAATCAAGCTAGTAAAAAGATTAGAGCTTAAATATAGAAGGTTCAGCAGTACCTTAAACTGCTATTATTTTTATAGAAAGAAGTTGATGTTATGAAATATATTATTAATGATCAAGAGAGATTTATTCAAATGTTTAAAGCTGAAAATATCAGTGATACAGAAATTGAAAAACTTTTAAATCAATTAAGTTGTAATAAGCCACTTCTAAATATAAGCGTTGAATTGACAACTAGAAACGGTAATGTACATCAAAGCATAATTAGTAATATAACAGGAGAAAAGAAGCTTAGAGACGATTTTAACGGCTATGAAAAGAGTTTAATTAATACATGTTTAAATGATTATATGTTTAATAAAAATAATTGTGAAAAATATTATATTAAAAAAATTTATTAAATAAAATAAAAATAATATTAAAAGGAGTGATTAATTTGGAAAGTATAAATGTTAAAAAGCCATCATTCTGTATGTGTGAAACTTGTAACCCAATTGTAAATATGCAGAATGATGATGAAGTAATTAAGAATGGCGGTTCTTGTATGTGTATGGGTGAGAATAGCATAATTGAGGAATGGACATCTAATAAAACTACTCATAAGAATGATATATGTTTTTGCTTATATAGTCCATTTAAAGGGTGGACAAGGAACGTAATGAACAATGATGATTTTTCAGTTATTAGTGTTATGATAAGACAGTTTTCAAAAATAACTAAAAGATCAATATCTTTAGCAGGAGCAGACCATGTAAGAAAGCTATTTTAAAGTTCCAATAAATCAATCATTTTAAAGCTATATTTTGTCGAAAATTTCTTTTAAACTTCCTTATATTTTATCTTTACAATGATATTTAATTATGATAATATATACTTAACAACAGGAAATCAAACCACATCTTGACAATTAAGGTAGGCAGAAAATATTTTCTAGTGCAAGGCTAGAGTATGAATAAAATATAAAATAGTAGGAGATTATAAGGTAATGATTGTACATTATGAGAACGAAGAAACATTGTTAAAAAGAAAAAGAGAATTATTACAAGAACTAGATAGAATAAATAATAAATTAAAAAACATAAAGAATCCAGAAATAAAAAAAGAAAAAACTTTAATAAAAACAATACCAATGACAAAAGAAGAATTTGCACAAAAATTAGAAAAATTAAAAGATAGAGATATAATAACAGTTATAGTTACTGGAAATCTTGAATATCAAGAAAGAGTTGGAGATAAAATTTTATATTCGGTTTGCAATACAATAGAGCAAGTAGCATGGTGTTTATATGGATTTGTAGTAAATAGTGCTTATGAATCGGTATTAGATATTTATTAAATAAAAGGTGATGATATTATGGCAAATAGTAGACGAGTATACATAACATTAAATCAAAATAAGGACAAGGATAGAGTTATAGAAGATTTTTTATCTAACTCTTATTCAGAAGCGGATTGTATTAAGGAAGTATTATATAGAATGGCAACTGAAAATCCAGTTGCAAAGAAATCATCTAAAGAAACTAATACAAATAAAAAGAAAGTTGTTAATGTGGATAGTAAAGTAAAACAACTAAAAACAGATTTAACTAAAATTGCTATGGAAATGGTTTTAAATGCTTAAAAATAAAATATAAGTAGGAAAGGGTGCATTAAAATGATAAATATTAATAAACACAATCAAGAAATATTAAATAAGCTATATGAGGATAATAAGGATTCAATTATTGAAATAAAATCAAACAATATAGCCGTAATTGAGAAAATACATAGAGAAGATAGACGTATAAGTTGTATAGCTAAACAAATTGCTGACGAGATGATTGAAAATAATAAGGATTTAAACAAAATTATAATTGTAAGAAAATTAGAAACAAAGTTCAAAGGAAAAAGTTACGCTTTGGTTTCAGGATTAAAGTGGTATTATATTTCAAAGGCTTTAAAAACTCATGTCAAATGTATTGTAATAGATAATATTCCACGTTCAAAGTTTAACAGAAGTATTGACTTTATAGAAACATGTAAGAAGCAACCAAAAGACAATGAGCAGTATATATTCTATGGCGATTTAAGAATCCCTAATTCGATGTTAAAAGAAAATAGACAACCTAGAAAAGAAAAACTTGAAAATAAATTTGAATCATTTAATGAGAATAATGGAGTATTAAAAGCAATAACTGTTAGAATGACAGATAATAATAAATATTGGCTAGTAGATGGATATATAAGTTATCTATGGCTCAAAGAACAAAAAGAAAGATGGATGCCAGTTAAGGTAATAAATTAATGTGTAAGCTCAAGGACATCACTTTAAGTAGTGGTGTTTTTGTACATATACATTATAGTGTATGTAAATAAAATAAAAGGGAGATAATAGAATGGAAAGAGAAAAGATTGAAAAATTATTCAACAAAACAATAGGTGAAAATGATTTTAAGGAAATGATTGTTACACAATTATATTCTTGGGAATTATGTTTACAAAGGAGAAAATTAGCTGAGAAAACTATTGAAAGGAAAATAAAAAATATTTTAGACTTTTATGTGTTCTTAAATAAATCAAGAGGAGGAAATAAAAACAAAAGAATCAGAGCCAACAAGATAAATGATTTATGCTTTGAATTTGTAAGGGATGGACTATATAACAATGATAATATAGAAAATGAAGGTGTTAAAGAATATAGAGAAAATATTTATTTCAATGTTATGGGTGGAATGAATTACATATTTGAAAATTATTTTGATGGTATGAAAGAAATTATTAAACCACTTACAGATGAACAAAGAGAAGTTTTGGAGGAAGTTTCTAAAAATAAATTTTATAGGTGTACTAGTTTTAATGAAGAAGATAAAGAAGATTTTTATTTTAGTTTGCAAATAAAAATTATTAAAGATTTAGGTATTAAAGTTTATTTTGATACAGACCATAAACCTTATGTACTTACTCATGAATTAAGTGAATTAATTGGTAAAGAATCAAAGAATGTTTTAAGAGATATTAGAAAAATTACTGATGAAATAGGACAGCTCAAATTTGAACCGTCCTCGCAAAGTACCAATTTCACTATGGTTGAGGATATTTATATAAATTCTCAAAATAAAGAACAACCTACATATAGAATTTATAAAGACTTGATGTTGAAATATATTTTAGGTATGAATGGTAAAAAATTTGGTGAGTTTCAATTAAAATATATAGATGCTTTTAACTATATTGAACAAGAATATAATAGACTATTAATTGAAAATTCCAAACTAAAAGAATCTTTCTATAATATGTACAATGATATCAGAAAGAGAAACAGAGATCTTTTAGTAGTAGATTTCAATAAGAAAAAAGCAACTAAAAAGAAAGCTAGTTAATACATATTTAAATCCCATTAGTTTGGGATTTTTCTTTTATAATAATACAGTATTAAATAACTCTAAATAAGTTAATAAAAACATGAATTTATGAGGAAATAATTTTAAACTTATTTATAATTTATTTTCGCTTAAAGTATTGCATTAATATTCCAGTATGCTATAATAGAATTATCAAATACATAGATAAAATATAAAAACAAAACACTTCTTGACAGTTCAAGAATGACAAAAATTTTAGCTGATGCAATGTCAGTATAATTAAGGTATAATAAAAATAACTATTAATGGAGGTAATAAAAAAAGTATTGCATTAATATTCCAGTATGCTATAATAGAATTATCAAATACATAGATAAAATATAAAAACAAAACACTTCTTGACAGTTCAAGAATGACAAAAATTTTAGCTGATGCAATGTCAGTATAATTAAGGTATAATAAAAATAACTATTAATGGAGGTAATAAAAAATGAAAAGATTTTTAATTTTTATGTATTATTTAAAAGCAAATGGAGGAGTAGAGGATTTAATAGGTTCCAGCGATAATTTAGAAGAAATTGAAAAGATAATAAGAGATACCTTTTGTGAAGGTGTGGATAAGGATTTTCCAGAAGATGCTGAAGATCAGTATGTTTCTTTATTAGATATACAAACAGGTGAAAAAATATTAGATGATGATTGCACAGGATATCTTATAAGTAATGCTCGTGATATTAGTATAATAGATGAAGAAACTTTATCAGCCATATTAAATAAAGTGAAAATTATAATAGAAAAATAAAAAAGGAGTGATTGTTATGTATATATATCAAATTGGTGAAAAGGTTAAAATAATAGATGCTATGGATAGAAGCTATATAGGAAAGGTTGGAACAGTTGAAGAAATTAGCGAACACGCTCCATATTGTTGTAAATTAAATGTAAATGGTAAAAAGGGTTCTTGGGCTAATGCGTGGTTATTTAGTTGTATTAGAAAACTTACAAAAGAAGAAATAAAGGAAGAAAAGATTAAACAACAAGCTTGGAATGATGGTGTAATGTTTGGACAATAATTTACATTACCATAAAAAACCAATTTTATGACAAAATAAATTATATAGGAGGACTATAAAAATGGAAGTTTATAATATTAATAAAGGTTGTTGTGGAGGAGTAGATTATAAATTGAATTTCAAAGGATGGGGAGATGAATTTTTAAGGGAATCTATTAACAACTATACTAAAGAACATAAGATATCTAAAAAATATCTAGCAGATAAGTACAATTTAACTTATAGTTCGTTTTTAAAATTTTTAAGAGGAGGCTGGGGATATGGGTATGACCGTATATGTAGAGATATAATACAAGAACAGGAATGCAATATTAACAAAAGTAAATACAATTTAAATCTAAATAATTGTGAAATAAAACTTATAAAGTTATTTTGTACTTTTATAAAAACCAATAAAGATAAGGATATCATAAAAATTAGTGGCACAAGTTTTACTAATAAATTTGACAATATATTAGCATATCTAAAAGACAATGATATTGATATAACAATAAAGTATTCGTTTAATGGCAGAGGAGACAATGACCCATATATAGATTTCAAAATAAATTCTTATTCAAATGATAAGATTAACAGTATATTGAATACATTAGTGTAAAGTTTTATATACTGTACATAAAATGAACATTTTACCATGTTATAAAGTGAGGTGAAGAAATATTATGAAAGATAAAATAAATGAAGAAGAACTATTAAGAATAGGCAAAGAAATTTTAAAAGAAAATGCTTTAATAACGATGTTAGAATATCAAGAATGGTTGTTTGATAACATAAACAAAGATAATAAAAAGATATTCATAATAAAAATTTAATATATCTGTATAATACATATGATAAACTTGAAGCTGAAGCAAAAGAACGATTAGACGGTTTGAAAGCAGAGATAATATTATTTGCATTATATTTAATAGACATCAAACAAGTAGAAATAATTAGTCAGGAGGAAGACAAATGTTTGAATTAATAGATTATAAAGAGGATATTTATTCTGATGGGTTTGGAGCAGGAATTGATTATTATTACAAAGTAAGAAACATAAAAACAGGTGAATCAAAATGGGTAGATAGATATGAATATAGCAATATTAAAAGTAATGGATTTTTAAAGAAATAAAATAAAAGGAGAGATAGTTATGATAAGAAGTTACATAGGAGATGGAATTAAAATTGATGGTAGAATGATAGGGTATAGAATTGTTACAGTATCAGATTATTTAGAAATGAAAGGATTGAGTGATGAGGAAATAGAAAAATTTTCTGACGATAATGATGAGATTTGTGAATTAATTACACAAATAATTGCAGTAAAACATTCATGTTGGTTATTAAGGCGTACAAGCCATAGTTGTGGTAGTTTAAGTAACGGAATGTATCAGTTAAAACTTAAATTAATCAATGAATTAAAAGAAAAATATGAGTATGACTTTGATGATGAGTTAATGGAAGAGTATTGCGAATAATATATAATGAAGGGGGTTTTATAAAATGATAGTTAGTGAACCAGTTAAAGTAATGGTAGAAATTGAAGATAAACAAACAGAATGCACTTACATATATAAAGGTGCAAACGTAAATGATTGTGTACAATATTTTCAATCAATGTTCTTTGGAAAAAGAGAATACAAAATCTTGTGGAGTAATCTAATATAATATTAGGGCTGATAATTAAGCCCTTTTTATTTAAGAATAAACAGTTATAAATACTGTATTAAGAGTTATTTTAAAATAAACCTTTTATTGGGAATTTTGTCGAGAAAATACTTTGAAATTAATTATACTTTATCTATTGACAAGCTATGGTAAAAGTAGTAAATTTATATTGTAAACAAAATATAATTAAGAAAGGAGGTGAATAATTATGTGTAGTTTTACTTTATTTGAAGATGGATCTAAATTTAATATTAACACTGGTGAAGGATATGTTGCACTATACGAGGGTAAGAAGTTAACTAAAGAAGAATATGATATCTTAGTAATGAATAAAAATAAATTAATAGAAAGAAATAAATTATAAAGGATAATGAAATATTTTTAAATAAGAAATATGAATGATAAGGAGAAATGTAATAATGAATGAGAGAGAAGAGAAATTAGCAATTTATAATAAAATAATGAAGGATAATATTGGTTTAATTAAAGATATGTTCCCTAGTCCTAGATACATAATTGATTATGATGAATCAGAGGATTATATAGGTGGAGAAAAACTTGTAATATTTGATTATAAAAATGTCAGTAAATATGGTGATCCTAAAAAATATTTGTTTGGTATAAGCTTTTATAAATGCGATGTAGGAGAATATGAAGAAATTATAAAAAGAAGTTTATTTCAATTTATATTAATGGTAAAAAGAGATAAAAGAGCCATAAATAAAAATGATGTAAAAAAAGATAAATATAAGAGTATAGGGTATTTTATTACTGAAACTACATTGTTTGATGAAAATGATATGGTGGAATTATTAGATTATATGTATGCATTAGGCAAATATGATGGAATTTGTGAATCTAAAGAGAATATGAATAAGGTGTTTAATAATATATTTAAAGAAGGTACAGAAATAAATGAACAAAGATATATTACAGAATAAATCATAAAGGAGAGATATGACATGAAAAAATTAAAAGCAATATTTTTACCAGACTTAGCACATGATAGTTCAAAATCTTATACTTTTGAATACGACAAGGAGGCTAATCAATTCTTTATGGTTTCAGATAAAGAAATAGCATATGACCCAATATTCTTAATAGAAATGACAGACTGGCTTATATTTGAAACGGAATTAGTATCTGATGGATTTATAGAAGGTGTAGAAGATGAAATATTTAAAGGAAAAGTAAAAATAATACCAAGTAATGAGTTAGAAGAATATTTAATAAAATTTAATAAACGATAAAGATAAATTATAACTATATAAGCAAAAGATAAACCTCCTTGTGAGGTAATTCTAGTATATCTATTCGGTACATTAGAATTAATTCACAAGTATAAGTCTATGTGAATTATAAAAAATATTATAGGTGACGGCTGAGCGTCAAAGGAGAATTTTTATGTTAAACAATGAACAACAAATCCAAAAATTAAACACACTAATTAATTTAGTGAAACCAGCTATGGAACAAAAGGACATTAAAAAGGTTAGGGACTTAAATAAACTATATGTTGAAACTTTTAGTTCTATGAATTGTGTAATTCCAGATGAAGAAAGTTGGATTAGTACATATCATGAAGGAGTAGAGAAATGGTGTGATAAAGAATTTATGGAGATATCAGAAAATCCTGAAAAGTATGGAGATGCTGTAATATCATTATTACAAGACTTAGAAAGAATCAAAAGAGATATAAGAGGACTAAGCTCCAAGTCTAATTTCCCATTAGCTAAATTTTCATCAAATTATCAAATTGATTTTAGTGAAGAATTACAAAAGAAAAGATTAATTAAAAGTAAAACTGAAGAAATATTCAACAATATTATTTTATCAAATGTAGAGTCCATCAAAGGATTATTAAAAAGTAGATTTAAGGTTGAAACAGAAAATAAGAATGGATTTGAAGAATTAACTATTACTGAATATACCAATTCAAGTTTCAAACAAGAAATAAGAAAAGATACTTTTAAATATGAGAATGTTAGATTTAGAGTAGGAGAATTAGCAGATAAAATAAGAGAAGAATTAATAGGATTTGTTTTTAGGTTTATATCTTTAGACAATGATTATGCAATATAAGATAATATAATATCACAAAAGCAAAGAAGACATATACACCCTGTCTTCTTTTTGTATTGTATAAATAAAATAAAACTAATTAAAAAATCACAGGTATATAATTTCTAAATATTGATATAATAGTAATATAAGATTTAGAAAGGAATGTGATTATAAATGTTTAAATATTTACACGCAATAGAACTAATAGAAGACAATAATGGAGATAATACAAAGGGGATTAATATTTGTTTAGAACAAGAATTAATAAAGTATGTAGATAAAGAGGATGCAGAGCCACTATTTTTAGTATTAGATAAAAACTTAGAAAAAGTTAAAGAAGTTTTAAAAGAGGATTATAATAAGATTTCTGAGTATGACTTATTAGGTTGGATAAGAATGGAATTAACTGAGGCAACTCATAGTATAGAATTAGAAAATATTTATGGCAATAAAATCGAAGTTACTTCAGAGGATATGTTTGATGTTATTTATGATGATTTGGATATTTGTATAGATGAAGAAGAAAGAATGAAAATATATGAATCAGATAATCCTAGAGAAGAACTTAAGAACATATTAAATGAACTTGGAAGAAATGAGTTACAAAATAGACTAGAAGATTTCAAAGATAGATTAGATAATGCTATATTTAAATAGTCAATGGAATAATGGTAATTTATGGAGGTTAAATAATATGAATTGTATTGAAGCTTTGAATTGTAATGACAAAATATTCTATGATAAATGTGCTGATATTGCATTGAATTCTTTATATGATATGGAAGAAATAACAACTATAACATTGGAAGCGTATCAATTTCTTTCAATAAAGTTGTTGAATGGTAATATGTTAGTGGAAGATATGATTGAACAATTAGATAAATTGTTTTCAGCAATGGAATGCTTATACTTAGAAAGTGAACAAAAATTTTTAAATTTATGTTCTGTATATGTTAAAGCAATTGATCATATTTTAGTAAATTCTAACATACAAAACCATAGTGTGGTTGAGAAAAGAATAATGTTGTCCCAACAAAGAAATAGAGGTATGTTTAAACAATCAATGAAAGAGTTAAAAATATTAGGAGATAAACTTTTAGAAGATTGTAGGCTATTTCAAGATGAATTTTTTAAAATAGATATAGAAGATGAAAAAGAAAGTTTAACTAAAACTATTACTAGTGGCGTTAATGACAGATTTGAAAAAGCAAAAGTAAGATACAATAAGATATTTAAACAAAGAGACTTAATCAAATATTTAGAGTTAAATGGATTCAATTATAAGAATACAGGCAGACATGCTAATTATACAGACGGGGTTAATACTATCCCTGTACCCATACATGGTTCAAAAGACTTAGGGTATGGATTGCAAAGAAAAATTCAAAAGGAAGTTATGATGAATAAAAATATATGATATAGTAATTTTGTTTGAAGATTGGAGTGTATGTTAATGAATAGATTAAGATTATTTGATCATATTGGAAAAGGAAATTTTAATTTAATAATAGATACTAAAACCGTATTAGAAGAGGTAGATGATTATATATTAGATGACATTGCAGACCATATAATTAATCATATAATCAAGTCAAATTGCTATGATGAATTGCCTAGAGATTTAGATTGTATAGTAATGATAAACAATCAAGCATTATATAGATTTGAGAAGAGTGAAGACGCATATAGTTGTGATTGTATTGAGTGTGATTTTATGTATCATTTTGTATTATGGTATAGAAAAGAATATAATGATATGAAGTTTAATGGCAGTGATGAACATACAAAAGTATGGGGAATGATAGAGAATGAAAAACAAATAGAGGAATATAATATTGATGAAAATAGAGAGGAAGATATTATTAATATCAAAAACGCAATAGAATCTTTGGAAAAGATTAAAAATCCTAAAATGCAACCGTATATTGAAATATTAAGACATATGATGCAAGATACTTATGCCGAGCAAATTGTTGTAGGTAATAAAAATACTATCATGAGAGAAATTTTATAAGAAGGCGTATTTCAGCCTTCTTTTCTTTTTGTGTAAATAAAATATAAAGAAGTTATTGACAAGCTAAAGTAAATTATGGTAATATGTATTTAACAGATAAAACAAATTATATAAAGAGAGGTATAACAACATGAATGAATTAAGTTATGAAGAAAAAATTTTACAACTAGAAGCTGAATTAAAGAAAGTTAAAGCTGAAAAGTTAGAGTTAGAAAAAATACAAAAGGCAAATAAAAAACCTTGGAATGTTAGAAGGGACAAATTAGAAGTACAATTGAAGGAATTAGGTGTTAACTGGAGAGATTTAGGAGCAGTTAAAAATTCAATATACACTATTATAATAAAGACATTACATAAGAAAACTGTTCTTGAAATGAATCAAGAAGAAATTGATAAGATTGAGCCTTTTATACAATATGTATTAAATATGTTTAAAGAAAATCAAACTTGTGGCGAGGTAAAATAATATGAGTAATGAAGATAAAATAAAACAACTAGAAGAAGAACTGATTAAATTAAAAATGGAAAAGATTAAATTAGAAAAAGAAAAGAGATTACAAGAAAAACCTTGGGAAAGCAGATCAAAACAATTAGATGAGGAATTAACAAGTGTAATAAAAGGAATAGATGCTGGTTTTGCTAAATATAGAATAAAATCAGCTATAACAACTATAATAAGTAAATCTTTGAATAAAAAGAACGTCTGTGAATTAAATAAAAATGAAATTGAAAAAGCAGAACCATTTATTCAACAAGTATTGATAATGTTAAAAGATAGCTATAAGAAGGTTGTTTAATATGATAGGATTAGAATATATTTGTAAAATAAATGATAAACAATATAATGACTTAGCAGAAGAATTAGGTATAGCTAAACAAAATATTAATCTATGGATAAAGGGGAGAAGTAGAAATATTCCTAAAAAATATTTACCACAATTAACTGAGTTATTTAATGTTCCAAATGATTATTTTCAAAAAGAATTAACTGAATTAGATAAGCTTAAATTACAGAAGTTAAAACTGATTGACGATTGCAATAAATTTGGTTTAAAATTAGATGAATTATAAGTATAAGGAGAAATAATGTTATGTATAAATTCTTAGGAAAAGATATAATAATAAATGATTTGAATTTGTATCAAAGACATAAAGTAAACTGGTTAGAAAGAAATAAAGAATATTCTCAATCAACAAAAAGAACTTACTGGGTGTTAATAAATAATAATATTTGTTCTATGGAAAAAATATTAGATAAAGACTTACATTATTTTTCTGAAGAAAATATTAAAGAAGTATTAAATAAAATAGATAATATGAAAACTGCAACTATTTTAAAAAGTATAATATCAAGTTATATTAATTCTAAGTCAATAAGAAATATAGAAATAAAGCCTAATATTAAATATCAATCATTAGATGAATTTTATAAGCAAATAGAAAAATTAAGATGTAGTGTTGTAGATAAAATGATATTAATTTTAGCTAGATATGGGGTAAGCACACAATATATTACTAATATTAAATGGTATCAAGTAGATAAGGATAATATGATATTAAATTTAAATGATAAAATTGCATTGTCAATAGATAAAAATTTTATTGAGTATTTAGATAGAACTTATAAATGTAATTTATATGATTATAAAACTAGCACATTAAATTATATTGATAAAGGTTATATTATTAAAGTATCGGATAAAACAGAAACCAATACTTTAAATAGAGACAGCCTATATACCAGAGTAAAAGCATTGTCTAATAATAATGGACTAACTAAAATTTCATTAAGAGAATTAAATAGTTATAGACAATATGATTTATTATTTGATGTTCTAAATCGAAAAGGTAAAGTTAATTATGATGATGTTAAAGAAGTATTGAAAATAGTTTATGGTAATAGTACAAAGAATAAAGCACAATATTTGAAAGAAAGATTTGATATTATTAGTCAGCAGTAGAAATATTGCCGACTTTTTATGTATATTATTTACATTAAATGGTATAATAAATATAAGGAAAGGGTGATTTTGAATGTTAGATATGGCAGATTTAAAATATTTAATTGATTCAAGTTTGGCTATGTATGCAAGGGAATTATTGAATGATAGTGATGAAATTTTCAAGGATTATAAAGAAGGAGACTCTATTCAGGATTTATTAGAAGAAAATGAAACTTTAGCAACTCTTACAGGAGATTTAGAAGAAACTATTGAAGCTATGGGGAAATTAGAAAATTGGGAACTATATACCGAACAAACAGAAGAATTATATAACATAAGTCAAGATCTTAATTTTGATAGAATTGAAGGAAAAGAAGATTTTGAAAATACTTTAAATGAATTGATTGAAATAGTAAGAAAGATAATAATATAAAGGTGTGATTCAATGAATAAAGTTTTTGATAACAAAGAAGAAGTTATTGCTGATTATATGAAAGAATACAACATACTAGAAGATAAAGTGGACTATTATTATCACAATCAAGATAAGAAAAAGTTGTTCTTTGTAAGAATGCTTAATATAAAAGGTACTGATACTTTAAAAATTTATAGAGTTACTAGGGCTGGAAAATTTCATTTGTATTTAGATTAAAGGGAACTATAAAGAGTTCCTTTCTTTTTATCACAAAGTAATATAAAATAACTCATAATAAGTTAATAAAATCAATCTTTTAAAGCAATACAACTTTAAAGGCTATGGACTATAAAGTTTAAGTTTAAAGGCTGTAGCCTTTCTTTTTTTGTCGAAAATATTTCTGCAACTTAATTATATTTTGTTTGCAATTATGTTTTACATATGGTAATATAATTATAGAAAGTAAATCATTTCTAGCAATTAAGTCAATGTAGAATTTTAAGCTAGTGTAATGCTAGTAATTACATAAATAAAATAAATTAAAATGAATGGAGTGTTTGGCTATGAGACAGTCACATGAACAATTATTAGAATACTGGAGAAAATACAATAAAGAAGTTAGAAAGAAGAAAATAACAATTTATGATTCAATTATTATTTCTTGTCCAGTATGTGGAAAACTGTTTATGAAAAATCATAAATCTAGAAATACTTGTTCTGATGAATGTAAAAAGATAAATAGACGATTCTATAATACAAAATATGTAGCTTATAAAAGAAGTTTAAAGAAAAATTTAACGGCATAAAGCACTAACTTTAAGTTGAAATAATTAATGACAAATTTATGTAAAATTAATATAATAAATATGAGAATGGAGTGTGTTAATATGAATGTAGAACATATTATTAAAAAATACAAAGAAAAAGAAGAATTCGTACAAGAGACAGGAAGTTATAATCCATATGATAAAAATAGATGTATGGGATATATGGAAGCAGTAAGAGACATGGCAATGCTATTAAGTGCGGAGGACAGACAAAAACTAATGAGAGAATTTACAGGGCGATTTGATGTTAGATTTTAATAGATTTAAAGAGTGATATTTTTATATTGCTCTTTTTTTATTTTAGATAAAATCTTTATATTATAAGAACTTATATTTTATTTGAAATGTAGTACTATTTTTATAAATTTATCATACAATATAATATAATTAATCTATAGGAGTTTTTACATGAAAAAAGAATATATAGAAGTCGGTAATTACTTTGTAGAAGGGTTTTTACGTGGAGCATTTGACATGGAAGATATTATCCCACAAGTAGAAATAAAACTAATAGAAATATTACCTAAATTTATTAATAATGAAGAGAATGAAATATTCAGAAATACAAAAGATGCAATAATTTTAATTATAAATAGATCCATCAGATTATTAGCATTAAAATCAATTGATACTAAAGAAGAATTATTTAATTTTAATATGGATAAGTATTTAGACTGGAGTCAAATAAAAATATGAAAAAGTAAAATTGATTTATGGTTAGCTGAAAAGCTGGCCATTTTGATTATGCAAATATTTTTCAAAACTTAAGTATATTTTGTTTACAAGTAGAAATCTTTGGAGTATAATGTAATTAATAACTAAAGAAAAACATAATATAAATAAAATATATAAAAGATTAGAGGTGATGTGATTATGGAAGTATTAAAGAATTCTAGCTGTAGGCAATGTATTTTTAAACAGTTAGAAGTAATCACTTTTACAAAAGATGTTATAATAAAAAGTTGTAATAAATGTAATGATACTGGATGAAAATAATAATAATTCTAAAGGGGCAATAAATTTGAGAACTAATAAAATATTAGAAATATTCAACTTAATAGAAGAAACAGATATAGAAATAATAATGTTACTAAACGCAGAATACTCAAAGGATGAAAAAGAATTAATTGTAAAATATACAAAAGCTTACAATAAAGAAGTTAGATTTGTAAAGATGAAAGAATTTATATTTAATAAAGATAATAATATATTAAAATTTAAATAGTGGAGGTATTTTTATGTTTTACGGGTATCCAATTAGTCAATGGGTTAGTATTGGAGTATATTTAATTAGTATAGTTATATTATTTGCAGTTATATGTCTATTTAGTGCTTATTTAACGAATACATATTTTAAGGAGAATAAAATAAAAGTAAGTAGAAAGAGGGCTGCAAAAGAAAAGAAATGGTTCTATGATGTAGCGTAGGAGGATTAAATTATATGAGAATTATTGAAAAACTGGTAACAGACGATATTATTAATACATATAAGGAAGAATTATTTTTATTTGGAGAAACTAAAGAGGATTTAAAGGATAAGCATATTATTAAAATGCTGAATGATAACAATGAATTAGTTTCTATTGCTATGTATAGTCATTTAGAAGCTGAAGAAATAGAATTGTATTTGAACGAGGATCAAAAGAATACTATCGAGGATGTAATTAGTCAAGGAATATATTTAGATGCCATTACAAGCCTTAAGAGAGGTTATAATGCTTGTAAGGATATAATTAATTACTTATTAGAAAAGAGTAAAATTATTTGGTGTTATAGCCATATACAAGCAGTTGAATTTTGGAAGAGATTAGGATGGTATGATTGTGGTGAAAGTATATTTATAAATCAATTAATATAAAAATAAAATATAAAGGATATTTTTAAAATGAGTTATTTTGGAGTATATCGTTGTTATAATTGTAAAAAAGAATGTAGTCATGAACATAAAGTGTTAGTTATTGATTACAAGGGCGAAGAAAGATATGAAGAAGTTTGTTCAGAGAAATGCTTTGATGAAATTGTAATGAGAAATGGATTTTTGCATAATAAGAGATATCAAAAAATAATTAATCAAGAATTTAAATAAAATAAAAAAGTTGATAAATCATGAATATTAACAGGATATGAAAGGAAGTATGTATAAATGAATGATAAAAAAATTAAATTTATTAGTGGTGGGAATTGGAGTAATTCTTATTATACTGATTATACTGGAAAGCTATATAGTGGTAGTACAGGATCAGTTTATATTATAGACTTTATTAAAAGATTAAAATTAGATATTGAATTTTTAGAATATCATCCTGATTTAGTTTATCATAGAAATGGAGTAAGTTGTAATACACAAGGATTATTTCCTTGTAGATTCGAATATTTTGATGAAATTCCAATATGGACATACTCTAAAGACAATGATAAACCTTTTATACCACAATTAAACACAAAAGAATTAGAAGAATTTAATAGCTATAATTACAGTGGAAAATATGATTCAAATATGTATCGAGCATAATATGTAGATTGAAGGTATCTATATTGATACCTTTGCGTGTACATATTAGTACAAATAAAATATAAAAAAAAATAAAGGAGAGAAAAGAATGGAAGAAAACAAAATTATTAAACTATTTACAGGAGAAAAAGTAAAAACAAAAGACAGAGAATTTACAAAAGTTTTAGGAGGGTTTTCAGAAAATAATCCAGTAATAACAGTAAAACAAATTTCAGAACTATTAGACAAAGAAGTGAAACATATCAATGAAAGGATTAATGCTAATATTCATCACTTTAATAATACTCATATTATTGATTTAAAAGTGGTCGACCAAACCGACTACAATTTAGAAGTATTGAAAACACTAGGATTTACTAATATGCAAATTTCTAAAGCAAAAAATATATACATATTATCAGAAGCTGGTTTTCTGTTATATTTAAAATTTGCAGAGGGCGATAAAGCAGTAGAGTTATACAAAGATTTTATTGAGGACTATTTTAAAACAAAGGCTGAAAACATTGTAATGGAAAAGACTCTAGAAGAATCTAAACAAACAATTATTGATGAAAGAAAATACATATTAGGTAGTGTTATTTTTGAAACAGATACAACTAAAAAAATGGAGTTATTAGAAAGAGATAGAAAATTAGAAACACAATTAAATGAAATTGAAAAAACTTTGGCAAAACAAGAATTAATGGAACAAGTTCAAGATCAATTAGTCATGGCAGAAGCTTTCAGTAAATCAAATAAAGAATATAGTATAGATACATTGTCTAGATTTTTTAACATTAAAGGAATGGGTAGAAATAATTTTTATAAATGGATGAGAGACGAAAAAATATTAATGAGTAACAATCAGCCTTATCAAAAGTTTATGGATGATTTTCATGTTATTCCAGTAACTAATAATAGATTTGCTGATAGTAAGACATTAATAAAAGCCAAAGGCGTTTCATACATAGTTAAAAAATTAATTAAAGATGGTAAAATTCAATCAAAGTCTTATGCCGAGATAATCAATAATATTAATGAAAATTTACAAGAAGCTATTTAATATATAGAGATAAATTATAAGACAAAGTAGAAAGCGAGTGATTAAATGAAAGAGGAATATAATCCATTTTTAAAGACTGCACTAAAGCGAACTAAACTGTCTTTGCCGATGCGATTATTAAAAGAAAAGAATTTATTACAAGGAACAATTTTAGATTTTGGTTGTGGTAATGGGGACGATTGCAGATTATTACAGAAAGAAGGATTCAATATATTTAGATATGATAAATATAATCCAGTATATAAAGAAGATAGACTACTTCAAAACCACTATGATACTTTGACATGTAATTATGTTTTTAATGTCATGGATAATTTAGAAGAACATTATCAACTAATAGAAATGTTAAAGAAACTTAGTAATAATGTCTATATAGCAGTTAGGAGCGATATCAAAGCTAAACAGAATAACTGGGTATTTGATGAACATTCACAAGGATACTGGACAAGTAAAGGCTCATTTCAGAGGTTTTACAATAATATTGTCTGTGACATTTTGTTTCAATCTCAAGGGAACATAGAGTATATACATAATGGGAATGATTTTAAACTATTTAAACTTACATAAAAAGTATTTAGAACTTGCATTTTAAAATGAAATTAATTATCAATAAATAATATGAGAAAGAAGGAAAATAATATGATTAAAAATTATAAAATAGTAACATTATGTGGGAGCACAAAATTTAAAGATGAATTTATGGAAGCTCAAAAGAAATTAACACTAGAAGGTAATATAGTTATTTCTGTAGGTTTATTTGGTCATAGTGGAGATAATGAAGTATGGGAAAAAGGAACTAAAGAAATGCTGGATGATATGCATAAAAGAAAAATAGATTTGGCAGATGAAATATTTGTAATTAATGTTAATGGATATATTGGAAGTAGTACAAGAAGTGAAATAGAATATGCAATTAGAACGGGAAAACAAGTTAATTATTTAGTTCCATTAAATGAATATGTTATAGTTTATAAAACTGGAAACTTTTGTAGAGAAACATATTTATATGCTATGAATGAAGATGATGCAATAAAAGTATTTAAAGAAACAATTGGACAATATGAAATAGTATCTTGTGAGTTATCTGATGAGGATTAAAATAAAATATAAAAGCCAATAAAAATCAAATTTTAAGTGGAGGGTAGAAGAATGAAAGGATTAATAATAAAGCCTAAATGGGCGGAATTAATATTAAATGGTGAGAAAACAATTGAATTGCGTGGTAGTAATACTAATATAAGAGGAACTATAGGTATAATTAAAAGTAAATCTAAAATGGTATATGGAACTGTAGACTTAGTAGATTGTATACCACTTTCAAGAGAAGAATTTTATAATACAATGGTTCAGCATCAAGTAAGAGAAAGTTTTGATCATATACCTTATAAAAAATTGTATGGATGGATATTAGAGAATCCTATTATATACAATGAACCGATTCCTTATGAACATAAGCAAGGATGTGTGATCTGGGTTAATTTATAGAAAGGAGATATATAAATGAATTATAAAACATACACAAAAGCATTAGGACAAGTATTAGAAGCTTGTAAGTCACAAAATATTAATGCTAATATGAAAAAGTTACAAGATGATATTATTAGTGGTGTAGATGCTAATTGCATTATTAAAAACCTGTATAAATATATTTAATAAGAATAAAATATAATTAAGACTAGAAAAGTATTGATTAAATTTGGAAATTGATTTATAATGTAATTAAGAAATACATAAGTGTGAAAAATTAATTAAGGAGGTATTAATATGTCTTTAGATGTAACAGGACGTAAAACGTGGTATTATAATGAATATATAGGATTTGATACAAAAGATGAAATAGCAGGGTTTACTTTGTCTGGAAGATTAAATGATTATTGGGGAACTCATGATTTCTTTATTAATAATGCTGATGAGGTTATTGATAAAAATTATGATAAGGTTTATGTTTATAATAGAGAAAGTTTATTTAAACTACAAGAGAAAAACAAGGAATTAAATCTAGGCGAAGATGTAGATATATTCTTAAATGATTGTATAAATTCCAATTCAGAAAAAGTATATATAGAAATATATTAAGTAAAAATAAAAATTAGGAGGAAATTAATTATGGATTGTAAAAGATGTGGAAATGAACTAAAACAAATAGAGGATTCAGATTTTTTTGAATGTGAAGAATGTGCGTTAATCTATGATGAACAAGGTAATGATATTACAGAAGATTATTTTGAAGGAATGTATGATTAGGTAAAATAGTTCTTTTATTTAGAGTTGTCTTAAACTATGATATAATATTAAAAAATAAAAATTTATGGAGATATGAACTATGGAAGAAATTTGGAGAGATGTTGTTGGGTTTGAAAAATATTATCAAGTATCTAATCTTGGAAGAATAAAAAGTCTATCAAGAACAATTATCAGACCAGATGCTATTTATACTACTAAAGAAAGAATATTGAAAAAAGCAAGATATGTGACACTTTCTAAAGATGGAATTATAAATCAATATTACGTGAGAGGTTTGGTAGTTGAAGCCTTTAAAGATAATATTGATTTGATATCTGAAGATTTAGTTAAAAAAGAAAATGTAATAAGAGAAAGTGTAGTTAAAGAAAAACAACAAAAAGTCAAAAAAATTGAAGTATACAAAAAAATGAGAGAAACATACAAAGTCAGATGTATAACGACTGGTAAAGAGTTTGATAGCATAAATCAAGCAAATATATATTATGGCATTCAAGCTGGTTCTATAGCAAGATGTTGTAAAGGAATAAGAAAATCAGCAGGTAGACTGGAAGATGGAACTAAGTTAATATGGGAATATATAAATGATGATTGTAGCAAAAGTAAGCAAGAATCAGAATGCATAAAATTTCATTGTCCATATTGTGGGAGTAATATATTCATGAATATTAAAACTAAAGACAATAAAGAAATTTATAAAAAAGAATATAATTGTAGTTGTGGATGCAAGTTTAAAGTTGAATATGATAAAGTTTTAGCTGAGTTAAATATTAATATTGGAACGTATTTATTAAAGAAATAGTATTGTTAAAAAGTCAATAAATCAAGAGTTTTAAGAACTCGTATAAAACAATTCTAAAGAAAAGAGGTCGATTATGCCTAATCATTTTGGGTTAAAAGTAATAGAAGGAAAATATGGATTAGAAATAACTAGAGAAAAATATGCTATTATAAATACAAAAAGTTCATTTCAAGGTACTATGGTAGGATGTGATTACGCCAATGAAAAAGAATGCATATATACAAATGAGTGGTGTGAGAACCATCAAAAAGAATGTTTAGAAAATTATGATTTAAATATGGAGTACTTTTCTTTGTTAAATAATGAGGAATTTAATAAAGAATTAAATGGTTTTCTTGATAAAAATAAATGTTTTCAAGAAGTATTTGATCTTAATTTATATAATATGAAATCAGGATATTATATAATGGTTCTTGATAAATATTCACAGTTATATATTGGTACAGCTAAATATATAAAAAAGCGTATTCGGCAACATTGGAGTGGAAACAAATATTTTGACAGACTTTTATTTCCAATGGGAGCAGTTAATACATCAAAACTATCTATCGATAGTTTCAGGGCTTTAGATACTACTAGAATTTTCGTATATGAAACAGATAGAATTTTTGAAAAAGAAGATAACTTTATAAATCAATTTTCTAATAAGTATCTTTGTAATAGGCTCGGGGGAGGCAAAATAGAAGGTGGATTATTACAAATAATAACAATGATGAAAAATCGTAAGTTAAAATAAAAGAGTTATATTATAAAAACTATATAAATATAGTTAAAAATTGGGTATAATTAATGTTAGATATATGATAGGAGAGATGTTTATATGAGATTTAGTAAAGACATTGGCGAAAGGTATGATGAGTGCCGTAAAAATGGATATGAAGTACATTTAGAAAAGAATTTCTATCCTTTAGGAGAAAATAAACCTAACTTACTAGAATTAAAAGATACTTTAAATAGAACTGCTATAATAAATGAGTTTGATAATAATGGAAAAGATGAGATAGGAATAAGATTATTTAATACAAATATAACTTTAGTTCAAGCTGAAACACTAATTAAAGAATTACAAGATGGTATTAATTTTGCTGAGTATTTGAAAGAAAATTTATAAGACGAGTTATTTTAGATTGATTCCGAATATTTAAATTTATATAGTAAAAATAGGAGGATATAAAATGAGTAAAATGTCAGCAAGATATATAGGGAAAAAGGTTTGTATGAAAACAACAGAAGTGTATGACATGTGGAATGATATGGGGTTAGTTGTTAAAGATAAATTTGGTGATTGGATATTAACAGAATCTGGAAAGAAAATTGGTGGTAAAATGTCAAATGGAAATCATTTGTCTGTACCAATATTCGAACTTAAAACGATAGAAGAAATGATGATAGATTTTTATAATAAAAACATAAAATAGAATCATAGAAATATGGTTCTATTTCTTTATATTGAGAATAAATAAATTCGGTATTTTAAGCAAATAAAAACAGATAGGGAAGTTAAACCTATCTGCCTGAGTTCTTCACAACATATGAAGTCTCTTATTATTAATATACTTACAAAATCATTATATTATAATTTTATCTTTAGTACAATATTTATAATATAATAGTATTAATAAGAAATATAAATAAAATATATATAAGTGTGTAAAAATTGCAGGAAAACTCTTGCAATTTTCTTTTTATAGGAATATAATAGAATAAAGAAAACAAATTATAATTAAGTTCAATAAAGAAAGGGTTGGTTTATTATGAAATATGCAACTATTCAAAATAATGATATTCCAGAAAGTTTAAGTGATTTCTTAAATTACTTAGAGACAATTAAAAGTAAATCTATAAATACAATTAACGGATATAAAATAGATCTTACAGTATTTTTTAAATTTATGATGATACATAAGAAAAAAGTAAATTCAAGAAAAGTTGAATTTGAAGATATAGATATAAGTAATATAGATGATGATTTTATAAGAGATATTAAGCTTAAAGATATGTATGCTTATTTATCTTTTGCAGAAAAGTTAAGAAAAAATGGTTCATATGGCAGAGCTAGAAAAGTTGCTTCATTAAAATCTTTTTTTAAATTTCTTTTTACAAAAGCTAAAGTGATTACAGAGAACCCAACTTTAGAATTAGAAACTCCTAAGTTAGATAAAAGACTACCAGTATATTTAACTCTAAATCAAAGTATTCATTTATTAGAGTCTTTAAATAAAGAGGATAAGAATTATGCTAGAGATTATTGTATTCTCACATTCTTTTTGAATTGTGGAATGAGACTTTCAGAACTTTGTAGTATAAGAACAGATAAAATAAAAGAAGATACATTGACTATCATTGGTAAAGGAAATAAAGAAAGAACTATATATTTGAATGATGCGTGTTTAAATGCATTTAATAATTATATGACTGTTAGAGATGATTCACAAGCAAATGAAGAAAATAAAAAGTTCTTATTCTTATCAGCTAGAAACACACCCATAAATAAGAGAACTGTTGAAATAATGGTTAAAAAGCATATTACAAATGCAGGTTTGACTGATGCTCATTATACTGTGCATAAGCTTCGTCATACAGCGTCAACTCTTATGTACAAATACGGAAATGTCGATGTAAGAAGTCTACAGCAGATATTAGGCCATAGTAATATAAGTTCTACCATGATATACACACATGTCGATGAGGATCAATTAAGAGAGTCAGTTAAAAATAATCCATTAAATAAAATATAATAATAAAACAATGAGTTAAAAGGCACTCTTACAAAAGAACTTAATTATATAAAATGAGGAGGAATTAGATGGCACAATTAAAAAGAAAACAACCATACAATTACAAAATAGAAAGGGAAGGTGAAGAGAATATTAGTAATTTAGGTTCTTTAATGAAGATAATTAAATACAATTCACAAGATAATATTACTATATTATTTCCAGAACAAGATTATATAGTTTATAATAGAAGATATGATGAATTTAAAGATGGTAGAATAAAATCTCCATTCGATAGAACTATTTATAATATTGGGTTTATAGGAATAGGTAATTATAAATATGATTGTAAATCAAAAGAAAGTTCTGTATGGCGAGATATGCTACGAAGATGTTATTCAGAAGAATCTTTAATTAAAAGACCTACTTATAAAAATTGTAATGTCTGTACTCAATGGTATAATTATCAAAATTTTGCACACTGGTGGAGCGAAAATTATTATGAAGTAGATGGTGAAAAAATGCAATTGGATAAGGATATATTAATAAAGGGAAATAAAATATATTCTCCTGAAACGTGTATTATAGTCCCGCAAAACATAAATAAATTATTTATAAAAAGTGATGCGAGTAGAGGAGAATATCCTATAGGAGTTTATTGGCATGAAAATCATAAAAAATTTGTTGCGTGTTGCCAAAATAATAAAGGAAAGAAAATATTACTAGGAGATTATAATAATCCCATAGAAGCATACCATACATATAAATTATATAAGGAAAATTTAATAAAAGAAGTTGCAGATTATTATAAAGATCAGATACCGGACAAGCTTTATAATGCAATGATAAATTATAAGGTAGAAATAACAGATTAATACATAATGAATAAAATATATACATATAATATACATAGTAATGAAAATTCATTACAAAAATAATAATTTAAAATAAATCTTTTATCAGTTTTGGATAGATTAGGGAATTAAAATTATGATATAATATTAAAGATTAGGAGTTGAAAAATTATGATGATAGATAAGGGTAGTATGCTATATAAAAAAGCTATAAGAAATATAATAAGGTATGAAGAAAAAATTATTAACGGAAAACCTGTTAAAGAAGTATTCGCAAAAGGTGGTTATATAGGTTCTTGCATTCCTGGACATGTTCATCGTTTTTTGGAATCAACTGTAGTGGAAGACTTGATTAAAGAAGAATATAAGAGATTATTAAAAGAAAGAAATAATTAAGGAGTGAATTTTATGAATGATAAGATTACATTTAAAAAGGATGACAACATTGAAGCAATAGATATCTATGGAGAGCCAATTAAGGGAACAATTGATGGCTTTATTGGGAGTATTAATTATGCAATAGTTAAAATTGAAGGTCTTTGTTGCGGAACAACAGTAGATCTAACTAACAATAGTGTTAGAAAAATAACAGAATAATAAAGAAAATGAGAGTTTATGATAGGTTATAGTTTAGATTAAATTATAACCTATTACAATATAAATAAAATATAGTTAAATAAATAAAATAATTTTTATAAAAAATTTTAATTTTATAAAGGATATTCTAAAAAAATATCGAATTATAAGGGTTGGGGATATGTTTCAACATAAATACATAAGAGGAAGTGTTTTAAAAATGATAGAATTTTTAAAGTTTAAAAGATTAAACAATATTGAATTAACAGAACTAACTAATAATACAATAATAATGTTTAAAACAAAGAAATGTCTAGCTGAGTTTATAAATGAATTTGAAAAATTAATTAAAGATATCAACTATAAAGAAATAACTGTTAAATTTAGTAATAATAGTTGTAAAAATATTGAAGGTATTATATGTAGAGATTTAGCAGGAATATATAATATAGATAATGATAATCAAAGAATTATAATGACTGTTGAACCGATAAGTGTTTTAGCGATGAAAGATTTGAATGATTTATGGTTCATTGATAAAAATAATGGAAATTGGGATTGTTGGGATTTTTGTAGTTATACCAATTTTAAAAATTATACTAATAGCTTAGATATATATAAATTTGTTTGTATGAGTAAATATGGATGTGGTATTAAATCAAAAAAAATAAAAACGATTAAATTCAGAAAAATTAAACTGGAAGTACAAAATTCTTCCAGTTCTTTAATAAAATTAAAATAACTATAAATAATAGATTAGATTATCTTTATAAAAATCTTCATTATCTTCCTCAACATATTGTTTTCTATTGCAACTATTTTCGAACTTACAATCAGAACATCTGAAAATCAAAATATCATTCGGGCAAATTTCTAATGAATAAGCTAGATCGCGAACCAAGGCTAAGCTAGGTGATCTACGTCTTGTAATATTATCTTGTTCTAACATTGAAATATAGGAGGGAGCAACGCCACATTTGTATGCTAATTCTTCTTGAGTCATATGTCTTAGATTTTTTCTGTACTTTTTTATATAAAGAGTATATAAATTTGTTCCCATAATTATTCCCACCTTCGACAAGAATTCCTTATTTTCTCTATTATATCAGCAAAATAGTGTCGAATCAATAAATAAAAATGAGAAACTAGAGGTAATAAGAAAGAAATCTTCACAAATAGTGATGTTGTTAAATTTTTATCAGGAGTATAATAAGACTGTAGCAAGTTTGATGCCGAAATATCGGTTACGATAATTATGTTTTATCGGTGCTTTTGATTAAATAATGCTTGACCGAATGTATGTTTGGTAGTAAAATTATTACATAAAGAACGTATGTTTGCATTAAAAGGTAAAAATAAAGACCAACTTCATATCATCTTTATAAAGCTGATCTTTACTATGAATCCTTAATATGTTCAATTAAGTCTGATATGGAGCAATTGAAAAACTCGCATAAAGTATTTAGATGCTCATTAGATATATATTTATATGAATTATTTGTATATTTATTGATTGTTTCAAACCTTATACCAGTTTTAAGCGATAATTCTCTTTGAGATAATCTATGTATATTTAATAAGATATGCAATTTCATTCTAACCATAATATACTAAATCAACTCCTTTGTACTTTAAAAGTATAATGGCTGTGGTTAATATTAACAATAAGTTTGTTCAATGTTATCCGATAAACGTATCAAAGTTATCCGATAATGGTATAATAACAAATTTGCATAATTTTGAACGTATAGTTTAAACAAACTGAACATTTAGAAAAAGTTTGGAAATAATAGATGAAATTGCTTGACTATATATTATATTTTATTTATACTTTAAATGTAGACAAGTTAAAATATATTTTATTTACTTTATATAATTATAAAATCACAAAATAATAATAAAAGGGAGAGCGAATAAAAATGGAAATGAGAAAAGAAGCTTTTAAAATAATTGAAGATGGTACTGAAATAGATCAATTAGAATTCGAACAATTTATTAATGAAAGTTTTGCAGGATTAAATTTAATTGATGAGTTATGCCAAATAGAATTTAAGACAATAGAACAAATTAAAGAAGAATTAAATCTAAATGATATTTACGAAGTTTATTACATAGAAGAATTAGTTTCAGTAAGATTAGTATTAACTAATGGTTGCCAACATTTACTAATGAGAGTATAATAACAATAAATAATAAAATAAATTTAAATAGAGTAATAAATACTCTATTTTTTATTGCATTTTTATATAATTAGATGTATAATTTATTTATAAAGTGATTATAATATAAATAATATAATATATGAGGTGAAAATTATGGATAATATAAAAACAATAAAAAATCTTGTTTCGGAAGATATACAGTATGATGTTATAGATAAAATAATAAATGAAGAATTTAATAATCAAAAATTAATTGATGCATTAACTTTGAAATTTGAAGAAAAAGGGTTTTCAGTTAGATTAATTACGTTATTATTTGGTGGAGAACAAACTTGGGAAGATATTCCTGAACTTGCTAGAGTTACTTTTGTAGAGGCATCCAAAGAAGCTTTAGAATGGGAAATCTTAAATATAGATAAATGGTTTGAAGATAATACCTTAGCAATGTATGAAGCAAAAGTTAATGAATTAAAGACAATGGATTCTATTGTAATAAAAAACATGACAAGAATAGATGACTTCAATTTTTATGGTTATATAACTTATGAAACAATATACAATGCATTTAATAATTCGTTGTTGGTTTATAATAAAGAATCTCAAAGAGAATCAACTTATAAAAAACTAGGAACAACTGGAAAGATATTAAGAGAAATTACATTAAACGAACAATCAGTAGAAGAAATTAAAAATGCGATGATTGAAGGTACTTATGAACAAGATATGGTTATATATAATATTTTATTAACTAGTCAAGACATAATACCACAAGTTCAAATAACAGAAAAATTTGATAATGTTTGTGATGTTGAAATTGTCCCTAATTATGCTAGAAAGTCAAAAAATTATACTATAGTAAATATAGTTGATGGATATCACAGAACAGTAGCTAGTGTTAGAGCTTATAGTGAATGTTTAAAGAAGGGTAGAAAACTAGAGGGTGGATTACCCATTAAAATAACTATAAGAGATTTAAAGGGTGCAAAACACATAATTGCACAGACTTTTAAGAGAACAGATGATGGAAGACAATGGTTAGGAACTATGGCCAATACAGACTATAATGAATTTATTGAGTTATTAACAAAATCATCTAATGTATTAAAAAAAGGAAAAATTGCAAGAACATATGACGAATATGAGGCTACAAATAGTTTAACTTATTCTTTTATTTTGTCTGAAGCAGTAAAAAAATATGCAACTAATATACCTGTTAATAGTAAATTACAAAGAAAAATGATTGCAGAAAAAATGGCTAATATTATAGATGAATTAGTAGAATTTGAAACTATAAAATTTGGAAGCTTTAACAATTTAAAAAATACGCATATATTAAGTCCTAATATTTTTATAGGATACATTGCTATTGCAAATGAATTAAGACTAATAGAAGGCTATGAGGATTATTTAATTAAAATTGGTGAAAAAATAGCTAACATATCAAATAAAGATTTAGAGGATTTAAAATTAGGTAGAAAAGATTTGAGCGTAAAGAGAATATATGATTACTTTAAGAATATGACAAGAGAGGTGATTAACATTGAAGCGTAAATACTTTATTGGGCAAGACTATAATACTATTAAAGAAAAAGATGATATATTAGAAACTTATGATGAACTTAAAAAATCTAAATTGGTTTTTCTCAATGATATGTATGATAATGAGAATACCTTAAAAAATTTATGGTCTATTTATATAAGACATATTCACGATACAGAAGAAAGAAAAATGAAAGATGTAATGTTTTTTAATGATATTGAAGTTGATGAGATTTTGGCAAATAGATTTAGATATGCTAAAAGAACAAAAACAAATATAATTCAATTTATTAATATATATAAACGTTGGGGTGTGGATCGTGGAGATATAAGTGGAAATTCTGTTGATGCTATTGATAGAAAGGTGGCAACTAAAGACTTACCAAAAGTATTAATTAATAAAGTATGGGGATTAGGACGATTTTATAATCTACTATCTAATGCCCAAACAAAATCAGATATATCAAACGCGATGCCTTTATTATTAGCTAGATATGGTATACTGGGGAAAGAATTAATTGAGATGCGTTCTTTAAGATGGGAAGATATTGATTATGAAAATAAACAAGTAAAAATAATACAACATGGTCAAGTTACAAGAATAATAGATGTTGATGAAAGATTTATTGAATGGATAGATAAATATAAATTAAGTTTTAATGATGAAACTACTGATTATGGATATGTATTAAAGAAAAACGATAAGGCAAAAGATGATAGTTTATTAGACAGTAATGCTACTATTCATAGTAGAGTATATAGATTGTGTCGTGAATTAGAAATACCTAGAATAGCAATGGGAGATTTATTGAAGAGTAGATATCTTGATTTATTATTAGATATAAGAAAAGATAGAAAGTTAACTACAGATGATTTCACATGGGTTATTTTAAATTTTAAAGATAAGATTTCTCAAAGTAATACGCAAGTGTTAAAGGAATACTATGAAACATTAACGAAAGATACTGTTATTAATAAAATGGATGGTGTTGGTTCTAAGGGTGCGCCAAAAGATTCATTAAAAGAAATAAATTCTAAAGCTCGAGCTGAAGAAATTAGAAAGAATATTCATTTCGAAGAATATATAAACGGTGAAGAGAATTACACAAAGATAAATGTTAATAGTGCTGATGAAGTTACAGCTACAATGCAAGAAGTTGCAACAACTGCTAAAGAATAGTTAGAGGTTAGATCATTCTAGCCTTTTTCTTTTTGCTCAAAACTTAAAAAAACAAACAAAATATAATTAAAAGGTATTGACATTCAGTTGGGCAAGTTGTATTATAATAACAAGAGGTGAGAAAAACAAAGGAAACTCACTAAGAAATAAAATATAAATAAAAACTTAATTTTATAAAGAAAAGTGTTGACAAGATTTTGGTAATATAGTAAAATAATATCAATGAGTCAAGAGTGAATAAAATATAAATGATTTGATTGGCAAAAGGAGGACGTAACAAAATGATGGATTTAAATACTTTAAATAAATTAGAAGAACTAAAGAAGTCAATGATAATAGAAGAAAACAATAATAATGATAAAAATAATGATAGTAATATAACAAAGATTGAAATAAATGTAGAAACTAAAGTTAATAAAGATAACAACATATTTGAAAATAAAATATATAGTAAAAGTGTACATAGCAATTTTAATAGAGAGGTTGCTAGAGGACTAAGCTTTGAAGAATTAAAAAAAACTAAAGAGAGGTGATATAGTATGGGTTGACCTTAGAACAAATGTAGGAAGTGAACAAAGTTCTGATGAGAATGGACGTCCGGTCGTGATTATTCAAAATGATATAGGAAACGCCTTTTCTCCAACAATAATAACAGCTTGTATTACATCCCAAATGTCCAAGAAACGGCTTCCTATTCATGTCGAAGTACCATCTGACAATAATGGTCTTAGTAAAAATTCAGTAGTATTAACAGAACAAATTATGACATTAGATAAAAAGAAACGTATACTAAGAAAGACAGGAAGTTTAAATGAGATAACAATGGCAAGAATTGATAGAGCATTAAGTATATCGATTTTCCCTATAAGAGAAAAAACACCATTAGAAAAATTACCACGTTGGATACGCAATGTAATAATAAGAAAAATTGAAAATATTCATAGTTTTGAAAGAGCATGGCTTAATAGCAAAACAAATAATCAATCTTTTAAATCTATGTGTCTAAAAGAAAGAGAATTATGTTTATTAGATTTAGAAGAATTTTGTTCAGACAATGAACTAAATTATAGAGATTACTACACACAGTACAGCGAAAGTGAGAGTAATGCGATGTAGAATATTGTGAGGGGGTTGTAGCATGAAATTGCAGAGAACAATAAGAGAGTTAGTTACAAAAGATATATTTAGTAAGTGGGAAATGTTTGGGGAAGTAGAAGGAGCTAAATATGCTAGAAAAGAGTTAAGAAGATTATATTTTAAATATTATCCTAATTTAAAAGAAATGGAAGATAGGAGATTAATTTTATGGAATTTAATAGTTGCATGTAGAGAGTTAGTTGAACTTGGACTTGAATCAATGAATACTGTAAAGATATATTCAGAACAATTAAAGAAAGATATGGATAATACGCCTGATTATAAAATAACAGATAAACATTGGTACGCAAGTATGTTATCTGCTTATAGAGATAGTCATATTAAAGAAATGACAAAAGAAGAATTAATAGAATTAAATAAATTTTGTTATGATTCTTATAAAAAATTTTCAGATCCCAGTGAAGATAGATATATAGACATGTTAGTGATGAAATCAAATTATTATCTATCACTAGAGGATTATAATACAGTTCTTGAAGTATTCGAGAGTGCTGTGTTATTACATACTAAAAAAGGAGAGTATGAAAGCATACTAAATCAAATGTTGGAGGAAATAAGAAATGAAAATTATGAATTATATAGTACAGCGAAATTAATAAGAGAAGAAATTATTGTAAAAGTAATATAAATACTAATGAATTATCTTTCGTATGTAAAATCTAGCATATAAAATAAATTATATGTTAGTAGTACATACGAAAGGTAGGTGATACACTAATGAAGAAATTAGGAGCAACATTAAAAGTAGCTATAATTAGCGCACTTGTATTATTAGCAATGATACTACCAGTTCTTGCGACTACTGGATCTAAAGGCTAGTAAGTGTCAAAGTAAGAAAGTAGATTGAGTTTATCTTAGTCTGCTTTTCTTATATTATTAAAAATCAAAATACATAAAAAGGAGAGATGTATAAAATGATGAAAGTATTTTTAGATGAATTACCAAGAAAAGGAGCATCCAATGTAATTGACTGGTTTAAATCCAATGGATATATAGTAAAATTTATTTATAATGATATTGAGGGATGGGTTGAAATTGCAGATGTAAAAAGAGAAGGAAGAAAAACTATGATTGGTTTAAAATATTTAAATTATGATACAAAATATATGTTTTCAGGTAACATCCTAAAAGGACAATTGGGTGAAATTTTGAGAGTAAACACAAGTGAATATTATTATAATGTCGAAGATATAATAGAGGTTTCAACTGGAAGAATAAAGATAAAAGAACTATCAAGAAATAAGAATAACAAAAAGGAATATATTTTTGAATGCTTAGAATGTGGATGGGATAAGGGAATAATGGATGAGGGAAATTTAAAAAAGAAACAAGGGTGTGGTTGCTGTTCTAATAAAGTTACTGTCTTAGGAATAAATACAATTTATGATACTGATAAATGGATGATTAAATATTTTATAAATCCTGAAGATACAAAGATTTATACATTTGGAAGTGATAAAAAAGGACTGTTACATTGTCCAATTTGTAAAATTCCTAAATCAGATATGAGAATATGTACACTACATAGAGATAAAGATATACATTGTGAAGTCTGCTGGGATGGATTTAGTTATGGTGAAAAATATACATATAGTTTATTAAAACAATTAGGCTTACAGGTAAAAAGACATAAATATTTTGAATGGTCTAAGAATGTTCAATCAGATATTATATCATTATGTGGGAATAAAGAATATGATTTTCATATAGAATTTAATAATGAAGATTGTATAATAGAAACAAATGGACTACAACATTATAAGGAATGCAGTTTTTCAAGAAGAAGTTTTTATGAAGAGCAAGAGAATGACAAGTTGAAGAAAAAACTTGCCTTACAAAATAATATAAAAGAATATAACTATATAATAATTGATTGTAGATATAGTAATTCAGAATTTATTAAACAAAACATATTAAATAACGAAAAGATGAATAAATTATTTGATTTATCTAAGATTGATTGGAATAAATGTGAACAAGACGCTTTAGAACCATATATAATTAAAGCTATTGATTATTATAATAAAGGTGTAGATCACATGAAAATAGCTGATATTATGGAAATAGATTATAAAACGGTTAAGAGATATTTAAGACGTGCTAGAGAACATAAATTATGTGATTTTAAATCACGACAAGATATACATAATGAGAATTTCAACAAAGTAATTTCTTTTTGGAAAGATGGAATACATAATACAAACAAGATAAAAGAATTAATTCCTTCATTATCTAATGATGCAATAGGAGAATATCTAAGAAAAGCTGAGAAGGAAGGAATAATTGAATATACGAAATACATAAATAGTTCTAGTAAAAAATCTATTAAAAATATTGAGCATAATAAGGAATTTATATCTATAAATCAAGCTTCAAATATGAGTGAATCAGTGTTTGGAATGAAATTATATAGAGATGGAATAAGAAAATCATGTAATACTGGACAAGCTTACAAAGGACTTCATTTTCAATACATATAATACAAATAAAATATACATAATTGAATAAATACATATTGACATCGTTCAAATAATCCTTTAAAATTATAATATAAACAAAATATAAATAATTAAAGAAAGGATTGATTTAAAATGTGTTATGCGCTAGATTATGCTAATAATATAAACAACCAAATTACTGAAGCTAAAGAATATTATAGTAAGTTAAAAATAAAAGAAAGAGTTTTTAATGATGTTCAGCAAGATTTATTACATAAGATAGAAGGATTAGATAAATTCAGTTTATATACTGGTTGGAAATTTTGTATGGCTTTATCAAAACTCAGAAAAGCCAGAAGAAAAACTAAGAATGAGTTAAAAACAATGGAATTATTAGTTAAGCAACTTGGAGGATTTTCTATAAAAGAAACAAAAATAGATAGACAAGCCAGTCATTTAGATCAATTAAATTTTGAAAATGGATATCATAAAAGACAGCTAGAAATGACAGGAGATATCTTACAAGAGGTAGATGACATAGTTAATAATATAATTTATAATGAAAACTTAACTAGAAGCAATGCAAACAAAGATATTGTATTAGATGAAAATAAAATATATGAAATATCAGAAAAGATACCTAGAATAAAAGGAAGTAATGTTAAAATTAGATTTAAGACACAAGATCAAAAGAAGCATTTAATACAGAATAATAAACCTAAGTATGAATCTTATTTTGAAAATAATACAGAAAAGTATGTTGAATTTATAAGTAGAAAAACTAATAAGTGAGGTGAAAAATATGATTGTAATTATAGCTATAATAACTACATTAATAGTATTAGATATACATAGTAATTCAGAAATAGACAATGAAATAATTGAGTATTTAAAGATAATTAAATAAAATATAAATAAGTAAAAGGATAGGGTGAGAATGTTATGAGAATAAAAATGAAAGAGGATTTAAAGGAATATATAATACTTAATATTTTAATAATTGGTACAATGATGCCTATAGGTTGTTTTATAATTTTTCATTTATAATTTTGTAAAAGTTATCACATTGAGAGGAGGTGAGATTAAAAGTGACTAAATGTGAATTTCAGAAGGAAATAACAAGAATTATATTATTAGCCTTGCAGGTTCATAATCCATTTATTAGATGCAGAATAGTGAATGCTGAAATAAATGGATTGTATAATAAGCTAAATAATTGTTAGTTGATTCAAGACAAAATATAATTAAGTAGGAGGTGAGAACAATGTTTATGACTAAACCAAAGAATGAAAATGAGAGATTATTTATAAGATTAGTTAATGAGAAATACGGTGAAAGAGAGTTTCTAGATCAAGAAGAAATTGACTATATATTTCAAATAGCTAGATTAATGGAAATGATCCATTAAAATAATACATACAAGGAGGGATGAAGATAAGTGAGAAACAAAAGGTAAAGCCCAATGTGGGTTAGTTCTAGCATATTGATTTAGTATATTAGAAGTAGCCCGTATAAGGGAATATAAAAGTCAATAAATTACTTATTTGAAAAGAAATCACAAGTGAGAGGATGGAATTAATATGGAAGAAAATAAAAATAATAAAGTCAAATTATTTGAAGTAACATTAGATCCAAAAACAAATGATATAAGTGTTATTTTTGAAAATAGCATGTTAGAAATATTAAACGTTGATAAAGACAAATTCTATAAATGTATGAATAATGATAAAGGATTAGAAAATGAAATAAGAAAAATATGCAAAAATTTAATTGAAAGTGTGGAGAAATAAAATGGAAACAAAAATAACAGATATACAAAGAATAGCAACTATATTAAAAATAAAGGGAGATGATGAACATTTAGTTTTAAAAATTCAAGATATATTAAAGTCTAATGAAAAGAAATATAAGAAACAGGATTTTAGTTATGCTATGCTGAAAGCTCAGAATGATAGACTTAAAAAAGATATAGATAACTTACATAGCGAATATGCAGAGAGTATTGGAATTCATGAACATATGATGGTAAAGCAATCTAGAGATAATATGAAGAAAGAACTTAATAAAGTTTTGATAGAGAATCATAGATTAAATGAGACTATTAGAAGATATCAGGAAAGAGAGTTTAATAATAAGTTAAATAAAATAGTAAATGGATAAAATATATGCAACTAGAAAGAAGGTATTATAATGTTAAAAGAAATATTAAGATTAAGAAACACTATACATACAGAGCAGTTATTTAGCTCGACTACCTATAAAACTAATTCGTTTGATAGGTGTATTTACTGTCATAAGAATGTAGAGAACGATTATTACGAATATAAAGGTGAGTTGGTTGGAATGCCTTATAGGTGTAGCTGTAATAAAGCTAAAGAAGAACTAAAAGCTAAAGAGTTTCTATTAGAAACATTAGTAAAATTAAGGCGAGATGTTGATATTGAAACAATAAATAAAACAACTAAAGAAGCTTTGATAGAAGAAATAGATAGAACATATAGAGAGAAGTCTGAAGATATTTTAAAGTATAGGTAATAAAAACCAGTTAACATGGAAGTTTTAACGGCTTTTAAGGAGGTGAAATAAAAATGCATATAGAAAATATAGTAGTCGGATAACCTTTAGTATCATTAGAAACTTTATTAGGCTCAGAACAATATCCGGAATACGATTGGTTTTCTGTTACTGTTCGAGATTCAGAAAGGTATTTACCTAGATTATTAGCTAATCATGGTTTTACTTCATCAGCTAATGAGATAAGACGTAATAGAAAAGATTTAGATGTAAGACTAGATAAACCTGATTGTTTGGATATTACATTAGGCAAAGGTAAGAAAATGAAAAAAATTTATATTGTAGTGGGTGAGTGACATTGACTAGAAAATTAGATTATTCTAAATTAAAGTTTTCAGATAAAGTAGTAACGACAGAAGAAGCGTTAAAAGATGTTGAACCTTTTAAATTAGACAGTAATACAAATATAAAAATACTCCGACAAAGACTTAATGAAAATATGGATAAAGCAGTAAAATTAGCTGAAAGGAATACTATTAGAAATGAACAAGGATATGTTGTAATTACTAAAGATGATGAGTGGAGAAATGATGGTGAATATGATGAGGAGGAAATAAATAATGAGTTATTGTAGACAACCATACTATATTTATCCTAACATAAATGGAACTGTTATATTTGATATATTTGGAGATATTCCAGATGAAGTAGTTAATATATTTTTATATAAGTTATACAATTTTCGTAATGATGAATTCATTGAAAGAACCGAATTAGGCAGAAAAGCTTTAGATGAATGGAATGAGAGTATTAAAGAAGATAACTTTTTAACTTTACAACAAATTCAAGAAAAGAATAGAACGGAAACTGCTTTATTAGGTTCTGAAATAACGCAACAAGAATATTCAGATGAATTAGTTAACCAATGTAAAGAAGAGTTTGAAACATTTGTTAAGCCTATTAGAAATGATGGTGTTAATAGATATATTCAAGCATTAAATAATACACCAATAGAAGTATTAAAAGAAATGGAAAATAATATTGAAAGCGAGGAGGATTAATTATGAGTGAATTTTATAATAGATTAAAAGCTTATATTAATCAAGAAAAAGATAAATCAATTACTGGAGATGTAGAAGAATGGATTTATGAAAAATTATTAATTAAAATGGATGAAATTAAAACTGAACTAGATAATGAAAGTCCTATTGAATCTATTCGGAAAATCGCAAATAAATATATGCCAACAATAGAAGATGAAGAAAGGGCTGAAAAAAGGTTGAGTGAGTCAACTAATTATAAAATTAATGAATATGGTAAAATGACTAAAGAAGAGTTTGATAAATGGCTAGATGAAAACATAGAAGAAAGAGTTGAATTAGAAACTAATACTTATTTTGATGAAGAAAAATTTGTGAAAGATTTTGGAAAGGAGTAGAGTTAAAATGATAGTAGTAATTAAAGTGTTTATAAATAATGAACCAGTAGGATATTTAGATGCAGAAAATTGGTGTATCACTAAAAAACAAAGTGAAGCATATATTTATGATTTAGATAACATAGCATTAGAAGAAGTGACAAGACAAGCTAGTAGATTTTGTGATATTCATGATTTTGACGATAATTCATGGATGGAATGCAGAGTTATTGAATGGAAAATAAATGAGTATAGTTTAGAAAATAATTCAAAAGAAACTATTGACAATAAATTAAATAAGTAGTAAATTTATATTGTAAACAAAATATAAATAAGTACAAAGAAAGGAATGATAATAATGAAACAATATGAAGAATTCACAATTAAAATTAGTAGGGAGGGATTATCAGAGAAAAGTAAAGAATTTAGAAATCAACTGTTTGAAATCATGGAAAAATTAGTTGATAATAAATATGAAAAAGGCTTAATTGGTGAAAATGAGTTTGAAATTACATATTCACCTAATAAATCAGATGAAAGACAAGAGTTCACAGAAGAAGAATTAATGGATATGTCTAGATAAAAATAAAATATATTTAATATAAAGGAGAAGATATAAATGAAAGTAGATGTTAATTTTTATAATGAAAATGGAGAAAGATTGGAATTAAATAATTTTAGTGAGCTTAATAAAGAAAATATCACTGCTAAAACTATTAAGGTTGTTATGATTAAAGAAAATGGTCGTTTTTTAGAAGAATTTAGATTTAATAATTTTGAAGGAGAGATTCGCTTTATTCCATTGCAAAAGAAATAAATATAATGGATTTATAGGATGAATAATATTAAAAGAAAGGTTGATTGATAATGCTGAGATAGAAATAAAATAAATTATACAAGGAGGTTGTTAATGTATTGGATATCAATAATTTAAAAGAAAAACAAGAAATTAAAAATTATAAAGAACTCTGTAAGTTACTTGATTGTAAGGTGAGTGCTGGAGATAGTAAAAAATCTCAATTAAAGGAACTTGAAAGGTATGTAAAATATCATAAAGAAGGTAATAAATTTATTATTGATGAAATATATAAGGACATAAAAGAAAAACAGGATAATAGAAAAAATAATAAAGGTAAAAGTGCAGATTATATAGATGACTTACAATTAAGATTACTTGGTGAATTTTTAACAAAAGGGAAAGGGAGTAATCTAACTATTGGTAAATCAGTTTTACTTAGGGATACTGGTTTAGTGAATTCAAATTATTCTTATTGTAAAAAGAGACAAGAAAAATTAGCAACTTATTTAGATATTGACAAAGAAACCATTTATGATTACTATAATAGCGTTGATTCTATGGTAGTCAATAATTTAGAAAGGGCTTTGAAAAACTTGTCAAATGAAAAGATTATAGCTTTAGATATGACAACAATAATATGTAAAAATAAGCTTGTTACATTAGAATACAAACATGAAACTTATATAGATGAGTTTGACGAAGAAATTGAAAGAATAACCCCAGTTGCTAATGCTGACATTGTTTATGAAGAAGTTACAGAAAAAGAACACGAAATTATATTAAGAGTTGAGGGTGAGCTTTTAGATCAAATGGAAGTAAAAAGAGTGACAGATTTATTTGCTACAGGTAAGATTAAAGAATATTATGATAGATGCTATTTTGAAATAAGAAAAGAACTACCTGATTTTAATTTTTATTTCAAAGCTTATAAAATTACATATAACTATGATAGAATAATAAATAAATTAAATGAATACGGCTATGATGATTGGCTGAAAGACATAGAAACTCAATGTAAATACATAATTAATGAAGGGGTACAAGATAAAATAATATCTAATGCAAGGAATAGAAAAATTAGAAAGGATAAAGAGTATGAGAATGTTATTGGAGGAATTAAACCTAACGAAAAGCATGGGTGCAGATTAAATGATAAATACATAGATAAATACAATAATATAAGTCATAATGTTATAGATTTAAATGCTAAGAACATTAAGAAAAATGTAAAACAAACCAAGATTACATACGAACAAAATATAAAAAGTTGAATGTAATTAAATTACTATTATATATCTACGATATAGAAATTAAGACTTACAAATCTATAAATAAAAAATGAAAATATTCAACTTTAAATAAAATATAAATAAGTTTATACTTTGTATTGTGACGCAAGGAACAAGACAAAAGCCTGTCATGGCTTCGAAATGACAACAACTGATAAGGCGTTAGGGGATAACACAACATTTGGGTAAATAACAGTCTTGTAGCTACCGCTACGCTTTCTTCCACCTTACGGTGTCAGAGAATGATTTTTAACTTTAAAAGGAGATGTAAATAATGGCTATTGATAATGTAAAAAACAAAAATAAACTAATAACAATAATTCATAATGATCCAGCAATATTAGAAAAAGAGGATTATAAATTATTAGATGAGATGATTAATTATATTGAAAATCAAAAGATTAATACTTTAAGAAAAGAAATAGGTACACTTATGAATGAAGACATTGAAAGAACTCCTAAATTATCAAAATTAAATGAACAATTAAATTGTTTAGAAAAAAGTAAGAAATATGACTTCAATGATAAAGAAAGATATGGTAAATTCTATAAAAGAATTATGGATAAACTAAAAGTTAATTTAGAAGAAAACAAAGAATTATTAAAAGTAGAATTAATAAGACTTAAAGAAGAGTCAAAAATTAATAATAGTATTGAGTTAACTACTGAAGAAATAGAATGTTTGATAGAACAACTTGATATATTAATGAAACATGAAGAATAAAATATAACTAAGTTCAATTAAAAGACGTATTTTAAGCCGAATTTTGGAAGCTAGAAAGGAGTAAATTATGGGATTATTAGATTTACGATCTCAAGTAAATTCACAATTAATGATATATCAAGATATTATAAAAAGATTATCACAAGAATTTAATATTGGAGAAATATATTTACAAAAATTATGTAGAGATTTAAATATTAAAACTGGCAATTCTTATGCAATGGCACTAGATTTAGTTTACACTGAATTAGCTAATGGATTAAATATAAATCAAATAATATTAAAATATAATTTGGATAAAGAATTAATATGAAAATAAAATATAAACAACTAGACAAGCAATAAATTATATGTTAAGATTAATTCCAAGGAGGGATAATAATGGAATATAAACATTTAACTGAAATACCTGAAAGTATTAGACAACCTTACATAAGAGAGAAAGCCGAGCAAACAGTGCAAGAAAAATTGAATAATAAAATAAATTATATAAAATTATTAAGAGGAGCGAATACATATGGAAAGTAAAATTGAATATCTAGAAATTAGTGATTATGCAAAGAATCAATATAAAAGATTTGTAAGAGGAAACTGGAATGATTCAGATGAAATTATTCAAAAGAAATTAACAAGAAACTTTATTTTAGGTTACCATATAGCAACTTATGATGATGGAGTAGAATTAAGAGCATACGGTCAGTTATACATATATAAAAAAGATAATGAAGTAATTAAAGTGGGTTGTGGAAAAGGAAGGTGTAAAGGTTGGGTATATATTAACCAAAAAGAAAAGCAAGATTTGAATAAGCTTTTTGGAATTGAAGCTTAGGAGGTACAATAAAATGAAAAAAATAATATTGATATCTGCCAAGGCGCAACATGGGAAAGATACTTTTGCAAATATGTTAAAAGATAGATTAGAAGCTAAAGGAAACAAAATAGTAATTGACCACTTTGCAAAATACATAAAAAATTTGCTTAAAGAATATTATCACTGGGATGGAATTACTAAGAATAAAGAGATACGTGAAAAATTACAATGGATTGGAACTGAAAGAATTAAAGAAGATTTAAATTATAAGTGCTTTCACGCTAGGCGTTTAGCTGAAGATTTTCAAATAGTTCAAGATGATTTTGATTATTTTTTAGTTCCAGATACACGCTTTAAAGATGAAATATTTATTATGAAAGCAATGTTTCCAGATCAAGTCATGACAGTAAGAATACAAAGAGATAATTTTACTGGAGGTTTAACAGAAGAACAATTAAAACATAAATCAGAAATTGATTTAGATGACTTTAGATTTGATTTAAAGATACAAAATAATGGAACACTAGAAGATTTAGAAAAGAAATTAAATATAATTATTCAACATTATAATTTATAAGAAAGAGGAATAAAAAATGGATTTTACATTAGAAGAACTAAAGGAACTTAAGCACTGTATTAATTCTACTATTGGACTTAGAATTCAATATGATTGTGTTTTAGATGAAGGAAAGAGAAAAGAAGACAATGATAAATGGTTAGCGGATGATTATAAATTATTAGCTAGAATAGTAAGAGAAATAGATTTAAGAAAAATTGAGGACAAGGAATGCCAGTAGGATTAATTTATGCAATTGGTATTACAATTTTTATGTTTGGTTTAGTGTACCTTATTGAAGAAAAATTATAATATAAATAAAATATATAAAATTAATTAAAAGAAAGAAGGAATTGTAAATGTTAAAAGGAACAATATCATATGAAATTGAAGATAAAGTTGGAGCTGGTGTAGGATCAATACATGAATTAATTAAGGATTATATGTTAATTGGTATCAAATACGGAGCAGATAACTTTGATTATATTCAATATAGAAATCATGAATTATTTATTAAAGATAATGGATATAAAGATGCAGTTGTTTTAGAAGAAGAAATAAGACAACAAGTTATTGAAATAAATAGAATTGAGGATGGTGAGTAATATGAGAGAACCTAAAGAAATAGAATTTGATTCTATTACAGATTACTTAGATTGGTATGCAGTTCAATATCATAATCAAACAGGAATTAAGGTATGTGGACTCAAAGAGAATGGTAATGGTATGATTGCTGAATACATAGAGTTATTTTGAAAGGAGCGTTTAATTAATATGAAATATATAAGTGCCGATGAGTTTTTAAAGCAAGATAAGGAAATACAAAAGGTATTTTTAGATTGGTGGAAAGAAAATGTAAAACAATATGATTTATTCTATAGAAACTTTAAAGGCAAAAGGCAAAAATATATAGTTATAAAATCAGAAGGTTATGAATTAGAAACATTAACCTTGAGAAATAAAAAAATATCAGCAGGGCGAGATGCATGGACAGAATGTTGGAACATTAAATGCATATGGGATATTGTACCACTGCTAACAGAAGTAAATCTAATAAAATTTATTGAGAATAATGATTTTAAAATCTTAGAAATATTAAGAGGTAAATACACAGATAAATGGTATATTAAAATTTCAAAAAATAATGAGTTTGATATTAGAAATTTTGAAGGATTTGAAAGCTTACTTGAATCTCTATGGAAAGTAGCTTCAGAAATAGTAAACTGAGCTTCCATTAAAAGGTAAGTTTCAAGGAAATATAAATAAAATATACATAATTAATAAGGTGGTATTGTGAAAGCTATAGTATATTTAGGACTCTTTAGAGAAACGCCAATAGAAGTTGAAGTCACAGAACAAGACATTGAAAGAGGTTATGCGTTTGTACATTGTTTTGAGTGTGAAGGTACTGGTATTTGGGATTACTACCCTAATGATTATTTTGATTATGATAAAGTAATTCCAGTAGGCAAAGAGTTTCAATGTGTAGAATGTAAAGGGACAGGAAAAGTATTAATTAATTGTTAGAGGAGATGTTGGAATATGGAAGTTTCAGATCAAATAATAAAAGTACTAGATAATTTAGGACAAAAATTTGGATTGGCAGTAGATTGGACTCAATCAAATATAATGCCTTATATACAACAATTAGGACAAAGAATTGTAAATTATGAACTATGGACAAGTGTAGTTTGGATAATTTTAAGTTTAATCTTGTTAGTAGTATCACTAATATTTTTTACAAAATCAATAAAAGTCTTAAAGAAAGACGAAAATGATGAAGGATGGTTTGTTTTAGCCTGTATTAGTTGTGCTGGAATTATTATATCAATTATTGCTATAGTATTTCAGACATTTGATATAATTACTTGTTTAACATTACCAGAGAAAATATGGATGAATTATATTCAAGATTATATTCAAAAATAAAAAGACCATAAAAAGTTAGTTTTATAAGAATGAAAATAAATTATAAGTATTTAAAATAAATGTTCTATTAGAATTTTAGAAAGAGGTGATAAATTTGGAAGAAATAAATGTTGGTGATAGAGCAATTTATACTAGCGATATCAAAAGTGTAATCAAAACATATTTTAATGATTTAATTATAAAAGTTCCAGTATATGAAGTTTTAGAAATAGATAAACCTAATGATTTATATTATCATGTTAAAAATATCGAAACTGGACAAGGTTCTTTTATATTAAAGCAGTACATGGTAAAAGTAGATGAATAAAGGAGGGAGGATTAATAATGGAAAAAGATTTATGGGATTTAGCAGAAAGAGCAGAGTCTTTAATAAGAAAAACTAATTTTCAAGGAATGACTCAAGATGAAATTATAGCATTATTTTATCTTGAGTTTTGCGAACCTACATTAGTTGAGAGAAAATTAGAAGAAAGAGAGCTAAATATTAAAATAGAATGGATGTTAGATAACGGATTCGAAAATGATTATTGTAATTATCGGGAAACTAGTACATTTACATATAAATGTTATGTGTGGACTATTGATGAAGTTAAATCATCAGCATTGATGAAAATAGAATTATATAAGAAATGGTATGATGAAATCATCACAGAGGATGAATTAAATCGTTACTTAGAGTTTTATAAAATATAATATGTTAAAATTCTAACTTTATTAACTAAACAAAATATAAAATAATAGACTAGGTAATACACCTAGTCATTGTTTTTATCCGTTAATAATTCTCTATAATATCTTGAAACTTCAAACAACTTCATCAATTCATCATCATTAATGTCCATTAGTCCACCATGAACATATAAGTTTCTTAATTCACTTATAAATGAACGAAGACTAGCATCAGATTGAACGGATAGTAATTTAAATACTACGCGATACATTGAAGTTAATTTAAATGCTACTGGTAAGTCTTTAATTAGGATATAGTCATCGATTAAATCTTTATATTTCTTTTTTACGGATGTATCACAATTTAAAACTATATAATCAAGTATAGCTTGAATATTGACTTCAACATCATGTTCTAAATCTGGACGATCTTGTTGTAATTCCATTTCATATAAGTCATCATCTGTTGGAATTGGATTATACCCATTTATCTTTTCAAATTCTTTAGCATTTTTCATAACGTCATGGCTAGTAATTATATTTTTATGTTCATTATCTTTTCCACCAGTAGTAGTTCCAGATTTACTCCATGAATTACCTAGTATACCACCAATAAAACTTCCCCATAATCCACCAGTAGCCATTCCAGTTACAGCACCAATTACTACTGGTTTATATGATTTAGTAACATCACCAGAATAGGAAGATTCAGGTGATTGTTCAGATCTTTTTTGCAAAATTATATCATAATTTAAAGCATTAAAAATTTCTAATATTTCACTATATTTAATACTGCCCCTTGTAAGTTTGTTATTAAGACTTACTAAAGTTGTTTTATTCTCTTCATTAGATTTAAGATTATTTAATCGCTCAACTAAATCAGTCATCGTAATATTTTCTTTAAGTAATAGTTCTTTTATTTGTTGTTTAATATCTCCATCCATAATTATAATATACCACCTTTATCAGTATTATTTTGACTATAGTGATTAAAAGTTGTTTTTAGTTGTCATTAGTTGACTATAGTATATGTTTATGAATACTATTATACATTAACATATAAAAATATTCAATATTGTATTGACTTTTATTTTACATGGTAGTAGAATCATATTATGGAAATTGTATTAAATAAAAAAAAGAAAAGCGATAACAAATATTTGCTACCACTTAATCCCTCGACAAGATTTAGTATAGCATAGTTTGAAGTCGTTGTAAATTGGGAGGAATAAAATTATGCTATGCAAAGGTTTAAAAAGTGATGAAAATAAAGCGGACAAGTCAAATGAACTAATAGAACTAAAGAAGGTTCTAGATAATCACAATGAATTCTTGAGACAAAAACAAGAAACTTACTTAGATTTCTTAGCATTTCTATCAGAACAACAAGATTGGGATAGAGAATTAATTATAATCCGAGAAGAGGATTGGAATGAATTCTATTCCACAGATGATGAAGATTATGAAATGAAGATACTAGGTTATGTACAAGCTCATGAGTTTTATGATAAGTTTACTGAACTGGTGGGGATAGATACCACTCAATTTGAAAATAATTTCGTTAGTGCGAAATACATATAAAATTAGGCTAGGTAACTGCCAAGCTTTAGCTTGTGCAGAGGAATAGCCCTTTGAGGAGAATAAAATGAAACAATATAGAGAAAATGATAAATATTATTCGAGTGAACATTTAGTTTTTCGTTGTAGTTATCATATAGTATTTTGTCCTAAATATAGACATAAAATATTAGTAGGTAAAGTTTCAGATAGATTAAAAGAAATTTGTATAGAAGTTTCTAAAGCTTATGATTTTATCATAGAAGATATTGAAACAGATAGAGACCATATTCACATGATAATAACTTGTAATCCTAGATTTGGTATTTGTAAATGTGTCTCTTTAATAAAACAAATTTCTGCTCATAGATTATTTGAAGAATTTCCATATATAAAACGTAATAAATTATGGGGAGGAAAGTTTTGGAGTAGGTCAACTTTTATTGCTACTGTAGGAAGCGTAAGCCTAGAAGTAGTAAAGAAATATATTGAAAATCAAGGTAAGTAATATTTGACAAATTATACTAAAAAGAGTATAATTATATTAGTAAACAAAATATATTATATAAAACGAAAGGAAGTGAATATTTATGGCGAAAACAGATAGTTATGTATTAACTTTAAAGCTTAAAACAAATAAATCAGAAATAGTGGCATTAGATAAATACTTTGAATTATCAAGAAAACTATACAATGCTTTACTAGATGAAGGATTAAGAAGATTTAGACTAATGAGAGAATCTAAATTATATCAACAAGCAAGAATAGAAACTGATAAGAAAACTAAATCTAGTTTATTTAAACAAGCAGAAGAATATGCTAACTATGATAAATTTGCTTTAAATAAATATTCAACTTCTTTAAGAGTTAATGAATTTAAAGATATAGATGCAAATACAGTTCAAGCATTATCTGCTAGAGTTATAAAAACAATAGATAGAATGAGATTTGGAAATGCTAAACGAGTTAATTTTATTAGATACAATGAAATGTATTCTATCGAAGGATTAACTAATAGACAAGGAATTAGATATAGAGATGGTAGAATATATTTCAATGATTTAATTTTAGAATGCGTTGTTAGAAATAATGATGAATATGCACAATTAGCATTACAGGATAAAATTAAATATTGTAGAATAATAAGAAAACAAAAGGGAAATAGAAATTTATATTATGTTCAATTAGTTTTAACAGGAATACCACCTAAAAAAAGAGATATTGGACAAGGTGAAGTTGGGCTAGATATTGGAACTAGAACAGTAGCTATTGTATCAGATAATGAAACTAAGTTATTAGAATTAGCTGAGGGAATTAATAATATTCAAAAAGTTAAAACTAGATTATCTAGAAAATTAGATAGACAAAGACGTGCTAACAATCCTAATAAATATAATGAAGATGAAACAATTAATATTCATAATAGAGATAAATGGATTAAATCCAAGAATTATATTAAAACTCAAAATAAACTAAGAGATATTCAAGGAAAAATGGCTAGGATTAGAAAACAATCTCATGAAGAACTAGCTAATTATGTTTTATCTTTAGGAAATATAATAAAAGTCGAAACTATGAATTATAGTGGATTACAAGCTAGAAGTAAAAATACAACTATAAATGAGAAGACAGGCAAATTTAATAAAAAGAAAAGATTTGGAAAGAGTCTAGCAAACAAAGCGCCGAGTATGTTTTTAGAAATACTAAATAGAAAATTAAAATATGAAAGTTTATGGTTATTTAAAGTTAATACTTATAAAGTTAAGGCTAGTCAATATAATCCATTTACTGATGAATATATTAAAAAGAAATTATCTCAAAGATGGAATGAGTTTGAGAATTGCAAAATACAAAGAGATTTAATGAGTGGTTTAATAATAAAGAATGTAATAATAGATGATAAAATGAAATTAGATACAATAGATAGAGATAAATTACTAAGTGAATTTGATAGTTTTAAAACATTGCATGATATTGAAATAATAAGAATTAAAAATAGTGATAATAGATTAATTTCAAGTATGGGAATATAATTAATAATAAAAATTGCAAATAAAAAAGGTATTAGAATCGTGCCTTTGTCGTTAATTTTCTAAATATAGAAATTGGCAAGAAAGTCTAATGATAATTAATATAATAGACTAAATGTTGTAAGATATAGATGATAACAATGCTATAAATGAGAGTTAGTAAGAGTATTAATTAATTTAGAACCGTCCAACCTTTAGGTTGTGACGAGTATTCAGAGATTTTAGGATATAATAATTAATAATAGTAGAATAAAAGGAGTAGTGAGAATATGAAAAAGGTAAAAGCAATAAGTTTAGATAATTTAGCATGGAGTGATCATGAAATGCCTATATATGAATATAGTGAAGAAAGAGGATTATTTGTTAATAATAAATATGAACCAGAAGCTATCACAATAGAGTCAATAGTAGTAGATAGAAACTGGCTTGTATTTGAAACAGAAATAATAGTAGATGAGAATGCAAGTATACTAAATAGAAATAAAGCAAAAATTACACCAATCTCTCCGGAAATGTATGAAGCCTATTTTGGTGAAAATTTAGATGTGGATGTTGTTAGATTTATGAATGGTGAAGAGTCAATCTACAATGAAGACTAATTAAAATGTAGGAAGAATTTTCTTCCTCGTAATTATAAAACTATATTTTAATAAAATTTAGGAGGAATGAAAAATGGATATGATAGAAAAAGTAAAAGAATTTTTCAGATTAGAGGATGAGAAAACAAAGGCTAAAGTGGAAGTATTAGATGTAATAAATATAGAGGGAAAATATCAAATTGCTAAAGTTAGATACAATGAAAATTTTTCTTTATATTTCCCATTTATTGAAGGTAAAAAATGTTTTTATAACTTTGGTGTAAATAACTTTGAAACTGCAATGTTTAGTGCTATAGCAGAAAATAATAAAAGTTCTCAAGATCATGTTTCTAGTTGTTTGAAATTATTGGATTTGAAATAATCCAAAGTCTTAATCAAATATATCTTTTAAATGAAGTGAGGTGAAATTATGATAATCCAATATGATATTAAATTACTTATAAATGAAAAAGATGATAACGAAAATCGTATATTAAATATAATAAAACAAGCATTAAATGATTATCAAATTAGTAATGAAGTTATATTAAATCAAAAAACATTAAAATAATAATAATGAATTTAGAAAGAAATGGAGGTAAAATAATTATGTTGGATACTAAAGGCTTAGAAACAAGAAGTTTGCAATCAATAAAGTTTAAATATGATGTTATTCAGGATTTAATTAAACTTGGAACATTACAAAAAGATGAAAATGTAATTAATTGCATTAATATACTTATAGAGGCGTTTAATATAAAAAAAGAATTAAATAAGCAAATTGAAAGAAATAAAGAAGAAGTTGAATAATATTTATAAAACAATAATTTTATGATGAAAGGAACGTGCTTATAATGACATTGAAAGAAAAAATATTATTAAAAGGCTTTAAAGACGTTTATATTGAAAGCCCAAATGATAAAGAAGGTAATATTGAGTATTGTGTAATTATTTATTTTGATTTTATATGGAATAAAGACAATAGATTAGATTCGGGTAAACAAGAAATTGAAGGAGATACAGAGGATGAAATAATGAAAAATATAGATAAATTTATAGAAACTTATAGTGATAAAAATGATGATTGGATGCTGAAATTAATATAAGGTAGTTCATTTAAAAGAGCCATTTTAAGCAGAAATTAGGAGGATAAAATGATTAAAATAGAACAAAAAAGAATTGAAATGCCTGTAACAATTGCTTCAGACCATGAAGTGAGTGAGAAATATCCAAACCAAGGAAATCAATATTGTTTTAAAGATGATGAAGGTATAAGTTATTATTATGATACTATGACAGAACTTGAAGTATATACTGGTCAAAGATGGCTTATCAGAATGACAATTGTAGGTGAAGACGAATTTAAATATAAAATTGTTCAAAGAATTAAATTAATAGAAAAATTAGAAAATGAAACTTTAGAAGAACAATGTAAGAGAATGCTAGGAATAAAACGATTAGACAACTATTATGACTCGTATGAAGAAGCTATAAGAGATTCTGACGAAAGATATATTATACATAAAGGTAATGTATATGAAGTTATAGAGGACAGAGAGTGTTGTGGTGACGATATATTTGAGGCAAAAGAAAATTCAGATGGAACTATTTCTTATGTACTAAGTTATTATAATGGTGGTTGTGGATATACTGAAGCTATAGGAGAGAGTTTAAACAGATTGAAAGTTAATAATTAAAGGAGATAAATAATATGGTAGTTAGTGAGCCAGTCAAAATTGAGTTAGAAATCGAAGATAAACAAACGTGTTGTACTTACATATATAAAGGCGAAAATATAAATGACTGTATAAAGTATTTTCAATCAATGTTCTTTGGTGAAAGAGAATATGGATATAGGATTTTATGGTATGATGATAGCATATTACAAGTCTAAATAAAAATTTAATTTTATAAGGATGAAGGAGTTGAAGAAATAATGATAGAATACTGTATATTTGGACAAAAAGTTAAATTTAAATACAATGTATGTGTTCCAGATATTAACCCTTTATGGATTAGGAATATTGCTGTTTTACCTTGTTCTTTTGAAGAATATTTAAAAAAACCGTATATTTATATTTATAAAACGAATTCATATGATGATATAAAAGAACTAGAACTTTTGAAACGTAATATATTACATAATCCAATATTTAAAACAGAAAAGAAAGTACTTGAAAATAAAAAAGTTAAAATTATAAAAACAGAAAGGGAGCTTAAAAGTAATGATAAAATCACAATAGATGGAACAGATTATAATATTCTTCAATATAAATATAATATAAAATTAAGCAGACATGAATTATACACAGATTATATTTTTACAAATGAAGATGATAAAAATTTTTATAATGAGTGTTGGAATAGTTTTAATGAACTAAATAATAATATAATATTTAATAATAAAGAAATTGAACTAAAAATAGAAGGAACTAGAGAGAATTTAAAAAATAAAAAAGAACTATATTTCAAAAATTATTTTATAAAAAATAAATCACAAAATTAAATAATATAAAGGAGAATTATTTATGGGAGAAGAATTAAAATTTAACAATTGTACATTATGGTCAAATGGAATTAAAGTATGTACATTTGATTTAAAAGATATTCAAATTAATAAATTAAAGATTAATGATATAGAAACTAAAACCGTGGATGCTCCATTTAAATCTTTTACTGGTGAGATACAAATTACAAAATTTAAGAAATCAAAAGGATTAAGAAAATTATTTTTAGAAATGGGAAGAATGATTGATCACAATAAATACAGATTTTACAAAAAGCATTTAAAACGTGTCGATAATAGGAACAAATTATATAATAAACTAAAACTGAAAGGTAGAGGATTATAATGTTTAAGATTTATATAGTTGCATTTACTTTAGTTTGGATATGTAGTTTACCAATATGGAAGTTAAGCGAAATAATATTGAAAAAATATACAAATATTAATACAAATTTAGTTTGGGTTCAAGTGTTAATAGATATTCCTGCTATTATCATAGGGTATAATGCGGCTTATTACTTAGTAAGTGTGTATGCAAATTATTTAGGAATAAAATAAAGGAGAGATAAAAATGATATTAGATATTAATAAATTTAAACCAAATGATATTAAAATAAGTGATAAATATTCTAGTAATTTATATAAGTTCTTAAAGAAATATATTAAACAAGGATATAATAAAGTTTACTTTGATCCTGTAGATAATTATGATGGACATTTAATAGAGTTAGATATGAATTTTCTACCACTTGCAAATATTTATATAGGTAATATGAATGATGCTGATGTGATAGGTAATTCATTGTCTAAAATAGTAACTGGTCAAAATATATATAAATTAAGTTGTAGGATTAATATTAAAGATGAATACATAGATATTACAGATGAGTTTTGGAAAAGATACGAAGAAATAGGCAGATGTTTATTTATAGATCATGATGGATGGTATCAAGATGTTAATAATACTAGATTTACATATACAGATGGCACTACAAGAGTATGTAATTGGTGTGGTAAACGTGAGAGTAAAAGAATTGAAGAGATAATTAAACATAAAGAAATTTGGGAATAAAAATAAATTATAAATAATTGTTGACTTTAGAATATTATGGTAGTAAGATTATATCAAGAAGCAAATAAAATATATATAATTAAAGAAAGGAAAGATTTAAAATGATTAAAGCAAATCAATTTAATAGTTTACTAAATGAAATACATAAGAAAGATGAAGAAAAGAAACGACAAGAAATTAGATTGCAGAGAGAAATACAATTACAAATGAGATTAGTTGAAAATGCACTCTATGATATGGAAAATAAATTTAAACAGGCTATAGATGGTAAGTGTGAGTATCCTAAATTTGCATTGGTTAAATTTCCACTTCATGATGAAGTAAAGAAAGAATTAATAATGAATCAAGGATATTTACTTGATGAAAGTTTTGGACAAACGAAAATATTTTACAATAAAGAAATATTTGATAATTACAGAAAGAATACAAAACAAGAACCCAAAGTTGAAAATAAATCTAATGAAAAGATACCTCATAACAAAGAGGAATTTGAAGAAAGTATAACTAAATTATTAAAGAATATTCTTGGAGATGAAGCAAAAATTAAATGTTATAGAGGGGGATTTTAATATTGAAAGCAGAATACTTAATTACCCTAGTAGAACAGTTTTGTAAGCAAAATAACCTTGACATATCAAATATATACACCAAAATGTCAGAGATATATCAAGATACATATGGAATTAATATTAATTACTCAAAAGATAAATATTGTAAAAACAATAATATAGGTTATATAGGGATGCCAGAATACTTAGAACGGATCGGAACTGTGGAGCGTTATTTACATATATTGAATGGTTTAAAGAATTGTGTTAGAGAAGGTTGGAGTTATTAAAATAAAATATAGGTAATTAAAAAAGGAGTGAATTATAAATGGTTATTTATTTAGAAAATTTATCTAATGGCAATATGCAAACATTGAATAATGTTATATCTGTTGCAGAAAAAGATAAATTAGTAGAGATTATTACAACAAATGAAGCTTTTAAGATTGATACAAATAAAGTTAAATTTACATTAACTGTTTCTACTAATTCAAGAGAAAAATTAATGGATGAATTAAATATTAAAATGGATGAGTTATTAAAACTACAAGCTCAAAATAAAATAACTAATGGCTTACAAGATATTGAAACCCTTAAAGAGTTTGTAAGAAAATATATAGGTGTAAGCGAAAAGATAAAAAAGAACTAATTGAGCAAATGGATTTATTGGCATTTGAAGTATTTATGAAAAAGAAACTTAGCAAAGAATAATAGTCATTTTTTAAAATGGAAAGTTTAAAAGGTTAGGAGGTAGTAAACTTATGTTAGTACCTAAAGGAACATTTAAAAATCTTATAGAGGCAAGTAAAATTCCAACTGTAAAAGTAAATTGCAATGAATGCAAATATCAAAAACAATGTTTAGAAAATGATATTATACATATGGTTAAATATATTGATGATACAATGGGATACACTAAAACAGGATCACATTGGTTAGATAATACATGCTATTTTGAAGTTGGTAAATATTAAATTAAAAGGAGAGAAGTTTATGAATTGTGTAAATTTTAAATGCGATCATAATAAAAATGATCAATGTACTAATCCAAGAGTTATATATTTAAATGTAAAATGTGCAGAAATTCAAGTAGAAATGGATTGTTTAGCTTGTAATTTAAATGAAACTAATAAATGCCCTGATTGTTGCAAAGATTGGGATGAAGAATTAGGAGAGTGATAAGTATGGAAGAATTAAATATAATTGAAGCAAGTAATATGCCTTATGGAACGGAATTTAAAGTAAAAATAGATTGCTATTATAAACATGATGATGCTTGTAGAATAAGAGATAATACAAAATTAATAGCTGTTAATTTGCAAAGTGGAATTAAGTTTAAAGAATATGCTGATATAGAAAGAGCATCAAAAACACTTATCAATGCTAAATTTATTCCATTACAAAAACCTGTAAGTTTTATGGAGGCAATAAATGCTGGATTAGAAGGAAAAATGATTAAAGTTGATGTTACTGAATTAAATGAGAAATATAGAGATATTGAAAATTGTACATGTGTATTAAATAGTTATTGGAATAATTGTTGGAGTTCTATAAAATGTATTTTTGAGATGTTAGGGAAAACAGAAAAGCATACTAGTAAAATTATTAACGAAGGTAAATGGTATATAAAAGAAGACTAAGAAGTTGATTAAATAAAATATATATTAAAGGAGTTGAGTTTTTATAAGTGGGAGTATATACAGTAACAAATGAATATAAAGATTTGGAGGACGGGACAACCATATTATTAATTAATAGTCCAACGCATGGACTAAAAGAAGTATACATAGATTCAGAAGATAAAGAGAAGGTATAAAAATATCATTGGAATGTAAGCAAAAGAAAGCGACCCGAAAACACATTTAATGTAGTGACACCTAAGAATGATGAATTAGATTCTACATTATTATATAGATACATAATGAATGCACCAAAAGGATTAACAGTTGATCATATTGATGGCAATGAATTAAATAATAGAAAAATTAATTTAAGAATTTGTACTCAAGCTGATAATAATAAAAATTTAGGTATGAAGAAAAGTAATAAGAGTGGTTATAAAGGTATCTTTTGGTATTACTTCAAAAATGTAAACAAGTGGTCAGTAACAATTAAATATAATAAGAAAACAATCAACCTAGGGTATTATGACGACATAGAAGAAGCACTGCGAGTAAGAAATGAGGCAGAATTGAAATACTTTGGTGAGTATGCTAGATTACAAGAATTTAAAGGTTAAATACATATAATATGAATAAATTATACATAAATAAAGAATAAATAAATGGAGAGTGAGTTAAAATGAGTTGTAATTGTTGCGGAGAAGATAATAAATTATTATATTGCAGTGAAAATGACTGTGATATATGTGTAGAGTGTATTGAGTCTGGAAATTTAGAAAGTTATAATTGTGATACATGCGATGAAAAAGAAGATTGCGAAGCTTATGAATATGGAATTCAAGCAAATGAAAGTGAGGAAAATTAAGAATGGATAATATAATCAATAGAATTGGAACAGATAATTTTAGTGTTAAGAAAATTGACAATATAGATGTATTTTTAAATTGTGAACAAGCTGATTGTGGTTTTTATTTAAAGTTTACTGAAATAGATGAGTTGATTTGTTTATTAATTAAAGCCAAAATAGAATTTAAATCTGTCTAAAATGAGATTTTTAAGGCGAAATAAATTATAGGAGGTAAACTTATGGCACATTATGATTGGGTAGATGATAAATATGGTACTTGTAAAGATTGTGGTAGGGATTTTAGTTATGGTGAAGGTGAGAAAGTTTTTATAAATGATAAGAACAATAATCATGCTGAAGATGAATTAGTTGAACTTTGTAATGTTTGTGTACATAAACATAAGGTAAGAGACTACACCTATGATGGTATGAAATATATTGATTATAGAGAAGCTAGTCAATATTGGTTTGGAGTAAAAGATAATTTAGATTGTTGGCATTATGGAGATTTACATGTAGATACTTTGGATTTAGTAGATAAATATTATATCAATTCAAGAATAAGTGTTGCTGATACTGATTTTATAGAAGTTCAAGAAAATAGCGTAGGTCAATATACAGGAATAAATGATATCAATGGAAATATGATTTTTGAAGGAATGGAAGTTCATCAACTAGAAACTGTAACTGGAGACGATACAGACTTTACTGGAATAGTAGTATTTGATGAAGGTTGTTGGTGGATTGACAATGGTAAAGATGCAGTTAGATTATGGAGTGAAACAGCAGAGAATGAAATTATCAAAGAATACTAGATTTTAAAATATTAGTTTTAAGTGAATGTGAACAAAATATAAAAATGAGAGGAAATGAATTGATATGTTAAAAGTTTTAGCAAATAAAAGTTTTTCAAATGGTAATGTATATGCCTTAAAAACAGAAGATGGTTATCCATTAGAAGTGACAGATACATTTTTACCTTACTATACAAAGGATGCAATAGGTAGAAAGCAAAATGGACTAGATAATAATGAATTAGGTAGTAGAAAAGAAAGATGGATGATAGGAGTTTCATGTATGAGTGGATGTCCTGTAAGATGTAAATTCTGTGCAACTGGTCAATTAAAAAGATATAGAAATTTAACTGCCGAAGAAATAGTAGAACAAGTAGAATTTATTATTTCTAAGAATAAAGATTATAGTCCATTAAATAGTCAAGAATTTAAGATCAATTATACTAGAATGGGCGAACCATTTTTAAACATTGAAGAAGTTAAAAAGGCTATTTCAATTATCAATGAAAAATATCCTAATACACATCATTACATATCTACTATAGGGGTTAAAGGTTCAGATTTTAGTTTTATAAAAGATAATATAACATTGCAAATATCATTACATTCTTTTGACGATGATAGAAGAAATGATTTAATACCATTTGTAAATAAATTAACCATTAGAGAATTAGGACAAATCAGAACTCAAAGTAATCTTAAAACAACAATTAATTTAACTTTAGTTGATGAAGCGGACTTTGATATGTGTAAACTTAAAGAATACTTTAATAAAGATTTTTTCTTTGTAAAGTTATCACCTATCAATGTAAATGAAGTTTCTGAGAAGAATCATATGGGAAAGGGTATTATAACTGGAATTAATCTAGTTTAAAGGTAATTAAAAATGAGTGTGAAAGATGGAATTTTTAGATATAGAATAATTACGAATTTAGATTGTAATATGAGCCCTAATTGTTATTTCTGTTATCAGCCAGATAAAAGAAAATTAAGATTAGATATTGAGAAAGCAAAAGAAACAATGGCTAAAGTAGGAAAGTTAAAAAGAGCAACTATTATGGGTGGAGAATCAACATTAATTGATAATTTACCTGAATTCATCAGACTCACAAGAGATAATGTTGAAAATGATGTTTGTTTAGTTACTAATGGAATATTACTAAATGAAGAACGAATGAAAAGTTATTCTGAAGCTGGATTAACAGAAGTTGCAATATCAATATCTTCATTAGAGCAATATAAACAAAGAAGAGAACAAGCTTTAATTTGTAAAAAGTATGTACCAAACACAAGAATTAATATACCTAAGTGTTGGGAATCAACAGGAGATAAATTAGTTGAAATACTAAAAGTAATTCTTGAAGATGATTTTTATGTTGTAGTATGTGAAGATTTAATGGGTAGATATGGAGAATTTGATTTTGAAAAAAAGTTACCTGCTACATTTATAAAAGATGATGGACATAATTTTTTAAGTTACACATGGAATGGTCATGAATTTGGAGTGTTTGCACATTATAGTAAATATGACGATACAGATATTATAATTTCTCCAGTGGGTAATTTTTGTAAGTGGGAATCTTATTGTGATAAAGTAGGTAATACATGCTTAAGATAGATTTTGGAAGTGGTTATAATCCAAAAGAAGGATATAAAACTTGTGATATAACAAAAGCTCCATATTTAAATTATTATTATGATGTTAGTAATAATGAAATAATTGGATTAAAAGAAAACACAGTAGATAAATTTCATTTAAGAAATGTAATACACCATATAAAAGATATAGATATTGTAATAAATAAATTATATACATATTTAAAAATGGATGGAACTATTAAAATAATTGAATGCAGAAAAGAATATTATAAATCTAATTTCTTTTAGATAGACTTTGGTATAGATTTATAATTCCTAGAAATGAAATATGGTTTAGTGAAACATATAGGGATTATTTTAAAATATTAAATCAACTAGGTTTCACATTAATACATAAAGAATATCAAAATGAAAAGGAGGTATCATTATGGAAGAAATCAAAAACCAATTAGAAGCTGAAGGTTATGATTATGCTGTAGCAATTGCTACAAAAGCAGAAGTTGAATCTGGTTCAGCATGTGGACAACTTAGTATTATTATAGAAAATCAACAATAAGACTAAAAACATATACAACATATAGTGTTTAGATGTTTGGTATAAACTATATGTTGTATATAAGAGTACATAAAAATGTATTTTATTGGAATGTAAATAAATTATAAATAATTTCAAAGGAGAATGATATGAATGAGAGAAATTAAGTGCTATCAATGTGAGATATGTAACAAAGTACATAGACATGAAAAGAAGGCAAAGCAATGTGAATCAAAAGGGAAAGAAACGCCATTGGCTAAAGTAGGAGATATTCTTATTTATAAACATAGTATTAGTGGATTTGAATGTGAAGATGAAATTAAAATTTCTAAGATTATTGATAAGGGACATTATTTGATTTATAAGTTTATGAGCAGATTAAATAATGGTTGGGAAAAAGGTTTGTATTTCAATGATGAAATTTGTGGCAATGATGAATTTAAAAGAAGAATTAAAGTAATGGAGGAAAATTAAAATGTTTTTATTAACAATGCATATAACATTAATTAAAATAGCTGTAACTTTATACATATTAAACAAAATTAAATTATTTATTCAAAGAAAAGTATTAAAACGTGATAAAACACCAACAAAGAAAGATGTTATGGATATAGTCAATGTTATTAATCCAGATGAATCAAAACGATATATAGCAAGTAGTATGCTTGATGTTTTTGATAATAATAAATTATTAGTTGAACTAATGTGTTTTGTAATGTGTTTTGTACCTATAGTAAATATTTTTATGATAATTATGCATTTTATTGGACTAGTTAGCAAGCCAAATAACACTAAATAAAACAAAATATAATTAAATATGTGTTGACTTTGGATAATATTAGTAGTAATATATAAATACAAGCTAAGTTACCAAGTCAGCACAATATAAATAAAATATACATAACTAACTATTGACAGAGTATAAATATAGGAATATAATAGTAAATGTAGTAAATAAATAAAATATAAAAGAAATGGAGGTGTATTACAATGTTAGAAAAACGATGTATTAAATTCTATTTAGATGAATCAGTAAATGACATTAAGAAAGATAGAATCCTGTTCTTTTTAAATGAATGTAGAGAAATGGAAAATAATCTACTAGAACATTATTGGAGCAATGACAATTATCATTTACTTATAGATAATCCTAAATGGATGGACTTTTATAAGAATAGAGTAATGCTTGATAATCCTAAGATGAGATTTCAACATTATATGCAAGTTTTACACTTGACCTATATGGAGTTAATGAGTATTCATTCAAGAATTAAAAACAGTATTCACTTTAAATTTGATGACAAGGAACAACAAGCTATATATAATTATTGCTCTAAGTTCGTATTTGAGTGGACGGGGTTAGAAAAATATATATCTAAACAAATTAAATTATATAAGAAGAAAGATACAAAATATTATGATTTTATTTCTAAAGTTCAAGTTCTTATAAATAACAAAGAAGAATATGAATTACTTAAAACTGATATAGAAAATAGATTCTATGAGATTAAAGATAAGTTCAAGCAACCAGTTAAAAAGGAACTTCAAGTTCATTGTAATACAGCTCACACCACTAAGGTTGAGACAAAAGAGTTTCAATGGATATTTACTATAGATAGTAATACTGTTTGAGTGGTAGAAGAAATAAGGCTATATTTGAAAAGCTTATTATTCCAGTTAAATTTTCTAACTATCATAAACAAGTTTAGAAGGTAGTAAATTAGCAAATACATTTACACTAAGATTAAATAAATATAATAGAATAGAAATAATTGGATGCTATGAAATTGAGACAGATAAACAGGATAAGAATGAGGTAAAAGACATTATAGGAATTGATATAGGATTAAAGAAACTTATTACTTGTTCAGACGGTGAAATAGTGGAGCAGAATGAAGCTATATTAAATAAGTTAGATAGAATAGTTAAAAAGCAAGCTAATAGACAAAGGTTAGAAGAACATTTAAAAATCAAATTACAAGATGAAAACTATAAACTATCAGACAATAGATATTTAAGATCACAAACAAAGTTATCTACCTTTGTTAAGACTGATAACAGATACAGAATAAAACAATTTTTAAAAGGTAGAGAAAATGATTTAATTGTTATGGAAAACTTAGAAATAGGTTATTCTAAAACACATAGCAAACAAGTTAATTATCTATTGAAGAGATTAAAAATACAAAATATTAAAACAGATTTATTAAAGTATTGTGATGATTTTGGAATCAATACTGCTAAGATAAATCCAGCGTTTACAAGTCAACAATGTCCAGTTTGTGGAAGTATTAGTAAAGAAAACAGGAAAACTCAAGAGACGTTCTGTTGTGTTAACTGTGGTCATACTAATAATGCTGACTTAAATGCAAGTGAAAATATTAAAAATAGATATGGTGATAATAGAATAAATCTAAATACGCCATTCTGGATGGTTAAGAGTATATTAGAACAATAATAGTTGAGTAAATAATTATTTATATTTTGTTTATTGACAATAAAACATATGTAGAGAAGGCTTTTATTTAACGCCTGTGGTTAAGCCTGACTTGATTCAGAGATACCATTGAATGGGAATTTAAAAACCCAATAAATAGTCTGTTTTATGTTGATTTAAACAAAATATAAAATAGTTTAAAATAATAGTTGACAGGCATATCCAAACAATGGTATGATTAACAAGAACTAAGGAATAACTTAACAGAAATACATAAAGAAATAAAATATAATTAAGTATTGACACGAAAGTTAAATAATGTTAAGATTAAGAAGTGGTAAAGATAAAATATAAATAATATTAATAAAATTAAATAGTTTGTTCATATGGGTAGATAACCTACTCAATAGTTTTCATAAATACATCAAAGATTCCTTGAGGATAGGCTGATAAAAAGTCAGCTATCCATATGAGCAAATTAACTGTTCAAAAATGTAATATAAAAGGAGGTAAATTGATATGAATTATCCATCAGATAAATACAAAACACCAAAAAGGAAATTGTATTATGGAAGAAATGAATATTTGATATATGATATCGGATATGGAGAACAGGGTTCAGAAATGAGATATAGTATCTATAGATATTACATATGCAAAGGAAATACAGAGGAAGAAGCGGTTCAAGATTGGATTAGACAATCACCTTTTAAAGAACAAGATATTAAAAAATCAGAGAAAACTGGAAATTGGCTAGTAAGTGATGGTAGGTCTTGGCTTAGAATTATACCTTTGGTTGGGTGTAGTGATGAATCAGAAGAACCTATATTAAAATGGTAAGTTGATAAATGGAGGATTTTATGCGAATCCAGATATGAAAGGAAGTGAAAAAATAATGTATAATGTTTCTAAAAACTTTGATATGAATATATCATTTGATGAATTAATCAAATACAACAAAACTTGTAAAATTGATTTAAACTCAACACATCATTTTGATACATATAATGGTATATTAATATACTTATCACATCCAAATAATGAAGAAAAGTTTTCAATAGAACTTGGTGTTACTGAAGATGGATTTATGTATGAAGGTGATTATGGATGTGAGGATAAATTCAAAGAAATACCGATAGAAGAAGGTTTAAAAATACTAGAAACTTATAAAGAGCTAGTTAACAAAGCTGGTGAATTAGAAGGTTTATTTCTAAAAATAAGCTAGACAAAGATATTGTAATAATTAATTTAAAGTAAACAAATTATAAATAATTAATTGACAATATTGGAATGATATGTTAAACTAAACAAGTAATAAAGATAAAATATAAGTAAGTTTGAAAGGAAGTGGAAAAGAATAAAAATACCAAAG